GCCCGCGGTGGCACTTGGACAGCGTGTTGGTTTCGGCGTCATGCACCACGATTCCTTCGTATATTTTGCCCTCTCCGGCCAGCCACGCTGCGAGCTCGTCTCGGTTGCGCCAGGGGGCGTCCACCTCGACCCTGCCGTGGATTATGTACGCGTTTTCTGTGCCGCACACCCAGATCAGTCTGGAAAATAATCTTAATGATTTGGCATGGAGTTCGTCAAATGGGTTCATTTTGTGAAACACAAATATTGAAATTTGATTTGTAGGGGGGTGGCAGTATGATGTGGCTGCAGGCTCTGGCCTTCTGCTGCAAGTCAGGGTTTGACATCCAGACGCTGCTAAAGATACGACAGTTGTCGAGCCAGGTAAAAAAAATAGTGGATGAGGCGCTGGGAAATTTACTCAGCTCTAATCAAGACCCCTGGTCATCCTCGTTTTGGGGGCCGCCGCCAGATGCAATAACCAGCACCCCTGTTGCAATATGCAATCAGTTGCGCAGACTCTGCGGTGCGCTTGGCAGACCCCTCACCAGTTTCACCCTGTCATACAATATGATTCTTGACTGCCGCCGCCGCAGCAAAATAATTACTGCTCTGCCGCTGTCTTACCTGGTCGAACTCTGTAACATTGGCGTTAACGTCCGTCTCACAATCCGCGTGGTGAGTGGTCCAGGTGGCGTTAACCGTACATGGCTGTCAAAGATTGCCTTGCTGCGTAACGGTGCCCCCCTATTCTGCCTGACCGAGTTGCACATTTCGGGGCGGGAGGCCGCTACCACCTGTATAATGGAGTGGCTGATGCGCTGCGGTGTACCGCAGCTCAACCGGCTGACTTATGTGGCTTTGACAGGGTCGCTGCGATCCTCAGAATATGCACCGATACTAATCAACAAGTTGTCCAGCGGCCTCCCAATGCTGACCGATCTGAGCTTGTCCCGGAACGCTTTGTCGGGCAGGTCTCTACAAGTGTTAAATGTATTCACGCGCCTCACTAAGCTTGACATTTCAGCAAATCCGCTATACCATGATGAATTGCATTACCTGGTGGCGGTCTTAGGTGCTTTGACACAACTCAGGGAGCTAAACATGTCATCAAATCATTTCATTAATGGTTTAGCAGGAGTTGCCCGTGCAGTCCCCAAGACGGTTACCAATCTTGATTTGTCATTGAACCTACTAGGCCTGGACGCTGCCAGGGAGTCATTGGCTGACCTAGTCTTGCCGTCGCTTACCAGGTTAAATCTTTCTTCAAATGGTCTGGGCGTTAAGGGCGCCAGCATGCTGCCACTCTCCTTGCTGACAAGTCTCTCCTTGCTGGACCTCAGCCACAATGGGATCCTTGAAGAGTCGCAGTCCTGGACTCCAGCCGTGCCATGGCTTACCTGCTTTACCGGTATCGATGGTATCGAAGTTAAGAATGGTGGTATCTGTTTACTCTAAGTCGTGAGGATCCGCTCGTTTTTTGGCGGCATGTGATTGTGTCACCTAAATGGAAGTATTTATGTTTTTTCTTAATACAAGTGCCGGCTACATGGACGTCTTTGATGATGGTGCCAGTTATTACCGCAAAGACAGTAAAAAATCCTACCGCGTGCTAATTGCCGTGGTTGTGGTGTTGGTCGTCTTGGTCGCCTACATGGCTTGGCGACGCCAGTACCGTGCTGTCCCCAACTGTAACAAGGGGACTGCGGATTCCCAAAACATGTGTAAAATGTTTACAGATTTGTGCGACAGTGGGCACGGATCATCTTCTGACGCTAAAGAGTGCGTCAATGCCGTTGCACATTGCATCCCTTTCTATGACCGCTTGGCGGCGGCACAGTCCTCATCAGGCCAGGGGGTGGCTGCGAAAAATGCCGCAGTGTTGGCCGCGCTGGCCAGCCCCGGCCTCAAATCATGCACCCGCGCAGTCTCACGCGTCGATCCCGCATATGTTGCAAAACTTGCGACAGCATTGGACCGCAACGCTTGCGTCCCCTCGGAGATGTCAACGCTATTCTCCAACGACTCGGACTACCACGCGCTGCTCAATGTGACTCAGGCGGGGGCGCCCTTGTTGCCGTATGCCGTAAAGGTGGCCAAGGAAATGCCTGTGTGCAGCGCGTCTTAATGGGCCCATGAGCTTTTATTTTGGCAAAATAGCCGCATGGCCTGCCTACTGGCACGCAACATGATCGATGCTTCCACATTGTCCGCAGAAACCGACGTCGTCGGCCCATGGAAGTTTCAATACCAATATTCCCGTGAATGGGGTGGGGGCCATGCGGCACATCACCACCGGGACCGTGTGCCCAATTGAGTACCCGTTCCAAATGCGGCAGGCGTCCCGGGAGAACTGGTCTTCCCCAGAGACAGGAGCGTCGGTACAGACCCCGCACTTGGTTGGGACCGTATGGTTAAACATGATAACAAGGATTGCACGGCCAGGCCCTGATATACTGTCACGGGTTTCGAGTAGGAGGGCGTCGAGTGTTTCGGGAGAAATGTTGAAAAGTGGCGGGTCGGGGTCGTTGACGGTCCCAACCATGGCGCTTGTTTGGTGTATATTTTTGGGCATATTCAAATTGGACTGGTCGGTCAAAAAAAGGCCTGGTTGTGGTACGGCGCTCCGTGCATGTAAGTGCGGTATGTGTTGGGCTCAGACATAATTTACCCTTTCGTGGTACGGCGCTCCGTGCATGTAAGTGCGGTATGCGTTGAGCTCAGACGTAATTGAGTAGGCGCTAAAGTACCCCTTTGCATGCAGAGAGGGATAGCGAAGGGCGTATTTTTGGTGACTCTCGGCGCGCCATAAAGGATCCTGACGGAAGTGCGACATGATCGCGGCCTGGATTGCTGACGGAAACGCACTGAGGCTGAACCCTCGCATCAAGTACTTCATTATAACATGTTGCGGGGTCGTCTTGCGGCTCGCGAAGTAATAGTAGTTAGGTGAGGAGAGGGTGTATGCCGAGAGGGCGAGGCTGGCCGCCACGACAAACTGTGGGGCCTTCTTCTTGCTGAACATTGAGGTGTAAGCACCTCTGACCTGGCCGACGTGGTGGGTTAGCACGTGGTTAAATCCATTCCCGCGGTACATCTCGACAGAGCGAAACGTCGGGTCTTCGGCACACGTAATCGTCCAGGTGTAGCGGGAAGCCTTGTCCTCGCCGGAGGCCTTGTCCTCGCCGGGGGCCTTGTCCTCGCCGGGGGCCTTGTCCTCGCCGGAGGCCTTGTCTTCGCCGGGGGCCTTGTCCTCACGAACCACTTTTTTGAGGATGGCATTTGGGTAGCGGGCGTGAAATACGGCGTAGTGCTTTTGCGCAACCTCGTCAAATTCTTTATTTGACCCCACTACGATTGACATATCAATGTCGGCACCGGTCTGAACATCAAGCACCGTAGTCAACTCTTCGAGGACGCCACTGATGTTTTCAGTTCGTGCCGTCAGCGTCAGGATAATGTTCCCATCGCTGAGCGTTTCCGTTTTGTACTCGATCGAGCTATTTTCTGGTCTGGCACGGATGCTGTTGGTGATTCGGATGTACATGCCACGGTCGCGCGGAACCGTTTTTGTCGGCGGGTAGTGCGAGTCGATGTATGTTTGGAAACGATGCCCGCGAATGAACTGCTCTGTAATCTCGGGCAGCTTGCTCGAAACGGTTGGGTAGGTATACTTCGACCTCCTGAGTGAGGGCGAAATGACCTCGACTTCATTACACCCCCAGTTGCTGAAGCTGTAATAGTCATTCTCGACGTCTGTGACGATGAGGACGGCTGCCATGGCGCTGCCAGTAATCAAAGTCTGCCCCAGGTCAAGCGCGTCGACGTCTTCAAGCCCCACGTACGCATTGAGCCGCTCCTTGGCATGCGCCAAATCGCGGGTGGTGTTAGGGACGTCCAGCGCGAGAACTTCTTCATATGTCAGCACGAACGGTTCCGCGAGCGTCACGGGGTCGGACTTTGCAGTGCGGCGGGCGGCGTGGGAGACTTCTGCCGAGAATAAGTAGGTCAGCATTTTTCTGTTGACCAGAGGCATCGTCACCTCGAGGGGCGGGGCGCGGCCCTCGGCAAAGATTTCTGGGCGGTGGCAGAGCAGTGTGAACAGGGGCGAGCAGAGAGCTCCCGTTATGAGCTCGCGGGCGTCTTGTAGCAGTCCGTTCCTGACCAGGATGTCGTGGATTTGCAAGAGGGCGTCGACCTCTTCGTCGTCAAGCGGCGGGAGCGGCGGGAAGACCCGGGTCGATCGGCATGCAAACGACTTGATAGCGTTTGTAATGCAGTCCGGGTGCGGGTAGTCGCCACCGGGCGAGTAAAAATTCCATTCACCGGTCGGCGGTTCGACTTCTTCGCACCGGTGACGGAGCGCTAGGCCCACCGACCGCAGGTAACGAACCATCTCGTTGACGGCCATCGAGGTGCGTTCGGCGGACAAACCGAGGACGGCGTCGAGCGAAATGAACGTCAAGAGCCTTGTCCCGAAGAAGCTTTCTTCGGACCTCGCGATGTCGGCGAGGATAATCGCCGACGTGGCGTCGAGGGGTGGCGTGCAGATGAGGATTTCTCCATGTGGCTTGAGCAAGTCGAACTCGTCACTTGACAAGTACTTGGAAATGGCCGCCGCCGGGACCGCTTTCATATGCCGGCCCAGGGCGCCCATCTTGACAATAGAGACAGTGGCGAGGCAAGCGGTAAATCCGTCGGCGCCGCGCAGAAGGAGGATCGCGTGTTTTCCGTGCTTGGCGCGCAGTTCTAGGTAATCTTCTGCGGTGAAAGTCGCATCGCCGAGCTTGACGTCGAGCTCCTTCGGGTAAGGCTCCATTTCTGTCGGGTATTGTAAGGCGGGCGCCTCGGCATGACAAGGCTCGGCCGACATCTTCGTATAAACCCCCATTTGGGAATTTCATTTTTGGTGCAGCCCTCACAGGCCCCAGTATTTAAGTGTGGCACGCGCCGGGCTTCAATTCGCATTTATAGCACGAACTGTTGAAGGGTTCGCTTACACTACATACGCCAGGTGCCTTAGTATGCTAGGCGTTGAGGCCCCAATATACATTGAGAGTTCATCGCATGCCTATCGGGATTTTGCCACCAACGGCCTCAACCGATCCCCGGTCCATCCCGAGGAGATTTGGAGGCAAATTGAGCTGATCCCGCCCGTTCCGCCGCCGGGGCTCGTTGAGAACGGGGGCCCCTCGCTCCCCGATGGCGTCGTTGAGCTCGTGGCAATGATAATACAACCTGTTGCCGGGTCAAAAGACAAGGGCGAGTTTAGAGGGTGGGCCAACTCTGCCCCCCCCACGCCCAACCCGGGCGGCGACCCAGAGATCTCGCGGGTAATCCCTGCAACATTCGGCGCCAAAAATGGCGCCCCGGGACCCTACCAGCCGACAATGTCCGGTGCCCCCCCCTATGATGGCCGCACATGGGTGGTTGACGGCATCGAGCGCTGTGTTAAATTCCCGCACGGCCGCCTCCCGGCATCAAACTGTCCGCTGGTTTTAACATTTTACCGGTACACCGGCCTGACTGGCGTTGACCACCCGGTCAAGCCGGCTAATCTTGGATGGGTGAACACGTGCCCCCCTCATGCCCGCACAGTCGTGCCCGCCGGCGGGTCGGCCATTGCAAACAACTCGGGCGCCCCTTCCATTTTCGTACCCGCCTCAGGCCTGGCAGCTGGCTGTGTTTGGGAACTCTACGTGACTGGCCTCATGACACCGTCGGACCTTACCGACACCGGGACTCTCGCACTGGGTGTGACTTTCAACGCCCCCGTAGGCCCGTCGCCAGACCTTAGCCAATCAGCCTGTGTCGCCAAATTTGTTAACAGCTACACTGTGTCAAATCATTTTGAGTATCACGCAACGTTCCGCGTGCTCTCCATCAGTGCAAACACGCTGACCGTTACTACGGTCGGGAAGCTGACAGTTAAGCAAGACAGCGACGACATTGTCCAGACAGACATCGCGACAAAGGTGTTGAGCGACCACCCGGCGCCACAGTCAATAGATGGCAAGATTATTGTCACGTTGTGTGCAGGGTGGACGGGGTCGGCGCCGTTTGTGTTCACAAGGGGCATTTCATATCTTCGCCGCATTGCGTAAAGTGTGTTTTGGCCGGCGACTTAACATTCGTTTCTCTTCTGAGCTATTGGTATAGCCGAAGCTGGTGGTGGCGAGATGTCAGGAAACACTGCTGACCACCCGGTGACTGAGCCCCCAATCTACATTGAACATTTTGCGCACACGCGCAATCACACCTATCGGGCTCTTGCCGCTGATGGCCTCAACCGATTTGTGACCCCCCCCGCCATGATCTGGAAAGATCTCGCGCTGATCCCGCCCGCCCCGCCGCTGAATCTTATTGTGAATGGAGGCCCCTTGCTACCCGACGGCTGCGTCGAGCTCAGGTCAATCGATCTGGCGCTCGTTGCTGGCGCATATAACAATAACAAGGGGGGATTTGCAAGGTGGGCCAAAACTAAAGACACCGGCAACGATGCTGTCGACCGGGCCCCCCCGCCCAATTACACTGAGGGCATCAGCCCGCCACCCCTCTCGCAGGTCATCCCCGCAACTTTTGGTACAAAAAATGGCCTTCTGGGCGCCTACCGGCCGACGCTGACGGGCTTCCCCGCCTATGACGGCTGCACATGGGTGATTGACGGCATCAACAACTGTATTGAATTCCCAAACGGCATTCCGATTCCGAGTAGTCCGGAGGTGGTGCTAACTTTCTACCGGTACACCGGCCCAACTGGCGGGGGGTTTCCTAAGGGGCCCCAAGGCCCTGATGCCATAGAGGGGGGCGCCACTGGCATGCCGGGCCCCGCAGGGCCTCCTGGCGTTGCCGGCCCCTCCGGGCCCGTTGGGCCTGCTGGACTCGTGGGGGCCCAAGGCCCATCTGATCGCGTACCCGCATTAGCACTTAATTGGGGGTACGGCACAACCCCAATCGAAACCATCAGTGCCCCCCCACTATTTATTGGGGGGGCAGATTACCGCTCGCCGCAGGTCCCAGAGCTCGCCGATGGCAGGTACATAAAATTTAGCAACATTTCTCCCTTAAATTCAGTTCTTGAGTTTAAAGCGATGGGCTCGCTCAACGCTGAGGTGGTTGATCTCGCTGGAGGGGTACGAGTCGAATTTGGCATTCGGGTCGGCGACGACATCAGTAGTACCGTGCTTGGACTAACCGTGGTGAAGCTTGAGGAAAACATGGTCGGCCAAGATTTTAACTGGATATACAGGTTGCTGGCAAACCATGTTACTAGCAGCGAAACCGGCACCATTGCGTTTCAATGGTCGTCCCAGGTCCATGTAATATTTGCAACCGGCGAAGGCCCAAGTGCATATGCCGCCACCGTAGGATACACACAGTATGCGGACTCTGGGCCAACCGGCGTATTAGTCAGCGACGGGGTCCTTGATGACAGAATTGCCTTCTCCGCATTTGTATCCAGAACAGAATTTCCTGTGGCTGGGACAGGAGGAGTAGGAGTAATGCAGGTCAAAAAACACCATCATTTATTTAGGCGCATTGCGTAGTCAAAACAATCACTATTTTTGTGGCCGGGCTTTGGCGAAGTTGCACCCCCCACTTCTTCTAAAAGTTTGTTATATAACACAACATCGGCGCAGAAATGTCGACAACTGATGTTGTCGACAGTCCAGTGAGCGAGGATCCGATATTCATCGAATACGCGTTGCGTTCGCGCGATCATACTTTCCGGGCCTACACCAATGGTATTAACCAGATACCGGTCGCCCCCGACTTAATTTGGAATAATCTCTTGGGCATCCCACCAGTCCCGCCGCCAGAACTTATGCCAAATCAAGGCGAAACGTACGAAATTGGCGTCGGATATGGAGTCGTTGAGATTGTGTCGTTGGTGCTGCGGCCTGTTGTCGGCTCGAATCTCAAGTGGGAGTTCTTTCAATGGGCCGCTTGTGGGTGCCCGACCCATCCAGAATTCCAGCAAATCTCGCGGGTAATCCCCGCAACCTTTGGCAACAAAGATGGGCTCCTGGGCGACTACCGGCCGACGCTGACGGGTGCCCCCCCATACGATGGCTACACATGGGTGGTTGACGGCATCAACCATTGCGTTGAGTTTCCGTACGGATTTCCGACACCGAACATCCCGGCGGAGTTGACCTTAAACTATTACAGGTACACTGGCTTAGCCGGTGGTGGTATGGTGGGCCCCACCGGCCCACCGGGCGTCAACGGCGCAACCGGCGCATCTGGCCCGACTGGTGCGACTGGCGCGACTGGCGCGACTGGCGCAACCGGCGCGGCTGGGGCCGTTGGCCCCGCAGGGCCCGCCGGTGATGGAAATTCAACCTTGGCGCTCAACTGGGCGTCAAGGCCCGGCGAATTTAGTGAAACTCTCAACCAACAACAGCCACAACAAATTATTGGTGGTGACGGTTACGCGCCACAAGACAGACTAGTGTTAATTCGTTTGTTGCAAAATTCTTTCGCCCCCCGGGTCTTTGAGTTTGAAGCAACAGGGCTGCTGACCAGCAATGAAAGTGGACTCTTAACGCTCACCATTGGAATCTTATTTGGCAATCAAGGTGGCCCCTCCAGTGCGGTGCTCGGGCAGACCTCCTGTACATTTACTTATAGCATCAGTGGCAATGCTTTATGGACTTACAAACTAATAGCGATCACCGTTCAAAGTGATGTGCCGTCCAATCTTTCGCTGAAATGGTTGGGCCATCTGATAGTTATCAGGAGCAGCGGGACCACACGCGAGAACCACAACGCGGGGACATCCAGTCTCCCCATTAATGACATCACCTATAATGGGGGCATCGTCAGCCCCAAGGCTTACTTGTCTGTATTTGCAAGTTCTGTGCTTCCAGAGGGCCGAGATGTCGTAATCACGAAACACCACCACACTTTTAGACAAGTTGCTTAAAGGCGCGGGATCCTTGACAGTTTGTTTGTAAATAATGCACAATTGCAGCGCTTTTGTTGTCGATGTCAAGATCCTGGTGGAGTTTCGTGCCGCACTTCTTGTAGAAGCATGTTATACACCTTGGCGCGTCAAATGGTTGCAACGTCCAATGTTGACTACCCGGCCGTTGAGCACCCAATCTATATTGAGAGCATCTCCAGCCACCGCGAACACACATTTCGGGCATATGGCGCTGAGTATCTCAACTTGATTCCGATTGACCCCGATTTGGTCTGGAACCAGGTGTCGCTGATTCCACCGGACCGCCCACCGGATCATCTTGCTGTCAACGCTGGCGCCGGCGCCGGCGTCGTTGAGCTTGTGGCGATGGTGCTGGCACCCGTTGCCGGCTCAAAACTCAAGTGGGAGTTTGCTTCCTGGGCTGGCGCTGGCCCACCCGCGGTGCCTAACGTCTCGACCCCCCTTTCGCGGGTCATCCCCGCAACTTTTGGCAACGAGGAGAGTGGCCTCGGGGGCGCCTACCGGCCGACGCTGACGGGCGCCCCCACCTACGACGGCCACTCGTGGGTCGTCGACGGCCTCAACCACTACGTCGAGTTTCCTTACGGCCCGCCGCCGGGCCTCCCCGCCGCTCCGGTGCTAACCTTCTACCGGTACACTGGCATCACTGGCGGCAGTGATACGCCAGGTCCTTCTGGTGATGCTGGATATGATGGTTGGCCTTTTGTAGGCGAGGCCGGCCCGGAGGGCCCAGCGGGCCCAGCGGGTCCGGGGGGGGCGGCGGGCACAGAAGGGGGTGCGGGCCCGGAGGGCCCCCCTGGCGCCTTAACTCCAGGGCTGGCATTCAACTGGGCCCCTGGTGGCAACAACATTACCGAGACCCTCAATGCAGCCAGCCCAAACCAAGTCATCGGAGGCAACATATATAGTAACTATCCAAACCACATTATTAGCGGCATCGCTACTAGTTACTACCCGCAGGATCGATTTATTCCGATCCAGTCGCTAAATGCAGTCAACGTCCTTGAGTTTGAGGCGTCAGGAAAACTAACTCCAAAAAATGGGTCCGGTTATCTAACGCTCAAATTTGGGATCTTGGTTGGCTATAATACAAATGGGGTACTCGGCCTGACGCCCTGCACATTCTCTTTCGACAACACCGACAAAGAGTTTACCTGGACTTACAAGATGTTGGCATCTAAGGACGTTTCTTACATCGGTGCGGGTTTTAAAATGGTATCGACTTCTCATGTAACCGTCACCAGGGAAGCAGATACCGAGGGCGCCGCCGCGATAACATCACAAGGGTACACAGTAGGGGCAATTAATTATTTAAGCTCTAATTTAAATATGGTGCCAACTGCCCCCACTGTGGACGACGGATCGACCGCCTGTGCTGTGTACATATCCGCCGATAGCTCCACTGGGGTCACGGGGTCTCGTTCGGTCGATGTGACAAAATATTACCACCTATTTAGGTACGCCGTCATCTGATGGAATTTTGCCCGACGAACACGTCGGTTTGAATATCCTTCGGCGGTAAATGTCATTCCACCGGTTTAATGGTGAGACCCTCGGGCGGATTGCAATTGACCGGCTCAGCTGGCGTAGACACACATGAAGGGCCGGCCTTCTTTTTGAGGGCCAAATATAGGATCGTGCCTCGGCAAAATGCCTGTGTTGACGCCCCAACCAATATTGACTAATGCAGACAACCCAGCCATTGAGCCCCCAATTTACATTGAAAACATGTTGCGCACGCGCGAGGGGACCTACCGCGCCCTCGCCGCCGATGGTATCTACCGAATCCCGGTAAACCCCAGGGAAATCTGGAACCAGCTCTCGCTAATTCCGAACACCCCGCCGCCGAATCTCGTTGTTAACATGGGGCCCTTGCCCGGTGGCGTCGTTGAGCTCGTGTCGATGTCTCTAAAGCCCGTCACTGGATCGAATCTCAAGGGTGAGTTTGCTTCCTGGATTTACCCGATCCCGCCCACGAGTAATCCGGGCGGCGACCCGGAGCTCTCGCGGGTAATCCCCGCAACTTTTGGCCTCGGGGGCGCCTACCGGCCGACGATAACCGGCGGCCTCCCCGCATATGATGGCTACACGTGGGTAATTGACAGCGAGAACCACTACGTTGAATTTCCGTACGGAATCCCCCCGCCGAGCGGCCCAGTTGCTTTAACCTTCTACCGGTACACCGGCACGACCGGCGGCGGTATTGGTTTGCCAGGCCCCACAGGGCCCACAGGGCCCACAGGCGATAAGGGCCCCGTAGGGCCTATAGGACTTAAAGGCGATTTAGGACCATCTGGACCGACAGGGTCAACGGGGCCATCAGGTCCACAAGGGCCACAAGGACCAACTGGACCGACAGGGCCAATGGGGGCTCCTGGTCCCGCCGGCCCATCTGCGCTAGCACTTAATTGGGCAGAAACTGCCAGAGCAGATACCGACAACGTCCTTAACACCCCCTCTGTCGGTGGGGAAGACTATTACAGCCCCTTTGTCGATGGGGAAGACTATTACCTTAGCAACAGATACATACCATTTAGCAAGTTCTTGATACAAAACGAATCAGAGGTTGCGCCAACTCTTGAGTTTGAGGTAACAGGTAAACTTGATGTTGCTGTTGGGGGGATAGACCAAATTTCGAATCTTGAATTTGGAATTAAATTTTCCGCCCCCGGATCCCCACTAGCCGAAGACAACAGTGATGTTATTATTGGGCTGATTCAATGCGGGGTACAGTACGGCCTTTATGACATGTACTGGGTATACAGGCTGCTGGCAACCCAGGTCTCCAAGAGTCCTGTTTTATTTCGCTGGTCAGCTCATGTGACAGTTCAATCCCCTACCACTAATTTTAGAGTATTTGGCGGCGGCGCCGGTACTACAAACGTGGGCATAGTAGACATGACGGGGGGGGCCATATTCTCTATATACGTATCCAACAGCCTACTACAATTCGGAGATGTGCTGGACGTGAACAAGTATCATCACGTGTTTAGGCGTGTGACGTAGCTGTGCCGAATCAAGGTATACTTTTTGCCACAAATATTTACTACTAGGGTGTGATGCACCAACTGGTAGTAGTAAATAGTTAGTATGCTGCCTCTTCTTCTGAGAGTTTAATACACGCCAAGCCAAGGTCAATTCCAACAAATAAAAATGGCAACGACTGGTGCCGATAACCCGGTGGCGGAGTTTCCGATCTACATTGAGAACGCATTGTGCACGCGCGAATACTCTCACCGTGCCCTTGCCGCTGATGGCCTCCACCGAATTCCGGTCGACCCTTATGAAGAATTCTGGAATCAGCTTGCGGAAATCCCGCGCGATCCGCCGAGTCTTGTTGTAAACGCGGGACCCGGCGCCGGGGTTGTTGAGCTTGTGGCAATGGTGCTGCAGCCCGCCATCGGCTCAAAACTCAAGTGGGAGTTCGCCGACTGGGTCGGCAGCAATGGCCCGCCGGCGACGCCCAACGTCTCAACCCCTCTCTCTCGAGTAATTCCCGCAACCTTCGGGTTGGGGGCCTACCAGCCGACGCTGACGGGCGCCCCCGCCCACGATGGCCACTCGTGGGTCGTCGACGGCCTCAACCACTTTGTTGAGTTTCCGTACGGCCCGCCGGCGGGCCTCCCCGATGCCCCGGTGCTAACCTTCTACCGATATACCGGCGCTACTGGCGGGGGAGGCGGCACTACCAGCGGCACAGGCCCACTGGTGCTCAACAAGTCAATCTATCCCGGCAATTATTTATCTTTCTCCAGCCGCGTTTGGCCATCTATACGTAGCGTTGGCGATGTGTGGGAATACTTTCCGCAAGACAAGCTAATTCCGAAAGACCTGCTCTTTGGAACCAACAACAGTTTTAGTTTCGAAGCGTCGGGAATGCTTAAAGTAAGGATTCAAGACCAAAACCTTAAAAGCAGTATCTTTATTGGAATTATGATGGGGGACCCCGCAACCTTTAACGGCAGCTCGCCCAACCCGTCCGTGGCCAGCGCATACCCAATTGGGGACGTAATTGAGCTTGATGCCTCGTTCTATGACGTGCTTGCTGTTTGGTCTTTTAAACTGACCCTGAATCGGATTCCGCCGGCAAGTTTCTTACCGGCCACCGGCATAAACTCAGTATATTCGATTGAGACATCTATTATCCAGAAAGACGGAATGCTAAAAACCCCTGTTTACAAGATCCAAGGTGGTAGTGCAATTCAAAGGCCTCAGGAAGTTGATGGAAAGATCCAGTTCTCTATATATATGGGCTGTCCGGACCTCCCTTCGGTTTACGATCCCACAGACCCTAATAGATTTATAGAGGTCTACAAACTCAATCACGTATTTAGACAAATAGCCTAGCGCCGCCGCCTAGTGCCCTTTTTTATCAAAAAATATCGGCATCGTCAGACTTCTAAAGCCCTAGAATACTGCCACAGTCAGCCAATGCCCACAACAACCGCCACTGATAACCCGGCTAGCGAATCACCGATTTACATCGAGAGTATTTCTAGCCGGCGAGAAAGTTCTTCCCGCGCCCTCGCTGCTGATGGCCACCACCGGACCCCAATTAACCCCTCTGAGGAATGCTGGAACCAGCTCGCGGATATCCCGCACAATCCGCCAAGTCTTGATGTAAATGCGGGGCCCGGCGCCGGTGTTGTCGAGCTCGCGGCGATGGTTCTGAAGCCCGTTGTTGGCTCAAAACTTAAATGGGAGTTTGCTAACTGGGTCGGCGGCAGCGGCCCGCCGGCAACGCCCAACGTCTCAACCCCTCTCTCGCGGGTTATTCCTGCGACCTTCGGGTTGGGATCCTACCAGCCGACGCTGACGGGTGCTCCCGCCCACGATGGCCACTCGTGGGTCGTCGACGGCCTCAACCACTACGTCGAGTTTCCGTACGGCCCGCCGCCGGGCCTCCCCGCTGCCCCGGTGTTAACCTTCTACCGATATACCGGCATAACTAATGGAGGCGGCAGCGGTGGCAGCGGCGGCAGCGGACCATTAGTGCTCAACCGAGCAAGATTTGTGATAACACAGTCTAATGATTTACCAAATATTTCAACCGCATGGCCTGATTATGGGATTGGGGCAGGGGCGGTATCCGCATACGATCCGGATCACCGGTGTATTCCGGTCGAGGCCCTCGTGGACAACCAAAGCATATTTACCTTTGAGGTTGCGGGCGTACTAACATCAAAACTGAATAATCCGCCTAACTCAATTGCAAACGATGTTCTAGTTGCTATCAAGGTTGGGGATGTATTTAGTGGAAATGCTAATACTCTTACCACGTTATTGGGGCCCATCACCGTCAATCTGCCTTCTAACGACTTCTTCGAGCAGAACGTGGTGTGGAGTTATAGACTGACCGCGACCCGAACCCCAAGTAATACACTTAACGGCCTTGCATTTGTATGGACAGCTGAATTGTCCATGGTCCGGAACGGTATATCTCTCACGCAGTCTCGAGTGGCGGTTGGCAAAAAAGATTTTGGCAGCATTGCCTCAATGTTACTTCCTGATGGAATCCCTCTCTTGGTGTATATTGCCATCCCTAACCGCAGAAACGATGCTGCTGAGCAACTGGTTGGTATATTTAAAATCAGTCACGTATTTACCCGCGTTGTGTGATGCCTCCCATACTCAACATTCTTTAAGCCATGGCCACGCCCCCCCCTTTTTTGCGCAAACTAGTATTCTGAAGACCAATATATACATATATTGAATATTTGGATCATTGACCTGAATCGGTAAATGGCCGCCATTGACAACCCGGCGAGCGAATCGCCGATTTACATCGATAATGTCTCTCACAGGCGTGAGCATTCCTATCGCGCCCTTGCCGCTGATGGCCATCACTGGACCCCGTTCAATCCTTCTGAGGAAGGCTGGAATCAGCTTTCGGCCATCCCGCGCGACCCGCCGGAGCTCGGTGTTAACATGGGCCCCGGCACCGGCGTCGTTGAGCTCGTGGCGATGGTGCTGGCACCCGTTGCCGGCTCAAAACTCAAGTGGGAGTTTGTTTCCTGGGCCGGCACGGGCCCGCCCGCGGCGCCTAATGTCTCGCACCCACTTTCGCGGGTCATCCCCGCAACCTTTGGCCTCGGGGAGGCTTACCAGCCAACGCTGACGGGTGCCCCCGCCTATGATGGCCACTCGTGGATCGTTGACGGCCTCAACCACTACGTCGAGTTCCCGTACGGCCCGCCGCCGGGCCTCCCCGACGATCCGGTGCTAACCTTCTACCGGTACACCGGCACGACCGGCGGCAACCTCAGCAATTCCACCGATTTGTATATTAACCGGGCGGCAACGCCTGGCTTAGTTTCAAACATTATGACCGCACCGTTGCCAGCAAATTTCATTATTGGCGGCGCCGGCGGGTACGAACCGGCCAATAGAATTATTGCGATGGAAAAGCTTGCCCCGGGTGGCATCTTTAGCTTTGAGGCTTCAGGGCTGTTGGTGCCAGCCATCACAGGCACTAGCATTCATCATTTCCAGTTTGGCATCATGGTTGGCGACGACTACAACATCCCATCTCGCGTGATGGGGCTGTTAGACCTCGAGATCAACATCCCCACTCCTAATGCGCAAATCCACTGGATCTACAAGTTGACTGCAACCCGCAACGAATTTGTTGCAGACAGCTTCATATGGACGGCCAAGATGTCTGCGACGACCGTGCTGGTCGAGAATTTGATTGAAACCGGGACCGGGACAGTGTCGTCGAGTGCGGCCGACGCATCTCACCACTTTTATACCGGAAACATCCCACAAACAAACGATGGTCTACAATTTGCTATGTACATAAACTGTACGGAGCTCGTTCCCGGCGCCGGAACGATGTTGGTCATAAAATATAATCACCTATTTAAACGTGTTGCTTAAACGGCGCCGACCAGTCTCTTTTTTGAGTTCCAATATTTACTACTAGGATGCGGATGCACCAACTGGTAGTAGTAGTAGATAGTTAGTATGCTGCCCCTTCTTCTGAGAGTTTAATACACGCCAAGCCAAGGCTAATTCCAACAAATAAAAATGGCAACGACTGGTGCCGATAACCCGGCGGTGGAGTTTCCGATCTACATCGAAAACGCATTGTGCACGCGCGAATACTCTCACCGTGCCCTTGCCGCTGATGGCCTCCACCGAATTCCGGTCGACCCAGTAGAGGTCTGGAACCAGATCTCGCTGGTTCCGCCCGACCCGCTTGACCCACCTCTGGGGCTCGTTGTTAACATGGGCCCCGGCACCGGCGTCGTTGAGCTTGTGGCGATGGTGCTGGCACCCGTTGCCGGCTCAAAACTCAAGTGGGAGTTTGTTTCCTGGGCCGGCACTGGCCCGCCCGCGGCGCCTAATGTCTCGCACCCCCTTTCGCGAGTAATTCCCGCAACCTTTGGCAGCAAGGGTGGCCTTCTGGGCGCCTACCGGCCGACGCTGACGGGTGCCCCCGCCCACGATGGCCACTCGTGGGTCGTCGACGGTCTCAACCACTATGTCGAGTTTCCGTACGGCCCGCCGCCGAGCCTCCCCGCCGCCCCGGTGCTAACCTTCTACCGGTACACCGGCACAACCGGCGGCAACGGCAGCGAGACAGGCCCACCCGGCGAGATTGGGCCTAAAGGGCCCACCGGCGAGATTGGGTTTAAAGGACCCACTGGCGATACAGGACCATTAGGACCTGACGGTGACACAGGACCGGCCGGCACTGCAGGCGCGGCCGGCGCGGCCGGCGCTGCGGGGCCCGCTGGCCCGGAAGGGGCTGCAGGAGGATCGTCAACTTTGGCGCTCAACTGGGCAAACATTCCAGGCAGTTTCACTGATACCTTCACTTTAACTGCTGATGACGGGGTGGTTCGGAAAGCTATCGGTTTTGGTCCGGTCAGTGGTTACTATCCGACTAACAGGTGTATTCCGCTGGCCTTGCTACAGTTATTGGATAGCACTTTTGAGTTTGAGGTGACAGGGATATTCGATCTAGTCATCTACACGGGTGCGCAGCCTGTCATCACGCTTGGGTTCGGAATTTTAGTTGACAACGTTAATACCACTGTTCCTAACTTTTCAAGCCTTCTTCCAGCCACATCCCAAGTGCTTGGCCTGACTAATTGCGTCGTCCCCCCAGATTTTGCAGTTGGGAGCCAGGAGAATTACTGGCGCTACAAGCTAACCGCAACCCACACCCCCCCTGGGGACCCCAGTCCCACCCAGCTTAACATGACATGGTCGGCCGAAGTCATGTTAATTAAAAGATTTGGAGGGACAGGACTACAGCGTTATGCGGTTGGAACCAGTACATTCACTCTCCCCAATGGCACTAATGATGTAGAATTCTCGGTGTTTATGTCCGCATCCTCCAACTCCTATACCCCGACAAGCATCGCGGTGACAAAATACCAACACATATTTAAGCATGTGGCTGTGACCCCAGCGTAAAAAAAACTCTGGATGGAATGATATATGTTAGCCTTCTTTTGAGCATTTATGTGCAACAATAATATAGTTTGGGCTGCAGAATAAAAATGGCAACGACTGGTGTCGATAACCCGGCAGCAGATCCTCCGATCTATATCGAGAGCGTTTCACGCACGCGCGAATACTCTTACCGCGCCCTTGCTGCTGATGGCCTCCACCGAATCCCGGTCAATCCAGTGGAGGTCTGGAACGAGATTTTGCAGATCCCGCCTGACCCCCTCGTTTTAACGCCGGGGCTCGTTGTTAACATGGGCCCCGGAACCGGCGTCGTTGAGCTTGTGGCGATGGCGCTGGCACCCGTCGCCGGCTCGGAGCTCAAATGGGGGTTCAGCAGCTGGGTCGGCGGAAATTTCTCATCCACCATTGTGCCAGAGATCTCGCGGGTCGTTCCCGCGACCTTTGGTACCAAGGGTGGCCTTCTGGGCGCCTACCGGCCGACGCTGACGGGCGCCCCCGCCTATGATGGCCACTCGTGGGTCGTTGACGGCCTCAACCACTACGTCGAGTTTCCGTACGGCCCGCCGCCGGGCCTCCCCGCCGCTCCGGTGCTAACCTTCTACCGGTACACCGGCACGACCGGCGGTACATCAGCCCCACCCGGCGAGACAGGGCCACCCGGCGAGACGGGCCCGGCTGGCGAAATAGGTGCCAAAGGACCAACTGGTGATGCAGGGCCTAAAGGACCAACTGGAGATCAAGGCCCGCCCGGCGTGACAGGGCCATCCGGTGATATAGGCCCGCCCGGCGAGCCAGGCCTACCCTCCCAAGAGGGGGTCACAACTTTACAACTGGCACTCAACTGGGCAAAAAACCCCGGCGGATTTACTGAGACAAACTTAAATCCATTATTTGATTCTGCAGCGTCCGAGCGGAAAGCTATCGGGGGTCCTAATGGTTACCAGCCAGCTGATAGGTTTATCCCACTAAACTTGCTAACCTTACCACGCAGCACCTTTGTGTTTGAAGTAACGGGGGCGCTGGCAACCTTCGATGCTGATTATGTTGAATTCAAGTTCGGCATTTTGGTTGGCAATTATGAGGTTAACATTCAGGATGATAGCGCAGTGCTTGGCCTAGTTAAAATTACTCCTGGCCCTTCCTACGGCAGCACCTCGTTATATTGGAGTTACAAGATGATTGCAACCCGCATTGCCGATGACCCCGCCAATCCCGCCGTGCTTAAAATAACTTGGTCGGCCCAGGTAGTAATAAATACAAGCGGTTCCTCCGGAGTCTCACAACAGGCTTCCGGCACCGATACAAAAATATTTCCCGTTGCCGATATTGCTGATACTGTCAGCCCGGCAAACGTAGCATTCTCGGCATACATGTCCGCAAAGGAGTTTTTACCCAACGGATGGCTCGGTCCCCCATTTGCCTGGAGTGGGATAGCTACAAAACGTCACCACTTATTTAGGCACGTTGCTTACTCGTCGTAAGGGTGGTTGCGCTCGGCCATGCAGTCTTTTTTCCCCCTTCTGGGGCTACAAAATATGCCCGCCTCGCATAAAGACGATAACGATGGATCAGTTCCTTATGATCTTGATCCTCTTTGTTGTCTGTGTCGTTGGAATGGCGATGGTTTGCCTGCAGCACTGGGCGCGCTGTGGCAGTAAGGCCCGCGGCAGCAGCGAGGCCCGCGCCAGCGAGGCCCGCGTCAACAACTTTCGCCATGGTGGCGCCCCGCGCCGTGGGCCCGACTACACTAAGTCGAACCATATTGTCGTCGACACGCTGAACCTTACGCACTGGCTCCACAAGAAATCGGGCGGCCGCGAGCCCCTCGTTTTAACGCCGGCCCACATTGCTGACACCATCGATCGGACCGCGCCGGCCCTCCTCAAGCGGCATCCCGGCCGCGTCATGTATGTGCTGAAAGACCGTGAGTCGCAGTTCAACGATGAGGCGGCGCGGGAGGTCTACCGGCAGGCCGCGGACCAGAACAGAGTCCATGTCATGGTGGTCGAGCGTTACGTCGACCCGCCAAAGGGAGTCGCGGTGTCTACAGACCACAGCTCGCGGGGACGCGACGACTTCTTCATTGCAATGCTCGCCCACCGCTGGCGGTGCGCAGTCCTTACTGAGGACCGCTTGCGGGACTTTGAGCACTTCCGTGCCACGATTCAGCCATTCCACGTATATGAGTTTGCGTTCTGTTACGTCCACCGCGAGTTTGTGCGCCCCGAGTCCCCCGCTTACGCACGGATAAAGAAGCCTCGCATGGTTCGTTATGCAAGTTATTTCCCCGATTAACGCTTGACCCGCGGCGCACCCAAAAAAAGACTACTATTGTGCCCGCAGCTTACTCGCCCGGGGGTTCAGTTTCTTCTTCAGTGTCTTCTTCATCTTCGTCATCCTCATCATCCTCTTCAAAGTGTTCCCAGACGGCATCCTGGACGCCAATGTCATAAACTTGCGAGATTAGGGCGAGGGCTTCTTGGCTCGAGAAGCTCCCAGGCGCAAATAAAGCATCGCCTTCTTTCTCGGCACGGTCGGGGGCGATGGTTAGGAAAAGGACCCAGCGGAGCGCCGAATCCATGTTGAATAGCTGACGTTGAAGAGGGATTGTGAAAGTGTCCTGGAGGGTGATGCTCTGGCCGATTTCATCGAGTGCCGCCTCGATGGGTACCGACGACTCAAAATTACAGTTGGATCGTACGAACCCTTCGATTGCGTGGAAGAGGGCTTCGTGCGAAACCAGTTCTTGCGGCGGCATCGCACTCTTCTGCTGGGGGGGTGGCCCTTCTTCAAGCTCAGCCACGCCACGGTCTTTACTCTTTTTTTGGGGTGCCGGGTCGGGCGCATCGGTCGTTCGGTGGCGGACCGAGTCACTGTGGCTCATGGGCACAGAGCCTCGATTATTCGTGGCCCACTGTGTCTCTAACTGACTCGTTGCGGAAACCAAAATATTTTGGAAAATAGGGCGGATCACCACCGAGTCTGATCGCTCCTAACGGGTCTTAGTGGCCACCTTCGGCGCCACCTTCGGCGCCATCAAGCTCTTAAAGGTTGGTTTTCGTTTAGGCGGCCCGCTCTTATGCAGGCAAGAAACGCAGTATGTTTCCAGATTGCGCGTTTTGGAATTGAACCACCGAGCACCAAGACAGCCATCATACCCACGGGAGCAACGGTTACCATCACACCGATGGCAGTTTTTGCACATGGGTGAAATGGTGCCATCAGGGTTGACCCAGAGAACCCCAAGGCAGCCTTGATTCTTGTGCGGGTTGGGGCACTTAACTCCTGTCATGTAGGCGGCAATATGTTTACAGGATTGGCAGGTGGTCCGTATGAAACCAAAACCTTCTTCACCCCCGATCACCCCACCAAATTCAAGGCTTTGATGTCCACGGCATTGGACGCAGCGGAGACTCAGAAGTTCTGGCTGTGGGAGGAAGCAGTTGTGATTCTCAGGGCAGACTTTTTCTTGAGGGTCTGGTTTTTCCTTGTCGCCGTATACGTCAAGACAATCAAACTTGTCGTATTCGTCTTCTGACGGCGGCTTATCATCAAGACAAGCAAACACGTCGAGGCCTTCGTCGTTGAGGCCTTCGTCGTTGAGGCCTTCGTCGTTGAGGCTTTCGCCGTTGAATCCTTCTTTATCTGGGCCTTCGTCGTTGAGGCCTTCGCCATTGAGGCCTTCGTCGTTAAGGCTTTTGACATCTGGGCCTTCGTCGTTGAAGCTTTTGACATCTGGGCCTTCGTTGTTGAGGCCTTCATCGTCGGGTCCAAAGTCTCCAAAGGAAATTTTTAGCGGGAGTCCACAATCCTTCCGCCACTCTTCCTCGCTCAAATCCCCAAATTTGATATATGGGTGATATCCTTTCGTCTCGTCGCTGATGCTGATGCTGACTCTGCCCATTGTCGAGATTGGTGCATCCATTATCTTCCTTTCATTTTTAACTTTAACATTACTCTTATTTAAAGCTAAAAATGAATTGTTGTGGTGCATGATCACCATGAAGAAATTCTGCAAAACTTGTTTCTCCCTAAAAGGGGATGCTGGGGCTCACCGGTTATACTGGTGTGGCAATTGCATGCTGGCGCTTTACTGCGGCAAAAAGTGTCAGAAAAAAGACTGGAAAGGCCACCGCGACACTTGCCGTGGAATTTGTCAGCTCAGGAAACTACCGGGCATCGTCGAACAAGACGTCATGGTGGTTTGGCGCGTAGCGCAAGAAGGTTTGGCGCGGCGCGCAGGGCCTGGGATGGGCCTATATGCTGCGGATAGGGGGATACCCACTGGAGTTGTCTTCGCATTCATTGCGGGACCCCCCATTCAAAATCGTCCACCCACCATGGAAGAACACCTGACGCTGTACGGAGGCTTTCATGGGCGCCCTGACTGCCTCCCCTACAGAGCGAACGGTTCGGCAATAAAAGACCCAATGACGCCTGACACCCGGAAGTTACTTGCCCAGGGTAGTTTTATCGCGGCAGTTGAGGATTATGAACACGAAGTTCGGACCCGTTGTAATGCAAATTGCGTTGAGAACCCCGTAATGGTGCATATCGAGGCCAAACGCACCATTGCCCCCGGCGAAGAAATCTTCTTAGCCTTTGGAGCGCGATGGTGGTTGGAGCGTGTTGCCAGTGGTGATATTGAATGTGTTGAAAACCTCACTTTCGAAGGAGTGTGGAGAGCCAATATGTTAATAATCCGAGGGGACAAAGAATTGTACGGGGCTTTGATCCGTAGGCATAGAGTTGCTGATGAAGCAGTGGCACTGTTTCTTGAGAATTACTTGGGTGCAAAAACAGGGTGCATCCCTTTGTGGCTCATAGAGACCGGCATTGACGCCGTATTCGGCGGGGTTGGCGGCAAGACCTGCCATTCGCCATGTGTCAATGCTGGGGAGCCCATAGTCATCTGCGCCGAAGGCCACACCTGTGAACAAGACGATTTGGACTCGGACAAGTGGTTTGGGTATGTGGCCCTTGCTGCTGAGGTTCTGATTGCGAAACGGTGTGTCCTGCACATTGCTGATCATGAACTCGAATATGCGTTGCAGGTGGTGTATGCCAACCTCGAAGAAGTCCATGAAGCTTTCGGTTTACCGCTCCAAGGAATTAATGACATAATGGATGACATATTTAGCACCGTTCCTGCCTCCCCACAATAATGTCCTGGCTTTTTTGTAGCAGACCCGGCAGGTGCTAATGCAAATTAATTAAATCCCTTGTCGCGACCACGTGTCGCCATTCTTCCAGGCAATTTTGCGGCTGCCGAGTCTAATATACCCCCTGTGCACCCGGTTGTCGCCCGGAAATATAACGCGCACGCCCCGCAGGCCGTGCATAGTTCCGGCCGCCAAACCATTTTCAGTCAAAACAGTAAACACCCGCCCGAACCCCGGATGCACTTTGTACATGGCGCCGGTAATTTGAGAATGCCAGTATCCCGTAATCATATGCGGGTGGGCGCGCACGGGGCCAGGCAATGCAATAATTGCAATGACAATTAAAGCCACCGCAATAAGCAGCGCGGCCGTGAGGTCTGCATCCGAAAGTTTTGCCATTTATTGCCGCGTTCTTATATACCATCTATATCAAAACCGCGGCCACCCTCTCTTTTTGTGTCTTCGGCAGTCTCGCCAATGCAGAAACCCGCAGTCAAAACGATGCACGGGTCGTAAAAATAACTACATTCCCATTTGGGAAAATTGATGCAACTTACTCTCTTCAACCTTTCTGGCGGGATGCAGGCTACCCCGGCCGCCTCCGACCCCCCAGACCCACGACTTGCACGCATCGAAAAAGGACGCCAGCAGCTAACAGACGTCGTGAGGGGCTATTTAGCCCTCACAGAGGTAGTTGCTGAGCTCGAAGAAGACAAAAAAGTGCTCAAGAGTGCCAATGAACAGCTCAAAGAAGACAACAAAGTGCTCAGCAATGAGAATGCTGAGCTCAGGAGTGTAAATCAACAGTGGGCTTTGACATATGCTGAGCTCGAAGAATCAGATGATGAGCTCAAGAAGTTGAATGCTGAGCTTGAGAAGTCGAATGCTGAGCTCGAGAAGTTGAATGCTCAGTACCAAGTAGCAGACAAGGAATTTGCTGAGCTCGAGAAGTTGAATGATGAGATCGAGAAGTCAACTGCTGAGCTCGAGAAGTCAAATGCTGAGCTCAAGAAGTTAAATGCTGATCTTCTGCGCGCAAACGCCGACCAGGCGGCGGAATTCAAGAAGCTTGATAACGAACACAAGGCACTCAAAGCTCAGTTTGAGGAGGTGTTGGCCGCGCAAACGGCCGATACGCAAGAGCTGAATGCGGCACGCGTTCGTGAAGAACGATCAACACTTGAGTACAGCAGGCAAGTGAAAATCAATACGGACTTGGAGGCACAGCTGCACAAGCTAACTTCCGATCTAAAACAACAACAGAAGATCGGAGAAGACCACTGCAGCCTCCGAAAAGAGATCAGGAGCGCAGAGCAGTATCTCAAGACCAAGCGTTCGAAAATCAGCAGTGGTGGCAAATCTTTGCAACCGCCAGCCTTAGAATGTAAGTCCCTGCTAGCGGTGATGGCAATGTGTGAGGATATGCTTGAGGAGTTGGCAATGGCTGTACCAACAGCAGCTGCAAAAAAGACGACGGCCGCTACAAAGACGCCAGCAGCAACGGCTGTGCCAGCAACTGCGGAGACAACGGCTGCCGCAGAAGCGACGACGGCTGCCGCAAAGGTGACAAAAGCTGCCGCAAATACGACGGCGGCTTCGCCAGCAGCTGCAGAAAAAGCAACGACGGCTTTGCCAGCAGCTGCCGCAAAAGCGACGACGGCTGCGCCATCAGCTGCTGCAGAGAAAGCAACGACGGCTGATCCAGCAGAAGAAGCAATGCAAGCATTGCAGGCATTGCAGGGATTGCAGGCATTCCACAACGCAGCAGTTGACGCGCAGAAACAAACGGACGCCATGGGATTGTCTCTTGTCCGAGCAGTTCAAGCGTTTAAACTTAGTGGTACGTACGTAAACCGCGCAAGAACTAAGGAACAGTTATCTGTCTTAGATTTACGTGCGTTAATGTTGGTAACATTGTTGTTGCAACAACTATGTGACGTTGCCGTATCCGACCCGGCTGCAAAGTTCCTTCTCCAGTTGCTTCTTCTGACCTGTCCAATCAGAGCAATTGAGGTTTTCATTGGAGCCGGGAAACAGTGCCCGATAGCAACAGATGCGATCAAGGCAATAACCCAAAATGTTGCCGATTCCGATGTGGTTATAAAATACGTGAACGCACTTGTTAAGTATGCGAATCAGATTGGTGGGGTTTCTGCAAGGTTCCCAGTGGAAACCGCAAACGCTATGATGCCCAACCCCATCATAGATGCGGCGTACTCAGCAAAGATTGGGACGAGCTATTTGGATAATTCCACACCTATCCCCGCAGTGGTTCTCATCAACTTGGTACTAGCACGCGTCACAGCAACAAACACTTTGTTCAACAAACACTTTGTTTAGCTAAGGTGGCTTGTTCTGAGCATGCTGTCACCTGGGCTTATTTTTTTTTTGAACGCTTGCAGCGGATACATACTGCACATAATGGATTCGTACACAATCATTGAAGACTATGGCAACAACCCGCGTACTGAATTTTCCAGCGTAACGAGTGACACCATCACCGGTCTTGATTATGTACTGCAGTTTATGGCGCGGCCACCCGGTTATGCGAACGCCGCAATAATGGAAAAACCTCTAGACCTGATCAATCCTGAGCAGGTGGCCCCGGCGCTAACTAAAATAGTTGCACAAGTAGAGACCAACCTTGCTAACCTCGTGATGGATATGGTAGAGGGTGCTATGATGCCGAGCGACATACGACGTCAGCCATTCCCGGAGACCCAGACAGTCATTGAAGTTGTTGATGCACCCACCGAACTTGCAGGAATTATTTCAAAAAATGCGGTGGCCCCAGAGTTGCAGCCCCTCTTTCAACCACCACCCGCAACGGGCCTCTCAGATCTGGAAGTGATGCCTGAAGAGTTAGTCACTAGGCCATGCTGAACACGGTTGTCTTACCCACAGGCGATTCGCTGGAAATTTGTGGAATCTGGTCATACCCACCGCCGCGGAGGCGGCGCCGCAGGTCAACCAGAAAGTTGGCAGCGAGGGGCCAGGCGCCACTGGCAATAGCGCGGCGAAAGATTGCAAGAATGTAGTAGGTGAGTGCGCCGTTGGCTCGATGGTTGAAGCTGGCGTCGGCACTCGTCTGGCTGTCAGCGCAGCCGGACACGATGAGGACGTCTGGTGTGCCAGCGGCGCGCGTGCTGCGGGCCTCAATGGTAGTGGCTGTAAACATGGTAGGGAGAGAATCATCAACCCGCTCAACAAACATGGTGTCACTAATCAGCGAGTTGCTGATTGGCGCGACGCTGATTGGATCTGTCTCAGATAAGAACCCGGCAACCGCCTCGGAACCAAACCAACGGATAAGCTCTGCGCGAACAGCGTTAGCGGTAAGCCGGGCAACGACAGTCTGGACATCAGTCTGGATATCAGTCTGGGCGGCCCAGGCGGGCTCACCGGCGGGCTCACCGGCGGCCCGGCGCCCGCCGGTGACATCCTTAGCAGGACCGAGGTTGTACTTAAGATCCTCAGCAAGACCGAGGTTGTACTTAAGATCCATGCCGGTCCCACTGTGGCAACAGTCGAGAGCGCCACGAAGGGATGCTCCGGTCCCACGGAGGGGCTCAACGAGGAGCGCGCGAATTTCATCGTCACGCATCATGCCGGCTGTCTCATAGTCGATGGGGACAAGCGTCTCGTCGCAGCCGTCGGACTCTCCGCCGGCAACGCGGGCGGGCATCTGGCCACCGTGGCCAGAGTAGTGGAGGTAGAGCTTGTCCCCCCGTCCGGCACCAGCGACAAGCCAACGAAAGGCGGCAGTGATGTTTGCGCGGGTTGGCCGGATGTCGGCCAGCCGGTTGTCGGCCATGTTGAAGGCGCCGGGCCAAATGCCATCGTAAAGCACACAGACCTCGTCGTACTTAAGTGTGGCGCAGACCGCGCGCACATCAGCAATGTCGTTGACACAGCCGGCCAACTCAGCGGCTTGACCGCGGTAGTTTATCCCGATGAGGAGGGCTTTTTTGCGTGGGCGACTCATGTCACGCAGACACCAGTATTGTTAAACGCATTTATCTAAAAATCGCGCATTTATATCTAAAAATCGCGCATTTATATCTAAAAATCGCGCATTTATCTAAAAATCGCGCATTTATCTAAAAATCGCGCATTTATATCGAAACCGTGCACGTTGTTTGGAAGATCAACGATTTATAAGGCGCTCGGGCACCTTCAAAGGCTGTTAGCAGCGCGCACGTTGCTAACAGCTCCCGGTATTTATATCGGGCACGGTCCTGGCATCTTTTCTCTATCTCTTCTTGCGCCAGCGTGGGCGTGTCTGCCATTGGTTCAGTACCAATCCCCCAATCAATTTAGCCGCATCGCATTGGTCAAAAAACATGCGGTCGCACCAGTTACCATTTTCAAGTAATGCGCCAGCTGCTGCAGTCCGGACTGCCGCATGTAAAATCACGAACCTGGTAGAGATAGTTACAAACACCAGTGCTTGTGCAGCGCGGCAACAGCGCGGAAGTGTTGCCACCGTTTTGCTGTTGCAGCCACTGGTGACAGTAGTGCCTGAGAGGGGTTGGGATTTTTTCGACCCGCCAGGCTGTCTCCACAGTGAACTTCTCCTGCAGCGCGGCCCATGCAATGAGGCTTAGGGCCGGTTGGGCAGGGTCGACCATGTCGGCCACGCTGCGGACCAGCTCTTGTGCGATATCGCCTGATGCTTTGCGCAACCGCTCGCGACTTGCGCGGGACATTGTGTGCGTAATGTCGTCACAGATTCTGCGCACCGTGTTGCCCACAATTTGTGTGCGGATTTCTTGACAGGCGGAATCAGAAGCTGCAGCTTCTGTAGAAATTGCAAACAGCTTTTTGCGCAGATAGGTGTCTGGCTCTTCTAGCTGCAGCTGTTTGCGTAGCTCGGGCGTGAATGCAATCGCGGCCGCTGCCTTAAGCAGGCGCCAGCGCAGGGCCGGAGTCGGATAAAGCCTAGAGGCGGTCGTAATCAGGGCAGCGCCCAGCTTACTTGGGGGGCCAGCCACGATCGTGAGCAGATACTTGCGGAGGGGAGTGTTATAGTCCCAGATGCACGCCCGGTGATGCAGCCAGACCATGCGGTGCAGGGCGTGCTTGATAGTTGCAGCAAGTACAGCGCCGCCATCTTTTCCCAAAAGGAATTTTTTAACCAGTTCACGGACCCCAGTGGAGACCGCCAGAAGCATAAACCCCCTTGGAGGGGTTTTTTGGGTAAACACGTGCACCATGATGGCGCGAAACAGCCGGTTATCAATGTCGGCGGGTGGGGGGAATATGGTGGCGGAGGCCAACATATCTGTGGGTACTGCTTAACGGCCGTGTTCAGTTTACGAAAATTCAGTCCACCCGGGCGTACCTTAAGAGTCGATATTAAGCGTATAAAGTCCGGTTACCGAATCGTGCTCCACGCTGTGGAGATGCAGGTCATCAATCACATGGCCCCAAATCCCGTAGCGACCATTTGTGTGGTTGCGGTTGAGCGTTCCGGGGGCATAACCCGGTTCAATCGCAGATGTCTCGGCCTCCTCGGCGTAGAGTTCGTTGTAGCGTGCAGACACGGCGCGGACGAGGTCCGCGCGTGAGAAATGCTTGCCATTGGGGGCGTTTTCTTCAAATATCCAACCCCCAGCGGACTTTTCTTCATCCGTGGGCCCAACGGTGTTAAACGGGTACGAGTAGGCCACACGAATTGTCTTTGCAAAGACAACTGGATCATCGGCACCGGCCATAAGGCTGATGTCTTCTTCTGGGTCGGCGACCGACACACAAGAGGAAGGATCCTCCGCCGATCGGTATCCTCCGGGTGCGGCGTCGTCATCGATGACCACAAACGTAGAAACAATTTCACGAGAGGGGGCGCGGGCCTTAATAAACCCTGTGATGTTGTTGCTGGGTTTGGAAATTGACATGGCTGGTGTTTTTTCTTTTTTAGGGGTGGCACCTTTTGCCATTTTGGGGGTTTTCACTTTGGCCGGTTTTGGACCGGGTTCCAACAATCCGTCACACGCTATCATGCTGTTTATAGTGCACATGGTAATGATGTGGCGATCATCATCGTCAAATTCAATTGGGTATACGATTGGGTGACCCGCTTCGACAGTTTTTTTAATTTTTTTAGCTAGTTGGGCCTTAACACATTCCGAATGGACCCATTCTACGCCGCATTCGACTATGGGGGTCCCCTTTTTTTCCATCTGTTTGGTGCAGTGTTTAAGAAGCTTTTGAGCATCTTCTTTCGAGTTAATGACTTGAATATGCTCAAAATCTGTGACATCTTCATGATCGAAGTTCATTGTCTGTTGCACATTATCTGACTCTGCGCCCCCGCGCGGCTGCTGTTTGCCCGTGATTTCATTCATGATAGAATAAGTCAGTTGGGATCTACTTTTGCCGTCGCTGTTGCCGTCGCCGTCGCTGTTGCCGTCGCCGTCGCTGTTGCCGTCGCCGTCGCCGTCGCTGTTGCCGTCGCTGTTGCCGTCGCCGTCGCTGTTGCCGTCGCCGTCGCGGGCTGACAAGTCATGTAGGAAGTCTGCAAGGTATGCAAGATTGTCCCAACGTTCCGCTGAACGCGCGGCGCTGATTGCCAATTTGGCAGCAGCATGTGCGGTCTCGCCTTTGAACCGCCCTAATGATATCTCTACTGCGGATATGTCACCAGTGCTGGCTTTGGCAATCAAATCAATGATTGAGTCTTGCATCCGTTAAGCGGCAATATTATTGGCAATCGTATTCACATGTTTTATATTTTATACACTACTAAGTCGCGTCTTGATGGACACCCACCGCCTGCAAAATGCAGGCGTAACGGTCGCTGTTATTATTGCTGCCATCACAATTGTTGCCGTCTTTTGCCCCAGCACATATGAGTCTTCTGGCCGGGCTAACTGGACTGAAAATACTGACAGAGAAAACTTTGAGCATGAACCATTAGGCGGCCAGCTTTTTTCAGAGTTGCACCCTATCTGTCACTTTCCTTGAACGATGGGTGAGAACCGTTCATAATTGCCCGCAGGCTTGATGGGATGCTGCTAGGGCTGGGGCGGTTTGAAGGCGGGGCTATTTGAACAATACGGCGTTCGCCGGCGCGGGCGGGAGCGGCGCCGCCACGGGCGGGAGGGGCGCGGTCGGCAGCATGGTCAGAGGCTGTTGCGTGGTAGAGCGCGTCGGAGTACTGGGAATGCCACTCTTCGCGAGTCTCCATAACTGCGGCTTCGCCGGTCACGGCGTAGTATGCCAACTCGCTAAGGATTGGCTTGAGGCGCTTGACAAGGTCCGAGACCGTCCGCGCCTCATCGAGCGCGTCAATGTGTTTGTATATTTCGCAACGGTTTCCTGTAGTGCCCGACATTGGCGGGCCGGGCGAGGAGTATATTGCAGGGGGGAGGCTTCCAAATTGTGTGGCACCGGTGGTCCTCAGCCGGAACGTTGTCATCGCGCACCCTTTTGCCGGCACTAATAAAAACGAGTGGCAATGTCGTCTCTCGATGTCATCATCGTTCTCTTCGTGTTCATCATTGGCATATATGCAGTCACTCGCGGTTCTCCCACCCCCTGGGCGCCGCAGGAGCCCTGCAAAGTTAACGACGATTGCACCCCCCCGAAAACATGCGATGTTGCGGCGCGCACCTGCGTCGACAACGCACTTCCGGGCCTCATCATGACGGCCCAGAGCGCTGTGCAAAAACTCCTTGTCGCGGTACAAACAATCTCCCAAAATTTTACGAACGTGTATGGCGCACACGCAATCCTTTTAGCCAATTTGGCAACGGCGATGGGAGACTTCTCAGACTACACCATCAAAATCCATAAGTCCCTTGATAACGGAGTGGCTGGCCTCAACAAATATACTAATCAGACCCTCGCAGCCCCCCCGGGCTGCACGTCAGACTGTGGGTACTACACCGACGTCATGGCGCTATCGCCTAAAAGCCCCGACAACGTGATCTGGGCCGTGGGGTCGTCCGCATCTAATGTCCAATTATACCTCCCGGTCGCCACGCAGGGGTTCGGCCCACTCACTGCCGATCTCAAAAACCTTGTTGACCGTGTCACGTTCATCTCGCAGAAAACCCTCAGGCAGATTGACACCGCCACTCAGGCGGCAATGAACAGTGTGAATGCCGACATTGCTCAGATCAATAGTTACATGACGGCGTTGCCCCCCCTTGCTGCCGCGGTAAACCAGACTGGATACGCCCTGTACAACCACTTCATAAAAGAATGATGGCCGCGACACTACCGCCTTTTAGGCGGCCTTAATAAGAGTGGCGCAACATGACAATAGATCCGGACGCGACTGCGGTCGTGGTCGCGTCGCTTATCGCCCTCGTCCTGTTCATTCTCTACAGCATGGCAACCCTGCGGGAGCGCGGCCAGAACCCGCACTGGTCTATGGAGGTGTACCTCTATTACAACCCCGCCACCCCCAACCCAGACATTGCGGCCGTCATGACCACCTACGGCGCCAAGGTCGCCACGATCCAACAGGTCGAGGTGTACCTGGTCGCTGGGGGGGGCGCCCACGGCTACGGCTACGCCGATGGAGGCGCCAAAGCCGGCCGCGTTGTAGTCGGCGCTGTGCCGACCGGCCTCGGCGGGTTAACCGTTGCCCCGTGGCCTGATGCTGCGCCCCCCCGCCCCGTTGGCGTCTGGCTGTATGGCGCAAAGCCACGCCAGGGGGCCCGTGGAGTTATCCCTTTCAGCTGTGCTCACTGGTTCCAGCCCATCTGAGGCCGGCTTTGGTACCGCCATCGGCGTAGCCGTAGCCGTGGGCGCGCCGAAAGAAAGGTATGGGCGCCAGCGACACACTTAGTTATGGGACTACTTTTTGCCAGCTTGTATAAGCACACCCCCAACAGAAATGCCTGATATCAGCGAGGAGAAACGTTTGCGACGTCGGCGGCGGACCATGATCGCCGTCATCGGCGCCATCATAATTGTCGCTGTCCTTGTGATAATGGTCTTAAGATACAGGGAGGGCCTGTTTTCCATCAAAGGTGCCGCCGACGGGTCCACAGTGAGCGTCAATTGCTCGCCCGACCAAACCATCAACATAATTAAAGCAAAATACACGCCGGACGGAAAGAGTCCCGTCGACGTCAAGGATAAGCTGCAGGCGTTGGCGGCACAGAACAACCAATTCTCATACACTGTAAGTGGCTCAAGTCTTGGCCAGACCCCGCCCGGCACCCTCAGCTTCAGCTACAAATGCCCTGCCGCCCCGGCGAAGTCCGGGTTCAGCAGCTGCGCCTCCGGCCGGCGGGCTGACCACTTCGCCACCAATGCAATCGAAAATTACCGCCATGACAAGGCCCTCCAGCAATTTAGCGACTTTGAGCTCCAGCCTGGGCAGCCTAACTACATGGAAGATGTCGGCGAGGGGGCGACGAACTTGATGGCCGCCATTTCACGCCGGTCCCCCGCTGTCGCCGGCGGGTCTCCCCTCTCGCTGGTCGCAAGCACCGACATTGATAGCGATTTCTTGACCGATGGTTTCTATGAAAACACCGTGCTAAAGGAGGCCCTCACTAGCAGCCGTCGCACCACCGCCCCAAACACCCTGACCGCAAACCTCGTCGGGCTCGGGAGCATACGGATTGACCCCCGTTTCGACCCCGGACCCCGGGCCCGTGTGGCGTCGGGCGACGCCAGTGCCAGCCATGGCGGGCACGCCGGAGGCGTGACCCTTGGCGGGTTTGGCAGCAACAAATTTCAGACGAACGGTGGCTGGGACTGGAACTATGTCCACGGGTTTGGCGACACCAGCCGCTACTAATTGCCCGCCGGTCGGCACCGGTTGTCATTTTCGCAAGCTTTCATAACTGCCGCCCGCCACCGCCGCCCGCCACAAATGTCCTGCGTGGGCAGCTCTAAACCATCTGCATTTGGCGACCCTGGCCAGTACACGTCCTGCCCCGCCGGGTCTGTCCTCGTCGGCGTCGACCTCGCTTACGACGACCCCACCAACGGGGCCCGCGCCGGGCGAATCGAACAATTCGGCGGCCATGTCGCCGACGAGGGTTATCACAACAATTATTACGAAAGGTTCATGTCGCCGCCGTCAGAATGGCAGCCCGGCACGGTCCGGGGGCTGGCCGCTTTGTACTGCGCGAGCGCCGACGCGGTCGCAGTTGCTGCCACCGGCGGCCCCCCCGCCGCCACTACTAAGTACCCTCTCCTTCCGGCGCTGGGGGGAGTGGCCACAACGTTCACCTGCCCGGCGGGCCAAGCTCTTACGGGGGGGACGGCCTGGGTGAATGGTGACGGCGCCGAGCAGATACAGTTCAACTGCAGGATGTTCGCGCCGAATGCGCCGGAAGGCGCAAGTAGCAGGATGTATCCTTTGGCGCGTTCGCCAGACTCCACGGCACAAGAAGTTGTGCTGTCCACCTTGGGCGCGGCACCCGCCGTTCTATTTGCCAATGGCGTTGCCCAGGGCCGCAAGGCCGATGTGCTTGCTAATCTTGGCTTTGGCTGCCAGAACTACGCCAATGCGTTTGATTCAAGTGATGCCCGCAAGATTGCCTGCTGCGCCGGCACGGCGTCGAACCCCCAACTCTGCGGCGGCTTTCTCCCCCAGTCGGCGGTCTGCGACGGCTACATGGTAAGGCACTGTGCTGACAGCTGCGCCGGCGGCAGCTGTCTTGACCCCGCCTGCGGCTGTCTTGTCTCTCCCGTCGGCCGCCCTGAATGTTACGATGGCCGCTGCGCCGACGCGCCGCCCGCCTACCGCACGACCCAGATGATTCAACAGGCAGCGTCCTGCCCGACGTCGGCATCTTGTGACGTCTGGCAAGCGCTTGGTAAGGGACAGCACCTCTCTGATCGGACGCCGGCGCCGGCCGACTGTGCGCCGCTCGGGCCGACCCCAGGCAGCGCCCTGAGCGACCCAAAGATGATAATTGCGATTTTTGTCATGTTGATTCTCCTGGTCCTTCTTGCCGGGAACCTTGGCGGCCACAGCCGCCCGCCGCCGCTGATGTTCATGCCCCCACCGCCCAACATGTTCTGATCATGCGCAGCTCTTTTTTGAATCATGCGACCAGTATGCACATAACATGGCCCCGCGCGTGTGGGCTTGCCTCGGCCGCACTGTGTCCTACTCGGCCGGCACCCACAAGAGTAACCACCCCACCGCGATGTTTGACTTTGATAGCACCCTCCGCCCCTACCGCGGGAAGGGCCCTCCTGAAAATATGACCCTGGCGTTTCTTGCGCGACTTTCGGAAGGATTCAACATTGTTATTGTGTCTAACCGCAGCGGCGGCGCCGCACTGGATCCCCTCCGCGAGTATGTTGCGGCACTTGATGCGGCACTTGATGCGGCACTCGATGCGGCAACATTGGGCCGTGCCACTGTCTATGCCCCCCACGCCCGCGACCGTTACCGCAAGCCTCACACAGGGTCCTGGGAGCACTATATTGCCGCGCACTGTAAGGGCATCCGGCCGGCCTTTGCATTCTTCTGCGGCGATGCCGCCGGCCGGCCGGGTGACCACTCGGCCGCAGACTACATGTACGCGCTCAACATTGGTATCCCGTTTGTCACTGCCGAGTCTCTCTTTGGGGGTGTGCCTTGGGCGGACCCGGTCAGCCTCGGCTGTTCCGCCGATCCACCTGCGGGACTCAAAAGCCCCTCACTGGCCGACACCGCAGCGGTTTGCGCCGGCGAGCGGGCGCTCTTGGCGCTGCCGAAACCTTGCCTTGTTGTGATGGTCGGATCGCCGGCAAGCGGGAAAACCCGTATTGCGGATTGGCTTGTTGCGGAACGAAGCCTTGTGCTTGTCAGCGGCGATGCTCAAGGCGCCTCGCATAAACGGCTGTTTGAGGCCGGGATTGCTGGCCGGCGGTCTATGGTTGTCGACAACACGTGCCCGCTTGCGGCCGACCGTGTGCGGTTTGCGGGCGCGGCTGCCGCGCATGGTTACGCGGTGGCAATCTGTCATGTCACCACGCCGAAACCTCTTTGTTTCCACCTGAATGCTGCACGCTGCCAGCTTGACGTGGCCGGGCTCACTGCCGAACTCCCGCCCGTCGCCCTCCACACCTACTGGAAACGTCTCGAGCCCCCCACGGAAAAAGAGGCCAACGATTTTGGGGCCCAGCTCGTTCGCATCCCATTTGTCCCCGCAGCGGACGCCCCCCCCGAGGTAACGCACTTCCGCTACCCCCCCGCCTGAAGGCCGGCCGGGTTTACCGGTGGTGGCGCACCATTTTTCTGAGCTCTCCGATGTCTTGGAGGCCAGCCCGGGTTTTTTGGGTCCGCGTGTTGTACCAGAACGGGAAGCCCGTAATGATTGGACTGTCACACGCCAGGGGCGGGTTGGAAGTGTATCCACCGATTTGGCGCCCACTCGTGTCGCACTCAATGTACTTGTGGAACTTCCCGCTGAGGACGTGCTTCTGCTTCGTGCAGTAGCCGCAGCCCTGGCGGTAGTACACAATCCAGTCGCAGTGGGCGAGGTCCTTGGCCAGCATGCAGGGTGACCACATGTAGTAAAGGACGACAATAATTAGGACGACCACGACCGCAAGGGCCCCGGTCAGCAAGGGTATCCTGGATTTGCAGGACGTGTCTTGGCCGTAAGCGCCGTTGATGTCAAATATATCGCCGCCTAGGACAGCCGTCGGCTTCGTGTACTCGTCGCTGAATATGTTAATATCGGACATTGTGCGTCGGGGGCGAGTCTATACCCGTCGTTGAAAAAGAACGGCGGCGGCGTCAAAAAATGTTCCTGGGTGTCGGTTTAAATTGTCCGCACCTTGCCGGTAAGGGACACTGTCGAATTGGCCCAGGTTGGGTCTCTATCTGGGCTCAACGGGACGGTGTGCCTATCATTAAAACCAACAATTACGAAACTGAAAGGGTTCAGGGGGCCAGTCAGCTTTAGCGACGTTCGGGTGTTTACCCCAGACTTGTAGGCGACAGCCATTGAGTTGAGAACCTTGTCGACGTTGATGCTTTTGACGCCGAATCCAGGGCGCGCTACGCTAAATATACACCCTTTAAATCGCAAACGCGACACATCTGCATCTTTTGATGTTGCCCAGGAGGGGGCGTCGGCACTTGGTTTGAAATTAAACTGCTTCCATCCCGTATAGTTGTACCACGTGTAGGCGATGCTGACAAGAATCGTAATCATGATGACTACTGACAATAACAGCGCTGACCCAGCATCCATCACTGCGGGTGTGGCTTGAGGGCAATATACTGGGCGATTATTTCTTCTGTAAAACCACAGGAACGCCGCTCGCACGGCCCACGAGCCACCAAATCGTCAGTGCTGGCCGGCAAGCATTGCCTCAACCCGTTTTATGTCGGTGTCCAGCTTTTCCAGGATGCGGCGTTGTTCCTCTTCACGCTGGCGCAGCGCCTCCTCTCGCAGCGCAATTTTTGCCTCGCGTTGCGCGATTTCGTCTTTGCGCGAGTCGAGCGCCGCCCGGTCGGTAACCAACGGGGTTGAGGCGTGGCCGGCAAGAGTGCCCGTCAAGAGCGCAAACATGCCGGGCATCAACGCCCCCTGGCCGCCTCCTGTAGCAACCTGGGCTGTTGCCACGCGGATAGCCCCCCGGAAGAGTCGCTGGAGGGCCGCAAAGTCCTCCCACTGCTCCTTTCCAATATAAATTTTTGTTTTGACGACCCGCAGGGGGCTGCGCCGCAGCTTGTAGTCTTTCCGAGTCTCCTTTCCGACAAGGTCTTCAACCATCACAAAGTCGACCGACTCGTCGCCAACATCACGCGCAACGTACTCGAGTTCTGAGTCGTTCAGGGCGTGTTGTCGGGGCGGGAACACGCCCAGCTCTTGCTGGATGAAAATTGCTTCGGGCTGGACGTTGAACTCATGGAAGGGGTAGTGGTCGTACAGGCCCTCGCGCGTGTAGATGTTGTCACCAGCAATGAAAATTTTGTAGTTTATGCGCGCGTCAATTAAGGCGATAATTTCCGGGTCGAGCCCGCCGGTGTCGACTGAGCATTTGATTGAGTTGTCCGCGATCAGCGATCTCACCTGAGCGATTGTCATGAAGCCGTTTTTTTCAATCTCTTCGTCGATGCTGCGGCGTTCCTCCTCGCTGAGGAGGCTTCGTGCAAATTCAGCATCTTCTTTTGCTCGGTCATATGTGTCCGGGTCGCCCGGCGCCGCTGGCCGGGTACCCGGCGCAATCCCGAGGCCGAGCGGGTCGCCGGCCCGCTGCGGGACAAGATATTGTGCAAGGGTGTCGGAAGTCACGCCGCCGGTAAGCGCGCCGACTTGCAGGCCACAGGGTGCAACCGGCGCGGTGACAGAAACTTGGTCCATCAGGCCGCAAGAGTAGTATACCGCCACGTGAGGGCCTCCAAAAGGCCGCGCAGGTCTAAAAAGCCGCAGCGTGGGCACTGCTAGTATGTAAAAGGCGACTCTGTTGAGATGCCAAACATGCCGGAAGGGGGGCGTGGTGGCATTAGAAGACGCTTTTTAGTGCCGTTGTCGCCATCTGAGTCGGCTTGCAATGACATGATGGCGATGAGGGTTATGAACAGCATGAAGGTTATCGCCGCAAGTTGCGGGTTAACCTTTAGCACATTGACGAAAGTCTTGAAGGTGCCGCACTGCTGGTTAGCGCCTGTTACAATGTTGTGGCTCCCGCCGACTTCAATCAGGTTCACGCAGATTGTGCTCTTCGAGCAAGTCTCGTTTGGGGTTGGGCCATTAGTCCCCGTCCGTTGGTACCAGACTGATGGCTTGTAGGCAAACGCGGCGTTGGCGCATGACGCCATCGCAACTTGAGGGCATGATATTGCGTTGTTGACACAGGCGCAGTAAGTTGTTTGTTTGTATTTTTCATCGGCACAGAAGCCACGGCCAGTGCTAGCAGATCCAATAATTCCATCGCAACTATTCGATTCGGATCCAGCCGGTTGTTGGAGGCATGCTTGAACTTCTTCACTGAGATCTGATATGGCTGGGTCGGGCCCAAAAGACGTCCACGTTGTTGCCATGGTGGCAGAAGTATACCACCCGCCGAATTTACTGCCGAGAATATTTAGCTGCCAGACCATGGCCACGTGCATCCTCGCCGAGGAGGTCACCATTGCAATTATATGAAACGATTATTGCTGGCAGTTTGTGGGACATTTGAAGGGTGCAACCCATCAGTATAACTAACCATGTCGTCTGGGGAGCAGGACGCCCCCCTCTTCTTGATTTCCCCCATCGGCCGGGCGGTCGACCTCTACGCTGACGTGGCGACACCCGGCGGCCCCCATGGTGACTCCGGCACCGACCTTCGGTTTGCCGAAGACGTCTTGATCCCGCCAATGGCTGAAAATAAGGGGAAACCGGTCATTGTGGACCTGAAGGTGCGTGCCCGGTGCCTTGTCGGAGGGAAGTTTGTCCCTTTCCAGGTTACGCCCCGCAGCAGCATTGGCTGTACGCCTCTTGGTCTTGCCAACAGTCTTGGCATTATTGATAGTGGCTACCAAGGCTGTCTGAAGGTTGCTCTCCGCAACTTCTCAGATGAGAACTGGCCCTGCCACCGGGGCGACTCTCTCTTCCAGCTCACCTGTCCTGATCTTTCCGCCGCATGTGTTTCTGTTGTAGACGAGAAAAACCCTGCTTTCGCCGTTCCAACTACGCGCGGCGCAGGCGGCTTCGGCAGCACGGGCGCTGCTGGCACAAAATAAATAAATGCCTTTTGGCGGGTATTTATGTAATGGTTTTTTAGTGCCACAAAAAAGTGTGGTGGACCGGTGGACTCGTCGTGATGTTTGAGTTTGCCAGGGCTGCCGCATCTTTTCCAGTTCACAATCCATGCGCCGCTTGGGCCGCACTGGCACTACCCGGTGGCGCCAAACGATTCTCGGCCTGAGCTTTGGCCTGAGCTGCGGCTCGCACAGCGCGGGCAGCTTCTCGCGCTGCTTCTTGCGCAGCTTCTCGCGCAGCAGCAGTATCTTCTGGCGCAGCGTGTAACCATATGCGAGAAGCTGCACGCGCTGCTTCTCGCGCAGCGGCAGCCTCTGCACGCGCAGCGTGAAACAATGCGCTAGAAGCTTCTTGCTCCGCGCGGGCAGTTGCTTGCGCAACACGCGAAGCTTCGCGGGCAGTTGCTTGCGCAACGCGCGTAGCTTCGCGCGCAGCGCGGGCAGCTTCTCGGTATTTTTGTTGCGCAGCGTCCACCGCATCTTGACACTCCTTCAAGCGCCTTTCGGCGGGCGTGGCCTTTCTAGGCGCATAGCACATTCCTGGCTCTTCGCCGCCACAGTTCCACTTAGCACTGTCGGGCAAATGGCTCATCAAGAGTGTTGAGGGTACACTAACTTTAAAAAAATTCAAATGTGGCACCTGGGAATTCCTCTGATTTTGGCAAAAATGGCCGCCCGGCTTCAAGACGTGTTTCCGTAAAGGGTCGTCGGGGCCTTCTTCTTTTGGTGCAGGGCCATAAAGATGGCGACGAGGCAAACAATAATAATGAATATTACAGCAAGAAAGACCATTGCCGACTTCATTACCGCCTCAATTGCATCTGTGATGAATGCGAACGGGTTTTCCGAATCATACGTGCTGTGTTGGTTCACTATGTCTGAAATATCATTTGTCATCGTAACGTTGTTATTTTGTTTAAGAAGGCACTCCGCAATATAGTTGGTCACGGTGTTCTGAACAATATTGCGCACAACATTGTTGTTTCCAGTAACGCTCAAGACGCTTTGGTCTTTGACCGAATTAACGCAGGTTACAACAGTGGTGTCTGTAACCGTCTGAGTAATGGTATTGGTAACCTTGGCATTGGTATCATCTTTTGAGGTGTCCGCCCATTGCGTCAATGCAACCTCTGAATCTTTGAGCAGCTGTGAAATAGAAGTTGACAATTTGTCATTAAATTTATTTTTATTTGTGACGTCGGCCAAACAATCCGATTTAACGTTTATTGTTATGTCTTGTCTGACGCCATCTACAATGTTATAATCACCATTGATGGCTATTGTTTCATTACCCACCGTGCTTGTAAAACAATTCAGCGTGGTGTTCTGAATTACGTTGGAGACAATATTTGTCGAAACTTCTACTGACTGTTTAGTTTGGTGCCCTCCCATCCCAAACAACCCTAAAAGTGTGCAAGGAATAACGCCATATGATAACAAATATAAATGGCCGCCGCACTTGAATTTGAAACAACCCGCCCGCCTCATACTCCCGACCAAAATGCGGGTCCTCAAGCCCGAAAAAACAGACGACGAGGTCCGTCTCGTGGCTGCGATGCTGAACATTGAGAAGGGGGCGCTGGCCGTTGGTCCCAACCTTGAGCCACTGCCGCCCCCCCACGAGCCCCATCCCGTTGTAAAGATGGACCCTATTACGGCCAGGGGGGTCCCTTATGTAATCCACTACCGGTCGACCGTTGGGGTCGTGTACTACACGCTGACGCAGGGGTCCCACATTGCGGCCCTCATTGGCCGCCTCGCGGCCCAGCTTGATCGCGCCGGTGATGCACACTTGCGCGGTTACCGCGCTGTTGCGGCCACGCCCACAACAGTCCTCCGCCACAAAATGCGTGTCGCGCCTGCCGGCGGCAGTATGGTTGTTGGCCCCCAAAAGTGCCACAAGAAAGCAATTGTCGATAATAAGGCCGGCCTTCCGGCGCGACTCCTGCACCAGTGGCTGCCCCCCAATGACGGGAGCGACATTAAACCGCCACCCCACTACAGCGTCGGCGCCGCCTTCACCTGGGTGTTCATGCCGGTCACCGCCGCGCTTGCGATGGGCGAAATCGGCTTCGACTCGATGCCGGCCGTCAACGCTTCCCTTTCTGCCATCTTCTATGATGGGGGCCAGACCAGCAACATCCCCGATGGCGGCGAGATTGCCCTCCTCACCCCCAACCACTTCGATGTGGTCGGTCTCCCAGATTTCCTGCGGCTGCCGCCTCACCACATGCCCCGCCACGGGGTGATTCTAGTTCATGAGGACGGCCGCCTGACATTCGTCGGGCGCATCTTAAACCTCCACCTGAAGGCGGGCCGCAACGTCTGGCCGCCCGAGCGCAGCATTCTCCAGCAGCTCCCGGCTGAAGCTTGGGCGCCCGAGACAATTCTCCTGCCTGGCGAAAAGATTGCCAACTCCAAGAGCCGCGGCTTTCAGTGCGTGAGCTGCCTGGCCCCCCTCGGGGGGGTCGTGGTCATAATCCGGGGGGGCTGCGTGCCGGCGACCAACCTGCATCGTGATTGGTTCTACTGCGCTGCGGAACCGCGCACCCCGCTTGTCGGCAACGCCGCTGCCGGCTTGCCCCTCTGCGCATTCTGCTGGAATTCGCTCGAGTCGCCAGCCTGCCTGGCCGACCACATGGGCGCCAGCCTGACCCACACCACAATCCCCTTCTCGCAGGCTGAGGCCGCCGCCGCCTGTCCAAGCCATAAGATGCTCGCGCCCCTCCTTGCTGGCACGGCAACCCCCATCACAGGCGCCAAGGGCGCCTTTATCGTAAAAACGCCAGAAAACGGCCCGGGCGGCGGCGTCAGCGTAATCCTTGCCTGCGAAAAAATGGGCCGCTATCCTGCAGTCACCTACCCCGCCATTGCCGCGGCTAAACTGAGCGTCATCACCATGGTCCTCGCCTCGGTCCAATCAGACCCCGAAGCCGGGGACTGACGCCGGGCTAGCCTACCGCCGCCTTTGCTTCCTCGGTTACCGACGCAATCATGTACGTGGGGATTGCGCCCTTCACGCCGAGGCCCTCCTCAAGATTGCGCACGTAAGAATCCACCATTGCGCCAATTGCCGTCCGCATTTTTTCAGCCAGCTGGTCTGACACGGCCTTGGGCGGCTCGCCGATGGCGGTGGCTTCGGCCGCTGACCGTGCGAGGTGGAGGCGGCCCGCCCGCCGCATGTCGGGGTCGCTAGAATTTGCCGCCTGCTCCGCCTCAGCAGCTATCACCGCGGCGGCGGCCGCATAGATGTCGTTCTTGAACTGCTCGAGCTTTTTCACTTCCCAGTTTCGCTTGTCCCAGTCAAGAAGGATCAGCGCTGAGAGGAGGCGAGATATTCGGCCGTTCACGCAGACAATCTTTCGCCCCGTGACCCCCTCCTCCCAACAGTCGTAGAGGGCATCAAAGACCGCCTGGCGCATCTGGCCACGGACAGCGGCGTTCCGCGGGTCTCCCGCCCGCAGCCAGACGCGGCCGAGGCACTCGGCATCGGTCGCGCCAATAGCAATAACGCGCTCCCCATTCTTTGTCCTGGCAATTACTTCCTCGACGTCGGTCACGCGGTGGGCGCGGCCTTCCGAGAAATCCCCCCCCCGGGCCCGAATTTCGGCCATGACCTCGTCGGGGCCCGGCAGCGCGGCGTCGGCCTGGTCAGCCCGCAGCCGCTCGACAATGGCCCTCAGGCACGCAAGCACGCCCGTGTCGTGGGCGTTCTGCGGGTCATCGGTGTTTTGTGTCGCGAGCTCAACGTATGTCGCGACCCCCACGCCCCGCGCGCCGCCCTGGGCGGCAACCGCGGCGGCCGCCGCCACCTGCCGCTCATGCGTGAGGTCCTCGCGCCGTTGCGCCGCGGCCGCGGCAAGCGGCTGGTCAACGGGAAATCCCTGGAAGATCGTCAAGTTGTCAAAGTCCCAGCCAAAGTTGGCAATGATTGGGTCGTTCGCCAGCAGTTCATTGAATCCGCCGAATGCAAACCCGGCCGCCGCGTCAATAATAAACTCCACATTGTTGTCAAAAGCGTTTCCACCACCCACGCGCGGCGCCGCGCCTCGGGGCCTCAACCCTTCGAGCGCCGCCATATAGTGGCGGCGCGCCTCGTCGAACATTCCGCGGCGGATCTGTGCCAGCTCGATCGCGCCATGCGTCGGCGCGCCTGTTGCGTCGCGCATCGGCCGGTGCTCCTGCGAGAGTATGTTTCGCGTGATCACCGTCGCGCTCAGTATGTGGTCCCCCGGCGTTGGGTCTGCCCGGCCGGTTGCCCGCTGAAGCGCGAGCGCCGCCGCCTCATCGAATGTGCCGTCTGACCTGCGGTACACCTTCCACGGATTTTCAACGTAGTGGGCCAGCCAGTAGTTTTTCTGCGCCCATGCCGGATCTTTTGCGACGGCGTAGATAATGAATATGAGCAACGCCGCGAGCGCTGCCCCAAGTAAGAAGGTTGACGGCTTCATCGTATGGCGTATATGGGCATCGTACAATTGGCCCGCGCCGCGCGCCAAAAAGTCGCAAGGCGGTATGTGCCGTGCCTTACACTATTTTTTCGACCTCTTCAGGGGTCAGCCGCCCCTCTTTCCAAAGGCGCCGTGTGTCCGTGTAGATCACCGGATCGGCGGTACTGAGGGTGGTCTTGTACTCCGAATACGATGCCGACCCGCCGGTTCGATCAAACAGGGCCTGCGACGAATGGTGGACCTCCTGGGCACGGTGTGAGACAAAGCCGTCCCGGCGCCGGTGGCGGCACCGGACACAGTAGTAGATGACGGCGGCCGCGATTAAGACGACAATGGCAATGTTTGTTGCGCATGGTTGGTTGGGGGCCCAAGCCATTATGGGTACAGTATCCTAACGGGCACAGTATCCTAACGGGCACAGTATCCTAACGGGCACAGTATCCTAACGGGCACAGTCATTTGCAACCTTGCGCGGTCAGGCGGCCGACCCGCGGTTCAGAACAAGCTTCCGCAAGGTTAAGTAGTCGTGTTTGAGCGCTTCACGGGGCTTACGCTCAAGAATAACAGGCGTTTCGTGGCGCTGCGCGTAGTCGGTGAATGCGGCCAGGCCACTCGCCGAGAGACTGTCCTGATACCCGTCCCAAATTTTCCCCTTGGCCAGCCCGGCGTGCATGTCGGGGCCGACGCCCCGCGGCCGCTCGCTATCGTTAAGGTGGACCATTATGGCCGCGTGCGGAATTATGTCGGAGACGGCCTCGAGGCCGTGCAGCCAAGCGTCGGCGGCTTCGTATGACTGGAGGTCAACCCCGCACGTCCACAGGTGGGCCGAGTCGATGCAGAGGCCGAACCGGTCGAGGTTCGGGTCGAGGTCCTGGCGGATTGCGGTAAAGAGGGCGGCCAGTTTTTCGGGCGTCTCATAGTACGACTCGGTGGGGCGCACCGCCGGGGTTTCGAGGTAGACCCGGACATTGGGGGCGTCGAAGGTGTGAAGGCGGCCAATGTAGCGCATCACATTTTCAACCGGGAGCTTTGGCAGGTGGACCACGAGGCCCATAATCCCGGCCTCCTGACAAACGCGCAGCTCCTCGCGGATAAAACGTGCCGCGTCAGGGTCGCCCCGCCACGGTTGTGCGCTGTACGAGCTGTGCGCAATGACGCAAATCCCCGTCCGCTTGATGTACTCACGGAGGGGGGCGCGCTCTTCGGGTTGGAGCGTTATCTCACGGTTTTTTGGTCCTCCAACGAACATGGCGGCGGACATGGCGGTGAACCCCGCCTCAGTCGATGCTTCCCTCCGAGCCACCTCGAGGTGCTCGACCATGCCGGGACGCGGCCCCTGGGCATAGTACCGGTTAACGTGCGGGCCAAACGACATTATGATATACCAACCAAGTTGAGAAGTCTTCAACTTTGCACCAGCGTGTTTTGTCAGACGACCGCTTTGCAACTTTTTGGTGCGCGGCGCGCCGCGCCTCAATTCGGTTCACTTTTTGGTTCACTATTATGAGGGAGGTGTTGTTTTAACGGTTTAATGACTTCCTGACCATGTCTCATGTTGCCGAACGAACACACTGTGTACCGGTTAAGCACTTAGTTCGCAAATCCCTCGATTTGCCGGTTCACTCCGAGCGAGGGCGGGGGGGGGGGGGGGTACCAAGTTTGAAAAAAACAGAAACCGTCTGCAACTTTTGGCCGCAGACCATTTCTTATTATTGAAAATACCTGGGCGAGTCCTGCACACCACCAATAAATATTTGGGTCTTAATTAGACCGATTGGGGTAAAATAATACAGACCCGATGGACTCGCCCGGGCTTGCTTATGATTGGGTAGAAATTGGAACGTCCGATTTTAACACTCGAGGGCTAGAACCGTTTGCCCCCGAAAGGGGTCTTCTGGTAGAACCGCTCCAATTGTATTTGGACCGGCTCCCGGCCGGCGCCAATATTCAAAAGATTAATGCCGCTGTCTGCGCCGAGGATGGGAACGCACTCGTCTACTATATCTCCCCCGTAACTATTGACAAGTACAATTTACCGGAATGGATGCGGGGGTGCAACCGGATGTTTGCCCCGCACCCTCTGGCCCGGCCAGAACTGCTTAAAGCAGGGCTCGACCCTGCTGAGCATATTAAGACAATATCCGTCGAAACAGTCACGTGGCTGACTCTTGTCCGGCGAGCACGCATTGGAAGCGTTGCATACCTCAAAATTGACACTGAGGGGGGTGAAACCGAAATAATCAGACAGGTACTAGCCCTGGGGCAGCGGCGCCCCGATATGTACCCGGGCCGGATTATGTTTGAGACCAACTCGAACTCAACCTTCAGCCAAATTGCGGCAAACAAATATTTGCTGGAACAGCATGGCTATAAAATATTGGAAATTGCGGGCGACGACACTCTCATGGAATACTGCGGCAACCGCGCCCCGGTAAATGTACTCCCTAAAATTGCGCTGTGTTCTAGCGCAGAATGGGCGTTCGGACAGATATCTGCAGAAGTTGCCGCGTACCCTAGCAATCTGTACGATTTAAGGGTCATATACTGGGACGTGAGTGGTTTTGATCCAATTGTTGTCTTGACGAAGGGCAACTTCTGTCTCATTATTGTCCATTCATTCTCCATAACGGAGTACGTGAGACATTATGTGCCAAGCTATATTAACCGAATAGCGACCGTGTGCCACGGCCCAGTAGAGTTGTCTCCCGGATGGTCCAGAGGAGGAATTGATACTCGGATGCCCACTGGGTGTGTTTCTCCCGAAATTGTAGATCTTATCTCAATGGAGAAGGGGAAGGGCATGCTCACTCCTTGCGGCGTCAACATTACCACATATTCACCCCCGTCGGTGGGCGATGCGAGCGACGCGAGCGACGCGGGCGACGCGGGCGACGCGGGCAATCCTTTGCGGGTGCTCTTCCCACGCACCCTTGACCCAAAAAAGCAGCATATGATTATAAAACGCGTTGAGCTTGTGGGCCGACTGATTGCCCACTTCCAGGGCCACGAAAAAATTAAAGTAACCTGCTTTGAGAGGGACCTTGCGATTGAAGAAATGCCCGCGGCATACCGCGCGGCCGACATTGTCTTAATCTTAAGCAAAAGTGAAGGAAACCCGCTACCAGCTTTAGAGGGGGCGGCGTGTGGTACGACCCTTGTAACTACTGCCGTCGGAATTATTCCAGAACTTGTTTCTGACGGCGTTGACGGATTCATCGTAAAAGGCGAGACAGACGATGAACTGTTTGATTCAACCGTTACAACTTTAGAGCGCCTTGCCGGGAACAGAAGCCTGGTGGAGTCTGCAAAAAAAGCCTTATCAAACAAGGTCCGCAGGCTCTATTCATGGGATGTGGTAGGAGCAGCGTGGGAAAAGTTCATCTGCGCTGCGATTGAGGTTGCGAACAGTCTTTAGACGAGTGCATCGTCGTTTTCAACATAATTTTTTTCAGAAGTGTCTTTTGAAAACTCTTCACTTCTGAATTTATGGCTCGTCTGGCTGTACCAGCCGCCCGCCTTCTGGTCAGCTATATTGCTAAATATCGTGTCGTATGTTTGGCCCACAGTCTCCAAGCTGTACAGGCGGCGGGCCCTTTCCGCAATGTAAGCGCGGTTGAGGCCCGGCGCCCTACGGAGCGCCCCGATAAAATCGGCAAGACTGTTGCAGCGGTAACCTGTGACCCCGTCTTCAACAGTTTCCCAGAAAGCCCCGAATGCCGTTGTCACAACGGGCGTGCCGCAGAGCTGCGCTTCTACGGCGGAACCACAGAACGGCTCAACAAAGTTAGACGGCGCGAGCAGCACCGAGGCGTTGCCCAGCAACGTTGCTCGGGCAGCACCCATGATGGGTGGCTGGGACTCGATGTTTTTTGATTGAGCCGTCCATGGGGCCGGATCGCCTTGACCCACCAGTATGAATCGGGTCTCCGGCATGCGCAGGGCAATAGAGACAATGGTGGTCATGCCCTTAGACTCTGTAATTCGCCCAAAGTATAAGACATAGGGTGTGGCGCCTTGCGGTTCCAGGACAACTGGCCAATTATTCAGGTCATAGTAGTTGGGCGCCACAAACTCGTAATTGCGCCCCCACTCAAGGTGCCGCCGCCCCAGGTGCCAGTGCATCCAGGCCGACGTCTCATAAATCCGGTAGGGGAGTGCCCCGTCAGTACAAGTGTACCCAATGCCCGACTCGACATGGAAACAGTGGGGGGCCGCCGCAACAAGACTCGGCATAGGCCCAAATACATGGCAGACAATGTCGCCCTCAGTTACCCGAATTTTTAGTGCATGGGCGGCCAGCTGTGTGAACGCGGTGGTCAGCTCTTTGTTGTTAACATCTTTTGAGTAGTCTTCACCCTCACTGGTACGTTTAGAAAAAAGTTTAAGGGTCGACTCACTCAGAATTTGCACTTTTTCAAAGGCGGCGCTTTCGCTCTTCCCATTGCTGTACTCTACAACATGCCATCCGTAGGCCTGCATCATCTTGGCAAACCTGAGGATTTTGCCGGTGAAGGCGCAGTGAGAGTAGTGCTGGTTTACGACCGTGTGTGGGAGCCCCACAACGTGCAGGACCCCCTTAACGCCACTCATTGTAATAGTTTAGTTTAAAGCTGTAGTGTTTAAATGCGTTAGTGGTTACCAGGGCACCCAGACAACCTGAAGGCCAAAAAATGTCATTTGCAAAAACTACGCGAAATACAACATAACAGAAATCGGGTTAAATATATTGTTTCCAGGTACACCTGAATTGACTTTGACCTCAATACAATTACCCGGATCCACGGATATTGTTAGGGCTATGGGCGTTAACGTTCTACCCGCAGTCGTGAATGTACCCGCCGGAGTTGTATATGCAGCAGTGGCACTTTTATTTTTATGGATTGAAATGGTCCCCGAGTTGCCTACATCCCATGCCATTGTCATAAGGCTAATGGTGCCACCCACTGGCACTACAAATTGAGTTTCCGCTCCGGTAGTTGTCGCCGCGGCGTTTGCCGCAACTAGGCCTGCAGGCCCCACATTTGCAAATAAATATGCTGGTAATATGGAGGCTGGTGTTGCTGGTGTCGTCGAAGTGCTGCCTCCTGATACTGTTACTCCAAACGGGACTGTATAGCCACGAGCCGTCGCCCAAATAGGAGGGCCCGTCGCTCCACCGGAGGTCAGTACAGTCCCCGCCGCGCCATTGGTCAGCATCGCAGTTGTCCCTGCAGCGGAACCCTGGTAGGGAATACTCCAGGGCCCTCCAGCGAGATTTGTCGCCGTCGTCGCCGACGTCGCGTTGCCGTTGAAGGATGTTGCCGTTAGCACGCCCGTGCTTGGTATGAGACTCACTGTTGTGACTGTCTCGAGAGCATTGTTGGTCGCAGCGCCACTTGTATTTACGAACGTCAGGTATCGTATTAACGTTGAAGTCGTGTTAGTGGTTGTCACGTTGGTCGCGTTGGTCGCGGTGGTCGCGATGGTCGCCGAGCCCGCCGACGTCGCCGACGTTGCATTCCCTAGAAAGCCACCTGTCCCGGCCGTGATACTCCCTGTTGTTGATATACTGGTTGCCGCTAGTGCGCCCGTGCTTGGTATGAAACTAATTGTTGAGACAGTCCTAAGAGCATTCGTGGTCGCAGCGGCCGAGACCACGCCCACCAGAAAGTGTTGTAATGTTGAAGCCGAAGTAGCGGTCGTCACGTTGGTCGCAGTCGTCGCCAATGTCGCGTTACTTGCCGTCCCCGTCAACGTGCCACTAACTGTCAAGTTGGGAACAACCAGCGTGGTCGTGCCCGGATTGTAGGTTAACGCTGTTGCTGTCTGAAGAGTCGACGCCGCAGCAGGGGAGTTGTCCGTTGTCGAGAAGGTAATGTATCGCGGTCCGGTGGCGCCGTTCCTAATCGTCATGACCTGCGTCGAGTTGGCGGCCAATGTCGCGTTACTTGCCGTCCCCGTCAAGTTGGGAACAACCAGCGTGGTCGTGCCCGGATTGTAGGTTAACGCTGTTGCTGTCTGAAGAGTCGACGCCGTAGCATCGGTGTTGTCCGTTGTCGAGAAGGTAATGTATCGCGGTCCGGTGGCGCCGTTCCTAATCGTCATAACCTGCGTCGAGTTGGCGGCCAATGTCGCGTTACTTGCCGTCCCCGTCAAGTTGGGAACAACCAGCGTGCTCGTGCCCGGATTGTAGGTTAACGCTGTTGCTGTCTGAAGAGTCGACGCCGTAGCAGCGGTGTTGTCCGTTGTCGAGAAGGTAATGTACCGCGTTGCAGAGGTGCCGTTCCTAATCGTCATGACCTGCGTCGAGTTGGCGGCCAACGTTGCGTTACTTGCCGTCCCCGTCAACGTGCCACTAACTGTCAAGTTGGGAACAACCAGCGTGGTCGTGCCCGGATTGTAGGTTAACGCTGTTGCTGTCTGAAGAGTTGACGCCGCAGCAGCGGTGTTGTCCGATGGCGAGAAGGTAATGTATCGCGGTCCGGTGGCGCCGTTCCTAATCGTCATGACCTGCGTCGAGTTGGCGGCCAATGTCGCGTTACTTGCCGTCCCCGTCAAGTTGGGAACAACCAGCGTGCTCGTGCCCGGATTGTAGGTTAACGCTGTTGCTGTCTGAAGAGTCGACGCCGTAGCAGCGGTGTTGTCCGTTGTCGAGAAGGTAATGTATCGCAATCCGGTGGCGCCGTTCCTAATCGTCATGACCTGCGTCGAGTTGTCGGCCAATGTCGCATTGCTTGCCGTCGTCGCAGTGGTCGCAGTGGTCGCAGACGATGCATTCCCTATAAAGCCGCCCGTCGCAGTGATAGTTCCTGATGCAATAAACCGTGGCGCTCGCAGCGTTCCACCCCCTGTTTCAGAAGGGGTATATGTAAGTGGCGTTGACGTCTGTAAGGCAGCAGTACCGGCACCCCCCACTGCATCTGTCCATGTCAAAAACTGCGCAGTAGTCGAAGTGGTGTTACTGACGGTCGGAACTTGTGACGCAGACGATGCATTCCCTATAAAGCCGCCCGTCGCAGTGATAGTTCCTGATGCAATAAACCGTGGCGCTCGCAGCGTTCCACCCCCTGTTTCAGTAGGGGTATATGTAAGTGGCGTTGACGTCTGTAAGGCAGCAGTACCGGCACCCCCCGCTGCACCTGTCCATGTCAAAAACTGCGCAGTAGTCGAAGTGGTGTTACTGACGGTCACAGCTTGTGACGATGATGTCGCATTTCCGGTCAGTGCACCAATAAAGGTTGGTGTTGAAATGGTACCACCAGGGTTAGTAAGGGCCAGAGTATCAGGATTAAATCTTAGGCCGGTTGCGTGTGTATTTAGAGTTGTTGTGGTTGTGCCCGTCGAGACGCTAGTAAACAGTAATCTATGCGCTGTGGTAGATACCGTATTTAATATTATTACGGTCGAACCGCTCCCAGGAATGCCGGTGGCACCCGTAGACCCGGTGGGACCGCCACTAGGGCCAATAGGTCCTGTAGGTCCTGTAGCGCCAATAAATGACACTCCAGTAGCACCGGTGGCTCCTATACCGCCGGTAGGTCCTGTAACGCCAATAGGCCCAGAAGGTCCTGTAACGCCAATAGGCCCAGAATCGCCAGTTGCACCAGTGGGACCAGAAGCACCTGTAAGGCCAGACGCGCCGGTGGGGCCGGTGGCTCCTGTTTCGCCGGTGTCCCCTATATTACCGGTAAGTCCAGTGAATCCAGTAGCGCCGGTGGCTCCTGTTTCGCCAGTGAGGCCAGAAGCGCCGGTGGGTCCTAATTCGCCAGTGAGGCCAGAAGCGCCGGTGGGCCCAGAAGCACCAGTAAGACCAGACGCGCCGGTGGCTCCTACATCACCAGTGAGTCCAGACGCGCCGGTGGGACCAGAAGCACCAGTAAGTCCAATAGGCCCAGAAGCGCCGGTGGCTCCTACATCACCAGTAAGACCAGACGCGCCGGTGGGACCAGAAGCACCAGTGAGACCAATAGGCCCAGAAGCGCCGGTGGCTCCTGTATCACCGGTGAGGCCAGAAGCACCAGTGGGTCCTGTAACGCCAATAGGCCCAGAAGCGCCAGTTGCACCGGTGGGGCCAGTTGCACCGGTGGGGCCAGTGTCGCCGGTGAGTCCAGAAGCGCCGGTGGGTCCAGAAGCGCCGGTGGGGCCAATAGGCCCAGAAGCGCCGGTGGGGCCAGACTCGCCGGTGAGGCCAGAAGCGCCGGTGGACCCAGAAGCGCCGGTGGGGCCAGACTCGCCGGTGAGGCCAGAAGCGCCGGTGGGTCCAGAAGCGCCAGTAGAACCTATATCGCCAGTGGGTCCTGTAATGCCAGAAGCGCCGGTGAGTCCAGAAGCGCCGGTGGGGCCTGTAATGCCAGTGGGTCCAGTCGCACCAGTGTCGCCGGTGAGTCCAGAAGCGCCGATGGGTCCAGAAGCGCCAGTGGGTCCAGAAGCACCAGTGGGTCCAGAAGCGCCAGTGAGGCCAGAAGCGCCGGTGGGCCCAGAAGCGCCGGTAAGGCCAATAGGTCCAGAAGCACCGGTGGCTCCTATATCACCAGTGAGGCCAGTGAATCCAGAAGCACCAGTGGGTCCTGTAACGCCAATAGGTCCAGAAGCGCCGGTGGCTCCTATATCACCGGTGAGGCCAGACGCTCCAGTAGCACCAGTGAGGCCAGACGCTCCAGTGGGCCCAGAAGCGCCGGTGGAGCCAGACTCGCCGGTGAGGCCAGAAGCCCCGGTGGGGCCAGACTCGCCGGTGAGGCCAGAAGCGCCCGTGGGTCCAGAAGCGCCGGTGGCTCCTGTAACGCCAGTGAGGCCAGAAGCGCCGGTGGGGCCAGACTCGCCGGTGAGGCCAGAAGCGCCGGTGGGCCCAGTGTCGCCGGTGAGTCCAGAAGCGCCGGTGGGTCCAGACGCGCCGGTGAGTCCAGAAGCGCCGGTAAAACCAGAAGCGCCGGTGGGCCCTAATGCGCCAGTGAGGCCAGAAGCGCCGGTGGGTCCAGAAGCACCAGTGAGACCAGAAGCGCCAGTGGGTCCTGTATCGCCGGTGAGGCCAGAAGCGCCAGTGGGTCCTGTAACTCCAGTAGCACCGGTGGATCCTATATCGCCGGTGGGGCCAGTGTCTCCGGTGAGTCCAGAAGCGCCGGTAGGTCCAGAAGCGCCGGAGAGGCCAATAGGCCCAGAAGCGCCAGTAGCACCAGTGGATCCAGAATCGCCAGTAAGGCCAGAAGCGCCGGTGGGTCCAGAAGCACCGGTGAAGCCGGAAGCGCCGGTGGGGCCTGTATCGCCGGTGAGGCCAGAAGCGCCGGTGGCTCCAGAAGCGCCTGTAGAACCTATATCGCCGGTGAGACCAGTGAATCCAGTAGCGCCGGTGGCTCCTGTAACACCAGTAAGGCCAGAAGCGCCGGTGGGGCCAGTGTCGCCGGTGAGTCCAGAAGCGCCGGTGGGCCCAGAAGCGCCGGTGAGTCCAGAAGCGCCGGTGGGTCCAGACGCGCCGGTGGGGCCAGAAAGACCAACTGGTCCAGAAGCGCCAGTGGCACCGGTGGGTCCAGAAGCGCCGGGGGGTCCAGAAGGGCCAGTAGATCCTATATCGCCGGTGGGCCCAGACGCGCCGGTGGGTCCAGTAGATCCTATATCGCCGGTGAGGCCAGTGAATCCAGACGCGCCAGTGGGTCCTGTAACGCCAATGGGCCCAGAAGCACCAGTGGGTCCTAATTCACCAGCAAGACCAGACGCACCGGTGGGCCCAGATGCACCGGTGAGGCCAGAAGCACCAGTGGGTCCTAGTGCGCCAGCAAGACCAGAAGCGCCGGTGGGCCCAGATGCACCGGTGGGCCCAGAAGCACCAGTGGGTCCTAATTCACCAGCAAGACCAGAAGCGCCGGTGGGCCCAGACGCACCGGTGGCTCCAGAAGCACCGGTAGATCCAGTTGTGCCAGTGAGGCCAGTAAGCCCAGACGCGCCAGTGGGCCCAGACGCGCCGGTGGCTCCAGAAGCACCAGTTGGTCCTAGTGCGCCGGTAAGCCCAGACGCGCCAGTGGGCCCAGACGCGCCGGTGGCTCCAGAAGCACCGGTAGATCCTAGTGCGCCGGTAAGCCCAGACGCGCCAGTGGGCCCAGACGCGCCGGTGGGCCCAGAAGCACCAGTGGGCCCAGACGCGCCGGTGGGCCCGGTAAGGCCCGAAGCGCCAGTGGGCCCAGAAGCACCAGTGGCTCCAGACGCGCCAATGTCTCCGGTATCACCGGTGAGGCCTGTAAGGCCGGACGCGCCAGTGGGCCCGGAAGCACCAGTGGCTCCAGACGCGCCAATGTCTCCAGTATCGCCAGTGAGACCTGTAAGGCCGGACGCGCCAGTGGGCCCGGAAGCGCCAGTGGCTCCAGACGCGCCGGTGAGACCAGTGAGACCGGTGAGGCCTGTGAGTCCGGACGCGCCAGTGGGCCCGGAAGCACCAGTAGACCCAGACGCGCCGGAGGGGCCGGTGAGGCCTGTGAGTCCGGACGCGCCGGTAGGCCCGGAAGCACCAGTGGGTCCAGACGCGCCGGTGGGCCCAATCGCCCCGCCCCCCCCCCCAACAGCCCCTATATACTCAAAGTAGGTCAGCAAGAAGGGGGGGGCCATGTAGGACGGAACGCCATAAGGGAACTCAACAATATGGTTGAGGCCATCAACGGCCCACACAGCGGGCAGTTGTAGATGAATGACGCCATTAGCGTCTACAACTGCCGGAGTATATCCGGTGGCGCTGGTTGGCGCCGCGGCCAGAATCGGAGCCACTGACCCAGCACCCGGCGACGTGTCGCCAAAGGTTGCTGGGATGACTCTTTGTATGGGGGCCAAAGGGTTTGAGCTGCAGAATTTGTGGCTGGCCCCCGGCACACCGCTAAGAATAATATTTTTGCGAAGCATCACGACCCCGAAAGTTTGAAGGTCATTGAGGAGCGCCGCGGGGGGTATCGATGGGACAGAGCTGACATCATTCCAAAGCTCTTCTGGAGAGACGGGGATTCGGTGAATCGTATCGCCTCGGGTTGCGACATAATGGTGGGCCCGCTGCTGTTGAAAGGCCTCAACATAAATTGCCCTCTCAATGCCCGGGTTCTGGCTCATAACAGTTCTAGAACGCCGCCTATAACGAGGGGCCTAAAAAAAGTCTAAACGGAGGATGTGTGTCTCAAATATATTTTTTTCAGTTAAATTAAGCTTATAATCATCATCTCTCGGGGGAATCACTAGGATGGGCAAATCCTTGTAAGATGGCGAGGGCGGACAGCACCTCAATGGTGTGGGCAGCAACCGGTGTTGTGAGTGGCACTCCAGCGTGCTGGTCAACCGCATCATTCCCTTTCCAGATGAGCCGTTCGCGGCTGGGCGCAGTAGAAAGGGGGGGCTTTTGGTGGCTGCGGGTGTGCGTGAGAGTAACGGTTGCGGCCTGCAGGCGGAGCATCCCGAGGAGGCGCCAGGCAATCATGACAAGGTCGTAGTTTTTAAGGCCTTGCGATGTCTTATTCTTAAGACGGGCGGGGAGCCAAACCTCAAGAGTATTGATAGAGATTTTGCTGTCGCTGACGACCTCGACAGCGCCGAGGGCGCGGCCGCGCAAAAGAGCCAGGAATGCGTATATGATGCCGAGAAGCTCGCCACGGTTATTGCTGGGGATGGCGGCCCTTTGCAACGTGCATATCCCACGTTCAGGATCTCTCTCGTCGATGAAGGCGTACTCGGTCGGGCTCACCTCACCACGGATGACAGTGGCGCCGAACTGGGCACCGGTGATTAGTGCGGCGAATGCAGCGCGGGCGCCCGGTTTACCATTGCGGGAGCACGCGCCATCGCTGAAGGCAATCACGGGTGCCAGGCTGTCCCACACGATGGGCGGCCGCCCTGAGGCGGCCAGCGCGGCGTTGACTTCTTCAAAGTGGGGGCAGGCCCCATTCTCGACCAGGGGGTGGGCCCACTCGCGGGCCGCATGGTTGTGGTGGCGAGCGAGCGGGGCGTAAACGCGCGCGCCTGGACCCCAGAGGAGAAAGTGGATGCGCGCGCCGGCCTCGGCGCGTTCAATACAAAAACGGCGGAGAAGGTCCACGATAAAGGGCCTCCATTCAGCAACGTCATGGAGGCCCGCCTCTCTACGGACCATAAGGGAGTCATTGAACTTTAAAACCCCTTGGACGGCCCACGGGCGGGGGTCGCCTGAGGGGGCCGTTGCCTCGCCGCCCCAAGCAAGGCTGCCAAACAAAGACTCAGACGGGTTGGGGATCGCCCCCTGGCAAATAATCACCGTATTTATGTCGGAAGGGTTTCCGTACCGAAGCGCTTCGAAAACTAAGGGGGCGGGGGGCACAATGTCTCCCGCGGCGAGAATTAGTTCCAGAGCCTCCAAGTCCATCAAGTCTTGCCATCTTTTTGAAACCCCAGCAAGGGCGATGTCCATAACGTAATATACCATTTTTTTGACATTTCAATTCGTTTTCACTCTAGCAGTGGCGCGGCAACCCCGAGGACAGTGCAAACTCGCCGACAATGATATATTTGAAGAACGCCGGCGCAATTCATACTGCACTTTGCACAATTAAATGGTGTTGCAAGTCTGCAGAAGTCAGCCCAACGTTGTGGCCGATGAGCTGTCCCCGGCTGAAATCGATGAGCTGTTTGCCGCCCAAGGCCCCCCAGCGGCCGACACTAACCACAGCGACGTAGACGATTTCTGTTCATCCAGCGAGGGGTCCAGGTCGCAGCACCCTGTGCACAGCAATGGCACCCCATTTGAGGAACTCCTTGAGGCAGTGCGGGGCCTGGAAGACACAGTTGCCGGTATTGACGACGCAACTGTCTCAACTCGTGACATGTTATTTGACCTGGGGGTGGACATGAAAACGACCCAGTGCCAGGTCGAAAACATCAATAAGATGATGTCAATGGTCAAGATTCAGAACGCAATGGTCACAAAAGAAGTCGGTGAAGTCCACAAAATGGTTGTGGCGATGCGTGAACAGATCTCTATACTCATTAACCTTGCGGCGCCGCCGACCCCGCCGCAGCCACCAACAGAAGTCACCACAATTGGCACATGAGCCTGTCGGGAACATGGCCAGGCCGGGCACATATAAACTGTCTTTTTTGTGGATAGCCACCGCTAATCTGAAGAGTTGCTTACCCTATGTATAAGGGTAGCTTGGCAGCCGTTAAGCGGCCTCAGCGGCGTCAAATCGCCATGCAATCAACAGGCGCAGAGACAGACTTTACGACCCTCCGGTCGGGGGTGCAGACAAACATGATCACGGCGCTCACAAAAATTGTCGAAGACTCGTGGGCGCCACCCAAATACAGCGACGGCCAGTATAAGTCGGCGGTGACGCAGTTAGAGCGCGCGGCGTACAACAGTTCAGTGCGGGCTGCAAGGGCGCAGCCAAAAATATCGCATCGAAATCACTACACGGCGGCCGTGCGGGCGGTAAACTCGGCGCTCAAGGTTCAAGTGGGCCCATACCCTGACGACGTCTTGGGCCTCATGTATCTGCAGGGGGGCTTGTCGGCTGACGCCCTAGTGGAGGCCAGCCTCTTGGATAGGCCGCCGCCCGATCCACGAGACACGATGCGCCGCATGTTTGTGCGGACGTTGATGGGCGCGCACGAGAGCTACGCGCAGGACCGCAAGCTTGTATTCGAGGTGGCGCGCGACATTGAAGTATCGTGCTACAACGCGGCGGTGCGCACGAGCAAAGAATCAGAAGACCCGCCGCGCCGGCAGTGGGACTCACCGGCGTTTGTCGACATCTACGGCACTCGGTGCGGAACAATCAACGGCCTGCTCGACCCCAGCTCAAGCGCGTGCCGCACATACGGCGCGACCCTAGTGCCTCAAATCTTTGATGGCAAGCTTTCGCCGGCCGCGCTGGGCGATATGTCGTCAAAGGAGCTCTGCCCGCAGGCGACTGCCACCGAGCGCGCCGAAATCAACAAGCGCACCAACCAGAAAGTCCAAATGGCTGAGTCGATTGTCTTTGCTTGCCCTTTCTGCAAGGTCAGGCGCTGCACATACCAGGAAGTCCAGCAGCGTTCATTGGACGAGGCGCCCAATTACCTCTGCCTTTGCCTGAACTGCAACCTCCGTTTCCGAGGCGGCAGCTAAATCACAAACTGTCTTTTTTATCAAAAAACAATGCGCAACACTCACCATTCAATGTTGACGGGAATAGCGGCCGGTTCCCGGGGGGCGGCCGTGCGAGTTTCTTTCGAAAAGGTGCGGCGGCAGGTTGGGCAATTTTGGTGGTTGACGGACCAGCTGTAGAACCCGACACACCCCTCTTCTGTCTCGCTCCAGTGGTAGATGTGGCCGCAAGGAAGGATGATGCTGTTGGCGACTCCGCGGGCAAGGGGTTCACGGCAGAGGGGGCACATGCCGTCAAACACAGGGCGGTCGTCGTCAATGCCCTGGCGCCCCTCAAGCGTCGCGAGGAGCGCCTCGATGAGCTCTTCGGACGTTGGATGCCGCACTTCCGCGGCGTAGGCCGGGCCGTACCAGTCGGCGGGCGACTTAGGCGTGGGATTGAGGCTGACAGTGCCCTGGCGACTCGGGTTGGTGACGATCCACCAACCGATGTGGGCGGGGGTAGCCTCATAGGTTGCTTCGACGGCGGCGCGGAATTTGGCAAGAGCCGGTGACATGTCGAGGCGGTGACTGGGGTTGCGAGAGCTTGCTTCGCTGACCGCCACCGTGAAGCGCGAAATTTCGGAGTCGCTCATTCGGAAGACCGTGCGGAGCGTCTTGATATTAACGAGGCCCCTCTGCCGCGGGACGGTCGCAGCTGCAGAAATGTCAAGCACTTGGTTGAAGAGCGCCCGGGGCAGGATGTCGCTGAACTCAGGCTCTTTCGTCCCAAACTTGGCAAAGGGGAGTCCTTTGTTATTCAAGTCCAGCACGCGACGGCTCCGCCGCCCTTGGCGGTACTCATCCTTGGTGAGGCTCATGACGGCGAAGCGGCGGCTGCCCATAAGCTGACGAAGGTTGACCTGCCCCGGGGCCCAGACGGCGGGGTCACCGGTCCAGCTAATTTCATTCATGCAATCGGATCCGTAATCCGAATCGGCCGCGGACATTCCGTCGGGCAGCGCGACGGTGCCGACGGCAAACCGGCCGCGCACGACCGTGGGTAGCAGAACAAGGTCAGGGAGCTTAAGCGGAACGTTCTTCACAAGGGTCCCACGTTGCAGGTGGGGGAGCGCAAGTGCAAACCCGCGGTTGAAGTACTTGATGATCCGGCTACTGTACGTAGGGCTGCTGTACGACGGCCAGACGATGATAACACGAAAGGCGTGGGTGAAGGCCGCGAGGTAGGTCAAATAAGTGCGGCAGCCGTCGTAAGCAACGCTGCAGGCAGGCACATCGAAGCCGTAGAGAATGCGGCTGACGCTCGGAAACGCCCGCAGAATAATTTGAAACTTGCGGGGGGCCTCTTTCGAGTAGTTGCGACTCTCATAGTTGATGACGCGCACCTTGATGGTGACGACGCCGGGCGAAAGGACCTGAGCATTGATAATCATGTGTCGGGCGGTGGTGTTGGAGATGCTGTTGACAAATGCGCGGCGGAGTTTGCGCACAACCTCGGAAACTTTTTTCCAGAGAGCCACGCGGTCGGCAGGATCAATGCCCGCAATGAAGAAGTCGACGTCGCCAACCTTCACGGAGGATTCGCCGAGCGGCCAGGCGGCCGCGCCGCCCGCAACGTAGACGTTCTCAATTGGCAGAATCGCGGCGACTTCGGGGAACTCGGCCTTGAACCGGTTGGTGTACTCTTCTTGCCTAACCGGGATAGCCGACGGCCAGTGGCGCGGCGCCAGCGTCATTTCGGAGAAATACTTGTACGGCCTTGGCAGGGCCAAGGCCAACTGGTCGATGGTCCACAGGCCCGACGTGGGGCCGTCAACGGCGTCGCCGTCGCGGAAGTAGTCGTTATTGGCGATGGCCTCCTGCGGGTCATCACTCAAGTTGAGCTCCCGGTCAAGGCTGCAGTCAGTGAGAAGTGGCGGCGTGGTAAATACGGGGCGCACCATCCGGACCCCCGCAAGCGGCGGAATGTCGGCGTTGGGTCCGGGGGCCACCTCGTTGGGGGCCATTGCGGCCCTGGGCGCGGCGTCGAGGTCGCCTTCGTCGCCAGTGCTGTTTTCTTCATCGCCGCCGCTTTCGGCCCCAAGGTCATTGACTTCGAAGTTTTCTTCGGAAGGCTCGAGCGCGGCGGGCCCAGTAAGTAGCGCAAATAGTGCGCCAAGGTCGGGCTGTCGGAAGTCCATGGCTGCCCTGGCTCGATTTGTGGGCGGGTATAATGCTGAATCGCCCAATTCAAATACCCGTGCAGTTTGCCGGGCCGCCCGGCCGGCGACACAAAAAGGCAACCGGCCGATCCTAAGCTAGTTTTGTCATCGTGCTGACAACTAGGGCCTTGGCGTCGATGGCCGACCGAAAGAGTATATCGCCCTCCTCGCGGCACAGGACGCGCACGTCATCCGTGACCATTGAACTTGCGAGAGATTTGACGTTGGCAATCTTCACGGTGCACCTGAATGTCGCCGCGTCAGAGACCGCCGACCGCAGGTGGATTTTGTCGGCGGAACGGTAAACCTCGTTATACATCATGTTCGATTTGTTGTACGTGAGCTGGAGGGGGTGGGCGCCGAGCTTTTCGAACGTCACGGTGTCGCTGTAGTTGCTCGCGTCGCTGATTGACTTCTTAAACTGCTTCGCGGTGAGAGTGAATTCGATGGGGAAGTTCGCGGTAAGGCCCTCGGCCGTGAGAGTGTGTTCAGCCTCATAGAGGTCTTCGTCGGGGGCATAGGCCGAAAGGGTGACCTTGTAGTTACACTCCTTGTCAATCTCGGCATCCTTAAAGATAAAGGTGAGGCTGTTGGTGTCGTCTTGGGTTTGGATAATTGTGGTCTTAAAGAACGTTTTGTCGATCGAGGCGAACATTTTTTCGACGTGGTCGCGGTTGATCCCGAGCCAGAACTCGCCCTCACAGTAGTGCCAGTTCACATGCTCACCCGCAACAACGGCCACGATGCGCGAAGTCTTTGAGTGGTCCCGCGCAAAGAACGTGAGGCCGGTGGGCGAGCACCGGAGGTGGATATCGCGGGCCTTGATGTTCTTAAAATAAGTGAAGAGGGACTTGAACACGCTGGGGTCGCCGAATACGAACTCCAGCCGATTGTTGCTGTCTTTTGGTGAGTCAACAATGCCCTTTTTTTCAAGAGGTGGGGCCGGGGGCTTGCTGGGGGGGCGCCCTGGCCCCCGGCGCTTTAGGGCGAGCGTGGCGGCCTTGGAATCGGCGGTGGCGGGCTTTTTAGCCGTTGACATTTTACGCGAGCGGGGATGGGTCGCTAATATTACGCGGGCAATATTTCTCTAACACGGGGCCTTGCAAAATATAATCTGCCCGGCATCAGGACGCCACAATGGCGAACCATTTGAGGGTTGGCGGGTTGCATTCGAGCGGGCTGGTGCGGACCGCGTCGATGGCTATGCGATGGAACGCCTTTAAGACAACAGCCTTTTTTTTGTCGGCGGGGGCCGTGAACGCCTCAAGGTCAGGACAGTAAGCCTCCTTGAATGACTTGAAACGTTTCCGCAGCTCGCGCACGGCGTTAACAGTGTGAATTGCCTGAGTAATCCGTGTTTCGCGTACGGTGACCGCGTGGGAGACTCGCGCCCTGGTGCTTCTAGTGTGTAGCGCGTGCAGCTGCTCGTCAAGCGTGTCGAAACTGACACGGGATATCGCAGCGGTGAGGTAGTTGTTCAGGGCGAGCGGTTCAGGCACAACAAGGTTTCGAAAGTCATGCGGGTTTTTAGGCGGGTTTTCATCATAACTCTTTTCGAACTCTGAGGTGAGCGCCGCCAGGAGCACGGCTTCACTGCAGTTGCCGTCTGGAATATTCTTGCGCTTGACCGCGACCCCATACTGCACACTCATGTCTAGCCCCCAGCCACTGGCGTGGTCCTTACAGATTGCGGCGAGAATCATGGTGGCCTCGGCGTCAGTACGAGCAGCCACGCGAGGGCAACTGCCAGCAAAGGGCGCCCAGGGCCCGCCGCCGGGTGGGGGGGCAACCGTGCGCGCTTTCAGACCGTTGGTCGTGACCAACAGGGGGCCAGTCATGGTGCCAACACGGGGCCCCACCAAAATGTTGGCTTGACAGCTGCTGGCCTGCTGTAGGTAGGGCTCGACATGGATTGTCCGCAGCCGCTCGATGAGCCGAAAGTTGAGGCCCGTTATTGTGTTTGCAAGGGGGCCGTGGGCAAGCGCCCGCTTGCGGTCGATGAGGGGGGTGAGGTCATATGTCACGGCAAGCCGAGCCTGTGGCAGGCCAAGATCAGTCATGTTGCCATCGGGTTCATGGGGGGGGCCGAAGGCCACCGGTGTATAGGTCATTGTCTGGAGAGGGTGGTACTCGGCAAGCGCGGCCGTGTCGGCAGCGGCGGCTGCCGGGCTATCCGGCGCAATTCCGAATGCTAAGTCTTTTGCTGCCTCCAGCTGTCGTAATGCGGCCGGCCCACTTGCTGGAATACTGGCCAAATAGAGGAGCGTACTCACATAGAGCACAGTCGCAAGCCCACCCCTATTTGGCTTCTCGTTGTAGACCGACGTAATTGCCTCGACAGTGAGGCGCGCGCCGGCATGGGCGCCAGCGCGGCTTGCGCTGGCAATCGCCTCACTGTGCTGGGCCTTTACGGCGACCTCGGCCTCAAGAATGTTATTCCTGAACCTGTTCAAGTTTTCAGAGTAAGTGCGGCTCATGCCAACAAGGACAGATGCCTGGACGTTGGGATTCAGCGCGATGTCGGCCGCGGTGTCAATCAGACGTACGGTGCATTCTATGGCGTCGCCAGTTGCCATCAACTCTGCGACCCTCCCGCCATCAATAACAATATTACGGAATAATTCTTCAGCGCTCTCCAGTGCGCGCTGAGCCACGGACCACTGTATGCCCACGATTTGCAACCCGGAGTCGCCAGTTTCATCCATGTAGACCCGGACAGCGGCCAAGTAGGCCTCAGACGAGTTTTTCCAGGCAGCCAAAGATTCTAGAAATGAGTTTTCAATGATGGCGTCAACAACGGCGTCGGCGTCAGCAGCGTCGGCGTCAGCAGCGTCGGCGTCAGTGTCGGCGACAGTATCAGCGTCGGCGTCTTCATCAGCGTCAGCACCGGCTTCAGCACCTGCATAAGTTAGTTTGTGCGTTTTTTTTGATTTGAGATGGCAAATACCCAGCGAGTTAGAGAGCAACAGGTTATCGCGCATACCAGCTTGTCTCAGTGGGCCAAGTATATAGAGGTTTCTGAGATCTCCCATTTGAGCAAAGCCTCAGAGACTACGGCTTGACAACAGCGCGCGTGACAATATGGCGATTATACAAGACGCCCAGTGGCACCCCGTGTTGCCCCAAATTACAGACCCTGATTTGGCCTTGCCACCGCCCGCATCAGGCCCCACCCACTCTGCAAGTCAAGACGGAGGCGGCAGCATTGCCGTTCCACAAAAAAGCAGCTTCTTTCGAGAGCACAAGTTTGCTATAATTGTTGCTGTCATTCTCCTTCTCATTGTGATTGTTGTGCTCTTCATGTACCTCACCCGCCGAGGAGACAAGAAAAAGCTAATCACGGGGGGTAGCCCGGGCGACCCTCCACCGGGCAGCGGCCCTGAAGAGGTTAACCTTGAGGAACTAAACCGTCTGCGCGCGGTAAGGCGTCAGGCCCGCATGGCCGGCACAAACTCGGCTTCGACGCCGCAGCAGGCGCCGCAGCAGGCGCCGCCGCAGGCGCCGCAGCAGGCGCCGCAGCAGGCGCCGCAGCAGGCGCCGCAGCAGGCGCCGCAGCAAGTGCTGCAGCAGACGCCGCAACATGGTCCATCCACAGCACGTTATATGCCGCCACGACACCAACAGCCGCCTGCGGCCCAGGACTCGTTGCCTGAATATTTAGCCAACTCAGCGCCGAGCGCACTTGCCCATCAAGACGAAAAGGGGGCCTCCCTCAACTCTGACATGGATGCACTGATTGACTCTCTGGCCGACGAGGTTGCTTCCGACGCAATTGGGGGCAAATAAGGCCGCCCTGTTCGGCAGGACCTTATTTTGTGGCGCTCTGTTGAGCAGACAGTATCAGGAGTTATTTTCAGCCTCTCAATCTTTTATAGATGGCGCCAGGCTTGGCCCGCGAGAAGGGTGCCAATCCTCCCCTGATGGCCAGCGTATTAAAGGAAGAAAACCAGGGTCTATCAGCTGCAGACCCCTGTAACTTCCGCAACTTCACTATGTTTGATACGCCCACCGCCGCCGCTGAGCCCGCCGCCGCTGAGCCCGCCGCCGTAGAGCCCGCCGCCGTAGAGCCCGCCGCCGTTGAGCCCGCCGCCGTTGAGCCCGCCGCCGTTGAGCCCTCCGCCATCCCGGCCCCCAACAACATTGGAGAATCCGCCCCCCCAGACAACACCGACACCAACAAAAGAACTCGCGTCCAGCTGGCGCACATTCTCGGCGTCGACGTCTCGCAGGCCCGATGCGCCACCCACCTAAAGCAGAACTTGGGTGACGACTCCATCGAGGAGGAAATCAAGAGCCTCCGGACGACTCTAAAGAAGGCCAAGGCGGATGGGCTGGACCTGGGGGACCTCAAGGTCCAGATCGGCGAAAAGTCAAAGAGCCTCGTCCGGATTAGCGGCGAGACCCCCATCGCCGCTGCCGTCATCTGGGATGGCGCCGTGAAAGAAATCCTTCGCCACGGCATGGACTTGGCAATTGCCAGCGACCGAAAAATTGTTGACACCACCCACCTCCACGACGGGTCGCCGTCCTCGCTTATTTACTACCCGCTGTTCAGCAAGTGCGAAATTTGGGCCAAGTACAATCAAGACCACGAAGAGGAGCTGAAAAAGGAGCGCGCAGCAACAAACCGGGTGGCCAAGGAGGTCCGTGAGGCCAAGAAGGCCGCCGACGAGAAGACCGCCAAGGGGGTCAAAAACCCTAAGACACCCACCACTGAGGACGACGTCGAGGACGACAACGACCCCCCCACAAAGACGACGTTTTATACCTACGTGGAGAACGCCCTTAAGACGGTAAAGAAGGACGACCCCTACAAGAGCATGCGGGTAAGCAACCGCGTGCGCGAGTACCTTTCCGAGCTCGTCGCCCAAGGGATTGCCCGCCAGGCGACGCTCGCGCGAATCATTGTCCAACGCGTCATGGGCGTCCGCACAATGAACGCTGACCATGTGAAGGCCGTCGTTCATGTGTTGATGGCGGATGAGGGTCGCACCTCTGACCAGATCAACCTAGTGACCGGCCAAATCGACAAGAAGCTCGATCTTTACCATGAGCACCTCGCGGAAGAAAAAATCAAGAAGGCGGCCTCGCTCGACGAGACAAAAAAGTCCGAGGTTGAGCGCAAAAAGCACGAGTTTGACCTCAACCGCAAGAAGAAGCAGGCCGAGCTAGCAAAGAGGCGCGCCATCGAGGCGGCCCAGAAGGCCAAGGACCTCAATGCTGAGACGGCCCTGCTTGAGCCGATTGTCGCCGCAGAAAAGGCCGAGGCGGCGGCCGCCGCTGGGGCTCTGTAAGTGGGCGCAGCATGCGCGTGCCACCACATGCCCCATTTTTTTGGCAAGCCGTGCCGCTCGCTACAAAACCAGGTGGTCGGCCGAGAGGCATGCAACGGAGGTGACAACCGCGACAAACTGGGTGACAAATGTTTTAATTTCGTCAGAAGTCGTGTCGTCAGAGAGGCTGATGCGCAAGACGCCACCCTGAAGGGCTGCCGGGACGCCCATTGCAACAACAACGCCGCTGGAGTCACCATGGGCCGCGTCGGCGCTGTTGCAAGCGGAACCAAGGCTAACAATAATCCCGCGACTTTCGAGGGCGGCCCGCGCGGCCCTGTTGCAGAAGCCGGGCCGGCGCACTGCAAGCAGCAGTGTGTTTGGTAGGACGCGGCGCTCGTCGGCGGGTGCAATCCAGAAAATGGCCGGCGTCCCGGCTTTTTCAGCGAGCGCGATGGTGCGGCGGGCGTCCGCCGTCCCGCTGTGGGGCGCAGGCCCCGGTGGAGTAATCCCGCCATCGATGCTTGGTGGCCGGTCAGCCGGGTGGGCCTCAAGGTAGAAACAGGGGAGATGGGCGGCAAGCAACGTCTTGAGGGCGTCCCGCTTGTCCCGGACGCGGGCCGACTTTTCAGCGCGATCCGTCATGGCAATGCGAAATGCCGCAAAACTTGCGCCGATTCCAGGCAGATTCTCGGTGCCGCCACGCAGGCCGCCATTCTGACTGCCATAAATGTGCGGGCAGAGTTGGTACCCTTCGACGAGCGCGCGCCGCAAGACAAGGAGCCCGACGCCGGGCGGTCCTCCGAGTTTATGGAATGAGGCGCTGAATGCATCAACCCCGAGAGCCGTGGGTCGGACGGCTGACTTGCCGAAGAGCTGGACGGCATCAGTGTGGAAAGGGACGCGGGCCTTCCGCACGGCTTTCGACATCTCGCGCAGGTTGTTGAGGACCCCCGACTCATTGTTGGCCGCCATTATTGAAACAAGGCATGTGTTGGGCCGCAGCGAGGCGGCCACGTCGGCGGGGTCGACGGCGCCGAGGCCGGGCCCTGCCCGCCCGACCGGGAGGACAGTGAGCTGGCAGAGTCGCTCCAGGGCAAGAGCCCGGCAACAAGCAAGCAACGACTTGTGCTCGACGGCGCTCGTGATGACGTGCGGGAGGCGCCCCGTTTTTGCGGCGTAACTCCGGACGGCGCTTGTGATAATGTGGCAGTTGCTCTCCGAAGCGCCGCTTGTAAAAACAACTGTGTACGCGTTCGGCCCATTGAGCTCAAATCCGCATTCGACGGCAATTTGTTGCCGGAAGGCCTCCATCATCCGACGCGCCTCACGCGCGCTTGCGTACTCAGACGATGGGTTGCCCCGGTTGCACCACGCACTGAGAGCATCAACGACTTTTCCCGGCATTAAGGTGGTTGCATTGTTGTCCAGGTAGATGAATGGTTTGGCATTGTTGTTGTCCTGGCCCTTCTTTGCGGAGGCCGTCACCATTCTCGGCCGGGCGTGTATACAAGGTGCCGGGGAAAAAATGAGCTGAAACTACTAGGCACTCAAAAAAATGGCATCTGCATGTTGACGGGTGGTAAGTCACATGCTTTTTTTGATTAGTGGGTTTCCCACGCCCCCATTTTCTAAAGACCAGAGCTGACCTGTGGCTTTTTTTGCACTCGAACGGGAAAGGTTTGGTGGTAAGATTAATTTTATCCCTAACCGAGCACTTATTTCGTTAATTAAAGGGGTCAAGTCTTTATCAAGACTGTCAACAGTTAGCAGGTAGTGTTTTGCAGTGTCAAAGTCTGGGTCGCTCATGGGCAATGTAAGTGGCTGGCCCTCGTTGATGTATAATATTTTTTCGCCCAAATTAGATTTTTTGAAGCTAGTGAGCCTCGCAATAGGGACCGGGCGTTCTGCCTTAGAAGTTATTGGGCCCACACCACCAAACGCTGGCGCAGGTGTGGGCGCAACAATCGCGGGTGTAGGCGCAACATTCGTGGGTGTGGGCGCAACATTCGTGGGTGTGGGCGCAACATTCGTGGGTGTGGGCGCAACATTCGTGGGTGTGGGCTCAACAATCGCGGGTGTAGGCTCAACAACGGCGGGTGTGGGCTCAACAATGGTGGTTGTTGGCGGCACAACTGCTGAAGCACTTGTTGCAGCGGGCGTTGCAGCGGGCGTTGCAGCGGGCGTTGCAGCGGGCGTTGCAGCGGGCGTTGTTGGCGGCACAACTGCTGAAGCACTCGTTGCAGCGGGCGTTGCAGCGGGCGTTGCAGCGGGCGTTGCAGCGGGCGTTGCAGCGGGCGTTGCAGCGGGCGTCTCAGCGGGCGTTGCAGCGGGCGTTGCAGCGGGCGTCTCAGCGGGCGAACAATGTTTTTCACAGTATTTATTTAATTTCCCCTGTTCATATGGTTTTCCACAACTGCACTTTGGAATGCTAGCTAAGAGTTTTGCTTCATCTTTGGCTTTGGTGTCTGCTTTTGCGGCGGCACTAACTGCTTTGACCCTTTCTTTCATTAACATGCTTTCTAAAGTCTGAGCCTTTTTTGGACCACTCGGTGGCGGTGGCGGTGGGGGACCTTTTGCCGCCGCTTGTGGCGGTGGTGTTGGACCTTTTGCCGCCGCTTGTGGCGGTGGTGTTGGACCTGTTGCCGCCGCTTGTGGCGGTGGTGTTGGACCTGTTGCCGCCGCTTGTGGTGTTGGACCTGTTGCCGCCGCTTGCGACGGCGGCTTTATTTTAAAATCAAAAGGTACCAAATCTGTTTCCTTTTTTGCTGTTGCATCTACTACTGATTTTGTTGTGGGGGGCCCGCGGGGCGCATTCTCCTCTTCCTCAGGCGGCATTGACTTAATAACACCCTCGGTTGCCGGATTTTCTTTTATCCACATTTTTACCTGTAGTAGTATTTTGTTCATATCCTTGTCTTGGCACTCCTCTGGTTTGTACGGAGTTTCGTTAAGTGCCACCTTCTCGTCTAAAAGATGTTTGAAAGGGATAAATGTTTCTACTTTGGGGGCTCCGACAAAAACCATTGAGGTTGAGAGTATTAAGGGTTCTAACTTTGTTTTGAGGATGTCCTGGGTGTCACTACTAAGTGGTAGGCTGGAACGGGCGCTGACCAGTGTGTTTAGTAGAACATAAACATCGTGCAGGGGAGAAATTATTTCCGTTAAAATTTTTCCAGGCGCGGTAGACCTTAAGTTGAACTCCAAAGACGATAATACCCCTCCAGTTGCCTCAATTTTTGTTTTGAGGGTTGCAATCTCTTTTATGTACTGGGCCCAGTATTTCTGTTCGTCATAAGGGGGCGCCGTGCCATCCATAATCAGCAATGTTGGCTCATGCGGTCGCGCATTGTTAACAGAAGCAGTGGTCGCATCTATAACGGCTTTGATGTCATCGTTTGCTTTTTTAATAGCAGTTTCCTGCTGCTGAGATTCCCGTTGCCTGCGACGTGTTTCCTTTTTTGCTTCTGTCACAGCTGGAGTAACCTTTGCCATTATTTCTGATTGGGCCGGCCACATGACTTCTTTTTCGGCCGCTTTGACTGCACGTACCCTTTCTTGTTCGAATGTAAACCTTACGGAATCTTCGACCGTTTTACCGTTTTCTTCAATTTCTGCATTTGTAATTGCAGCATTTCTGTTGAGGGATTTTTGTCTGCGTTGGAGGGCCTTTGCAGATTCCGCAGAAGCGCTGGCCTTACGGTTAATTGCTTCGTCGAGCACCCGCTTTCTCGCCTCGGCGCCGTAAATTTCACCATTAATGGCTTCTTTGAACCGATCCACTGCGTTGGCGTCAGTCGTGCTGTTAATTATTTTTGTGAGCACCTGCGCTTTTGCCAAATGCATAATAAATTCAGCGTCTATTGATTCTATGGACGACCCCGCGGCTACCAAATTAGCCGCATTTATTTGGGTGGCGGTTTCAATGTCATTGTTAACCGTGGCGGCTGCAACGAGTTTATCATACACTCGCGATTTTGCCAAATTAACGGTTGCCGTATCAACGGTTGCCCCATTAATGGTCGCCTCATTCGCTAATACGGAGACTTTTTGCGCAATCTCTTGTTCAAACTTGGTTCTTATGGCATTTGAAGATACAGAGATCTGTCGTTCTATTTCTGCGGCTTTGTTCTTTTGTTCTTCAGTTAGTGCCGAACCAGTTGCTGGCTCAGTATATCTGTTTTTTATTTCTTTTACAGCTTCAGTGACCAGGCGCAAAATTTCTCCATCCAGTTGTTTGTTTGTTATTGCGGCATTTGCTTTCGCGATTGCTTTTGATATGGCCAATCCAAACGTGCGCATGTTCATATTGTCAAGTTGCAACGACTTCACAGCTGCATCCACGGCTTCGCCAATTACCTGATTCTCTGGTTTGGTTGCTGCCTCGGCAGCGGCCGCCGCTTTGATTATTGCTGCCATGTTGTCCGCTACATTTGGCGTGATTTTTGCGGCTAAGGCTTCACCAAGTATCTGGTTCTTTATGGCAGCCACCGCGGTAGCATCCGCGGCGGCTGCCGCTGCTGCAGCTTCTGCTGCGGCCACGGCTTTTGGCGTGATTGCTGCGTCTAAGGCTTCGTCAAATGTCTGCCGTTTTGTGGCTGCCACCGTGGCGGCCGTGGCGGCTGCCGCTGCCGCGTCTGCGGCCGAAGCGTCCGCCACCTCTGCCTTTTCTTGGTCTTCATCATCCTTTGTTGTTTTGGCCACAGCAGCCGCTTCAGCAGCAGCGGCTTTTGCCGTGGCCGCCGCAGCGGCTGCCGTGGCCGCCGCAGTGGCTGCTGTGGCTGCTGCAGCCCGGCTGTTGTTGTTCGTACCTGCTGCCGTTATTGCTGCCCTAATTGCTGCCGCATTTGCTGCCATGGTTGTTGCGGCCACGGCTTTTTCAAGTACCAGCTTTCTTGCAGCTGCCGTATCTGCTGCCGCAATTGCGGCCTTGATTGCTTCCGGGCCTGCTTCTGTGATTGCTGCGGCCACGGCTTCGTCAAGTACCGGTTTCTTTGCAGATCCATCCGGTTCTGCGTACTTGCTTTCAAACAGTGATGCTTTTGCTTTTATGGTTGCCAAGAACACTGCACTATTGATTTCTTCATTAAACGAGACAATTAACGGCTGTAACGACAAATTTGCTATTTTGGGGATATCTTTTGACACAATTTGGTAGTCCAGGTGTAACTTTTTCTGGATCTGAGCAGAAAGTACCGAAATTGCATATTTTGTGCACCTGTCGGCCTGAGACAAACATTCCCGAATATTTCTCACAAGGTGGTTTCCAGCGCCATTGTCCCACATGTCTACCGCCATCTTGCTAAACTGGTCGTAAATCAACACTTTCACACTCGCCGCAGCCGCTTGAAGCAGTGATCTGACGCCAGAAATAATCGCACCCGGCCGGGAGAATATAGTGTTAATTTTGGAAAACTCGGCAATGTTCTCGTCTATTGAGGCCTGTAGTGGTTTGGGGAACTCAATACTATAGATTTGGGCGACATCTCTTGTGGACATAAATTTGTAGCAACCTATGAAGGATCCGGTACGGCTGCTGACCTCAAAGGGGGTACTACGCCGTAACCGTTTACTGTCAGAACCCTCACCATCAACCCACATTTTAAATAATAGCTGGTTCTGGTAGCTGATTGCCGCCCAATCTGCATTTGCGAACGGCACTCGTATTTCGTAGCGGGTGCTCATGACAGTATTTTGTAGGCTATTTTCGAAATCGGTTGTGTCTTTTGGGTCTCCGCCGGTCATAGTAGTAGTGTTGCTTGTTTTATTTTTTGCCGCCCTGCCGGCCTTAGCGGTGCTTGTTTTATTTTTTACCCCTCCGGTCACAAACTCGTACGGTATTTTTTGCAACGCGAGCGCCGCTTGCGGCGTGTGGCTGTTAAGGGTAATTAATGTTGCCACAACCAGCACCAGTAGGAACAGCAGAAAGATAAACATACGGTCTATCATTGTCGGACGCTCTGCTGCCTTATAAAGAGGTTGCATAAATGCCTTCGAGTTTGTTGCGCCGCTGGGCTGCCAGTTTTGACGATGGCCGGCGTTATTAAACAAATGACGACAGATCCTAGACAGAAAACTCATTTATCTTCTCTAAAAACAGATGGTGGGAATTGAAACCAGTATCAGCTTAGCAACAGAAGATGACGATTGAGGCGGCAATTCGCTCGGCACGCTCGGCGCGAGCAGAACGCAAGGCCCACACGTGCCGAGCGAAACAACCGGAGGAATTTCTCAAACTGAAGGTTAAGCCCGATAAGGTCGCGATGCTCCGGGCCAAGGCGTTTGTCGCCGACGAGTCGTGGACTCGTGAAGACGACGAGTCGTGGACTCGTGAAGACGACGAGTCGTGGACTCGTGAAGACGAAGAGTCGTCGTGGAATTACGACACGTCGTCGTGAAACTGAACTGGCTCAAGGAGTCTGCTGCAGGGTTGCAGCAGTGGAAAGTTAGTTTCACAAATTGCAATAAAAAGGAAGGCGAGTGGCGCAGAACTTGGACTTCTTTTTTTGCGATACACAGCAAAAAAACTCGCCGGCTGCCTCATTATGGGCCGGAGGAGGCACCGACCACTGCCAACCCGTTGTATGAAATGTAGTCGTTTGTTTTATCCCTAGGTAGAGGATGGTTGTAATTTTCTGTCCAATTATCCCGCACTAGGTGGGCAAGGCCGCCGCCCTGTGCGCGCAGTCGAGGTGGTGCATGATAGTTAAGGGCAATTAATGTTGCCACAATCAACACTAGTAGGAACATCATAAAAAGACGGCTCAGCATTGTCGGATAATTTGCGGCTTATCTTTACAAAAAAAATCCTCAACATGAGTTGACTACGCGGCAAACTTCACGGGCTCGGCACTCATGCAGATACCGTAGCCGGTGACCGTGGGATCCGCTGGTGGCACGCTTGCGAGCACGCCAATGTCGCGAGCGATGCCGAGCGTGGTGCACAGGCGCCCCGCCATCCCAACCAAGACGGCCTTGAAGAGGTCGTCAAAGGTGTTCACGTCCTGATGCTCGGGCATGCTCTTGCCGACCATGTCGCGCGCGAACTGGGTCAGGTTGAGCTTCCCGGGAATGCCGGAGGCGAGGACGATGTCACTGAGGGGTGTCTTCTCGGAGTACGGGACGTTGCGGAGCCCAGTGATGCCCGAAATGGCACTCGGGACGTCGAACGGTTCGTCCAGTGTCTGGTCGACCCCGATCACGTTTGAGACGAACGAGTGGGCGAGCAACGCGGCATACTGCACAGCGCCGGTGTCGAAAGTGGACCCAAGCAGGTGCAGCACGTCGCCGATGGTCAGGTTTTCCTGCACCAAGCACTGCGCAACAACCTTAACGAACGTGTCGGGAGTGTGCGACGTCTGCGCATTCGACTCGAGCAGCCGCAGCATGAGGATCAAACGATTTTTGAATTCGTCTATTTCTTCGGGGCTGCAGCTTTTTGGCAGCGACGCGACGAATGGACCTGCCAACATCCGGAATGTTATCTCGTCCAGCGCGTAGGCCTTTTCGCCAGCACACTCACGGAGAAACACCGTGACACACAGCTTGCGGGTGAGAGCCGTATTGAGGTCATGGACGATGCCACGGCGTTTCGCGGCCTTGTCAAACAGAAGGCCCCCACGGAAGGAACTGTCAACTGTTGGTGGTTTCTGGTCTCCACCGTTCACGCCGGACCCGGCGCTGACCGAGACGATGTGAATGCTCTGCTTGAGGAGAAGTTTCGCGAGCGGCACGTCCATCGCGCCGCACTGGAACGCGACGAGCCCTGGGAGAGTCTCCACGTGCGTGAGAAAGGGCTTGTTGAGCTCGCGAATGTTGTTGTTCGCGTCCTCGAAATCAAGGCCAACAAGGTCATCCGCGTTTGCTTTCCTTGGCTTTCCCGCGCCGTCGTAGAGGATCGGCGACAGGATGGTCTGTTCGACCTGCTCGAACACGTGGATCGTGAGGCTCTTCTCGGCACCGTACCACACGGTGACTGTGGACTTCTCGATATCAAGGACCAAGTTGATCCACTCGCCGTGCCCCTTAATCTTCTCGAAGAAGAGATTGACGACGTCGGTCTTGGTTGTCTTGTCGCCGTCCTTCTTGGCCGCCACCAGCACGATGGTCAGCTTGCTGACGTTCAGCAGCGCTTGCTTAGCGATGAGGTACGCCAGCACGACCATGAGAAGGTAGTCGTCTGTGTCGACAAACGAGGCCTTCGTGGTTCGGAGGCTCAGGTCGGTCACGACCAGCATGCTGCGCACTTTAGGGTCGCGAAGCACCGCGTTCTCCAGATTATCGATTGCATCCTGAGCTACTTTGAAGGTGGTGGTTTCGGGTCGAAGGCCCGCCAAGAAGAGTGCTAAAGTTGCCACGTCATACGGAGGCGCAGCGAGTTGCCTGCGCGTGGCCTCGGCTCCGATGCGCACTTTCGAACACGACATTGCCGCGTTTTGGGTAACAACCCATTAACATAATTCAAATGTAATCCCCCTTAATTTAGCAAAAAAAACACATTTGAAGAAGGAATCAGGTGTCAACCATGTTTGACGCCTACGCTGTCGAAACTGTATACGAGCTATATGCCGGCATCGTGCTGGTGTCCATTGCCACCACATTAATGGCCCTCGCTGCCATGACAATGGCCTTCATCACCATATTGATAACCCTTTTCATCGCTTGGAACCTCGAGTACAGAAGATATGTTTGCATCACGCTGATGATGGCCCTTGCCATCATATTAATGGCCCTTGCCACCATGGCAATGGCCTTCATCACCATGTTGACAACCCTTGTCATCGCTTGGGTTCTCGAGTGCCGAACATAACAAGGCGCCGCGCACGTTTTTTGCCCAGGCAGAACTCGTGAACTGTTAAAAAATAAGAGTTGAATGGATTTATCCAGGCAGCCTCTCGGCTTCAGCCTCATTAATAAGGGTTATAATTTCAAGGTTGCCCTTGCGCCCAAGACGCTGGCCCCGGGCTGCGACCTGGACCTCAACGTTGCGGTCAAGAATGTGGTGATAGAACACAATGTGCGAGACAAAGGGGAGGTTGAGACCTCCACAGTCCTTGGCCGACGTCACGAGCATGACATCAGCTTCTTCACGCAGCGCACGGACGGCTTCATCTTTTTGCGCGCGGACGCCGCGCAGGATGCTGAAAGGTATCGCAAGGGCTTCGCACGTATTGGCAATGAGGCGCGTTGACTCAGCGTGCATCGTAAATATGAGAAACTTGCGGGGCTGGCCGCGAGCCCAGGGGATATCTTGGCGCCCATCAAGAAGGCCCTCTACGTAAGGAGGCGTGCGAACATCGCGGATGCAGTCGATGGCGCCGACAACACCATCGACGCCGTCGGCGCCGACAACACCCATGCGAATTTCGGCGCGTATGAGCTGGATGAGAGCTTTCAGCTTGGGGTTGTTGAACGTGTCGAGCAGATCGATAGCAGGGCCTTCGGCAATAGTAGCGGCCGGCTTTATCTCCAAAGAATCGTCGGGATCAGCGTTAATGACAATTTCATCATTGAGGGCGGCCTCAAGGTCAAGCTCGGCGCCGACACGGATAAGACCGGTCTTGATTTTAATGTCATGAAGACAGTGGGGGCAGCGCCTGATGAACGCTTTCTTGTTGGTGCCCAATTTGCGCGTGATGCAGGTCTCACAGACAATTATTTGGCAGCACCCGGCAAGAATATAGGCCGGCTCAGCGTCATCACCCTTCTCAAAGGGCAACATGCAGCATTGGCAACGGCCCTCACGAATATTGTCACGCATACGGTTGAGGGTCTTGCCGTGTTTGTCGCACTGTTCCTCGGCCCAAGTCTCTAGCGATTTGAGGGCCGCGGAGGCCTCGGGGCTGAGGCCCGCAAACCCCGCAAGAGCGGTGGCAAATTCATCGTCAGACCCGTCCTTGATTGTAGCCCGCAGCTCCTTGACCAAGTCAAGGTTGTTTTCGTGAAAGCTTTGGCGTCCGGCGAGGCTTTCGCGGGCCTGCGCAGTACGGCCAAGTACCTGGACGGCGTTGCGCAGCTTATCGAGGTGGATGCCAACGACGCGGTGGACAACGTCGCCAATTGTTTGGGCAACTATCCCAAGAGACTGGGCAGCGGTGCCAACGGCGTCAGCATTGACCATCTCGATAATGTCTTCTGTAACGTCCAGGTCGCGGAGGATAGCGACGAACTGCCCGCCGCGGACGTAAATGCGGCGGAATTCTATTTTTGTGCTGTTGATGTGGGCGTCGACGAACTCGGGCGCGCACTGGAGGCTAAACACCTTGTTGATGATATCGTCGAGTGCAACCCCGAGGATTGGGAAGCTCGTCATGAGGTTTGCGCGGAAGAAGTCTTCAATAGTTGCATAGTCGGTGCGAATGGTCGCCCTTGCTGTCGTCTGCCGGCGCGTTGCGCTAACGAGCCAGGTGAAGAGCGCAGGCACAAAGCAGTCGTCGCTGCCGAGCTTGAGCGTGTCGTAGTCGTCGATGATGAGCCGGGCAACCGGGACGCCTTCCAGAACGCGGGCGAGTGCCTCAAAGAGGGAACGGTTCTTTGACTTCCCCTGGTGGGGGGGCTCGCCTTTCACGACGAAGCTTGTCGTGACCCGCCCGGCCTTGACAAACACAAGATCAAGGTTGGCTGCTTCCCCACGGTGGTACAACTCTTGAAACTTGTGCATGCTGCGCACATTCTCGATGATGAAGTAACGCAGTTCGGTGAAGCGGCGGGTCTCGCTCTCCCACTGGGAGATAACATTTGCCGATGCGGCAACGATGGTGAGCGGGAGGTAGCGGCTGTAGCGCACTGCAACCTCCGGAATAAAGCCGACCCCAACGGGGTCGTACGTCCCGCCGCCGCGGGTAACAATTATGTTTGCGCGGTTTCCGCAACGGTGTCCGGCGCCCACAACTGGGTAGGTCATTAGTGGCTGCTGGTCAGGCAGGCGAACGGGGACGCGCTGGGAGCAGACAAGAGCGAGCGATAACACGGTTTTTCCAAAAGCGGGCTGTGCGGCAAGACGCCCGACCCGGGTCTGAAGGATCGGCGCCCACTCCTCGGCGCAGCGCGCGTCCTCAACCTTGGCAAAGGGCTTGCACTCAGTCGCTTGCATGGCCGCAAGAAGTGCCTTCTGGGGCGGGAACAGGTCGCCCTTAAAGTTTGCGGGGTTTGGCGCGCGCGGGTCGTCGACTGTCAGGAGGCGGGGCGTCCAAAGGGGGTGGCGGGCGTCGGCCCAGGCAACCCCGTCGGTCGGCACAAGGCCTTTGGCCTCGCGTTCAAAGGCGTCGTTGCGAACGCCGCGACGGAGGCGTATTTGTGGCGCAGCATCCGCCACTGGGTGGCCTCTTTCCGGGTCGCCCTCCGGGTCGTCCTCCGGGTCGCCCTCCGGGTCGCCCTCCGGGTCGCCCTCCTCGTCGGGAATTAAGAAGTCCTCGTCAAGCAAGAGGGCGTTGAGCGCCGCTTCGTTGAGCGCAAGTGCCGCATTATAGACTGCGAGAGCCGCATCTTCGTCGCCAGGGTGGTCCATTGTATATTTGGCGCCGTCTCAATATGTTGGTCCTGCCTTGAGTTCAATTCTTTGCAAAATAGCGAAAGGGTTTCGTAAAAAATAGGCGCAATTTCCTTATCACTCGTAGCGGCCGAGTAACATGGTCATTGAAGCCATCATCGCATTAATCGGATTACGATTAAACTGATCGAGTTGGGCTCTGACAGTTGCAATATCGAGCGGGGCGTTTGGGTCACGGCTGAAATTTGCCGCATCAAACTGACGGATCAGGTCAACACCTGCCGGGGTGCCCCAGACGATCGGTGCCTCGTGCTTGTCAACACTGGCACTGCGGGTCGGGTCACAGGCCAGCGCGGAAACGCAGCCGATTGGCATGTCGGCCCGGGCTAGCGAGCAGCCCGTGTCGGTGAGCATTGCGCACCGCCCTCGTCGCGGAAAGAAGGGGGCGAGTTCTCCGGGTTTCTCATGGACTGTCGGCGGCCGCAGGTAACAATGGATTTCTTGACCATCGCCAATTAAGTAATCTTTGACAAGGTCCGTTGTTAGAGAAATGGCGCCGGATCTGACCAGCTCGGACAAATGTTGCGGGTCGTACCCACCGGGCAGGTTTGAACACAGCGCCGCGCAGGCGGTGCAGCTGCAGGGGGTACTGCCTTCGCGAATACGGGCAATGTCTTCGATATCAAGTACCGTGGCGACCATTGGCCACCCGAGAGTACAAGCTCTGTGGCGCCTTCAATTGTCGCAGCAATTACTACTCAGTAGCTCTGCTGGACCATTGGGCGGTGATCGATGGCATCATAATATGGAGGGTTTACGTTTGGAAGTCCGTTGGGCAAGTACTCTGGAACGTAAACAGCCCCATCGGGGGGCACAAATATCACACGCGGACTCGGCGGATACGCCCGGCAGGCAATTTGTCCCAGAGGGCCGTGCCGATTTGCGCACGGCGTCTCATAGTTGTCCGGGTCACAACCGGAGTTGAGGATGGTGTCTGATGTCTCGTTACTGGGGTTGCAGTCGGAGCAACCAGGTGCGCCCGGAGTGGGGCTATATTGGCCGGCCGAACAGCCAAAGCACTTTGCGAGCCCTCCCGGGCATGCGCAGCCGGCTGCGCACACGCGACAGCGCTCGATACCATCACGCACCCACATGTAGCTTCCGGGGTGGCAGCCGCAGTACTGCCCGGTAGTGCAAATTTGCCCCGCTGGGCAGTCTCCGTCAGAGTTGCAGGCCCCTGCGGCTGCCGGCAGCTTGCCCGCAAGGAGACCCGTAAGAAATACGAAGAGGTGGCGCATCGGCCATATAGTAGGTGCCCAAAAATAACGCAAACCTGATTTATACAAGGTCGCTGTACACCAGCTTCATCTTGTAGGGGGACGAGAAGTAGGGCGAAGAGGTTGCGTCGTTATGGGAGTAGCAGTAAGTCGTAAACTTGTTGTGCTTGGCGCATGATTCGGGCCCGCCCTGGCTCTGCCCTTCTTTGGACCACTGGCTGCTGCTGTTCGCGCACTGACCATCATTCACAGCATTGCACCACGCCTTGCTGACGCCAATAAGGTTGCAGGTGCCGGCAGGGCATGGCTCGCTCAGCCAGCAGTGGTCGCTGCCCTCGGGCAGGCACCTCGCGGTGCCCACAAGTTTTGGATCGAAGATTCCGTCAACCGACGGGTTGGTGCAGCCCTTGCGGTTACGCCCGGTGGCCGCGCACGGGTTTGTCTTGAAGTCTATGGTCGTGGGGCCGTCTTTGGCGGTCAGCTCGTAGCACAAGAGGAAGTTAACGCCGTCCACGGCACTCATGTCCCCGACCATGTCTTTCCCACTCTCGATTAGGATTGGCATTCCGCAGTCGCCCTCGGAACCCTGACACGGCTTACCGGCTTTGTTGTACTTCAGAGGGCGCACGCTCCATGCACCCTTGGGAAAATTTGGAATTTTAAGAATTGCGGTGTCGCCACGGTTTGGCATGATTAGTTCCTGCCACGTTGCGGATCCAATCGCCACTGGGGGGGTCTTGGGGCCGGACACGTCACTGTCCAGCGGGTAGTACTGAACAGGCGAGCCCAGCGTGACCCTTGTACTACTTGCGTTGAGGATTTGCCATGGCACCCCATCAGTCGGCGGGCCGAGAGGAGGTTTACCATCCACAACATTTAAGTTTGAATGCTCAAGAAACACGTGGAACGGGGATTCGCTTGTGTTGTTGATAATCTGCACCGTGCTATCCGGCTGGGCCGTTAGGGTTATGCCTCCCGGGCAGCCCCCGGAGGTCGGCAAGAAACACCGGCTATTTTCCAGGTTGCAGGTCTGCCCTGCGGGGCAGGAGGGGCAGCCGCCTTCTGATGGAGGCTTATTACTAGGCCATGCGACGATGATGACGACGACAACAAGAAGAACAATAATTGCTGCAAGCAGCATTGCCGCAAGACCCCCGTATGGTTGCAGGAAATTGTTTGGCGGGTAAAAAAGTTCCCAGCTTATCGAAATCTTTCACAAGCCTATCAGGTGCATTACGCCCTTTGCAAATCCCATCATTTTTGACAATAGCCAGCCCGTTACGCCAATTAGTGGCGGCTGCTCTCCGGGAGGAAACTTTTTTAACATGAAAGCACCCGCCGCCACGACGATGACGGCAACCACAACAAGGATGACAAGGATAATAAGAATGGCGTGCAGCATCGCCGCAAGGCCCCTTATAATAGTTGCAGGATGGTTCGGCGGGTAAAAATGCCAAGCAGCATTACTCAGCGTGGGCGCGGCGGCCGGTACGCCACCGGGGCGGGGCTGCGCCTGTTTCTTGGACAGCGAGGTTTTCTTGGCGGGCGTGTTTGTGGGGGTACCCCGGGAACCAGCGCTGGATGTACTCGCCCTCGGCGCCGTGGGCCTTATAGTATGCCTTGAAGCGGGCATAAGCCTCCTGAATGAAAGTTGGCTCGCCGCCCTTTACGAGACAGCCCGACGCATCACGCTCTTTGCGCCAGCGGAGGCCGTACGGCGCGCAGACGCGTTCAAGGTCGGCCTGCTTCCTAGGGGTGAGGCCGTACCCGCTGCCGGGCTTCCCGCCTTTCCTATCCTTCCCATCCTGCTGGTTGATGCAGGTCAAGCACCCGGACAGCCTCTCAATGGCTGTGGCCTCGAGGCCGATGTAGCCGCCCTTGTTAATCTCGACCATCGGCGTCACGCCGCCGTGCTCGCGCAGCCACTGCTCGAGAAACTCCATGCAGATGCGCCAGGGGTAAGGGCCTTCAACGCCGTAAGGCTCCCACAGGTGAAGGCTCAACAGGTTGTGAATCTGGTGGGGCTCGAGTTTTGTGGGCCTACCGGCGCGCCAGGCGGCAAACTCGTCGCGGGCCCAGTTGTAGAAGCGGTGGAGGCACACGCGCGCCTCGCCGACTACCCAGGCGTCAGTCGTCTTCGGGTAGCGGCCGCAGGTCTCGACGACGCGGCGAATCTCGGCAAATGCCCGGTCCCAAGGAACGTTTTCGACGCGGAGGAGGCGCTCGACGGGGCGGGCGCTTGCGCTCGTCCCGTAGCGAACTGCCCGGCGGATGGCATTGAGGAGTGCGCTGTGGTTTGTGGTGCCGAGGCCCATTTTTAACGTGTGGGTCCCGAGGATATTGACCGGGTAGGCGGCCGCGACAGGGTCAAGAAGGTGCTCATAAAGCCGCGGGTCTTCATCGAGGAGGGCGTCAATGAAAGGGATAATGCTGGCATAGCGTTTTAAATTAGCGGGGTCTTCAGGCGGGCACGTTTCGTCGTGGAGAACCGGAAGAAATACAACAGACCCGGGCTTGCCAGCCATCCAGTTGAGGGGGCGGCAGATACTCTGGATGATGTCGCGGGGGCTGTGCCGCGGTGCAGCAAAGAATACGCCATTGAGCGCCGGAATCTCGACCCCCTCTTGGAAGAGCCGGCAGTTGAATAGGACTGCCCGCTCGCCGGGCGCGGCAAACTGCCGTAGCGCGGCCGCCGCGCCGCCCGGGCCCATTCGAGAATGGGCGACGAGGCATTGAAAGGGGCGAACGCCGTTGGGGCGGGGCGCCCCCGAGAGCGCGGCGCAGAGGCGCACCGCGTGACCAATATTGCGGCAGAAGACGAGCAACTTGTCAACTTTTGACATTGCCGCGAGGAGCTGGGCGGGCATCGCCAAATCTTCAGCGGTGGCAGCCGGGGCGGCAGCCGGGGCGGCAACTATCTCGAGCCGGAAGTCGTTAACGTAGCCGGCGGCAATGCCCTGCCGCAGGTGGTAGCGGTAAGCAACGCCACCAAAGATTTCGCGGTCCTTCATGGTGATTGTTGTCTTGCTTGGCGGGTCATAGGCCGGCGTTGCCGTCATGAAGAGCCGCTTGCCCACCTGTGGCGCCATCACAAAGTGGTTAAACGGGCGTGGGGCCTGCCCGCCGCAAACGCGGTGGGCCTCATCACAGATAGTCAGCCCGAAGACGTCAGTCGGCACGAGTGGCGAGCTCTGATAAGTGCTGACCACGAGGCGGCGCCCACGCTCGCTGACAAATGCGCGGATAACCGCAGGATCCGTTGTCATCACAAGAGAGCGCCCTGCCAAATAGACTGGGCGCGGGTCGCTGCCCACAAGGAGCATTGGCTCGGCAAAGCCGTACGAGGCAAGCTTTTGTGCCGTCTGGCGCAGAAGCGAAAGGCCCGGCACGAGGTAAAGAGCATTAATTGGTGTTTCATTGGGGTCTTCGAGGGCGAGGAAGGTGCGCAGGACCCCAAACGCCACTGGTGTTTTTCCGCAGCGACACGCCATCTGGAGAATTGCGCGACCTTCGCTGTGTAGCTCCGCAACGCAACGCGCAATTGCATCGTGCTGGTAGTCCCGAGCATCAACCGGCGCCGCGTGAATATCAAATGGGCTATCGGTAATTTCCGATTCAACGGCACCCACTGCCCCGGCAAACTCGGCATCATCCACCTCGTCAAGTATCGTGTCTTCTTGTTGCAATTCTCCCGCGGGCGGCGCGGGCGGCGCGGGCGGCGCGGGCGGCGCGGGCGAATGGTCCTTTGCCGTGCTGAAGTCCATCGTCAGCAACTCGTCGATGTAATGAGATAGGTCCGGTGGAGGCGCAACCGTAAGGTCTTCGACCAGCGCGCGCCGCAATGCCCAGCGCTGGTCCGGGCTGTCGGTGGCGCCAGCTGGACGGACACGAGCACGATAGACGGGCGCGTCGCGGCGCGTGGCACATATAGTGAGCCGCGCTGCGGCCTCCGCCGCAATTGCAATGATATCGGCCGCCGGGAGCCGGACCAGCTCCCGGTCGGCAAGGCGCCGCGAGCGGCAGCAGTGCAGCACAGCCGTCTCTAGGAGGCGAGCGTCCTCTTTGTCCCGCGTTTCGAAGGTTGCGATGTAGCGCCAGTGTTCCGGCGGAAAGCACGTGACGTATGCGCTGTCCAGGAGGCGCCCCCCCAGATCGCCCGTGTGGCCGACTTTGTGGAGCTGGCCGGGGCCGTGCTCAATGTCAAGCCATGGACCCCAGGCAATGTACAGACCTGGCGTCGCCATTGTATAGGCGGCATATTCAACTGTTTAACTGTGGGGCCTTGTATCAAGTGGTTTGCGGCATTTTTTGTCATCCGATTTGTATACGAGTGGTACTACCTGTGCTGCCCCTCGGGCCCCTGGTTGCGGGGACCATTTCTATGAATGCGTATCTTCAGATAAAAAAGAAAGGGTCCGGCACTTGTGTGCTGCTACCCGCACGCCGCGCAGGTATCTCAATACGTGCTCGCGTACAACAAAAACACACCAATCGTCAAACTTTTACGCCCCTGGCGTCATTTTTAGTAAAGCACAACTGGCAACGTATATTCTTATTACTTAGAGTCCTGACCCAAGCCGGGTCTGCCAAAAAGTCAACATTTTTTTTTGCTGGTGCTCAGAGCGAGTACCTCAGGCTCAGCTTGTCGCCCTTGCGCATCAAGAAGTTGAGAGCAGACATAGAAATCACCATCTCATTTTCCCCACTCTCGAGGCTGAACGATGGTTTAAGACTGTAGTTGATATACACCTCGCGGCCGGCGCTCAAGTGGTAGAAGCCGCTGGGGGTGAACTTCCCCGGGTAGAGGCAGAAGTTTATAAGGAACGCGCTTGTGTCAACAGGAGAGACCACCATGCTATTTTCGGCGTAACGGATTGGCATGTAGGCGTTGTAAAAGGGGCTCGGCAGCTGGGGGAAGATCTCAATCCCGTGGGCCGTCAGGCCAATTGTGTTAACGATGTTCTCGAGGGTCGTGACCTCGACAGCTTCGCGACATACAAGCTGGCAAACTAAGTTTTCAACATTCCAAACCATTGTCGGCGCCAGCAGTTTTTTGGAATTAGTCCGTTTAAGCGGGACACCCATCATCCACCAGCGGTCAAAATCGCTGACAAGCCGCCGTGACCGAAACCCGGCCATGAAGTACTCGGCCGGAAATTTAAGCTGGTCGAGGAGAAACGCGTCACTGACATTTTGGATCTGGTTCACCTGGCGGCGATGAACTCGAATTAGGCTGAAGCCGATGCGGCTCGCAAAGATGTCGTGAATTTCGGGATTCACGAATAGGCCGTTCACATAGAGGTCGGCCTCGATCCCGAGTCTCGAGAATGGGAGGTCGACGGGCACTAAAGTGTTAGGGGCCATGTTATTTTCACCCATTGCCGGCATGGGCACCAGCGCCTGGACGATGTCTTTTAGTGGAGCAAGCTCGCAGGTGATGGTGCGCTGGCTGTTAGGGATCAAGTCGTTCAGCAAGGCGTGGGTGGCGTCGCGGCAGAACCAGAACTGGAGGGGGATGTAGATGTCAAAACCCTCCTGATAAAGTTTCGGCGTCTGGGGGCCATCGCGGTACATTAGTGTCCCGGTGTACCCGTTTGCTAGATACGTGGCCTCACGAGCCTCCTGCTGGCCGTGGCATCTTTCCCATCCGGTGCGCTGGTCCGCATGGACGAAGAACTTGCTGTATGCGATTGCGTCGTCAGGGACGTAGTCGTCGATGAGGACCTGGTCGGACCGCAACTCGATTTTGTTAAACAAGCGCACACCGGGCAGCGCGCAGTAGCGCAGGTAGGGCGTACTTGGCCCCACCAAGGTCGCAGACTCTGACCCAATTGGCTTGAAGCGGATGTGGATGGCCATGTCGCTCGTGAAGTGCCCGTAAGTCGGGAAAGTGAACTGGAGGGTGCCCCCCGAGGCGTTAATGCTGGAAGTGGCATCGCCGGACGCCTTGACGCGGGTGTACTCTGACGCGACGGAGACATAAGGGCGGTACGCGGCATGGATGTAGAGTGTGTGGGACCGCTCAATATCGATAAAGGTTGGTTGGATATTTGCCTCGCCTGCGGCCTTGCGCTCGACGCGAATCGCATCGAGCCGCTGCCTGAGGTAATCCGAAGCGGTGAAGAACTTATCAAACCGCTCGTCGCGAAGAACGAGGTTGAAGATGGCCCCCTGTGACATTGCGGCCTGCGAGTCTTTGACAGGCTTGCTATACAAGCGTTGAGATTTCTCAATGCGTTTACTACCTAAGTGCACCCCCCCGCTATCGTCCACGGCTCATGAAAACCACCCAGCCCGCCCCGAGTTTTGAACACACCACCGACACTCTATATGCTATATGGCAGCGCCAGCGCCTATCTACGCCGAAGTGGGGCGCCGGGGGCTCGCCATCCCTCTGGCTCTCTTCCGCGCCCGCGTGGGGGGCGAGCCCGCCCTCAAGAAGATTCTTAGGGCGCTCTCAATCACGGAAAGGGTCCACCCCGGCTGCCCCCGCGGCATGGCGCGCACCGTGCACCGCGCCTACATGATCGAGCGGATGGGCGGTCTAGAGGTGCTGCTGATTCCCCGCGCCAAGGGACCGCCCTTTCTACGTGCCCACACGTCTGCTGGCCTACCCCTCCTTGACGGGATCCGTGCCGCGCCAGATCGGCTTCTCGAAGGGAGTATCAACCCGAATGCGCCGCTGCCGAAGCCGCGCAGCATCGCGGCCGACCGTCTTGTCGCCGAAGAACCGCTGTATGAGTACCAGGAAGCGGCAATCGAGCACTTGTGTGGCGAGTCTGGCCCGTTTGGCGAGGCGGCGGGCCATTGCGGCGGCGTTGCCTACCTGCAGATGGACACGGGCCTCGGCAAGTCGCGAGTCGGCTGCGGCGTCGTTGCGCGCCGCGGGGAGGCCGCCCTCGTCGTCGTTCCGACCGACGCAATTGCGACCCAGTGGGTCGAAGAGTTCGCCGAAATCTACCCGGGCATGAGGGTCGAAGTGTACCACAACCCGCCGGCCAAACGCGCAGGTTCACGCAAGGAGCCGCCCGGCCCGCAGACCCACGACGTCGTGCTCATTATCGTCAACACTTTTCGCGACAAGACGCCCGAGTTCATGGAAGGGTTCGGCACCGTAATCCTCGACGAGGCCCATGAGTACCACAGCACCCACAACTGCCGGGCGCTCTGGCTGAGCCAGACATGCGCAGTCCTCGGCCTCTCGGCGACGCCCGAAGAACGGCCCGACGGCCTCGACCGGTACGTCCCCCTCCACCTTGGCGGCGTCATCCTGCCAAAGACAATTCCTGGCTTTGACGTGTGCGCCGTCAACTTTCGCGGCGAGGTGCGCCTCCTCGAGTACGCAGGCCACCCCGACCACTGCGAAACGGCGACAACCCCCTCCGGCACAATGTCGGCAATCCTCACGATCGGCAGGGTGGTCAAGGACCAGGCCCGTCTGCGGCTCGTCGCCGCCGAGGTCGAACGGATCTACCGGCTCCACGAGACCGCCGACCCCGCCGAGCTGATTCGGCTTGGCCTCGGCCCCCGCCCCGAGGCGGCAGCGACACCGACCCACCCCGCCGGCGAGGTGCGGCGCCACGGCGTCTTCGTCTTTGCCGAGCACCGTGAGTACCTCCCGGCGCTCCGGACCGCGCTCCTCGAGCGGCTGCAGCCCGCCGACATTATCGCGCCTGAGCTTGACGACGCCAAGGTCAGCATCCTCCGCGGTGGCGTGGCAAAGACGGCCGTCGGGGCCGCCCGCCGCGCAGGGGCCCATATTGTCCTCACGACCTACGGCTTCAGCCGCCGGGGTATCTCTTTGCCCGACATGACCTGCATCATCGAGGCGACCCCGAGGAGGAATGGAATGCGTCAGACCCTCGGCCGCATTCTTCGCCGCGGCTCGGACGAAAGTATCCTTCGGCAGATTGTTGACATTGTTGATACCCGTACCGGCCTTCGCAGCCAGGCGGCCGACCGCCGCAAGATTTACCTTGAAAAAAAGTACCCGGTTTCGAGGGCCTCGGCTTCGTGGGAGGAATACGCCGCGCCCGGTGCTGCGCCCGCGCAGGCAGCCGCACCTGCAGACCTTGACGTTGAGGGCCTCACCACTCTGTCAATAGATGACCTTCTCGCCGCGGCGCTCGGGGATGATACGTGAGACGATATGTGCGCCCGGTCGAGAACAAATTCACATTTTTTAGTGGTGCCGGGCCTGCCCCAAGCCGCGTGCGCCCATTTGCATTTTTTCTGGGCCTGACATAGGGTCGTGATTTTGGCGGCAATGCACAAAAGCCACGCAGTGATCATCATCATGCTGTTAATTATCATAGCACTCATTGTAATCTATGGGGGTCGTGTGGTCTACTCGCCGGAGTGCAAAAAGAGCTCTGCCGCTTCGGTGCCGTGCGCCACTCCGGTGCCGTGCACCGCCGCCGAGGCGGCGCTGATGGCCTCCGCCAACGCCATTTACAACGACGCCAACGCCATAGTTGGTACGTTGTCGTCTTGGCTACCACAGGTGTATTACAAGTATGGGGTGACCCCCAATGAAGTCGCTGCCGACCGGGCATTTCAAAGCATTATGGCTTTCATGAACAGCAATGCGCAGATAGGGATCCAAGATAGCCCAAAGGCCGCCGCACAGTCACTAGCCACTGCCGTCCCGCTCCTGAAGAGTATACTTGTAGAACTGCTCAACCCCTCACCAAAAGCCCATGCGGCTTTCTATGGTGACGACAAATTAATTGACGCCGCGCGCTACTACCTGCTGCTTGACGCAATTACCGATAACCTATCGGCGACCCAATCCGCAATTAATGCCTACGTCGCGAACAAATAGTGCTCGCTGCGTTTGGCGCTTGTCTTTTAGGATCTTTCGCCAGGTAGTATATGGCCGCACCATGGGCGACTCTGGCTTCAACCTTAACGATTTTGTGGTTGGCGGGGCGCGGCGCCAACCACAAGAATCACGACCTTCACTACCTGAGGGCGTCCTCCAGCGAAACAACACGAGTTTTCCGGTAAAGTCCTCCACAAAACTTCGCGAGCTGTACGAGCGGTACGTTGCGGCCCGCGCCGATGCAACCGACCCCGCGCACGGCTGGGCCTCAGCCCTCAAGTACTACCAATTCCTCGTGCGCGCCGTGATGAGCGACCCCGAGTATGGGATTGGCGCAGACGGCAACGCGCGGGGGATCCTCGTTTATCACATGATGGGCATGGGGAAGACGCGTCTTGCCGTCGCGGTCGCGATGGCCCTCTGGGATGTGCGCCCCGTTGTTGTTATGCTCGCGCGCAGCCTTCAGGCAAACTTCCGCGCGACCGTCCTTGAAGTAGTTGCTCTTCTTAACGCGGGCGCGCCGCCGGCGATGATTGCGCACCTCGGCGCCAAGGCGGTTGCAAAATTCACCTTTGTCTCAATGGACGCATACAATGCCGCCGACCAGATGGCGCGTGCGGGGACGGGTGCAAAATCTGTAAAACGTGGCGACCTTACTGGCGCGACGGGCAGCCTTGACGGCAAGCTGCTCATTGTTGATGAGGCCCATAATTTCTTTCGGGCAATCATCAACTCGTCGGCCGAAAATGCTAACGCCCGCCGCATCTATGACATGGTCATGGCCGCTAGCAATTTGCGCCTGGTATTTCTCACGGGCACCCCATCCGCGAAGGACCCCTTCGAGCTTGTGCCGTGTTTTAACATGCTTGCCGGGATGGACCTCCTGCCGCCCCAGTATGATATCTTTTACTCGCTGTATGTTGATCGTGCGGCCCACAAGGTCCGCAATCCTGAGTACCTTGCCAACCGCCTTGTCGGCCTGGTCTCTCATGTTTCCCCGACTATGCCGTCAGAACTTGCGGGGGATGTGACGCCGAAGAGGGCCCGCGACGACGGCTGGTTCCCCGAAGAACTCCCGACCGTTGTTGAGCGGGTCGAAATGGGGGACAACCAGTACCGGCAGTACCTCCTTGTGCGAGAAAAAGAAGTTGCCGAGGGTAAAACCGGTGAGGGGGCCGGCGGCAGGGGGGTCGGCGTCATGACGGCCCCGGCACTCTCCCTGCCGGGGTCAGAAAAGAAAGCGATGCGATCCTACTTTGTCAAGTCCCGTACCCTTAGCAACTTCTGCCCACCCCGCGAGTGGATGAGCACAAGCGTTGACAGAATGCCTGATGACGCTTTTACAGCACTCGCCGCCCCCAAGCTAGCTCTCATTGCTGAACGAGTTGACCGAGCGCCCGGCCCAGTACTTGCGTATTCGCAGTTTGTCGAGTCTGGTGGCCTAAAACCACTCGGTCGATTTCTTCAGCGCCTAGGCTATGAACACTATGTTCCTGGTATGCCGCTGGGGCGCATGAAAACATCAGCGCCACTTATTAACGCCGACGCAAAAGCGGACGCCGACGCCGACACGGAAGCGGACGCCGACACGGAAGCGGACGCCGACACGGAAGCGGACGCCGACGCAAAAGCGGACGCCGACGCCGACACGGAAGCGGACGCCGACACGGAAGCGGACGCCAACACGGAAGCGGACGCCAACACGGAAGCGGACGCCGACACGGAAGCCAACACGGAAGCGGACACGGAAGCGGACGCCGACACGGAAGCCAACACGGAAGCGGACGCCGACACGGAAGCGGACACGGAAGCGGAAGCCGACACGGAAGCCGACACGGAAGCCAACACGGAAGCGGACACGGAAGCGGACGCCGACACGGAAGCCAACACGGAAGCGGACGCGACGCATGGCAGCGGAGACGCGACGCATGGCAGCGGAGACGCGACGCATGGCAGCGGAGACGCGACGCATGGCAGCGGAGACGCGTCTGTTGTTGACACTTTCACATCCCAAGCCGCCGGATGGGAGTGGGCAGCCCTCAAGCTGACACGTAAACTACTCAACGGCCTACTGGCGGGCGTTTCGGGCGCGGCAGTTCGCAACTGCCGTAACGCTTTCGAGCGCTGGTTGCTGACGGGTGTAAACCTGGGTAGAGGCGCCACAACCAGCCCCCAAGATGGCCCCTGGGCCCTCCACCGTGCCGCACTTTCTGCGGGGCAGCCCGCTGCCGGCAAGTTTCTGAAGGAGCTGGAGGCGGCCGGACACCCTGCGCCGCGTGCAGCGGTTGATCGTTTCATTGCCGCCGCAATGGCGGCCGTTGAGTCGGCACCGCCGGCGGCCAGCCCAATGTCGGTGTGGTTCACCCCGGGGCACATCCGGATTCGGCACCGGGGCGTGTGCAAAGTATTCAAAATCCACACCGCCCAGGCCGCCGCGTTGCTGGCCCGTGCCGCTAAGGGTGGGCTTGACCACGCGGCGGCGGTCGCCGCACTGGTGCGGGCGCTACTCCGGTACGAGGCCGCCCTGTCTGGAAGCCAGCAGCTGGGCCTCCCACGCGAGGCCTTCGCAGCGCTGTACGCGCTTGGGGTGCGAAATGAGGGGTTCGCATCCCCGTTCAACTCGCGCATGGTCGCCCTAGACAAGCCCGACACAAGGTTCTGCAGCCTGTTCCTGGACACCGACGCGCCCTTCGGGAGCCTTGGGCCCTTCCAGCTGGTTGACATGGCAGCCCACCCCGGAGGGTGGACAATTAACCCCCCTTACGTTGAGGCCCTGATGGATGCCGCCGTCGCCAAGCTGCTCGACGCGTTGGGGCGCAGCAAGGTCTCCATCTTCCTCCTCTTGCCCGCGTGGGATGATGCGGCGGCCATCAAGACGGTAACCAGCAGCCCCCACGTGGTAATTACTAAGCGGCTGCGACCGGGGGCGTACGCTCTTGAAGATCCAGGAGGGCGGCAGTTCGTTGCGCCCTTTGGCACTTACTATATTGCGCTCTCCTCAAAGCCGGCCGACACCACCAAGATTAAAGCGGCGATGCGCTGGCCGCAAAGGCCAGTACGCCGTCAAGGCGGCGCGCACAAAGCCCCCAAGGGGTACTACGCCATAATTTCCGGCGAGGTGTCAGGCGAGGCCCGCGCCTCCATCACAGCGGCTTTCAATTCGCCTGCAAACGCCCGCGGCGAGATTATCAAAGCGATTCTCGTTTCGAAGACCGGCGCCGAGGGGCTCGACCTCAAGTGGCTACGAGAAACCCATCAGATTGAGCCCTACTGGGACAAGGCCCGAAACCACCAGGTGACCGCCCGTGCCGTCCGCATCGGAAGCCACGACGGCCTCCCCCCGGCCGAGCGCGAGGTCCAGCCCTACCTTTACATTGCAACCGCGAACCAAAATATTTACCAGATGATGCTTGAGCGCGACCGCGAGCCAAAAACAATTGACGAGCTATTCTACGAGAGGGCGAACGAAAGGTACGAAACCAATGCCGCTTTCCGCGAACTTTTGACACGGATCTGCTTCGAGTGCGACCTCTTCGGCTACGGCGCTTGCCGCGTCTGCGTCCCCACTAATGCCCCCCTCTTCCACAAAGACCCTTCCCTTGATGTCCGGCTGCCCGACCCGTGCGAGGTGCGCCAAGAGACCGATGTCGAGGCAACCCCCCTCGAGGTCGGCGGCACCACTTACTACTATAAAGTTGACGAGTCCAATGCTCTTGGATATGTCTTCTATGTTTACAACGAGGGCCTGGGCGGTTACGCCGCCATCGATCCCTCTGATCCAATCGTATTGGTGCTTATCCGCGCCCTTGCCGCCGGCTAACGGGTTCGGGAGCCCCCCGAGGCCGCACATGAGACCCGTCGAGCAGCAGCACCGCCGGCCCGTTTACGGCATTTGGCAGAACCCCCGCATTGCACATGACCCCCCCGCTGAAGACCATTGCGCCGGGGCCGAAAGCAGTTGTGTATTTTGTCGCCTGGCTAACGAGGCCCCGGGCCACAAGACGCCCCCCGTACATTGGGTAGTCCTTGGCGTCGATCCAGTGAACCGTTTTCCCGTCGATATGGGCGGGCTCGCTCAACAGGAAGTCGGGGGTGAGGAGGGGGCCTGGATCGGCCGACGCCTCGTGTGCGCGGCGCAGGTCGTTCTCTGTCAAGAATTCTAGACCGAGGGTTCGCAAGTGGTCCCCCAGCGCGTCCTCATAAGCCTGCGAACGCTCACGGATTCGGTTGGCGTTGACCCGGGACCCAAGGTCGGCCTCAAAGATTGCCTGGGCCTCGTGGGCGAGGCGATCCGGCAACTGTGCAGGGTTGGCAACCATCGCCCGCACTGCTGTCGGGCTGTGCCCGCTCTCAAGCAGAATCTGACGCAAAACCGCCATCGGCGGGATCCGAAGCCGCTTGGCGATGGCAACGACCGGCTCGCCGCCCCGGTTCGCTGCCAGCAGCTCGGGCCCGTACCGGAGGGCCCGCGCCCCCCCAGTCTGCGATTCAATTGCGACCTCCATGTCCCGCATCGCGACAATCTGGTCGCCGCTCATTGGGGCATCGTATTTGCGACTCAGGCGCCGGGCCTCGGCATGCAGCTTGCTGATTTCTTCGCCGTTCGCCGGGCCAAACTGGCGCGACTCACGAATCATGCCCCGCACGAATTTTAGGCCCGCAGCGACCATTTCTTTTGGGAGGCAGTCTGCCGGCCCGTCCCACCGTATCGGGCGCTGCCCTTTGGCCCCACCATAGACAGCTGTGCCGCGTGGCAGGCGGGCGCGGCCGGCCACAGACGCCGCAAGCACGACAAGAATGATGAGAATGAAAGTCGTCAGGGCCCCCAGGATGTTTGGTGTTCTCATGCCGCGCCTATCGTTCCGCGGAAAGTGGCGCACGCACACCTGGTAAATAAAAATCATCTCAGGCAACCGCTATCGTGCCCGGCAGTTTTCTAGATGAGCCATCATTGGTGTCTTCGCCCGCCGCGCATATTCGTCCGGCTCATCGTCGTACAGCATGCCCGCCATCGAGAGCGCGTTCTGCGCTTCCAGCGGGAGCTGGCGGCGCTCTGCGCTGGACATTGCCGCCCGGTGGATGCTGGCCGCGACCCCATCGAACAGGAGGCGCGTCGCCTCGGCCAAAAGGAGCACTTCCCACGACCCGCTCTTCTTGTGGACCAAGACCTGGTCGACCCTCCGCGGATTTAAATAAATATTTCGTGACTCGGGGCTTGCGTGTGCGCGTTTGGTTAGGTCCATGAGCAGCTCGGTGACATAAGGCGGCGCAATTTCGGGGTCGGCCAGATCGCGGTCTCCGAGGCGCGAGTACTCTTGCAGGCGGGTGTTTTCGGCAAAGGCGGCGACGATGTGTGCAATGTCGACGCCAATCTGCCGGTCCCCATCCCACGGATGGATGTTTATGATGGTGTTGTTGTGGGTCTGGGTGACCGGCCCGTTGTATACTTGGGTGGGGCCATTGGCCTGCTGCGCAGGCGCCACGGCCAACTGGCTTTTTAACAATAGTGTCAGCTCCGACACCTGAGCCTGGAGGTCGTCTGTTTTTGTTGATTGTGTCGCCAGCTGTTGTCGCAGGGTGAAGTCTAGAAGTTTATCCATGCCGGCGTCGCTATTCGCAATCTTGCACCGGGTGCGGATGTGGCGGTACATTGAGGTTGCCGTTGTGAATAAACGGCCGCAGTAGCGGCACGGGTGTTCACTGATGACGTCGACCGGCCGGTTGATAATGGGTTCACACGTTTTTTTCCGAGCCTGGTGCCGGCGGAGGTTGTACGCATCCCTAAAAACCGTCCCGCACTTTTCGCATTTATACTCTTGAGCGGTGGTCGGCGTGCCGTCTTGTTCTCTCATTTGTCGTATATATTAGCTCCCTCAATTTGGTCCAACTGGCGGTTCACTATTGTGAGGGAGGCTGTTTTTCGCCGATTCGGCACGTATAGTCCAATGCACCATACCGTCGACAGAAGGTGTCGGCTGTCTTTTAAGGACGTATTTGATGAGTAACCCAATTTGCCGGTTCACTCCGAGCGAGGGCCGGGTTGCGCCCGATGAAAAAAAAGTTGGCCGCACGCATGCACTCGAATGGCGGGTGTGGACCTAGGGCGCAATATAGTTGGTCAGGCGGGACACAACGCGGCGGAGGCGGATTGGGATACGCATTCGGCGCTTTGCAATACAAACCGTGACAGTGTTCTGTGAGAATACTGGTGGCGCCGGAATCATGTTAAAGAGGTTGATAGCGGGGTCGGTCCAGAAATATTTGGTGGAGACTGTGGAGATTGGAACCCCTGCGTTGAGCGGGTCATCGGGCCTGCCGGCGGCGACCAGCCCTTCAGGGCGGTTGATATAAGAGTCAAGAGATGTGTACCCCGACTTAAACCCGCTGATGAATATGCGGTCGCCCATATTGAGATTGTGCCCTGGGGCGTTGATGCGGATTACAGGCCACATGCCGGTTATGGGGCTGAGGACTGCCGGCAATAACTCATTGTCAGTCCCCCCGTCGTCGACCTCAACCACAGCATCGTAGATGCAGTCGGGCAAGAAACAAATTGGGATGTCGGGGTTTCGGAACACCAACGTCAGGCCGTGGATATCCTTCAGCGGGTCTGTGAATATATAGGTGTCCCACTGGCTGCCGCTTTGGGGGAGGGCGAGCAGCATATTTGGGTTTGTGCCTGCGGAGCCCGCCGTCGCCGCGAGTGTAAATTCGTAATGGTGCCGCGCACCATTGCGGTCGCTGTAGGACTGGAGGCCAGCCTCGCGGAGCTGAATTGTGAACCGTCCAAAGAAGGGCAGCTGGGTGTATGGGTTATGTATCCAGGGAGACAGTGTGGTGGGCGACGCGGCCGCCAGAGATGGTGCCAGTACGGTTGATGGGTATTGGCCGTACGGGCTAGTGTTGGAGACAAGCGTTGGGGGTTTGTTGGACTCATTGGTGTTATTATGCCAGAGGATTATTTGGTTGGACTCATTGGAGGGTATAGCGATTGACGCGACGGACGAGATAGTAGTATAGGGGACCTCCTGCAGGATGGGGACGCTGAAGGAACCAATCTGGATCTCGATAACGTTGTCAATCCTATCTTTCACGCCAACCACCTCATCGCCGGTGACGCCCTGGATCATGAAGTTCCAGCGAAACTCGCCGCGGTCGACCGCCGACTCGCGCAGCTTCAGGAACGTGTCGAGGACTATATACTGGTCGCTGATGCCATAGATGCCCGAAGGGCAGGGGCGGTTTTTCTCAAAGTGGTCGTCGCAGGCCGGTTGGGGATCCGCAAACGCTTCGCGTTTCAACAATTCGTGAATATCGATCCCGACCCCGCGATCCGAGCGGCGTGGCCAATCTTCAGCAGCATGCGCGCTAAAAGGGCGCGGGTCCCGCATCAAGCCGGCGTGACCGGTATCCCTCGGTAAGGATGGGGGGCATGAGGCCCGATCTCCGTTAACGCTAAAAGACTGTCGACGTTGGGCCATCCGTGATGGCGCGCGGTTATACTTCTGCGGAGAAGCTTGAATAGGGCGGAAAACGTGCCTGCAGCATGGTGCTAGGCGCCATGTTTGCCAGGTGCGCAGACCCGACCTGCAAAATTCATTATGGTATCCTCCGGTTAGTGTGTTGGGTTCTTCTTCGCCGGAAAGGGCCGGCCGGCCACAAAAAGTGCGGCGACCAACAAAATTATTGTTGAGCGCGGATGCGCGAAATAATGTCAGTGGTCGACACCCCGGGCGTGTAACCGACATAATGCATGATCCCCCGCGCAATTGGCGCCGCAAAGAAATGCTCCTGCTTATCATCATCGCCGTGCACAACGAAAGAGATGTTGTGCTCGTCTAAAAACTCGTCTGTCAAGACGAGCGGGGGGGACTCGACGACACGTGCGACCTCGCAGCACTGCCGCACCATTGTCACCCGTTCAGCATGTTTAAGGATCGGAGGCCGCTTCCACCGGGCATCCTCATCTGTGATTACACCGACGAGGAGCTCCGCATCGCGGCCGCCGACGGCGCGCGCCTTCTGCAGAAAGGCAACATGTCCGGGGTGGAAGAGATCAAAAACACCATCGGCATAAACAATGGGGGGCGCGGCGATATCGGTGGCCATAATATAGCCGTGGCGGACAATGTCCAAAAGACGCAAGGCGCCCCTTCATGCAGGTGTGAGGTCGCGCAGCGTGAATGTTACGCAGGGGCCGTCGGCGCAGCGAACCTTTGCGGTCGTCATAAAGTTGGGGCCGACTGCCCGCCGCAGCACTGCAGGCGTCTGCGCTGGCGCCAAAATTGTCTCATCGTAGAACCGGTAGTCGGATCGCAACGGGTAAAGCTCAGTGGCAGCGTACTTTGTATTGCAGTGGGCCCGGATCGAGTCGGGATCTTCTTCACAGAATCGCGGGTCGTCGAGGGTGTACTCAACGCAGTTATCGGGACGCGTGATGGCCGTGTACGAGAAGAGGTCAATGTGGATGCGAGAAATCACGGTGCCAGGATCATTTGTCCCAATCTGCCAGTAGGCGTCGGTGACATTCCGCTGAAGAGTGAGGCCCGCGGCATGAAATGAGTCCACATGCTGGGCGACCTGATCCCCGCCGGCGTCGCGCACGTAGGCCAAGTCGCCGTCGTCGTCCCACGGAATCATGCCACCGTGGCGGCACATGCCCAGCAGTGTGCCGCCCTGGCCAAACACCTCGACGCCCGCCGCGCGAAGCGCGCACAGCGCGCGTTTCATCAGCGTCTTTACAGCTGCAACAAATCCCTTGTTTGTGTAGAGCAGTTGCGGCGGTGGGCCCGCCGGCGGCCGCGTCTTGGCAAAAGCGGCAAGCACAGCGGCGCTGTCCTCGGCGGTGCCGGCCGTAACTCGCACAAAACCCGCGAGGCCCGGGAGGTTGTCGCGGTTGCGAATCTGGACACCGTTGGCGGCGAGAGTGGCCGTAACCGCATCGGCGTCGCCAGCATACACGAGGTAGAAGTTGCCGGGCGTGTTGAGGGCCCACCAGCCGGAGGCCTTAAGCGCCGCGACGACGGTCTCAGCCTCCAACCGCGCGGCAATCGCCGTGCGGCGGTAATGCGAGAGGTTGCGCAGGGCCGAACGCGCCACGGCCATTGCCGTTACTCCAACCGATTTTGGGTTAACGGCGACGCGGAGCTCATCGATGACCTTGGCAAGGCCGACTGCATAGCCAACACGCAACGCTGCAAGGCCAAATGCCTTTGAGAGCGTCCGCGTGACGACAACGTTCTTGGCCGCGAGCGCGACGGGGGCGAGGCTGCACACATTGAGGGCGGCCGCATCGGACATCCCGGCGGACTCGGGCTCACCAACCGACGCAAACTCGACGTATGCCTCATCGATAAGGAGAAGCGACCGCGGGTACTCAGCGGCGAGCATTGCGACAGTATCGGCGGGCCAGGTGTTGCCCGTGGGGTTGTTCGGGCTGCAGAGGTAAAGAAGGCAGCCAGCCTCAAGAATACCGCGGTAGTACTGCAGAGATGCCACATGGTCGGCCACGGAGGTGCCGAGCCCGATTGGGTACGCAACGATTTTAAGGCCTTTGAGCCGGGCAAAATGCTCAAAGTGTGTGTACGTCGGTACCCCCATGAGAACAGTGTCGTGCCCCCGCAGGCTGCAAGTGTCGATTATGCTCCGCAGGACCTCATCGCTGCCGCTCGCGATAAGGATGTTGTGCGCCGACTCGGCGCCGACGTAGCGGGCAATGTCCTCGGCAAGGTCGGGGTCCGGGCCCGACTGGTAGTTGACAAGCATGTCTTCCACGGAAATGTTGGCGACCGCATCCCGCAGGGTCTCAACAACCGCCGCCGGGTGGGCGTAGCGGTACTCGTTCAGGTGAAGCCGACGCGTCCCGTTCGGGGGGTGGGGGCCAATGCTGTAGGCGTGAACTGCTGGCTCGTTTTGCAATGACATGGAGTGGTGCCAATATATGTCTGTACAGAACACTTCAGTTGAAAGGGGATTGGACCCCATATAGCCTGCCAGTAATGTTCGCAAATCGTGAAATTTGCGGAGTTACCGTTCCATGCGTCGTAATATATATTGTATGCGTGATTGTTATTGTGGTCTACGGGCACTACATACGCCGGACCAAGAGCCAAGACCACCTAGCCCGCCAAATCTTCCACCATCCAATATGCCAAGAAATCGACGGCTGGAGCATTAGCCACTTGTTCTTCTTCGGCCTCCTCGGTGTCTTATTTCCCGGCCACCACCTCCAGTTCTTTCTAGTTGGTGTCGGCTGGGAGGTTATCGAGACGGGTCTCGGCCAGAACGAAATCAAAGTCAACGGGAAGCGCCTCCAGCTGATCGGCGACCAGGATGCGGAGGGCAACTTGACCGGCAAAGAAGGGGTCTTCTGGTACGGCAAAGAAAGCGATATTATCATGGACGTCCTCGGGTATTGCGTCGGCAGCGCCTGGGCGTCGAAATACTGGCCCAACGCCGGCGCCAAGCCAAAAAAAAACACCTCGGTTGTGTACTCCCGGGCGAGTGTTCCCGCGTGGGTCTAGTCGCTCGCTGCGAAGGGCGTTTTCTTTCCGCCGGCGTAGGGAGTGCCGTGCCCCTGCGCAACCATCCACTCGTTAATATTCTCACCATTTTCTGCACCGTTCCGCAGGAACGCGGTAACCAAAATCCGACCGTACTTGTCAAACGCGCCACACTCAATATAAATAAGGCTGTCTTGTACCTTGCCAACGAGAGCCGTCCGCGCCGCGACTGCGGCCGCCTTTTCAGCGGCGCGGTTTTGGGCCGACTTCGGCGGCCTCATTTCGGGGCTGTCGTAGCCTGCCAGCCGCGCTTTGTACTGAATTACACTGCCGCCAAACTCGAAGGCGACGGTGACTGTGTCGCCGTCGTAACAATCAACAATCTTTGCTAGAAATCGCTGGCCGGCAAATGAGAAGGGTTTGCCGGCCACCGCCGCCACGAGCCTCTTCTCGGCAACTAAGCAATCATCTTCTCGGGCGACAGGGCTGTCAGACATGTCAGCCGGCCTGCTGTTATATACAGTACACTTTTAAATTCAAGACTGCCGCCAAGAGTGTACTGCAGCCGGCCCCCGATGGTCTATGTTGACTTCTCTAACCCGTACCTCCGCGGCTACCTCGCCAATCATTACTGTCAAAACCACCGTCGCGCCCTCGATACCATACGCACCTGTCTCGCAGGGTGGGTTACCGAATCCCGCCACCGTGAAGAAAAAAATGCTCAAGGTCGGCCGCCCCGCCCCCTCGCTGCTGTACTTGACATCGACGAGGTGTTACTCTGCAACATCCACATGAACACATTTCAGGCGCCGGCCGGCGTGCAAGGAGCCGATCCAGTTGACTTCCACGCGAGTGACTACTACCTCGGCCCCGATGGCCAGCAATGGCCCCGCGGGGATTTGCGGCTCAACCCGCTCCTCCCTGGGGCGCGCGAGCTCCTTGAAGAGATTCGCCGCCAGGGCATCAAGCTCTTCCTTATTACCGGCCGCCTTGAGTCAATCCGTGAAGAGACCATTGAAAACTTTGCGTACGTCGGGCTGGCCGACATCGACGTGGGTCCCGCAGCCCTCATCATGTGCCCCGTCGCCGAGCGCCCGCTGCCAGGGATGTCAATCCGCCCGTGGAAAGAAGGGCGCCGTGCTGCCATCGATGAGACGCACCGCATTGTCATCAATGTTGGCGACCAAATTAGCGACCTCGGATTATATGGCGACATGCAGATCCAATGCCCCCACCCGTACTACTGGACGCCGTGACGCCCACAGGCCAAAATAGGCATCGGGGTTGGCTCAATATTCGTGGCGCCCCCACCATTCACGATCGCTCTCTTCTTCAACTTCCTCTCGAAGGTACTTGTCGAGGTCGCAGCTGCGGTTCATTGTCCCGGCAGCTACGCGCGAGGGATCGTTGCGTGAGCGCATTTGGTAATTGATGCGCTCGTCGCCATCGAGCTCGTCAGCGTTGGCCTCATCATCGATACAGGCCTCCGCCGCGTGGGGGGCGCTGATGCGGCTAAGGTTAAAAGGGTTCCCATCTGACGCGGAAACATTATCAAGCTCGGTGCGGTCATGGTGGCCCAGGCCGGGAAATGTGTCGAACTCGTCAGCATCAAACGCACCCAAGTACCTTCCCGGGCTTGCGTCTGGCGAAGGGGCCAAAATTGCATATGGGGCTGGTTGTCCGGGAAGATAATAAAATCCCTCTTTTGCGGCGTGCGGGCATTGTTTGCCCGCGTCGCCACCCATACTACTATTGCAGGCGATCGTGAACCCGAGCAAAATGCTGATGATTATAAGGGCGGTCACGGCGTCTGGGATTATCAGTATAACGATGATGAAAGTCACAAAAGTCAGAGCCAGGAGTAAGCAATTCTGCTGCCTGGGTCGCGCACGACGCACTCCTTCTCGTTTTTCCATTATGTGTCGCACTTGTAGTGGGTATGCACGGTCGCAATGTACACTGTCGCGCGAGGCACTTCTATACAGCCGTAACAAGTTCTGGCAGCACGGGCATCTATGCGGGCCAAAAAAAAAGAACGGGTTTAACGGTTTTTACTTTTCGGAACATTTGGGGGCATCAGGTCCGCCGTCGGAACCTTCAGGGTCATCAAGCATATCACCGGAATCGTCAGAATCATTAAGACCGATGGCGCCATCGGGGCCGTCGGGGTCGTCGGGGCTATCGGGGTCGTCGGTGCCATCGGCGCCGTCGGCGCCAATCGTCAGGCACAGCTCATGGTCAAACTCGTCGGCTAGGCCGCCATCAACAAGAGACAAATCGGCCAGGCCGCCGCCATCAACATGGCCCTGCTCGGGGGGATGATCAACTGCTTTTGCTTTTGCTTTTGCGGCACGGGCTGCTTTTTTGCGGCGGTTGCGGGCAGTGTTGCGGGAAGCCGCGGCTGTGACCACAGGAGGCGCCTGGCTACTGTTATTGTCGCCATCGCCGTTGCCGTTGCCGTCGCCGTCGCCGTCGCCGTTGCCGTCGCCATCGCCATCGCTGTCGCTGTCGCTGTCGCTGTCACCGTCGCCGCTCCCATCCGCCTCCTTGCTCCTCTTTTCAAGCTCATGGAAGTTTGCATCGACTTGAGCAAAGAGGCTCTGGAGCTTTGGGTTAGACGCCTGTTGGGAAGCAAGCTTGCGGTAGTGGGCAATGATGCGGCGGAACTGAGCCGTGACGGCGGGGGACGACTTCGTATTCTTTGAGACGTCAAGCACAAAGTTCTCCATAATGATCGTCGGGTTGCCGCTGGCAGTGTAATCCTTGTAGTAGCCGTTGAAGTTGCCCTTCAGGAGGTCAACACTCTCTATAATTTTTTGGAAGGCCTGGTCGCAGCGCGGGATGTGCTTTTTCACCTCGTCGATGCTACTCATAATCACCTCGACAAACTCGCCAACGTCAACGTCGGGGGCGGACACGGCTTCGTAAACGTCATGGCCAATCGTGTATATCTTGTGAAGGACGATGAGGACGAACTCTCTGTCACTCTCAGAGAGCCGGTCATCAATGTAAATCTGCTTGAAGTTCACCTGGGGGAGGTCGGGCAGGGGGGCAAAGGTCATGCCGGCGCCTTTGGTGAGGAAACGGGACTTCAGAGCGGTCTGATCTCCGAGCGACTTCTTGTAAGCAACAAGGTTCTTGCACGCGACAATTACGGTGTTAACAATGTTGCACTTCTTCACCGCGGCAAAAGACTCCCCAAACTGGGCCACAACTTCGGGCGGAATCTTCGCGTAATCTTTTGCTGCCGTGATGTACGCCTCAACTCCGGCACTCGCCGTCCCGGCAGCGGGCGAGATCCACTGGGTAAAGTCGGGCGCGTTAAAGCTTGCGCCAAACTGCTTCTTGAGCGCGTCCACATATCCGCCAAGGTGATCCTTGGGCCCCGGAAAGAGCAGCATCATGTTCGACCCGTGAAACACCGTTAATAAACGAATGAACCGCTCAATATGCCCCTCAATTCGAAGGTATTTAGGGTGGATAATAGATAGGTTCGCCGACCCTTCTGAGGTGCCGAGGACGCCTTGAAACATGTCAAGCACATCTTGATTCGCGAGGGTTGCTTTGACAACTTTTGACTTGATTTTCACCCGGCCAGCCACCATGATGCTGAGAGCGGTCAGTATTAGCCCTGGTCGACATCTCTATTTGGGCCAGCCGTGGGGGTCCGAGGCAAAGGGCCAACCATCGGGGTCCGAGGCAAAGGGCGCCGTGACGAGCTCAAAGTGAGAATTGGACACGCCCGCTACGGCGTATATACTGGGCCGCCCGACACGCACCAAATTCCCATGGAAGCAACCAAGCCACTTGCTACCGGCGCCGCCTCTTATATCCATTATGTTGAGAGTTTTAACCACGGCTTGAAGATCCTTGCGCGCGACCTCGTGAAACGCTACCCCACCGACGCAATGATTTTTCGTGCGCACAGGCGCGCCATGACAGTCATGTCCATCGACCCGCTCCTTGTAATTAACGAGGTGGGCCCCTACCTCTACAGTTACCGGGACCAGTTGTACGCCTTCGACGAAGAGTTCTTCCTTGAAAACACCTTTGATGACGAGCTGAAGGCCAGCGTCAACCAGGAGAAGGCCGACATGGTGTCCTACATCATCCCGAAAGCCAAGGAGTGCGCCCGAGCCTTGCCCCCGGCCGAAAAAGAAGAATATAAGGCTATTGTCATATCGCTGCTCGATGACTACATTGAGTACCTTGCCATGAAGGCTAACGCCGGTGCGTCGTAACTGACGACAGGCGTTTTGCATTTTATCCCGTTCAGATCGACTCGCTTTGGTTACCCCAGTAGGCGCGCTCCATCAGGTCGTCTTGGGGGTCTGCACCCCCCTCATCATCAAGGCTGTCGCCGCCACTTTGCGAGAAGGCGAGGCCGCGCGTCCCGTCGTCAATGTCGCGCGCGAGCCGGTCGATTGTTTCCTGAATCTCGGCGTCCTCGTCATTATTGGCGCGCTGGCGCCGCGGCGGCGCAATATTGTCTGGCCGCCCGCCGGCGTGCGGGGGAGGCAGCGAGCGATGCAACGAGCGGGGCGGCGCATCGCCGGTTGTTGCCGGTGGGCGGCCGGTGGCTGGGCGGGGGGGGTGGCTGTCCGGCCTATCACGGCGTTCCATCATGTGGCGGTAAGATGACATCATGTCATCGCCCTCGCCAATCCCCGCCTCCTGGCTGTCCTCGCCGGCGCGCTCGAACGTCATCTCGTCGCGGTAGAAATTGTCAAGGTCGTCTTCGGGCAGGAGGCCTTCGGCGGGCCGCGCGGCGGCAGCCGTAAATTCCTTGACGTTCTTATCGTACACGCCGCTAATCTCTTTGAGGCCGATATAGACGCCATTCGGCGTCATCAGTGCCGGCAGGCGCGTGAGGCCCCGCTTGCGCATTGCCTCGACGAGACGGTGGTTTTGGAGGTCTTGGCTCCGAATTTTGTTCACCTTTATTGAGATGCCCATTTGGGTGAAAACCGGCAGCCACTTGTGGATGTACTTTAGTGTGGTGATTGTGATATCTCGGCTCATGCGGTCGGCGTCGCCATCCGCGACGACTTTCACATAAAGGTTGTGGACGGTCTGGCCGTTGGTGCGCTGGCCAACGGGTGTCCCGTAAGAGGGCATCGTATCTGTAAATGTTGATCTTTTGGGCACTTTATTCTCACGCCGTAAGGTTGTCCAAAACGTTGCAATCTTCCAAAAAGTGGCGGCATGGCACTAATCGTCGCCGCCGTAGCCCAGCTCGCTGAAGTCGATGTTGCTGCCGAGCCGACCGCCGCCGCCGATTTCGTTCCGCATAAAACTATCAAGCTCTTCTTCGGCGGAAGTATTTGCAAAGTCTTCCGGGTCGCCGCCCCATTCTTGTTGCACGGGGCCGGCCCTATGGTGGGGGGCGGGGTTGCCAGGCCGGCCCGGCCCGAGTCGGCGACTGTAGTAGTCCTTAATTTCGTGGCAGCCGACGTACGCCCGCCCCCCGGCAAGAAGCGCAGGGAGGCTGCTGATCCCCCGGCGACGAAAAGCAGTGGCTACCCGCGGGTTTGCGGCGTCCTTTGGCCGGAGCGCGTACACCTCGACGGTGACGTTGAGCTGTTTTTGCAGCGCGGGGGCTGCCCCTTCGACGTACTCAAGGGCGCGGCGGGTCGGTTCCGAGGCCGCGGAGTGAGTGGCCGGCGGAAGGTACAAGGCGTGTGGCGCTTCGGCCATTGATCAAGCACAGACACTATTTAGGCCGCATGGTTTAGCTCGTGGCGGTAAAATCGGCAATTTGAACCGGAACTTTATGGTTTCTCATACAAGGCAATTTGTGGCAGTACTACCGGGGTAATGTCCAAAGCCAGGGTCGTCGGCATCAAGATAACTCGTTACGAAATAACGGCCGCCAAAGTGCCCTTGCTCCACACGCTCTTTGGGCTCGACCGCCTCCCCCTCGCCCAATCAAGGGTTGAGATAGAGCTTGACCACGTCTCAACCGCGGTCGTCAATGCCTTTCGCCGCACCCTCATAGACGAGATGCCCGGCCATGCGCTTAAAGTGCCAAAGGACGAGATGCCCGGCCATGCGCTTAAAGCGCCGAGCGACGGGTTCAATATCACCGAGACTACCGACCATTTCTCGCTGCCGCAGCTTGTCGAAAACAGAATTGCGTGCATCCGACTCTCCCCACAGATTCCCCCCGAAGTTATTGCCAATCTCCGGCTAAAGCTCGACGTCTCGAACGGGGGGGCCACCCCCCTCACTGTCTACGCTGGCGACTTTCAGGTCACCGCGGGGGTGTTGCGCGAGCCAATCTTCAACCCGACGACAGAGATTACCGTCCTCCAGCCCGGGAAACGGATCGTCATTGAGGGGATCCACATTTCGACGGGCTACGGGCGTGACAACGGTGTTTACAACGTCGCCTGCCGCGGCGCCTTCACCCACCTCGACCTCGAGCAGTACAGCGACGCAGAAATGCGTTTAGAGCAAGGCGTCGCTGCCAACTGGAGCGGTTACAAGGTCTCGAGCCTCCTTGCCAACCCCCGCCACCATTTGCTGTCGGCAACGTTGCCGGCAACGACGGCCAACCCCGCTGAGACTCGCGCCGTCTTTGCCGATGCCTGCAAAAACATTATAGGTCGGCTTCGGGTCATTGCCACGACCGTTGAGCGCCGCGCCGAAGTGCCCTCCGGCGGCTTTGCCCACCACGGAATCCAGTACACCGTCGTTGACCTTGAGGCCGGCCTCTCTGAGGGCATTCTCCAAGCGCCCGAGACCCACACTATCGGCGAGCTCCTCCGCCGCACCATTTACGAGCTTACGCCCGACATCGCCAATGTTGCCTACACAATCATTTCGCACGAGAACCGTCTCAGACTCTCAATCCGCCACACCGAAGACGTGACCCGCATCCTCATGGACGCAATCTACTATGCAATAGCAACCTTTGATGCCATCCAAGATGGCGTAACCAGCACCCTCTGAGCGCCCAACTGCCCACTTTTTTAAGAAACTGCAGGGCGGGCCTAACGAAAATGCATATTAAATTTGATTCTTGCATTGTGCTCAAACCACCAACCAGCAGATATGGACGCTTCTTCGCTTGGCCAGGGCAGGATCGTCGACGACTTTGCCTGCAAGACGCCATCGGCCGAGACTTTCAACGCGGACGCGGCTTCCGCCGCGCATGCAAGTTTAAGCGCGCTGCTCGCGCAGTTCAACATAGACTACCCTGAAATTGAGGAGAGACTGGCCAATCTTAATAGGCAACTCCAACAGGACTACACAGAGGCCGTTTCCGCCGGAGAGTTCAAGACTTTTGAATTCACCTTTCGTTGTGTCAAGGCGGATGCTGACCAAATGATCCAAGCGGTGGACCTGGTGAAGACCGCGGAACTTGCGATTGAGGCCGCAATCTCGGAACCCTTAAATGTGGGGGCTAAGCGCGACGCAAGGGCTGCGGCCAATGCACTCATCCGTGTGGACCCCAAAATTCGGCAGACAATCGCCAACATCGGGCTCAACCGCCGAGCGATTGACGCGACACAGCGGCTTAAGGGCTTCTTGCTTAAAGCAGCACCGAAGAAGTAAGGCAACTGCTCGCCGAAGTTTGCACACCCGCGCGGCAGAGGTGAAACCCCTCTGCTAGCCAAACGTACCGTACACTTTCGAGCTCGGGCTCAAAACCCAAGTGCAAAAGCGTTCGTCTTTTTTGTCCACCCGCACACAACCACCCACGGGATGGCATTGGTCCTATCCAGCACCATCTTTTGAAAAAATGCCTACAATTATTATATTGCGCGCCCGATGGCTGCCGCCATGGTTCTTCAAGAGTGCTACACACGAACCCACTGGCTCATCATCGCCGACCTTCAACGGACAATCGTTGACGCCGAAGCCATCACAAAAAAACAGCCTCTGCCCGGTGAAGAAATGGCCCACGGCAGGCTTTGCCGGTCCACCGCTCTGCTTCGTGAAAGAGCTAATGGATACCAACAACAGTACGATATTGCCATACGAGATAACGACGCGCAGGCCATGCGCCGCTTCCTCAACAACGCCAATGCCGTCTATGGGGGCAGCCCTGAGTACTCATTCCTCTCCGAGGCCCTGTGATCGGCCGAGGCCCAACTTTTTACGTTTGGTCATCACTTGAACTGCCAGCCCGTCGCAGTGCCGCGTTCTACGGTGGCAACAAACTCGGCAATTTCGGCGCGCCAGACGCTCGCAGCGGCGACCGGGCGTTCGGCAAGCTGGGTCGTCACGAGGGCGAGCTCGGCGCGCAAGGCCTCGAGCACCTTTTGGCGCTTGGCCACTGACGCCTGGACAAGATCGCGCTCTTTCAGGTCGAGCAGGTAGTCGTGCGAGGCGCCGGGGCCGGCGGTCACGAGCCGGTAGAGGTCAGCATTCGGCGTATACTCTGGGCGGTGAAGGAGCGCGCGATGGAGGGGCGGGAAGTCACGGGCGCGGAGGGCCTCGGCAGCGACGTTGTCGTCTTTGACCTGTGCAAGGGCAAGGTCGGCCGCCATGCCAATGTACCGGATTATTTGCTCTTCTTCGAGGATGCGCAGCTCAGCGATGGTCTGCTGGCGTTCTAGCCGCGCGATGTAGAGGTCGCGGCGAAGGGGGGCCCAGTAGAGGATTGGCGCGAGGTAAGACTCGCCAAACTCAAGCACAGCGCCGTCGGTGCTGTAGTAGTTCAGGTGCGGGCGCAGGGACGTCCGCAGCATCAACACATCTTCGACCGGGTCAATCAGGGCGTCGCCAAACTCTTCAACGATTTTTTCGAACGCCCCTTCGCGCAGCACGACTTCGAGCTCGACCTTGTTGGCACTGCTGCGGTCGTTAATGGTTTCGATGAACTCGTCGCGCGGGTTTGCGCGGCCGCCGCGGCCGGGCTTTGCAAGCGTCTCGAGGTACCTGACCGTGGTTAGCCCCATTGGCAGCTCGGTCACCGTCACCGTGCGCGTGTCAGCATCCCAGGCGTACGCCCCAAAGCTGTAGGCCTCGCCGCGGTAGTAACGAACCTCTCCGTCAAAGCCACGCGTACAGGCGGGCAGCGGCCAGATCTTTGCCAGGCGCTCGACCTCAGCCATCACCGCCGGCGTCGGGCCCTCGGCGTGCAGGCGGTCAGCCACAGCCGTGAGCTCAGGGTCGCCGGCAAGGTAGGCCCCCACAACCGCGAGGACGCTGTTGAGGCATCGGCCGTGGCTGTCGTGGTTCCAGCCCTCGCTCACAATCTTGTACGACTCGAGCGCCGCCATCGGGACGACCGGGACAAAGTACTGCGGCTCGGCCCGCTCGCCGTCTTCAAAGACGTAGCGCAGGTGCCAGCGGTCGGCCATCGGGAACGTCACCTTTGTCAACGGGCTCATCTGCACGCTGATGTACCGCGCCGACCCTGCCTTGTCGCCATGGCGGCTGCCGAACTGGCCGATGCCCGTAAGGTACGGGTACTTCCGCGCGCCGGCGTAGGACTGCGCCATGTAGATGATCGTCCCATTGAGGGACATGTCGCCGTGGTGGTAGAAGCACTTGTCGGCGACAAATCCGGCCAGCTGGAATATTTTGAGCTCCTTTGCGGCCGCTTCCCCGCTGAAGCGCAGCATGGCGCCCATCAGGATTTTGCGGCGCGCTGGGTTCAGGCCGTCGGCTCCGCCCGAAATCTGGCGCTGGATTGCGTCGTTTTTGTAAGATTTTGTGTCGATGTCGAGCTGCACGCGGCCCACCGGAATCTCACGCCGGCGGTGGAGCTCGAGGGTGCACTCGGCCGAAAGGTGCGCGACCGGGGTCACAAGGGCTTCCTTGCGGAGGGCCGGGTCGGCGCCGAAGTAGACCTCAAAGAGGCGCTTCGCAGTGTCGTCCATCGTGTACGTGTAGATGCTGCGATTGAACGCCTCGGGCGTAAACATCCGCACGACCTCGTTCCCGTCATGCGTCGCAAGCCCCTTGTAGTACTTGATGCGGTGCGTGCTGGCCCGCGCCGGATCCTCGGCAAGCCAGCAAGCCAGCTCGGATTCATAGTAGAACTCGACGGGGTGTACGGCGGGCCGTTTAGCGGTCGGGTACGCCCGCACGAGCGGGGTCATGAAGCGGCCGACGCGGCCGGCCTTGATGAGCGCCGGCCAGAAGAGGTAGATCCAGACAAGCACGAGCGCCGCAATCTTGCCCGTCCCGTCGAGGTCCTGGTCGACGCAGAGCAACAACTGGCCGTAGTGCAGCGTTGCGAGGTCTTCGGCCGTCTCGTAGGACCGGTTGTACTGCAAGCCGAACGCGTCGGCGAGCGCCAGGAGGCGTTTGTTCGTCTGCAGCTTTGCGCTGCGGACGTTGACCACCTCGCCGCCGCTCGTCTCTATTTCTGTCACTTCCCGGGCGGCGTTGACAATGACCCCTTGGAGGCTGATGATCCCGCACCAGTCGAGCGAGGGGCCGCCAGGGGGCAACGCTTTGCGCGTCTGCGTCAGGCCTGCGCGCAGCAGCGTGATTGCGCTGTCGCCTTCCGCCGCCAACAGGTATGTGTTGCGCTTGTGCGCAACTTTACCCGCATTGCGCGCCTTTGTGTACTTGTCATGGACCACTTTCCCGCGAGTCGCCCCCTGAGCGAGCAGAATCCTCTCCGCCACCGCTTCGCCGACCTGCTTCAGGAACGTTGCCGTCAGCGTGTAGCGCTCGAGAGTCTCTCTTGACACCTGGAGCTCATCTTTGCGCTGGCCCCCCCAGTCAGCGCCAGGGACTGCGCCGCACATCACGACCCGCACACCCGCGAGCGTCTCGGTGACGCTCATTTTGCGGGATTCCGCGTCCTTGGGCGCGCCCGCTTTTTTAGCCGCGGCGCCTGTTTTCGACGGCACGCGCGCCTGCTTTGTCGCCTTGCGCAGTTGGTCTTCTACCGCCGTGCCCAACAGCTTCGTGATGTACTGGATGTGCGAACCCTTGGGGCTCAGTACGCCGTTGACAACTGCCATGTGTCGCGCCGTTGCCCGCCGCCCCGCTTTTCTGCCGGGGGGGAGCACCACCACTGCGAGGTTCCAGGGGTGCTGTTTGTAAGGTTCTTCGGTCGCCTTTGCTTGGGCCGACAGAACGATGGCCCCCGCCGCGTCCTCCCCGAGGGGGGTGAGCAGCAGCCGGCCGAGCGCCGCCGCGTCTGTCGTCATGCAACGCGCGCCATTGTAAGTCACCGCCACCCGCGGCCCGACGTAGGCCGCCGCCTGGTGCGCCCGGAGCCGCAGCCACGCGTCAATGTCGTCGGCGTCGGCCCCCCCCAGCGCTGCGCCGGGGGTGCCCTTGTAGCCGAGCTCGGCGTAGGCCGGGATAAAGCTCACCCGCGTGTGGGGTCGCGCCTGCTCGGCCGGCAATGTGTGTTTCTTGCCGAGGTTGATGATCAGCGGGTCGTACCGGTTATCAAGACGGTTCCGCCACTGCTGTCGGTAATAGCGTTGCGTCACGCCGTCAACCGTCTCAACGGTGAACTCGTCCGAGTGGACGTTCGTAAGCTTCGCGCCTAAGCCGTTGGTGCCTCCTTTTACGTTTGAGATGTCTTTGTCGATGTTGGTGCCCGCGAGGAAGTACGAAAACGCGACTTCCGGGACATACACATCGTGCCCTGCCTGCGCCGTCGCCCCGGCGTGGATCACGACTGGAATTCCTGGGCCATCATTGCGGACAGACAAGAGTCCAGTGTTGCGGTCAAAAGTTATGTCGATTTGTGTCACCCGCTGGCTTGGCGTCGCTTTTTCATGCTCTTTCGCAAGGTCGGTTGCGTTGACAAGAATTTCGCAAAATATCCCGAGAAGGGCCGGGGTGTGGTCCCTCTCGATACTAATGAGGGTGATGCCCAGAAAATCCGGTGGGGCTTTGTTGGCCGGCTCATCGGCGAGCGCCGGGCCGTCGGCGGGCGCCGGCACTGCACCGAGAAGGTCGGGAATTGCAATAGGCTTCAGACCGCCCACCCACATACCCTTTATCTTTGCATGCTCCTTGAAGGAGCTAAGCACAAACTTTTGGCCAGCCGCTTCGGCTGCAAGGGCCTCGGCCGAAAGGGGTTCGGCCGCCTCAAGTTTTATTTTGGGACCCTTTTTTGCCGCAGGTGGTTTGGACACATCACCCGGGCCAAGTGCGTCACTAAAGAGTTCTTCTAAGTCCGCGTCTGTTAGTGACATGTTCGCGTGTATACCTTACCCAGGAACGCTTCAAATACCGCGAGACCGGTAAAAAATGTGGTAACTGGAAATGCCCGGGCGGGCACCAACCAGTGGCGAGAGAAATTATCGGGTCTGAAGCTCCTTGGGGCTGTCGGCCCAAATTAGTGCATCGAATGGGTTTTTGTTTGCAAATAATGAATTGTTCGACCCGGATTCTTGCCCTCGGCGTGTCAATGGCGTGGTTACCGTGCGCGCTGTTGGCGATATTCCAACGGTTGCGGGCGCGTTTGTGTCCGTAAATGCATGAACAGGCGTGTTTGTGTCCGTAAATGCATGAACAGGCGTGTTTGCATTCATGGGCGCGTTTGCATTCATGGGCGCAAATGCATTCATGGGCACAAATGCATTCATGGGCGCGTTTGCATTCATGGGCGCAAATGCATTCATGGGCACAAATGCATTCATGGGCGCGTTTGCATTCATGGGCGTGTTTGCGTTGCCCACAGTTGCCTGTTGACGAAAATGCTTCTGCCAATGGCGCGGGGCACAGGGGCGTGGCTCCTTGTTAAGAAACTCCACCCAGGGGGCTGCGTCAGACGCGGCCCTAGAAATTGCCATTTCGACAGCGCCTACTTCAGTATGACTAAAACGGGAAATTACCCATTGAGACTCCTTGTAAGACAGGGTGACGCGGGCATGCCAGTTTGTTGGGCGGTGCACGGTCACTACGTACGACCCCCCGGTTGTTTCTGACCATTTCTCTAGCACATTGCGAGCGTCCTTCAGCCGAGTCATGCGGCGTTCAGCGTTGATGCGGTTGCGAAGAGGCTCAATAAGATCAGTGCGCCCTCCGGCAATTGCGGTGAGCACCTGCGAAACCGCCGTTAAGAAAAGTTCAACGTTGTCAACCACGATGAATTTTTCGAGGTTGAATGGGGGGGCAGCCATTGGGGTTTTGATTGAAACAATACTCCAAGTGTTCAATTTTATACCACAGCCCGCATACCTATATGTTAAAATCTAAGGGTAGGCTCAAAAGCAAATAAGGGGTACTGCTACAAATGTTTAGTGTCGTCACTGATCGGCCTTCATGCTCTTCATAGCCGCCGTGAGGTGCTTGGCAGAGTTCTCTTGGTGGCGTTTTGTTCCAAGGTGGCCCTCGGACTGTTTTGGTGTAAGGCTTACCTGGCAGATGCCGCACCAAAGATTTCCACCACGGTTGGGGTCATGGGGGAGTCCGGCAGCACGTACCGCCTTCTTGGGCGGCGCAACTTTTTTACTTTCACTATTTTCTTCCCCGGCAACGGGGAGCGTCTCGGTGCGGACCTTCTTAGCAGAGGCGGTTGCTGCAGACATTGCTGCGGTGTAAATGTGATGGTAAGCTGTGGGTGTTCAACTTTGCGCAAAAAGTCAAGGACGCCGCCGTCTTAATTTGTCAGCACGTCGTGGTCGGGCTCGGTCAGATTAAAAAGCCCCTTGGAGTACACGGTAGGACCTTCGGGTCCGTAGTAGTCGCGCTGCGCGGGCCGGTACCAGCGGATGGGGGTGTCCGGGAGCTTCCAGGCTTCAGGGATGCCATCATCAAAGCCAGCCTGGCGCCCACCATACTCAGCAAGCCCGATAGGCCCTTCGTCAACGCCGACGTCGCCAAAGCCCCCCGCGCTGCTGTACTCAACTAGGCCTCGGGCCTTACCATGAGCGGTGCGTTGGGCGTATATATTACGTACATGGTCAGCATGGCCGTAAAGTTGGCCGGTAATGAGTGGATCGACATCGGCGGTTGAATATAGTCGGCCGAACGCAACATTGTGGGCGCTATGGTTTGCCCTGGGGGCGCAACCATGAGGCTCATATAGCGCGCCAAGCTCATCGAGCTCATCAAGATCATCGAGATCATCGAGCGCACTAAGCTCGTCAAAAAACGCCCCGGCATTATGACATGCGGCGCCGCCTTGGTGGCGCCTAACCCTGTTGGGCCAGAAAACTGCAACAATGAGAATAATTATGAGGACCACGAGGGTTGGCGTAACAATCCCTGAGTCTTTGTCGCTTTCCTGGTGTTGGGCCGTTGCTGTGGTCTCCATCCGGAGGCGTACGGGGACTCAGTATACATCTGCGGCAAAAGGAATCGTGAGACATGCCGGCCAACCGGCCGGCGCTGCTCAAGGGGGGACGCCGAGTCGGCCGCAACAAAGGCCGTTACCAAACTTGCTTGTGGTTTCAATCGACGGCATGGCCCCGCTCGTGACCCCCCGACACTCGGAGCGCCGGCGGCCCAGCCATTGGGACCCGCAGGAGGGCGAGTAGTGGAGCTCGCTGAGGAACCCTTCTTTAGATCCGGCCGGGTTGTCGCAGGGCAACGGGCCGGGCTTTCGCAGGTGGTAAAGCTGGATGCACATAAAGCTCGAAATTAGGACAACGACAAGAACGAGGGCCGCGACGAGCAGTGCGAGGTACTCACCAGAGGAGGCGTGTTTCATCGGAGGGCGCCAGTATAAAGGGGGTCAAAATAGTCAGACAGCGCCTAGTATGGCGGCGCCGCGCGGGCAATCAGGCCCAGGTGCATCGGTTGAAGTTGGACCAGCGGCCGCGGCTATCGTTCCAGGCGTGGCAGTTTTCCATCTCGGGACTGCGCCCGAAGGCGCCGACAAATCCGCCGGCATTGGGGCAAGTTTTCCGCAGCTTAGCCGGCAGGTGCTTATTGATGAAGCCGAGCTTGCAATTCTTGTACGCAATAAGCACAGCGAGGCCAATAATTAGCACCACGACCATGGCGACCACGAGGCTTGTTTTTGGCATAGCTGGACCGTGGGCGACGCAAGTATGTAAGGATGCAACAAAAAAAATCTTACTCCATTGCGCATCCATGGAGAACCCAACAGCGCGGGATCTAGCGGTAAGAAGCGAACACATGCTGGCGAAAGGCCGTCATCGCGTCGTCGGGCACGATCTGCTGCTGAAAGAACGTGTAGGAAGTCCCCTCGAGGCGGCGGCGAATATAGAAAAGGGCGTACAGCCCGCACTCGGTCTGCGACTCCTGATGGTCCATGTCGGTCACGGCAACCGAGACAACGTCACAAGTAGTTTTGCGGCTGTCGGGTAAACTAGTGCGGTACTCGGCAAGCCGGGCGCGGGTGCGCTCCATCCAGCTCGCCATAGGCTTGGGCGGCGGCCGGCCGGCGCTGTTAAAGTACTCAACGGTCCACGGATTGCCGGGCGGGGGGCGGCAGTCGACAAAGACGGCAACCCAGTGCTTACCGGGCCCGCGACTGCTGTCGGTATTAACAATGCAGCCGAAGCAGGCCGCCTTGCGGCGGACGCGCCCTACCCCTGGCCCGAGGTCGAAGGTGACGCGCCCCTCAAGGATTGCTGGTAAGTCGGCCTCACCAAAGTAGTCGCCGTTGACGTCAAAGTCCATCATTGCGAAGGGGCAGGGGAAGAACTCGAGGAATACGCGACCCCACCGTTGGAGGGTCTCATCGAGGTTATAGTTACTGAGGAGGGCGAGGCTGTCCCGGGGGCCGGGCGCCTTAAAGCGAAGCCCAAGCTCAAGTTTAAGGGCATTGGGGGTCGCAAGCTTACGTTCGACAATAAAATCGCGAAGGAGGGGGTGGGCGATGACGCAGGACTCGGACTTGCAGCGGAGTATGTTGGCAGCGGCGCAAACAGCCGCCGCCTCGGGGGTCTTGGCGGTTGGGAGCAGTCCCGGGGCCGTCTTAGAGGCAGCAGGCGCGACATCAGGCGCGACATTAGGCGCGACAGCTGCGGCTGCTACAAACTCTGCAACTGCCTTGAGGATATTTTTTGTAGCACAGGGCGTGCCCTCGGCATGGTCAATCCCTTCGGCGCACTCATCGGTGCTTGTTGTCAGGCCTGCGAGCGCTTTGATAGAGTCTCCTGTGAGTCCTGCCGCGATGTTGTCGACGCGGGTGCCACGTTCGCGGCCGCCTTCGCGGGAAAGCTCGCGGCCGCCTTCGCGGCCGCCTTCGCGGGAAAGCTCGGCGAGCGCGCAGGGTTTACATGCAGGAAGTTGAGGCGCGACGACGGCATAATCAAGTATGCTGGGGCTTAGAATCATCCGGGCACAGATATGAACAACAAAGATAAGGATTTACCCATGATGATTACCCTGGGCTTGTTTTATTGACCAAACACGCAATCCAAAACTGAATCATAGTATTTATATGTACAAAGCCTATGGCAATGCCGAAACGTTCGTACACCGCGTGTCCAGGCCATGGCTATGATGGTCCGGAAATTGTCGTTGAGCATTTCGGCGACCGAGCCCCGGTCAATGCCGATACTTTGGAAAATCCTCACGACATGTTTGGGGATTGCGTAATATGCTCCGATCCGATTATAGCGCTCAACCTGTGGCCTTGCAAACACGGCACTTGCGACGGTTGTCATGCAAAGTTGGCTGCAGCGGCTCCGGCCGGTGGTGATCTAAGATGTGTGGTGTGCAGGGCACCTGCGCCGCTGGACAAGATCAGCAAATACCCGATGCCAAAAGAGGTGCAGGGTCAGCTCCAAAAGCTGTTGGATTGCATTAACCTTGCCGACAGCCTTGCGCCTGCCCAATTTCCGGACAAACGGCAATCCTCAGCCACACCCGATGCAAAAATCGGGTTTTCGACAACCCCCGAAGGCAAATCGGCAACCATGATTGTCATTCAGCCTGCTGTCGGCGGCAACGACACAACCGGCAATGTCTTTCTTATTGACACTTCCGGCTCTATGCAACCAGCGATTGTGGAAGTGCTCGAAGCCACAAAACAGGTGGTCAACGCGGCGGCGGCGAAGAAATCCTACATTGCGGTAGTAACGTTCAATGGGTCGCCAAATACGGTGGTCCATCCAACTCGTGTCAGCTCGGAGAACGTTTTGGAAATCATGGCTTCTCTTGGGGCCATCAAAGCGATGGGGGGCACTTACCTCGGCAGTGGGTTGGCTCATACTAGAACCGTCGCGGCCGAAATGCGTGAACTCATCTTCAAAGAGACCGGCTCCGCAAATGAAGTGATTGCGGTTAAGGTTGTGACGGATGGAGACTCTGCCCCTGACCACTCTGACCGAAAAGCTGTGGCCGACGCGCTAAATGCCATGAATGGAGAGTTGCAAGTAATAGGCTTTGGCAAAGACTTCAACTTCAGGAATTTTGCCAATATTGGGATCGGGATCGAGAAGCGCGGCACTCAAAGCGCGGCAAACTTTGATCATGCCGAGGACGCGGGCAAGCTCGAGAGACTGTTGCTTCAACAGACACAGTTTGGCAACATGGCAATCAAATGTTCAGAAACCGCGCAGATTTACTGCAACGGCACGGTTGTCAGCCCCGCCAACGGGTATTTCACATGGAATTTCTCGGTGGATACAGGCCTTCGGTTTGCAGTGGTGGACACCCACCCCCCGGACCTCGACGCCTTCAAGATTAATGGGCGGCCGGCCACTGTTGAGCACTGTGGTCTGACAGGATTCGAGACTCGCAACTTCGTAGGCGGCACGGGAGCCATTGAGCTTGTCATGGAATTGATAGGCAAGTTTCAGGTGCATGATCGTGGTGGCCTGGAGATGTACAAGAACATCCTGAGCTATGTGCGCAAGGCCGTGATCAAGTTCGGAGAAAGCATGAACGAAGTTGTGCGCATCATTGACGAGCAGCTGGCGCGAACAACGCAGTCAATGCAAGATCTGCACATGGGCCAAAACGGTGCAGCAAGAGCCGGATCAAAAGTGATTGGTCGTTTGTCTTCGGCGGCACAAGAGCCCATGCGCTACCCGACAGCGCCACCAGCGTCGCTGCCGTAACTGCGTTGCCGCCATGCGCGCCACGGGTCGGGTTGCCGCCAATGCGGTAACTATTTTTTTTTGCATGGTTTTGCGTTAGTGGCGGCAACAAACGCAAAACCATGTATGCCGGTCGCCCGCGCAAGTATAAACGACAAATATACGGCGCTAGTCCACGCGACCGATGGGACTGTCGGGGCCCGTTAATGCTGACGTCTTTACCCGAGCAGTTGTTGGCGGCGTCGATTACGCCATCGGGGGGTGGGGCAAGTACGAAATTGACCGGCGGCGAGCACGCTGGAAAGCAACCGGGAAAACGGCGGCACATCCTGATGAGCGCCCCGGCTCGCGGTACAAGGGAAGAACTTATATTCATGCCGACGACGCAGCGAGGTCTGTGTTGGGGAGCCGGTTGGCAGGAAGGCAAGGCCCGAGCGTTCTCCAGCGGGCGGCCTTGCGCCTCGCTGATGCGCTAGGGGTGCTCGAGGACCACCTCTGCTATCCGGACGACACGGGGGTATGGGAGTGCAAGTCGGCAACCGCCCTGCGCCCAGGCGCAGCCCTGTCGACGGATTTCTTGACGATACCGCCATTAACCTCAGCTGACCTGCGCGACTTTGCAGCCAACCTGGACCAAGAAGAAGCTGACCCGGACACGCTGCAGGCGCTCAGCCGGGGTGTGCTAGCGACGGCGGCGTCGGTGGGCGCCCCTCTGCCGGCGCTACCGACGTTTGTGACATCGCCGTTGGCTCTCCCGACGCAGGCGGTGGCAGTGACTGACGACGAGGCCGTTCTGCGGCTTGAGGCGGCGGCAGCCCCCTACGTCGCAAGAATTGAGGCCCTCCAGTCGGTACTGGCGTCGCAGCTCGACACGGCGGCGACAGCAATTTTGCACGCAACAACGCGCGGCAAAAAAATGGTGACCTTCGGGGGTGCAGCCCCCGCCGACCACGGCAAGGCAACCCGTGGCGAAGAAGTTGATGCTGCGGTGGCGCAACCACCGCTTGCTTTACTCAATGCTGGGCTCCCATGGCGATCCGGGGCGCGGGCGTTTGACCTCCACAAGGACGCAACTGTTGTTGTGCCGACCCGCACCACTCCAGATGGTATCTACTTTGGGATTGCTAACCGCAACAACAAGTCGCGGGCGACGCTGCTGACGCCACACATCGTGTCGGTCGCGGCCTTCAAAACGAGCGGGCGGATGTACGCGTGGTTTGTGCTCGACAGCCCAGAAGGTCGCTACATTATACGCGCTGCTCCACAAGGCGGGCATGTGGTCCGGATTGAAGCCGACGCAATCGTGGAGTGGTTAAAGCCGCGGCTGACGGGGGACCCACCCCACAAGATTGCAGCCACAGAGTACCTCGCCCACCTGCGGAGCCTCGGCCTCGAGATTCTAGAGAGCACTCGAGGCAACGCCTTGATGCGTTTCGATCTTGTTGATGCTACGACAGCAGCGGAGCGGAAAAACAAGCTTGCAGAGCTGCGCGCGCTGACCTTAGCCGACTTCATGGATCTCGACTGGACGTCGTACGACGATTCGGCAGGGCGTGAACCATGCCGCACAATCTATGAGGTTGCCGGCGACGTCGTCATTGACCTCGTTGCGAAGACGGTGATGGCGCCGAAAGTGCGCCCTGGCACGCTCTGGGCGTCATTTACGCACAACCGTTCATATATTACCTTCCACACGCACCCCCTGGCACGGTACAGGGGGTCGCGGGCTGAGCCCCCCTCACCCACAGACGTTTTACTTACGCTTGAAGAGTGCGCGCTCGACATGCTGGCATGGACATTTGTGTCGGCGCCAGAGGGCACGTACATCATGCGCCCCTCCCAAGCGCTTGCATCCGCCTTCCGCCGCAACCCCCAAGAGGTGGCAAATATTGTTTCTACGGTGTACTCTGAAGGACTTCGTGCCTGCGAGGGCGCCACCGCAATCTGTAGCGCAGACGCAGTCCGCACGCTCGGGGAGGCGGGCTTCATTGCTTACCTGCGGGACGTGGCATGCGCCCCACTCCTGCCGGTGCCCGACATCTTCCCAACGTGGAACCAAAAGATTCGAGAGGTCAGCCGAGCGGACCATGCGGCGCTTGCCGAGACCTCTGCCGAGGACCTCGTCGCCATTGACTGGGGCCCGGTCGCTGCTGTGGGTGAGTCCCCGACAATTCAGTCGACGTCCTGGATGACAGCGGGCCTGAGCAAAAGCGACCAGGATGGTGTCCAAAGGGCTGTGCCAAGTGGTGATGGCCACGGCTTTGGATCGGCCGCCGATCCAAACTCATACCCAAGTGGGGTCCCGGGCCCACTCCTTGTGGTTTATTTTCCAGACGAGGGCGATTTTCCGACGCAAGTCCCCCAAGCGGCGCTGGATGCCGCCCGCAAGAATGAGGCGCTCTGGGCTTGGGTTGTCTTCCTGAGCCCGAGCCGCCTGGTTGTCTTCCGGGCAGGGCCGGCCGGCGTCGAACTCCATGGCCCAGTGCCACGAACCTCCGCCGCAGCCCAAAAAAGTAGTAAGGGGCCGCCCGCCCAAAAAAAATCGTCCAAACCGCATCGGCGGCCATGAGCTTTGACGAGTACCTCAAGCAATGGCCTTAAATCCGATCTGCACACGCAAGAACTAGCATTGCGGCACTTTGGTACGTGGGCCGGCGCCCACTGCCGTTAGTGGCAGACATGGTGGCACCAGACGCCACCCTTCGAGATGAGGCCAACGCCTGGCCGCGACTTGTGGCACTTGGCACAAGGGTGGCAGTCGTAATGGTGATCGCCCTGAAGGGCGCCATTCACTGCCACGAGGCCAATGCCTGGCCGCGACTTGTGGCACCCCGCGCACGGCACGCAGTCGTAATGGTAGCCATTTTTCAGAAGGCCTATATCCAGTCGGATCTTGCCGCACCCTGCGCACGGTCGCTTGTCTTTGTTGCCGCTCTCGGAGTTCATGCTGATATGCAGTCAATCCACACTTTCAATTTTGTGTCAGCAGTTAAAGGCCAGTTAATATTGAATATTGCGCCTGTGTAGGTACTCTCCCCTGGGCCACGCGATGTCCAGTAATGTAGAAGCAGATGACCCCCTGCCGGGCCCGCCGGGTGTTGACCTCAACCAGCTCCTAATAGACTTTGTGCAGCTTTACAGTGGGATGCGGCAGCGTGACGCCCGCTGGTACACAGCAATGGGGGTGACGGTCGGCGGGTCCGAGCTTGCTGCAATCATGGGGCTCAACCCTTACAGCACCTTCTTCGATGTTGTTGCAAGCAAGCTGGTGACGCTCGCCGGCGGCAACAGCTGGATGGGGGGCGGCGAGGCCTGCTGGTGGGGGACGCTCTTCGAAGACGTAATCGGCGCTTACGTTGCGGCCGACCTGGGGGCACCAATCCGAGGGGACGACATCTGCATCCAAGAGTTTCCCGGCCACCGCAACAGCCCCGACGGTTACATTGTTGCGCGGCTTTACCGTGGCGTAGGGGGGTCGCTCCACCTCTGGACGACAGCCATGAGCCCCAACGTCCCAACCGTGGGCCGAATCCTCCTGCTGGAGTTCAAGTGCCCAATGAGCCGCAAACCCCTCGGCAAGGTGCCAAGGCAGTATGTTCCGCAAGTCTGGTCGGGCCTTGCCGTCTCACCGGTGGCACACTTCGGCCTCTACGTCGATGCTGTCTTCCGTAAGTGCGGAATCCTCGACCTCGGGGACACGCCGGATTACGACACCAGCTATCACCATTATGACCGGGGCGCGTGGGAGTACCCAGTCGCGTGGGGCCTGATTGGCGTCTACGCGCCTCAGATCGACGCGCCCCGGCGCGTACGACTCGGCTGGCGGGGGGACGAATGGGCAGCCGGCGACCCGGACCCCGACGCGTCCGACGCTGACGCCCACCAGGCGGCATGGCAAATCCATTCAGCGTACTTCGGCATTTGCCTAAAAAACCAGGCGAGCGAAGTTGTTGACCTGGGCGACATGGAGGTGCAGCTTTTTAACCGCACGCTAGGCCTTATTGACCGGAAGCGGTTCCCGGTCACGCGGGGCGCAGTGTGTTTCGCTGATGGACGGGGCGCGGATCTCCATACGGATCAAGACATCGGCCAGGCTATCGAGGACTTTCAAGTCGGTGCGCCAGCCGACCACTGGCTGTTGGGCGTCCTCCCCTGGAAACTGTTCAGGGTCGACTATGTTCCTGTTTGCCGCCGACCCGGTTTCATGGCGGAGGTTGCGCCCCTTATCGAAGACGTTCACCGGACGGTAATGGAGGCCCGCGCTGCGGAGGACCCGGCGGCATACCTGAGCACCAAAGCACAATCAATGGGCCGTCCTCGACCCAAAGCGGGGTGCTCGTCGGCCGTCAGTGATAGCGACGTCCAGGACCTCTTCGACAGCATCGGCGGGACGAGCCCCAAAATCGCGACAGCGGAGTAATTTGCGAACTTCGCTTTTTTTATTGCCGAAAAAAGTGGGCGACCCGCAGTTTAGATGGCGGCGCGCTCGATGCGGCGGTAATAGAGGGCGGTGCCAGCCGTCTGGGAGTCACGCGTGATCTCGACGACCTGGCCTTCACGCCCGCCGTTCCAGACAATTTGGGCGTCATTTGTGTAGATAACTGGCAGGTCGCCGCGCGTTGTGTGTTCGCGGCGGAGAAATTCTTCGACTTCGGCAATCCCCATAATGCGGTGGGGGGGGGCAGACTTGTGATCAGGGACAACGAGCCCAAAGTTGTGGTAAGGGTAGGCGTTATAGAAGGGCGCTTTGCCCGCCAAGTCGGGACCGCCGGCCTGCTTCTCTTGCGCCTCACGAATTGCCTCGGTGAGGTGCTTCTTGTTGAAGAAGCGTTCTTCTTCGGCGACGATTATGACCTCATCGAGGCGGCCCTCTTTTGTCGGAAGTTCGGATTCAACCCCGTCGAGGAGTTTGCGAAGTTCGGGGCTGTGGTTAGAGTACTTCCCGTCGGCGCCGAGGACAAGGACCACGACCCAGTCACGGTCGCCACGGGGGGTCTCGCGCACGGCATCAAGGCGCACATACTGAAAAAGCTCCATGTCGCTAATGATACGATCTTTGTTAAAGACGGGCACCTTAGCGTTGCTGGCAAGGCCGCGGGGGGCAAGAGTGAGGCGGCGGTACGGGAAGTACGCATCGATAATGACACGAACAACGGTCTCTGGGGGAAAGACCTGCGACTGCCCGGCGGCCGCCATTAATATTGGCCATGGTGCACATATTCAAATCCTGCAACCGTGGGCGGCCGGCCGTCGGGCAAAGTTTGTGGCATCGGCGCAAAGAATCGTTGGCCGCAGCAGAAAAACCATGTTATTATTTTGCCCGCTTCGCCCCTTTTGTGGAGTACTAGTATACCGCGCATCACGAGAGCGAGTGCCCGCTTGACACATGGCACAGCCTGCGTATACCTACTCCCAATCGTTTAATGAGGCCACGGGCCACGGCAAGGCATTGTTTCAGAGCACCATCGGGCACCACCCAGTGGCGGCTGCCGTGGCAATGGGTGGCCTCGTGTTCGTCATCCTCATCCTTGCGTACAATCTCCACAAATGCAGAAAGAAGGGCGGCAAAAGTTCGTTCGGAATCCGCCCAGGGAACAACCTGGTTACCGGTAGTAACAACCCTCAGTGGTGGCATGGTTCCGGTGACGCCGGGTACGGGGGGTCCGTCCACCGCGAGACGACGCCGATTCACCACGCCGCATTCTACGGATCCACCCACCGTGAAGGCCTCGAGGTAACGCCCCCCAAGACGGGGTGCCCCCCCGGCACAAAGACCCTGTACAGCCCGGACGAGGGGGGCTCTTTGAAGCCTTATTGCGTCCCCGAGGACTACTCGTCCAGCCAGTACAAGCCCTACTCGCCCAGCACCGCGAGCTGCAAGGCCACCTGGGACCCTAGCGCCACAGCCGAGGCCGTCTACCTTGCCACCGTCGGGAGCCTCCAGCATGACAGCTACGGCGAGGCTCGCCTCCAGAGCGCAATCAACAGCATATATGATGGCGCTTCTCATGAGTAGGTCGCCGACATGAAGCATTTGTGGGCCGCTAATCAAAAATCCGCACCATATATACTGATTTGGGCGTTTTATTTTGGGCGCCCACGAGCCAGTGAATTATGCACGGTCGCGCAAGTTATTACTCGGGCTGTATAGTAAGTGCATTACAAGTGACCGCCTGCACATCCAGAGATGGACCCGCAGACGTTCATGCCGGGCCAGAACCATGACGGTGTTATTAAAAACACAATCGGGAAACACCCCACGGCGGCCGCCGTTGTTATGGGCGTATTAATCTTAATCACGGTGGTCCTCACAATCTCAGTCACCCGGAAGGGCAAGACCGGCAAGACGGGGTTCGAGGGCCTCGCAGTCACGCCCCCCAAGACGGGTTGCCCCCCCGGCACAAAGACCCTGTACAGCCCGGACGAGGGGGGCTCGTTGCAGTCTTATTGCGTCCCCGAGGACTCGTCCAACCAGTATAAGCCCTACTCGCCCAGCACCGCGAGCTGCAAGGCCACCTGGGACCCCAACGCCACGGCCGAGGCCGTCTACCTTGCCACCGTCGGAAGCCTCCAACATGACAGCTACGGCGAGGCGAGCCTCCAGGGCGCAATCAACAGCGTATATGATGGCCTTTCTGACGAACAGATTTCCAACAAGCTGCATGGGTGGGACGCCTAAGCGAAAAAGCGTGGGTCTTTGGTAACGGATCCTTTTATTTTTTGACTGCGACATCCCCGCGTTTCTATCACGGCGCGCGCTCCCGACTTCTCTGCTAGAGAGTTGTTCGCCGGGCAGTATAGTGAACCCTTGCCCAGCAGCAATGGCCGACACACTAGGACCCCCCGACTTGTCAGGGCGGCCCGCCGCTTCGGCAAAAAAGGCGCCCATCGCAAAAATGGCTGGCATAGTTGCCAAGCATGCCTACATGTCGCTTGCAATCATTATCGTTCTCGTGATCCTCGTGCTCGGGATGCACATTTACTACCACGGATTCCTATTCCTGGGGCCGTACGCCAAACCCTCTAAGGGCGGCTTCCGCTCGGCGAAGAGTAATAAGCGCAAGGGGGCCGACGATGCCGATGCCGAATCACAAAAGGGCGATCCCGAAACTGAGCGCCTCATCGACTCGATCAATAGTCGTTAACCGCCGCCTGGCCAATGGTGCCGGGGGCACATCCCTTTTGGGTTGAAAACCCGCAGCGGATATACGCATCCGGGCCCGATGTCTTACCCGCAACCCCCCCTCGCTGCAACCACCTCGCCCGGAAGCGAAGAGGCCGCGGCCGCAATCCAGGCCCTGCTGAACGACCTCGCCGGCCGCAAGGAGTTCCGAGCAATCCAGCATTCCGCCAGCCGACCCGCCGCTTCTGGCGACACCCACTGGGAGGGGTACATCCCCAAGCCCTCAGCAGGGCAGCTCTTCCTGCCCGGGATGCGGCTCAGCGGCGCCCAAAACTTTATCCGCAACTTTGAAACCCCCGACACCGGCTTCACGCGAGTGCTCATTAAGTGGCAGACGGGCACAGGCAAGTCGATCGCCGCCATCAGCATCAGCCAGGAGTTTATCCGCCAGTTCCGAGCGCGGGTGGCGCTCGGCGAGCACGGGCCGACCGTATTCATCATCAGCTTCACGGCCCGCGAGACAATCCAAGAGGACATGCTGCGCTACCCCGAGTTTGGGTTTGTCTCGCAGGCCGAGGTCGAAGAGCTGCGCCGCCTCCGCACGGTGGCGGGCGCAATGGGGCCTGCCACCCCCGAGGCCCGCCAGCTGTCAGCTCTCGTTGGGGTCCTCCGCCGCCGCATCACCGACCACAACCGGGGCGGGTACTACCAGTTCTACGGGTACAAGGAGTTCGCCAATCGCCTCTTTATTGTCACCCGCGCGGGGCAGGATCGTGGGTTTGACGTCCAGACAATCTATAGCCGCGCCAGTCGCGAGGACGCCGAAGCAACTTTCGGCGAGCGGCTTGCCGAGAGCGTCAAACGCGGCGACGTGGTCATCAACGAGGACCTGCTTGCCGAGATGCGCGGCGGCCTCCTCATCGCCGACGAGATCCACAACGTCTACAACATTCTTGAGACGAACAACTACGGGATTGCCATCCAGTACGCTCTCGACGCCCTTGGCGCCGAGGCGCCGCGCGCCGTCTACATGTCGGCAACGCCGATGACCGGGAGCGCCGCCGAGGTTGTTGACCTCCTCAACCTTCTTGTCCCCCGGTCGGCGCTCCCTGGGGGGGTCCCCCTCCGGCGAACCGACTTCTTTACGCGCGCCGCCGCGCCGGCCCGGCCACCTTACCGCGAAGAACCCGGCGGGAGCTTCACCCACGACGGCAAACGCTATAATATTAACTGCGCGTTTGAGCAGGCCGACCGCCGGCCTGTCAGGCGCATCGCCGTCACAGAGCTGCGCTGGATCTTAGAGCCCCCCGATGGGGGCGATCCTCCCGGCGATGAGGAACGCATCGCGCGAGCCGACCTCACGGCGCCCCTGCTCCTCGCGCCGTGGCGCGGGCGGCTGGCCGTGGTCGATGGCGCCCACCGGTTGGCCCGGGCAATGCGGGAAGGCGTTGCCGATCTCCCCACACGCCTGTTGACAGAGACCGACCTGGCTTCCTGCGAAGCCGGCGGCCGACAGTTTAAAAGCCGCGCCGTCGAGGCCGCCGAAGACCCCGATGAAATTTCGTCCTTTGTCATTTCGCAGCTGCGCGAGGGGGCCCTTGAGCGAATTGCCCACCTCGCTGCCGGCCGTGTCTCATTCTTGCTCGACTCCGACGTTGGGTCGTACCCCCGCCGCGAGTTCGTTGGCGACTCGGTCGCGGGGGTCCCCTACCTGCGGTTGACGCCCTGCCCCATGTCGCCATTCCATGAACGCACGCTCGCCCGGGAGCAGGCCCCAGAAGAGGGGGCCGACCCCGGGGCTGGCCCTGCGGCCGGCCTCGCGGCAAACGCATACACGCTGTACGACATGGCCTTCCCAAACCCCGGGTTCGCACCCGACGCCGCCAGCACCGATAGTACCTCTTACGGCCTTTACCTGTCCGGCGAGACGCCGATGCTGCTGCGCCAGGCGCCCGAAGAGTGGCGCACGGCGGTGGGCATCACCGTCGAGAAGGGGTCCGAGGCGGGTGTCTCTTCGGGAACCTACGTAATCACCGGATCCTTCCTCGGACCCGAGCGCCTGGCGATTTACAGCACAAAGTTCGCGCGAATCATCGAGGCGACCCTTGCGGCGATTCGTGCCGGGCCGGGCAAAATAATGATTTACCACCACCGTGTCCGTATGTCGGGCGTCCTCCTGCTTCAGGAGGCGCTGCGCATGAACGGGTTTGCCGACGAGACCTCGTTGCCAACGGATACGACAATTTGCGCCGTTTGTGGCCGCGCGAGGACGGCACACGGCCGCATCGGCGCCGCGGGCGACCACGAATACCTGCCGGCGCGGTTTGTGGTCGCCCACAGCGATGTTGACCGGGCCGTGATGGTGCGCAGCATTGGACGCTTTAACGCGCCGACGAACTTGCAGGGCCACCAGTACCGGGTGATAATTGGCAGCAAGATTGTGCGGGAAGGGCTCAACTTCCGAGGGGTGCGCCACCAACTAATTGCGAGCCTCCCGACCGACTACCCAACAATGGTCCAGGTTTTTGGCCGCGTCGTGCGGAAGGACTCGCACAGCGATCTTTCGGCGAGCGATCGCAACGTCCAGATAAGTGTGTTTGTCAGCACCCGTGCCGATGGCCGCCCCTCACCCGAGCTCCAGCGCTACATCGACAAGGGGCGTGAGTACCTCATCATCCAGGAGGTTGAGCGTGCGCTCCACGCATATGCCGTCGACGGCTTCGCGAACTACGACCGGATCCAATCGGCGCTCTTCACAGGGCCTGATGGCTTGATGCGGGCAAGCCTCAATGCGCTCCCGTACACCCCAGTTGTCGGCCCGGAGGAAGCTGCGGAGCGCCCCATGCAGATGGCAACTTACCTCGCGTACGGCCACAGCGAACGCGAGGTGGCAATGCTCGCGGCGGTTTGCCGCGTCCTCTTCAAAGCGCGCGCCGTCTGGACCTACGACGACTTGTGGGCTGCCATCCGTGGGGGCGCCGTCCGTGGCGTGAGCTTTAACCCCGCCGCCTTTGATGAGGGGAACTTTGCGCTCGCACTCAAAAGCCTTCGGCGGCCTGCTGGCGACCCCCCCATGCTCATTGTGAAGGCCAGCCAGTTCTATATTGCGGCGCGTGCACAGCCCAATGGCGACCCCGCGCTCGACATCGAGTCTTATTTGCGCAGCGCAGCACCGCCGGCGGGCGTCTCGGTGCGCATCTCCGACTACATCCGCAGGGAACGATCAGGGCAGAACTGGGAGGTGCGTCTCCGCGAGTTTGAGCGGGACTACCTGCGGTCTGACGCCTTGTCGACGCCCGAGCTCTCTCTTGTTGAGTACGGCGCGGCCTTCCACTACACACTCATCCGCCGGCTTGTGACAGCGCCCGCCGACAAACGGGTGACTATTGATGACGCGCGCATGCGTGAGTTGTACCGCCGTTTCCGCGTCGTCGTCACGGCCGCCGACGCAGCAATGCCAGCTGCGACACGCGTGTTTCGGGGCGGGCGATCGAAGGACCCCGACGAGATTGTCGGCTACGTAACCCCTGAGGCCGTAAGCCTGTACGACGCGGCAGGCGCGCGCTGGTATAACGCAAGCCGCGCCAATTTTGCCATTGGGCGCCGCCACCATGAGAACAACATTGTTGTCGGGTATGTCATGTCGTTGGGGCCCACGGGAGACGCCAGTGGCGAGGCATTTGCCGCAGAAGCTAAGGCCCGCTTTAAACTCCGTCCGCCAGTCCAGAAACTGAGCACCATGGCAAACCGGGGCGACATACGCAACTTGGCCCGCGGCGCTGTCTGCGAAACACGGCCCCGTGAAGAGCTTGGGGCCTACATCCGTCTCCTCCGTGAGGCCACTGCCCGTGCCGGGGCTCCGCCGCAGAAAACACGGGGTGGCTGCGGCGGGGAAGTCCACGGTGGCAGCGCCATCGCGCTCACAGCGCGGCTAGACTATGCCACAAAGTTTGACCGTGCGGCCCAAAAGCGCTTCCCGAGTGCCGGCGAGATGTGCGACACGCTGCGCCTCCATCTCCTTGCGCTTGAGGAGGATTCCCGGGGGCCGGTCGATGGGATGGCCACTGGCCTCCGCTGGCTCTACCTCTTCAATGACTGCCCCCCGTCAATATCGGGGCTAATTGATAAAACTGGTAGGGTCGACAGCAAGGCTGAGGCGGCCAGCGCCGTTTAGGCGCATCTGGCCCGTCACGCTTTTTGGCCGTGAAATTGAACTGATGTTTGCAAAAACATCCTCGGCCCGGGCGCGCTCGGACATCATGGAGTTCGAAAAATGTTTTGACGGGACGATAGACGTTGCCAACCCCATCGATTTCTGCGCCGACAAACGACATTTAATTGCCGCGGTTCGGGACAAGTACGCCGGCCGCTGTTTCAAAGGCGCCTACATTCTGGGCATCAAGTCGATTCTTGACAAAAGTGCCTGCCACATTGTGCGCACAAACGGTTCTGGCGAAGGGTATATCGATGTCCGGTTTCTCGCCGACGTTGCGGTGTTCAGCCGCTGGGACATCCTCACCGGCGTCGAAATTGTGAGCCATCAGCAGATGCTCGTCGGCGTTTACGAGGGCGCGCCGAACTATGGCAACCTTGACGCCGAACAGCCGCCCGCCGAACAGCCGCCCGCCGAACAGCCGCCCGGAGGGCAGCCGCCTGGAGGGCAGGCCCCGAAGGCGCGGTCCGTCGTGGCGGTCCTCGCCTCAAAGGCCGTTGAATCAATTGCCGTCGGCCAAAAAATTGCCGTTCGCGTCTTGCATGCTTCACACACGCCTATGCATTCCCAGGCGAGCGTCGTCGGCGCCCTACTGGTATGCGATCAGTCGGCGCGTGCCTATCGGCTGCGCGGCGCGCTCGATCAAAGCGCCCGCGCCGAGTTGGCGCCAATGTTCGCCGCGGTCGAGTCCGAGCTCAAGGCGCGCGCCGCCCTGATTAAGACACGAAAGGCCGACTTGTGGTTCTTTGAGCTCCTTCTCTACGCCTTTCGCGACTCCGGCGCCGGGGCGCCAAATGCGCCTGGCAAGGACTCTGAATTCCTTGCGTGGGAGGGTGGTCCTGTCTGGAGTGGCCCCCACGCCTTGCAGCCCCTTGAGGCCGGCGTCAAGGCGGTCAGCGCACTCGACATCGTCCGTCGCGTGGTGGTTGACGGGGAGAGTGTCCCGGTCACAGGGGTCTGGTCGCGGTCTCTTGCCCTCCACCGCTCGTCGCCGCTCGTCGCCGTTGCGCGTGGCGAGGGGGTTGCAGCCCCCTCGGCCTGGGTAGTTGTTGATGGCACCCCCCGCGCCGTCTTTGCCGAGATCTTGAAGAACATACTCGACTTCCTTGTTGCAACCCGCGAGCTTATACTTGTCTACAGCTCGCGGGATCTGATCAACAGCCACATCAACCTCTGGAGCGTGATGCGGTCGGCGCAGCGCCTTGCCGTTCGCTGATTGCGGGCCCGCGGCGGGCCCACCCCTCTTTTGGACGCAGCTGCCAGTCGAGTAAACACCAGGCTACGAGCAGTCCTCTCGTAATGGTTTCAGCGTCGGCGGCTGCCGCAGAAGAAAATGCTCCCCGCACGCCAAGCATTAGCCAACAAAAAAGCTTTATTGTTGAGAATGCTGGCATACTCAACCGCGAGACAAAACTCGCCATCCTTTCCATCGTCATGATGGAGATTGGATCCAACGTTGTCATGGAAACTGGCGGGAATAAGGAAGTTGACATTGACCTTGACGCCGTGACTGAGGCAAACGAAGAGGTCCTCCACCATATTTACAATATTGTTTTGACGCGCCGAGAGGCGCTCAGCCAGCCCGCCGGTCCCCAGCCGGCGCGCCCCGAGGGTTGTGACGCTTCTTTCAGAACGCTCGACGGCGGCTAGGACGGCAATGTGCCCAGCGGGTATCTAGGCATCCACTTTTTTTCTGCAATGCTGTCCCGGTGAAGATCCGCCCGCTCCATAAGAACCCGCACCCAATATCTGGAGAATAGAGGGCGTGATGGAAAGTCACGCAAGTCCCCAAGATCTCCTGCTTGCATATAACCCCGGCTTTACAGGCTTTACATCCCTCAGCAACATGCCCCAACCGATCGAAGTGTCGGTTCCGGACGATGACTTGTTGTTTGGCGAGCGCGTGACACCCGACGGGTATTACGAGGACTTTACGGCCAGCCTTAATCGTTTTGTTAAAAAGTACCCCCAGATAGCTTTCCCGCAGGGCGGGCTTAAAAATGGTGGTGCGTCAAAGGCTCTCGACTGGGGGGCGGTCGTTACCGTGTTTGATACTGCCGACGAGAGCGAGGATGGTAGCGACAGCGCCAGTGAAGTCAGACACGAGGACGCAGAAGCGGGCGAGGACGCAGAAGCGGGCGAGGACGCAGAAGCGGGCGAGGGCGCAGACGAAGAAGCGGACGAGGACGAAGAAGCGGGCGAGGGCGCAGACGAGGACACAGAAGCGGATGCAGGCGAGGACGCCATCGGAGGCGCCCATCATCATTTAGTCGCATCATTTGGAGATTTTATTATTGATAGTGATTTTGTTGGAGGCGCAATGGACGAAACTGATGCCGAAATCCCCTCGTATGCCTCAGTTGCGCAACTTAAATGCGCTAAACCCTACAGTCCCAAATTTACGTCGTCTCCCGCCACAGGATTTATGAAACGTGCCCGGATTTCGGAGGCGTCACAGTCAGGCCACAATATCAACAACTTTGTTGTCGACAAGTAGAAAGCTTGTGTCAAGCGCGTATTTTGAAGAGTTGTGGCGCAGGCTATACTGCCTCACAAGACAAAACAATGTCAAATTTTCAACCCAACGACGGTTCACAGTTTGTATTTGGGGAGGTTCCGGTCGAAGCCTCGGTGTCTTCTTCTCAGCACGCAACTCCTGCCGAGATAATCAAAATCGCGCGGGAGATCTGGAAGCGCGTCACCGAGTCAAAAGTTGCCAAAGAGGACGACGCCGCCAACGATAGGCTTCTTGAGGTGCTCCAGACCGATTATAAAGATTTCAACATAAGCTTTCCGATTGTCCTCCGCTGGATGGTCCAGATGCGAAAATTTAGCGCCAAGGCTTTCGAGAAATACCTCTTGAAGCACGCAACGGCAAAACTAGACACGCGGGAGGAATTCCTCGAGCTGCAGGCGGAGTACCTTGTCCTCCTGCACCGAGAAGAAAACCGGCATTCGGACGAAAATGTTATTCGGCGGTACCGCGCCTCCCTTGTCAAGCAGCTCCTTGAGGAAGACAAGGTTTTTATTGAAATGCAAAAACAAGTCGAAACAGACTTTGCACGCCAAGACACAGATAACGATCGGGACCGGCGCAAGCGGCTGTTCGAGTATCTTCTCAGCCAAAAAGACGCGCGCGCATCGCAGCCCAACGGAAACTAGTAATTTGCGACTGTCAGGACATACTTAGAGAGACACCATTTTGTGCCATACTGATGATGGATCTGCCGCCCCCACCGGCGCAAGTGGCCGATCACCTGCCGGACCTAGCGAGTGAACTCGATGCGCGGGTCTGCTCAATCCACCGCATTGTGGGCACGCTGTGTGCAGTCATCGAGGGCACCCGCCAGGAAAGCCCAATCTTTAACATCACAACATTTGAGACCCGCGCGGGCGCGATCTTGACCTTGCGCCAGCTCTACATGGATCTCCAGAAGCTCACAGCACTGGTGGTCAAAAATGGCGCCGCTGCTGAGGCGCTCCACCGGGCCGAGCTCAAAGTCGCCCAGGAGGGTCTCAACCGTGCGCAGCCACGGGCAGCCGACGGATCTGCAGCGGCTAGTAGGCCGCCAGATCCGGCGCCGGTCGCCTGGGCAAAAGTCGCTGCGACGCATATGCCACACCCTATACCCGCCCCGCTCGCCCCGCTCGTCCCGGCCCGACTGTCTGTCAATATTATTGGAAGTATTGCCATCGACGCCATCGTCCTTCCAACTGCGTTAAAAAATGCGCCTGACATCTTTGCGGGCATTACAGGCGGCGACATCTACTATATCCCGCATTGGAACCACTTTGCCGTGCGGGTCGGTGGGTGCGTCCTCCATGCGAATCTGGGGCACATCTACCGCCCCCCCCCACGCAGTGCGGGCTCAGTTACCTATGAGGCGCCGGCACGCGTTAAAGACTGCCGGCGCCAAGGGTGCGCCGGTGCCACGTGCCGGTACTACCACGACCCTGAACATTTTGCTGGATCAACTGATGTGCGAAACTTCATGGCCGATTCCTGGCACTACACCCCGGCCGCTTCGCCCGCCCGATACGGCACCCGCCGCATCGGGTCGGCAAATGAAATTGAGGCCGACCTTCGCGTGATTAGTCTTGACGAGGCGCGCCGGTTCCTTCATCAGACGGCACATGACATCCTTTGCGCGGCAATCCTCTGGCAGCACGTCCTTGCCCCGGCGCAGCGGCAAAATAAGCCGAGGCGGTGAACTCGTGCGGCCAGTTATTTTTTGGCGCCCCCTTTACACCGGTCGTTGCACTGTTCACCTCTCGGGGGCCGCGGCCTGCTGCCGCTATTTTGCTTGCAAAATTTGCTGGCGCGGGCACCCTTCTGCGCCGGGCGCCACCCCTCCTCGGGGGCGCGCGCCGCGCCGGCGGCTGGCGGCAAGACTGCTGTGGTTGGCGGGGCAATAACGGGGCGGCGGGAGGCCCACCGGCCCTTTAAATATTGTTTTATGAGGTTGAAGGCCGGCGCAACGAGCGCTTCGAGCCGTGAGTCGGAGCTGTCGATGAGGCGGACTCGCTCAATGTCGTGCCAACGGACCTCGCTGACCTCGGCCATGTGGCTGAGGTCGCGCAGGGTTGGCCGGGAAGGGTCGTCGTAGCCGTCAGCATTTGCAAGGTGCGGGTTGGCAAGCGCGATGTAGTATGCGCAGACATAGCGAGTGCCAGCACTGACGTGGCTGACGCGGCGCTTGACGCCTGGGAGGAACCGGTACTCGCTCTTCTCGACGCCGGTCTCTTCATGCAGCTCGCGGGAGGCGCAGAGGCTGTCGGCCTCACGCGCGTTGAGGTGGCGCCCCCTTGGCACCTCCCAGAGAAGAACGCCGGTGGCGCGAGCGAGCATAACAAGACGGCGGAGGGCAGCGCCCCCGTCCTCACGCATGAAAGTGGACTGGAACTTGGCGTACTTTTTGTTATAGAGGTCGCGGTTATCGAGCGTGAGCCAGATGCGGTACCACATCTGCTCAAAGTTGAGGGAGAGGACGTCGAACAGCTCTTCCCGCGTCATGAGGTCGAATAGGGGGGTGATGTTGCGGAGCGTCATGGCGAAGCTGGCGCGCCCCCGCGCGTATCGGCCGTGGACGAACTCGGCAAACGCGTAGGTGTACCGCTTGTGTGCAAGCAGCACCTCGGGGCGCCCTGTTTTGACGTTGCGGCGGCACAGGATAATGCCAATCGACGTTTTGGTCGGCACCCGCGGCCCCGTTAGTACCGGGCGGTCTTCATCGCTCTCCTCACGAGGGGCCGTTCTGCCGTGGCAGGGGGGGGGTCTCCCCTGCCCAAAATTGTCTGGCCGGGCACTGAGGGTTGGGCCGCCAACCGTGGTCAGCCCTTTTTCACCCCCTTTTTTCATTCTGGTGAGGGGGCGGCGCTCTGTTATATAAAAGGTTCGGCCGGCTTCAATGGAGAAATGCCGGCGGCGCCGGTTTACTACATGCCAGACGCAAAACTTTCGGCGGCGACCGGCGCAGCCGCCACTTTTTGGCGGGACTGTATACGCTCGTCCTGGGCGCAGTGGCATGGACTCTCCCGCACTCTATGGCGTTGGCCGCGAAACCCCGCGGGCCCCACCCCGCTTTCGGGATCGAGTAATCGCCCAGTTTCGGTCGCCCCAGAACCTTGCCTACCTCCGCGATCTCTTTACCCGCCGCGTGCCGGCGGGCCCGCTGCGGGCCTTCACGCTAGCGACTCTGCATGATGCTTTGATCGAGTACTCCAGCGGCACCGGGCGCGCGATCGAGGTCCTCGCTTCGGACCCTATCGCTCAACGCGGCGCGCTCCGGCCTGCGGTTGGCCTTTGGGATGAGGTGCGGCGGCTAAATCACGCTTTCTATGAAGACCGCCTCTCCCTCCTTCGCGATCAGGCCCACAATATTGAGCGACGCGCCCCCCGCGATGGGGTCGGCGAAGACGACGAACCCTACCATATGCGGATGTTCGTCTCTGACAGCCTGCGGCCGCCTGGCCTTGAGCACCTCAACGGGCCGGGGCCCCTGTACGCCTTGCGCGAGGACCAGCTGGTTCACCCTCCCACCGATGGTGACGTCTTTCTTTACGGCGAAGACGATTCGCCTTGGAGCCGGGGCGACCCACACCGCACTCCTGAGCAGGCCCTTGCCGAGTACTGGGGCGATGGTTGGACCGCAACTGAAACAAAGGTTGGGTCCTCCGAGATCCACGCGGGTCAGGCCTACGGGGATGCCTACGCCTGGGGGGGCTCTTGGCGAGAAAATGGCGGGACACGTTTTATGCGCCGCGAGTCAATCCCCTTTTGGCAGCAGGGGGGGCGGGAGGGGTATGACCGTGACATCGAGGATACCCTGGGTACCGCCGGGCGCGAGCTTGATGGACACGTCCGCCGCTGGGACATGGACCGCGTGCAGAAGCCCCACGGCCAGGAGTACCGCCGATATGGCCCCCGATCTGGCCACGCCGTCTAAGAATCAAGGGCTCCACTTTTTGCACGCTCAGGGGGGGTCTCACATCCAAGGTGATTGGCAATGAGCCCCAGGGGCATCCGCACTTTAATCCCCGCGTGGACTGCGTTTAAGAACCAACCGATGTCCTCGCCGCAGACGTACCCCCCGGAAGAAAGGGCCAATTCTTTAACACTAAAGGGGATTTCCGTGGCAACTGCCACCACCAGCGCCGTGCATCCAAACCCGCCCCCGGCAATAACCATCGACGTTATATTGGGGTTGGCCGGCTGGAACTTCCGCGCATCATGGAGCGATAGCTTTGAATCCTGCAATGTACATACGGCCGGCATGCCGCCGGCCCATCTGACGGCGTAAGGGATCACGACAACAGGGTGGCCGGCGGCAAACAGGTTGCTTATGGCCACCCAGTAGGTCGGCTGCACCTGAATGTCGGCGTCAATATACCATATTATATTTGCGCTCCGCTCGACAGCCTCCCGCATGAGCCGAATACGTTTAAGCATCACCCCGTCATAATTGTGACGTTTATCGGTGGGGATCGCGTACCAAGGCACCGTCACAATGTCAATCCCGGTTATTTTGCATGCCCGCTGGGCGGCATCATCCCCTGAGCGCACCGCGGCGCATTTAATAAATTGGATCTCGGGGTGCGCCGCGGCTACCGCCGCAATGCCGGCGCCCCAGCCATCAACTAAAGCAGCGTCGCGGTCAATGAGCGGCATTGCGACCAGAACTATCATAGGTAGGGTCCTTCAAAAAGAGCGAATGACAATTTTTTCTTCAAAAGCGTGTGGCCAAAGTCCGCTTGAGGAAAGTAGATTCACTCCAATATGTGGTCCGCGTCTGGGGGATCGGCGGTTTTGTAAAAAAAGTTTTCTCAAAAACAGCGCATCGGCGAGCTTTGCTCGCACTACCCCGGCGTGGTGTGTACTGCCCGTCTTGCGGTCCACCACCTCAGTGGCCTGGAGGCTTTTTTTGACTGTCTTGAGGTAATCGGCAATATGGCGGAAGGGGGTCCCATTCAAGAAGGCATTCCCGTTATCGATATAATCAATGGGGGGTGGACTGTATGATGTCGGCCTTTTTAGGACATTGAGCCCGGCCGCATCGGCGCTTTAGTTAGTTACTGTACAAAAAAAACAGTTAATATTTGGTGGCCAGACCCCCCATAGAAGGAGATCCACTTGCGGTCGCCCGCAGCTAGCTGGGAGTACCACCGCATGACATCTGTAAAGTCTACCGGGACACAATTTCTCGAGCGATGTCAAGGCCCGTCTTGCCGGCAGCGCGGTAGTTTTGGAGCTCAATAATATCATAACCAAAGATGGTCATCGCGTCCGTGAATCTCTGGTAATGTCCGTAGGTGCCGGTTTCTAGGTAATGGGCGATGTAGAAGATGGGATGCTGGCTGCATGTTTTCTTCGTGTCGAGGTACTCTTTCACCCCCTCGAGGTATGCTTCCGAGGCTGGGGCTGTCTTCTTTTGGCGGAGGTCTGCCCCCGAAGGGACTTGGTTCATACCAATTGGTTGTTGCACAAAAAAACATTCAATTTTGCAGGCCCAATAAATACTACTTAACTCGTTGGTAGATTAGATCCCCATAGAAAGAGAGCCACTTGCGGTCGCCCTCAGTAAGAATCCCTGCAAGCGCACGGTTACGTGCTTCAAAGTCCGGGATGCTCTTCGCGGCGTTGGTCGAGGCCGTGAGGCTAAAGCCCCGCGAGGTAAACTCTGACGTGAGGGCTTTTGTGTTGACGAGGAACTCCTCGTAGTAGCGGCCCTCACTGAAAGGAAGGAGTACCCCAATGCGTTGGCCAGCGGCCTCAAGTTTCTCGCTGGCGTAGAGCCGTCGCAGCGAGAATTTTCGCGTCGGCGGGGCAGCGCCACCCCCCTCAAAGATGTCCCAGGACTCGCCAAGAGCGGTGCGGTCACTGGTAAAGGCGGCGTGGACGGCCTCGCCGAGGAGGACGGTCAGGATAACCTGGCCACCGACTTTAACAGACCCGCGGGCGAGGGCGACAAAGTTGCGCATTGAGGAGACGTCTGCGAGGAAATAGTGGACGGCAAGGTTGCAGACAAAGGCGTCCGCCGACATGGGGGTGAGGCCAAGAGACTCAAACTTACTCAGTGTCTGGCCGAAGGGTTCGTTGGCGTCAGCGGCAAGGACATGGATTGTGGTGGCCGTGCGCGACTTCCCGTCACGCCCGCGGCGGGCAGCGCCGCGCCCATTTTCATCCGCATGGGTGTTTCCCGGGGTCGTGCCACGCTTCGCGAAATTGTACTTGCGGCGCACCAGTTCAGAAAGGGCGGCGCGGTCCCGATCGACGGCAATGAGGTGCTGGACCTCGGCGTCGAGGTAACGGTGAAGGTCCTGCCCCTTGCCGATGCCAACATCAACTACCCAGCCGGCGTGCTTCAGCGCGGCAATGCGCTGCGTTTTAACAAAACTGATGACGGCCGTCTGCGCGCGGTATATACCATTCTTGGGCTTCATGAAGTAGTCGAGCGCGGGCCCCTCCCAGAGCTGCTCGATGGGGAAAGGGTCAACATAGTTGAGCCAGATGAGCTCGGCCGTGTAGAAGTCGTTGCCAAAGTAACACCCTGTTGCGAGCTCGCGGCGGCGGTCTTCGCGCACGCGGGTCAGCTCCCAGTCGACGAGCGCGGCGCCGCCACCGGCGGCGATACAGCCGCCGGCGCAGCGGACTTCAACAATCAGCCCGTCAATCTCGGCGCCATGGGGCGAGTCGTCGGGGTGCTGGTAGACGTAGGCGAGCGGGGCGTCGCTGGGCGAGAACTGGATTGGGAAGTAGCTGCCGGTTTTCATGCCGCTGTCGTCGGCCTGGCCGCGGGCGCCGCGGCCGCGCCGCGGCTCAGTGCCGAAGAGGTCGGCATATCCGGGGCACCACTGGAGGCCGAGCGCGTCGTAGAGGTCGGGGTTAATTCCGACAAATAGGAAGTGGACCTTGTGGCCGGGCAGATCGACGAAGGGCTCCTTTCCAAGGATGCTCGCCGGCGTGCGACGGGCGAGCATGTCAATGGTGTTGTGGGCCGCCGGCTTCCACTTGTAGGTTGACGTCACACTGTAAGGCTTTCCCGGCTCAACAAATATGAGCCCGTCAGTCTTGTAGGGGTGCGGTTTGTCGTACACGGCGCTGATTTCGCGTGCAAGGTCGGCGGGCCGGTCGCTGCTGAGGCGGGTGTAGCTTTTCGCGCTGACAGGCATGCCCACCTGGCGCATGATCTCGACAGCCTCGGCGATCCGGCTAATCCGCTCTTTGAAGCCGTCGGGCGTCACGTCCTCGCCCGCAATGGCAATTACGTCAAACGCGTAGAACGTGGTGTCCGACCCATCGATGACGAGCTCCCCATCGAGGATTGTGTCTCCGGCATAAATGGGGTCGGAAATATTTACCCCGGCATTTGGCGCAAAACCGTCAATGAGGCGGTCAGAGATAATTACGCCCCGGCCGTCATGGACGACCGCAAGCGCACGCTTGCCATCGGTTTTTTCTGTGAGGTACAGGCCTTTTGGCGGATAGATACCTCGGTAGTCGGCGCGCGTGATTGCAAGCGCCGACGGCAACATCCGTTTTAAGCCGAGCTCATGCTGGAAGCGGCGCAGGTACCCCGGCGCTTTCACGATTAACTTTGCCGCGCGGTAGACCTCGGCCTGCATAATTGCTTCGCGCATGTACTCGGGGTTCGCGAGGTGTAGGATTGCTTCGGCGGCGGCGGTGACATCGGCGGGCCGGATTGCGTCGCGGACGTCGGCGGGCCCCATAAACTCGGCCTCGACCTCGTAGCGGTAAAGCTGGCGGGGGGCAGGGTTGGCGTCATCGTCGAGGCGCAGCGCCGTGAGGAATGTCGCCGGCGACATGGGCGGCGCCGTCGCAAACATCTGGGCGACGATCTGTTTCAACGACGAGCCCGCGTCGCTGCCCATGATTTGGCGCGTCACCGTCATGTCGATGCGCCAGTGGAGCTCGGGACGCATCTCGGAAACCCCGACCAGCGTGAGGGCAAAACTCACGCGCGCCTTTGCGCGGATCACCGCGCCCTCATCACTGCTGAAGCCGTGGTCGTCGAGCCGCTCGGCCGACAGCGCGACCGTGTAGGCGAGGCCACTGGTGCTCGGCACCCGGAAGGGGATTAGGATCGGCTCTTTTCTTATAAACTGTTCCCGCACCCGGCGGCCAGCTTCAAAGAAAATTTCGCGAATTCTCATTGGGCGCAAGTGGCGCTGGGGGCCTTCCCCGCGGGCCGCCCCGCGCACGTCCATGATTGAGCTCACCATCTGGGTCAGCGCGCCGTCCCCAATGGCAAACGGGTGACCGTCCCCGCTTTTTTTGGTTTGGAGCGCCTCGTAGATTGCTGCGAAGTTGGCGTAGTCGACGTCCTGGATGCGAACTTCGAGCTCGGGGGTTGAGCCGTCGTCGCGGCCCACTTGGCGCCGGTAGCGCGTCACGAGGGTTTCCAGCGTCGGCTTTGCGCTGGCTGTGGACATGTCGCGCAGGCGCGGGAGTATATAATATGTTTTGTGGATTCAATTACGTGGCGCAGATCTGGATTTGAACTGGGCGGTGGTCCTAGTACCTGCACGACCAATGGCGTCTGCGCCGGTCCACATCGCCAACATGAGGATCGCGATTGAGGCCGGCACCATCCCGGGAAAGTTTGCCGAGGGTCGTACCGAGTTTGTCTTCCCCACGCTCGCCTATGCTAGCGCCCGCGGCGCAACACTCTTCTGGACGATTCGTGTGCGGCTCATCCCCCCGCAGGGTGGCGAGTACGCCGTGATTACCGATGCTATGCTTGACCAGCCGGCGGCCGACCTCGACGGGTACAAAGCCGAGATTACCGTTAAAGCCGCGCAGAAAGGGGGGAAGGTTCGCGACATCTTTCCGACCTACGTCAGCGTCGGAAAAAATCTTGGCAAAAAGAACGCAACAAACTGTATTACGCAGGCACTCCGTGACGCCCTCGGCCTTTATAACAAGCAACTCAAGCGGGGTGACACCGGCGAGGCCGCCGCTGAGGCCGCCGCTGAGGCCGCCGCTGAGGCCGCCGCTGAGGCCGCCGCTGAGGCCGCCGATGAGGCCGCCGCTGAGGCCGCCGATGAGGCCGCCAGCGAAAAGACATCCCTTAACACTTTTGACGCAAAGCCGCCCCCGATGCTCGTTAAGAAAATTGGCGATTCCCGTGAAGCAGTACTCAAACCGGCGGACTTTGTCTCCGGCATCACAGTCCAACGCAAGCTGGATGGCGTCCACTTCGTCGTCTACGCACAAGCCCCCCCCGAGAATACTGGGGATGGGCGCCCGACCCCGCATCTGGTCCGCTACTCGCGAACGGGCACCGAGTTTCCGGGCAAAGACCACATCGTGGCCGAAATGCTGCCCATGTTTGCGGCGGTGCCGCCGGTCAAACCCGGCGAGTATGGCACGCCAGCGGCGCCGACAACTGAGCGCGACCGGTGCGTCCTTGCCGCCTACGGCGCAGGGCCGGTCGCAACCGGGCCCATTCCTTACTTTGACGGCGAGCTCTACCTCCACGGCACCCCCCTCAACAGAATTTCAGGACAGGCGCGTCGGGGCGACGACGACCGCCATCTTGAATTCCACATCTTTGATGTGTTCTTTCCTCATGCAAAGGCCGCCGGCCATGACATGGAAAGCCGCCATCGCCAGGCCTACCTTGACGCTTTCTTTATGGCGGCCGACGCGGGGGGGAGGCCTCACCCCCACATCCTCCGCGTTGAGAACTTTCCGGTGGGCAGCATGGCAGAGTTAGATGCGCTCGTGAAAAAGTTCATTGCAGAGGGTTACGAAGGAGCGATTGCGCGAAAAGACGCGGCCGGGTACCGCTATGGGTACAGCAACTACCACTCGGCAAACCTTCTAAAAATAAAGCCAAAGTACGACGCAGAATTTCCGGTTGTTGGGTACACGCAGGGGACCCGGGGGAAAGACGTCGGGGCGGTCATATGGGTGTGCGAAGTGCCCGACCCGAAAGACCCTCACGACAAAACGTTCAACGTCGTCCCTAAAAATATGAACTACAAGACTCGCAAAGCCATCTACGAGTGCCTTGGCCAGAAAGTGCAGGCTCCCGATGGCCAAATGACCACACGCTTCGAGCGTGACGTGAAGGGCCTGCCGCTGACCGTGGAGTTCGCCGAGAGCTCAGCAGAGACCGGCAAGCCCCTCCAGGCTAAAGCCCTCACCTTCCGCACGTACGAGAGCGGGCCGGACAATGACCCAATCCGCAAGCTGATGGCCGAGTGCGCCATCGAGCAGTGACCCGCGCCCTAAGCGCTTTTTTTTTATAACGCGGCGGCCGCCTCGGCCATCCTTCTTAAGAGCCCCCCGTAAGGGCATCCCCGCTTGACAGTTTTTTTTTTACACCGGCGCGCCCCCGGCGCGATTTTGAACATTACGTTTATCAACTATACGGTAGCCGGATGGCCGGCCACTCACTCATCCAGTATATCGGCTTCCAGCTGAGCGGCGATGAGGATCACCGGCGCAACAGCTTTGCACCGATCAACAGCTATGAACTGTTCTCGGCGGCGGGCCAGCCGGTGCCGGGGGGCGTCTACGACCTTCGCCTCGGCACGACGGACCACACCTACCTGTGCCTGACGTGCATCAATGGGAAAAAGCTCTGCCCCGGCCACCGGGGCCACCTCACGCTGCGGGTCGCCGTTTCGCAGCCGATCGCGATTGCCGAGATTCGTCGCTGGCTGCGGGTCGCCTGCCTCAAGTGCGGCGAAGTCGTCGTCGACCGTGAGAAGTACGCCCACCTCCCGGTGGGAAAGCGGCTCTCCGAGGCGGCAACGACCGACACGGCCGGCAAGCGCTGCCCACGGAAGGGCTGCGGCGCCATCCACCCGAAAATCACGAAGGACGAAGAAGACTACTTCACCTTCTGGGCCGAGCCCCCGAACCTTGGGGAGAAGCGCCCCCCCCGCGTGCTGGCGCGGAACGCCGAGAAGCGGGGCGACAAGCTCTACCCCGATACGATTCGCGCAATCTTTGAGCGCATCAGCGACGGCGCCGTCGAAGCCCTCGGCCGCAGCTTAAACGTCCACCCACGCAAGCTCATCCTGCGCGAGATTTCAATCCCGCCGAACACAATCCGCCCGGGCGTCAAGAGTTTTGGCGGCGCAGGCAGCAGCTACCATGACAGCACAAACCTGCTGCAGCACCTCGTCAAGCGAAACAGCCAGCTGCCTGAGCGGCTGCCGGATGCGATGGGCCCCCTCGGCCCCGGCGGCGTCGTTGAGGGTGAGCTCGAACGCGCCGTGCAGAACCTGCAGCAGATCTACTACGACCTGGTCATGGGCAGCAGCAGCACAAGCGTGACACAGGGCAGCAGCGGCCGCCGCGGCCTCGTTGTCGGCGCGCGCCCCGTCCACAGCTTCCTGCGCAACCTGCCCCGCAAAGAAGGGCGCGTGCGCGCAAACCTGCTCGGCAAGCGAGTGTTCTATATTAGTCGCAGCACGATCAGCGGCAACATGAGCTTTCGCGTCGACGAGGTCGGCGTCCCGCTCGAGTTTGCGCGCACCCTCCAGGTGAAAGAAATTGTCCAGGAGTACAACCGTGACTGGCTCATGACGTTCTTCCTCAACGGCCGCCGCCAGTACCCCGGGTGCACACACCTCGTTCGCCGCGCGACGGGCGAGCTCCACGACGTCGCCGGCCTGCGCGACTTCCGCCTCGAAGTCGGCGACGCCCTCTTCCGCGACATCGTAAACGGCGACGCCGCCTTCTTCAACCGCCAGCCCACGCTCGAGCGGTCGTCAATCGGCGTCCACCGCGTGGTTGTCATCCAGGACCCCAGCGTCCACACGTTCCAGATGAACGTGCTGGCCTGCGAGTGGTACAATGCCGACTTCGATGGCGACCAAATGAACCTTTGGGTGGCGCGCGAGCCGAGTGCGCGCGCCGAAGCCATGGTCATGTCGAGCGTAGCCAACTGGTTCATCAGCACGAAGACGTCGGGCCCCGTCAACGGCGAGGTCCAGGACAGCACCGTGGGGTGCTATGAGCTGACCCGTAGCGCGGTTCGCATGGACAAATACCACGCAATGGCCCTTTTCGCCGGAGCCGGCGTTGAGCCGCCCCGTTTCGACGCCGAACCGGCCGACCACATCTACACCGGCCGCGACATCGCCTCGCTGCTCTTCGAGCAGACGCCCATCAACTACAGCAAGGTGCCCAGCAGCTACAGCGACCTTTACGCGCCCTACATCGCCTACGACAAGAGCGAGATGCTCACGGTCATTGAGCAGGGGCGGCTCGTGCGAGGCGTGCTCGACAAGCGGTCAATCGGCGCCAAGTCCAGCGGCGGGGTATTCCACCTCATCAGCCGCGAGTTTGGCCCCCAGCGGGCGCTGGATGCAATATTCGCACTCCAACAGATTTCTCTCCAGTTCCTGCTCTTCCGCGGCTTCACTGTCGGCACCGCCGACCTCCTGCCGTCGCCCGCGGCCCTCGATCAGATCCGCGCGCTTGTCTCGAGCGTGGGCCTCGAGTCGCGCATCATTACCGACCGGCTCCTGCGCGGCGAGATTGTGCCGCCAATCGACAGCACTGTCCACGAGTTCTACGAGCGCTTGCAGATTAATGCCCTCAAAGTGCCCGAGGCCGAGGCCTTGCGCTGGATCCTCGGCACGACCCGCCCCGAGACCAACGGGTTCTTTCGCATGATTGCCGTCGGGTCGAAAGGCAACAACCCCAACCTGATCAACGTTTCGGGCGCAATCGGGCAGACAACGATTAATGGCGAGCGGATTCGCGCTCAGTTCGCTTTCGGCCGCACGCTGCCCTACTTCCCGCGCTTCTCGACCGACCCCGCAGCGTACGGCTTTGTCGCCAACAGCTACATAACAGGCATGCGCGCCAGCGAGTTCATCTTCCAAGACATGAACGGGCGGTTCGACCTCATCAACAAGGCCCTGTCGACTGCCAGCACCGGGTACTTCATGCGCAAGGGCGTCATGAACAACCAGTCGAGCATCGTTGACAACCTGCGCCGCGTGACAAAAGACACAAAAATTATTCAGGTCCTTTACGGGGAAGACGGCCTCGACCCTCGCGAGCTTGAAAAGGTTGACTTCCGCACCGTCCTCCTCAGCGATGCCAAGCTTGCCGAGTTCGCTATGCTTGACGTCAAGGCCGCCGGCGCCTCCGGCGACCCCGCCGCCGCCCAGGCCCTCGTCGCCGAGGCATTCGCCAGGATCCGTGAAGACCGCGACGGCTTCCGCCGCACCTTTGGCCGCATCGAGGCCTCAAACTTTAACCAGAATTTCAGCACCGAGCTGTTCATGCCCGTCAACATCCGCCGCATTGTTGAGGGGGTGTTCATCGCCGCCAAGGGCGTGGCCCCCCCGCCGCTTACCGCTGACGGGATCGCCGCGCGCATCGAACGCGTGTGGGACCTCTGCGCCCGGGTGCCCTACACCCTTCTCAACGAGATCCAAGAGCGCCGCCGCGCGCCCGTGCCGCCCCACAAGGCGTCCGCGTCCATGCTCCTCTGCATGCTCATCCGCGCCGAGCTGAACCCCCAGGTGCTCGCCCGCCTCTCCGACGTCCAGCTCGGCTTTGTCATTGAGGCGGTTCGCCAGCGCTACAGCCTCTCGCTGATCGACTACGGCACGGCCGTTGGCATCCTTGCCGCCCAGTCGATTAGCGAGCCGCTCACCCAGTACATGCTCGACAGCCACCACCGCAGTGTCGCCGGCGGAACCAACAAGTCGGGGCTTGTTCGCGTCTCCGAGATTTACGGCGCTCGCGCCGTCTCTGAAGAACAGTCGAGCGCGATGATGCTGCCCCTCCGCCCCGAGGCGCTCGGGGACGCATCCGGCGCCCTCATTGTCGCCCAGGAGATTGCCAACAGCATTGAGTATGTCACCCTCCGCCGTTTCACGCGCCAGTATGACGTCTTGCTCGAGCCTTACAGCGCGCTCGTCTACCCGGCTTTCGCCGAAGATGCCGCCTGGATTACCGAGTTTGAGCGGGGCCACCCCCTCGTCCGGCCGCCCGGCGACCTTACGAACTGGTGTTTCCGTTTCATCCTCGACAAGTCATCGCTTGTCCTTAAGGCCGTCGAGCTAGAGCTTATCGTGCGCCGTCTCCGCGCCCGCCACCCCGGAATCTACGTCGTCCACACGCCCGAAGCTGTATCTGAGGTTGTCATCCGTGTCTGGCACCGCGCCGTCCAGTTTAAGCGCGGCGGCGATGACGAGCTGCGCATTCGCGACCTGGTAGAAGAAACTCTCGATACGCCTGTTCGTGGCATTCGTGGGATTCTGCGGGCGACCGCCGAGCGGGTCCCCCGCATGACCGTCGCCGCTGACGGGGCTCTCGTCAGAGAGGACCGCCTTGTGGTTTCGACGCTTGGCACCAACCTTTACCACGCCCTCCTCCACAGCGCCGTTGATTCGCAGGCCGTCATCTCGACGAGCGTCGGCGACACCGTCAAACTGTTTGGCATCGAGGCCGGCCGCGCAAAAATCATCAGCGAGACCCGATCCTTCATGGAAGACAACACCCCTAACCTTCGCCACCTCTACCTTTACGCCGACGAAATGACGCGCACCGGGCGCGTCACCAGCGTTGAGCGAGGCGGCCTTGGCGCCCGCGAGCACAACAACGTCCTCCTCCGAATGGCTTACGGCGCCCCTATCCAGGTCGTTACCGACGCTACGCTTGCCAATGCCCGCAGTCGCGTCTACGGCATTGCGGCGCCCCAGCTGCTCGGCGCAATCCCCCAGATTGGGACTCTGTACAATGGCGTCATCGTCGATGAGGATTTCGTCTGCGCCAACACAAAGTCGGTCGACAGCATCCTTGACGATCTCTAATGAGTATCTAAAAAACTTCTTTTTGCGCGCCAGGCCAATCGGTTGGTCATAATCGCATGGCAGTTCCGTATCCTGGGTGGGAGAGGAGTGTTGAGGCCTTCCCAACTTCGATTCCTAAGATGTACGATACGACGATGAGGGCGAGACAGAGGGCAAGAATTATTGCGGCGGCGGTGTGCGGGGCCATGTTGACATACTAATCCGTTATCTTATTGCGTGCGTTTTACTCTTTGGGCCGCGGGCACCTGTCTAACGCGTGGCCGACATTCAACACCACGTGTCAAAGTGGGCCGCACAAGGCTAACCGGCCCTGCGGCCGTCCCGAGCGTGGGGCGGGTAGTAGGTGACGCCAAGGAAACGGGCAAGGTCCTGCTCAGTATGGATTGCCGCAGACCCCCGCACACGGTGGCCGGTTACGGCGTCAAAGAGACCGTACTGGTTCAGCAGCCAGCTGAGCCGCTTGGCGTGAGCCCGCGTGCGGATATTATATGCGCGGCTGCCCGTGTAGTGGTAGAGGGCGTAGGGTTTTTCGGCGGCGACCGTGATGAATATGTCGGACCGGTAGTTCTGCGCCGTGCCTTGCGCCCGCAGAATAACTGACCGCCGGCGGTCCCCGGCAGCGTACGTGTCAGCAATTGTGACGACATCGGCGCCACGGGGCGGTCGAAGCCTCGCCGTGGCGAGGACGCGCTCAAATTCGTCACCGGCGGGTATTACGACAAGAAAATCAATGTCTTTGACGTAGGGCGTCCGTCGTCGGACACTGCCGACGACAATGACCTCAAAGCGGCGGGGGCGGCCGCCAAAGTCAAAGATGAGCCGCCGTTTGACCTCGGCGGCGACCGCCTGGGCCGTGGAGAGTGGCACCTTTCGGGAAGGATTGAAGACGACATTTGCCTGTGACTCGCGAGGAAGCCGCATTAGGATGGCCGGCCGCCGAAGGTCGGCGCGTGTGCTCACACCCTCGCGGGCAAGTTTGCGGGCAAGTGCAAGGCCCCGGCCACCCTGACCAATTATTGCAGCCAGCCGGCGGACGGTCTTTTCAAACTCTTCAGATGCTGGCCGTCCCTCACTAGGGATTCGCACAGGCATTGAGCAATATTTATTGCGCGGAAAAGCGTGCTACGGAAGGGACAAAAAAAGTGTGCTACGGAAGGGATGCACTAGCGCGGGTTTGGTTTACGCGGCTTGGTCGCCGCCTAGCTCATCGAGAAGACCATGAAGGCTGTCGACATATGTTTCGGAGGCGTCGGGTTTTTTGGCGGGGGGGGGCTGCTCTTCAGCACTGCCAGGCCAGCAAACAGACGACTGATGCGCATACCCACCTGCATCGTCATAGACGTCGTCAAAGCCAACTTCTTGAGTGGTAGTCGGCTTACCAACGACAAGGACCTCAACCTTTGCGGGCATAGAGATGCCCATGTTGCTGAAACAGATGCTGTCCAAGTTGATTATTCCGTCAAGGGTGGCGCGGCTCACCACAAACTTGTGGATGTTGTCGGAGTTGACGGGATCGCCATCAACCCTGCCGACCTCATACTTTTGTTTACCTTCGACCATGAAGGGGGCGCCCTTGTCAAAGATTGCAAATTCAGCTACGCCGGTCGTGCTGTTGAAATTCATAGCGGCGCGCGTCATGAAGTTTGGCAGCATAAGGCCGGCGTTCTTTTTGGCCTGGTCGCTGATGTACTCCTGGATAAGGCTGACAACCTTGACGTTTGACGTAATGATTGCACTTTTTGTCAGGAAGTCGATGTCTTTCTGTGTCGGGAAGTGCTTGCGGATGGTGCTGACCATCTCGGACGAGAGGATCATGTCGCCGACGCGGCGGGGACCGATGGCGGCCGTTACTGCTTCATCGACCATCTGAGCCGTAGTGGCTTTGTCGGCACGTTTCATCTCGTTAGTCTTTGACATGAGAAACGTGCCGGCATCGATGCGCTTTCTTGTCTCGGCGACAAAGGCCTCGTTTATAAGGTTTGCGACCCTGTAGTAGTCGCTGAGGTATTCGTCCCCGGGAAGAATGGGCTGGCCATCAGCGTCCGACAGCACTGTGAGGCCGTCTTCGGCGGTCTTTACCGGGACGGAGTACTTCTGGATTTGGATTGAGGGCTTCTTGGTTCGTTTTTCGACTTTTGTGTTTGGGTTTTTTAGGCTGGCGACGAGCTCGGCGACGCCGGCATCGGTGCCGGGCATCATCAGCCCGTTCTGCTTCTCGCCGTTGATTCGCACGATAGGTCGTCCGCGAACGCCGTTGACGTCCGTGTAGTACACGCTGACCCACTGAGTTCCATTGCCGCCTTTGCGGACGCTGGTAAACTCAAAGTCAAGCACATTTTTCCAGTATGCAAACCCTTCCTCTGCACCATCTGCAATGGAGGCACGTTTGAGCGCTCCGAGGTGGTCGGCAAGTGTAAAGGCATTAAATATGATTTTTTTCGCGGCGTTTTGGGGGGCACATTTACGTTGTTGCGACATTGCTGAGACTTGCTGAGACTTGCTGAGATATGTCAGACGTCTTATGGCTCTAAAAGCCCCGTTTCAATTTTCGGGTCAAATGGGTTGGATTGTTACTTTTTTTCGCAAAATACAACAAAAAATAGAGGAATTTGCGAGACCCTGGGGCATGAGAAAGTCCACAAAAAAGGGTTTGTGGTGCCGTTGTGTCAGTAGTAATCATTGAAGTTCATTCCGGTGACAAGAGACTTGCGGCAACAGTCGTTGATGATGGCGAGCCTGTTGAGGATGTCGCTGCAATCGATTTGGAGTCCGGCATCGACGGCGGCGTGGGTTGCCTCGGTGCCGCGCTTAGCAAGAATTTCGCGGACTAGCGCAATCCGTTCTTGATGGTAGAAGACTGCAACGTCTCCGACAGGGCAGCCACATGTGGTGCACGTAACTACTGTGTACATTGCTCAGTATGCGTTAAATACCACGGCTTCAAATCTGGTGGCATCTCACCAAAAACAAGAAGTACCCACTTCAGGAATGTTTAGTAGAAGATTACCCCTGGTGGAGGGCTAGGACCTGGGGCGGCAGGACCCCGTGGATCTGCTTGTAGAGCTCAAGTTCTTGGAGGGTGTTGGCGCTGACGCCGGTGGGGTTGACCATTCCAGTGTGTGTGCTTAGGGTCCGCAACGCAACAGCGTTACGGTTATACACTTCCCAATCGGTGGGATTCATGCTGCCCCAGGTACCGCCGACAGCCTCGGGTGCGAAGGGCATGTAAAGAAAATCGGTGCTGTTAATAAACTTTGCCAGAAGGATCTGATCGTCGCGGGGGGCGACGTTAGTCTTTAAGTCTTTCAAGTTGCTAAGAACAATCTCGTCGCTATAGTTGTTGCCGGGCCAAGAGAATCGCAAAGACTGAACCACTGTGGTAAATACGTTGAGCCCGCCTTGTGCGTAATCAGGCATCTGCCGCAGCTCCTCCATCGCCTGGTGGATAATAAATCGGTACTCGTCCTGCCACAGCTTCTTGCTACCACCGAGAGCCGCCTTGGTGCTGTCGGGAAGAATGGGCCCCATTCCCTGGATGGTATTATTCGTGCTAAGAATCGCGTAAACGTCCTGGACTAGTTGGCCAACTTCTCGGCCATTTGTTGCATTAATCTGCCGGCGGGAGATGTCAATTTGAGCGGCAACGGCTCTGCGGTCGCGAAATACGTAAGGGATAAGGGGCATCCCTGACTGGGAGTCTGTGGCAGACATCTCCGTCATGGTGGGCATCGAGCGGAATATTGCCTTATACTCTTCGACCGCATCCCCATATATTGTGCCGCCGTTCCAGCCGTTTGCGAAGAGAAGGTTCTCGGGAATTAGGTATTCGCCCGACTTTTTGTAGGGCTCGAGAAGGAGGTAAAAGGTTACCGCGGGGTCATAGTCGAGAATCGGTAGGATCTTGGTGAAGACCTCGTTGGATTTTGCCTTCAAGTAGTTTAAGAGGGAGACCACCTTCCCGAGGTAGGGGTTGTGAGATCGGCACCTGTCCTTCATCATGCACAGATGGAAGGCGTTTTCTACTTCGCCAGCCATTTGTGCCCGGTAGCTGAGAGGTTCAGGTTCGCCGCCATGAACGGCGCGACCACCGCCGTCCACTTTGCGATTGGGGGCTGGCGCCTTGTAGCTCTCGCCCGTAAGGGGGGGGCGGCCCTTGGTAATTACCCAGACGGCAATTTTGTCTGCACGGCTGGCGAGGGGGTTAAAGTTGGTCGCTGCGGCGAGCTCGGTCCCGTTAGTGAACTTGACCTTGCCATTGCTTGCCGACTCGACGTTATACTTAACGCCAAGCTTGCTCCCGATGGGGCGGCGTTCAAAGTCACTGCACTGGGCAAGGACGTCCGGAATAATCAGCGACTTAAGAATTCTTTCGGCCTCGTCGGCCTTTTCAGAGTACGTATGGTCGATGATTTCTGCGCGGAACTTTGCGTCGCCGGGGTAGAGGAACGTGACGCCGGCAGCACGCCAATTGGGCACAAGGGCGCTCTCAAGGCAGAGCTGGCGAATGGCCCCGGCAAATTCTGAGTCTTGCGATTCAATCCACTGGTAGATGTTGCACTGCTTGTGCGCCTGACCCTTCTTACTAGTCATAACTGGGACTGCTGTTATCGGTATGCGGCTACCGAGCTATACTACCTATACAAAACTCGCGGCATACCTGTAAATAAAAGTCGCCCACCACCGGGCCGCGGCGCCCAGGACCCTTCTTCAGGCCCAGCTCGTTTCTGAGCGTCCAAACAGCGGGCAACTGCCGCATGGGTACTATAAAGCCATATACCATAATTAAAGCTAGACTTCAGCAACTGATAACTAACTGTGTATGGAGGCCGTTGACCTGACCATCTGCTGCGACCAATACACAATCCCCTGTCTGGCCGTCAACATTGGAGTCGACTGGATTCACGTGAACGTGTTCACCTCCTCAAGGATTGCTTGCGAACGGCTCGCCGCCGACCTCCCAAGAGCCGCTGCCATGATTGCCGCGGCCGGAGTTGCCGGCGCCAGGGTTTCCACTGTTACGGTTCAAGGCCCTGACTCGTTGGATAAGACCCGTGCGGCATTTTTGCGCCTCGAGGCATTACGCTTGTGGCCGCCCGCCCCGGCAGCGCCCGCCCTGACAGCGCCCGCCTCGGCAGCGCCCGCCCCGGGCGCCGACAATGAAAAACTCATCGCCCAAACTTTGGGTGAGGTGTCGGCCCATCTGGCTAAGTACGGAGCGGCCCCCGATTTCGCTTCAACCCGCCCCAGCGCTCGGGTAAAAACATACAACTATATCCGATCAATAATCGCAAAACCTCACCTGCCGGAAGAGGTTGTTGAAGAAGTGCGCCGCCGCCTCGGGGCAATGTAGGCATTACAGGGCTTGGCCGGCATTCCATGCGCTTCTTCGTCAGGCCGAAAAATAGACGACGGGTAGTGACTTTCTGCATTTGGAGTTTTTTGCCGATACCGTATACCGGCAGCCTGTGCACATCATGGGGGGAAGGCAGTCGACACCAACCGGTTCCCAGGCACCCCTGGGATACCGTGTCGGTCAAGCAGCATCAGCCGCCGGCGCCGCGATAACCGCCGCGCCCGGCGCCATAGACCATGCTGCCCACACAGCCACAATGATTACCAAAAGCGCGCACGACCTCGGCCAAGCCCTCAGCCCGGCCGCCGACGTCCTTAAACTTGCCATGGCAAATACTCAACGGCACGGCGGCTTCACTGGAGGAAGCTGCGGCTGTAGCAGCGGCATGGGTGCTGGGTACTTTGGAGGCGAAACCAGCGCCGATCCCGCTAAGGGACTTCGCGAGTACGAGGCCTCTCTCTCCGCCAAAGCAAAGGAAGATGTTATCCGCGGTCTCGCCCGCGCGTTGAAGCGCGCCGGCATCAACGTTGACCCGGAAGCCCCTCTTGAAGATATTGTCCGCGAATTTGTTGACCAAATTCCCAACCCAAAAAATGGAAAGACCTTCTCCAGTGACGCTAAGGCACAGGAGAAAGTGTGTCGGGTCATCGCAGACGTCCTCAACGACGAGTTTACCCCCGGCATCACAAAGCACAAGGACAAGTTCATCGACACCTCGCTCAGCACCGTCGAAGTTTGCCGCCAAGTCGGTGAGTGGGGCCACAGCTTTGCCGCCGGCGTCAACACAGAGTTCCTGGCGGTTCACGCCAGCGTGAAGAACACCCTGCGCAACGTTGAAATTCTTGCCGAGATTATGCGAGAGCTCTACAACAATATGCATTCAAAGATCGAGAAGGACGGCGATGCAAACCTTAATCGCATAATCGACCCTCTGGATGAAATATATTCTCGGGCCCAGGCCGAGCGCAATCGGCAAGAGTCGTTTCTCAAGAATATCCTTAAGGTGCAGCTCGCCCCCGCGGCGAAGGAACTCGAGATTGCGATGCAAGATGCGTCGGACCAGAATGCGCTCATTAAGCGGCTCGGCCTAAAGCCGGGCACCTCCGATTTCGGCGACAGCCTTGCCGCAGCCATCTCGAACCTTGGCACCGCAGCCAGCATTGCCCAGCGCGTCCACAAGGCACTTAAGCAGGTCGGCATCAGCGTGGGCGAATATCTTGAAAGTTCCGAATTTACCGAATTTGAGCGTTTGCTGGACTCGAAAATCGAAAATGGCATGGTCAAGGCTGATGACCTGGCCAAGTTTATCCAGGCCATGACCACCCTCCGCCTTGCCTTTGATAACCGCACTGATGACCGCTTCCGTGAAGCGCTTGAAGAAAAAGAAAAGTCAGGCGGCGCGCCCGCGTTTCGCCGCGGGGGTGATGATGATGATGATGTGGACGATGAGTACAGATCAACAATGGATAAGCGTGTCCGCCGCGTGAAGCGAGAGAAGTCACTAATTGTCAGAGACTTTGTCGGGCGAATGGCCCGCCACTATGATGAGCTCCTTGCGACCATAAAAGCGATGGGGCCTGAGTTTGGCAAGAAGATTCCTCTGACTGAAAAGACCGACGCCTTACGGGACGCGATTGTTCGCCTGAACGATATGCGCCAGGACCGTATTGAGCTTTCACTCATTGGACTTTACGCTGACTCCAATGACCGCCAGCGTAAAGAGTCTTTCCTCAGCGGTGTCCGCCTCGTCTCTTCGACGTGCGAAGATCTTATGGAGCTTGAGGTCTTCCGCAATGCGGGCCCGTATCTCGCACGGCTCAAAGCCGCAGCCGATGCCATTGAAAAGACTATTGATTACTTCTCCGATGTGGTTACCAAAAAGTTTGGTGGGGCAGTTGACGATGATGATGACGATGGAGACAAAACAATGGGAGGTGCCAGTGATGACCTTCTCCCCGAGATTGCCCGCAGTGGGGTCAGCCTGAATGAGGCCATTGGCGAGTTTAGTTACTTTTACTATGTTGCAAACGTGCGCAAAAACCTCGATCAGAGCGCCGGAGAACTTGATACTTATGGTGAGAAATATATTGATGTTCTCGGTGATGCCGTTGCTGCCCGTATTTGGAATCTTCGCCAGGAGCGCCAAACCATCATAGGCCGATTCACGACGGCCAACCGCAACGCCGGTGGTGCAATGGCGACTGCTTTCCCCGCTGGTGATCGGGATGGCAACGCAGGTTTTGAGGCTGCAAAGAAAATGGTCAATCAAGAGTATGACACAAAAGATAAGCTGTATAAGGCCCTCCAGGCCCTGGATCTTTACATGAAGGCGTTCACTGTTGGGATTGCGAAAGACCCTGACGCTGTTCGTGACATCAAGAAGATGCTTGATGGCACGCAAGTGATCGCCCGGTGGTTTAATGAGGAGACGGGCGATAAGCTCTATCAAGCATTTGAGAGTATGGGTTCCACCGACTTTCAAGGCCGTCGAGATGATGCTCGTATAGGCGCTGCCATTCTTGCTGATACTGATTCTGATCGCCCCCACTACTACCAAAAGGTTGGATATCATACCAGTACCGCAAGAAACGTTAACGGCCTTCCAGCTCCACCTACTGTGGGTATTCCCCAAATTAGCATTCCGGCCGGCACGGTCAATGATGATAAAGCCACAAAGGTAAAGAAAGATGTCGTCGACGCATTAGACCATTTCCAGGCGTTAAAAAATCTTGTCAATGCTTTCTCACGCATCGGTGACCGCTTTGGTGGCCGCGAGCTCCGTTCGCAGGTATTCATGTCGCCAACCCAGATCTTTAAGGCCCTTATGGATTACATGAAACATAGTGCGATGAGCATTAATGCCAAAGGTAACTCCGCCGCTGATGAGCCAGGAGATAAGAGATCTGAGACTCAATGGCAATATAATGATGCTACGATAATAGCTGATGCTGTGCGTCCGTACGAAATTTACTTTAACAGTGTCGGCGGTGGCGCCGTCAATGAAACCATTGGAAATTACGTGATTGAGGATCGCTACTTTGTGATTATGGTGAAGGCGATGGCCGCCAAAATCTTGACAACCCTTGGCGTTTATGACATGTTTGAACGGCGTACACCGTTATACGACCTGACCTCAACTCGCCTAATTGTTGGAGGTGGCGAGGATGACACCCCTCCAGAGGTTATTGAGGGTGCCACAGAGCTTTACTTCCGACTGCCGCGGTTGGTAGAATTTTACCGAAGCTTCCTTCATTGGGATGGAAATAATGGTACGTTTAAAATTTCTATGCTGCCAGAGCTTGAGGGCATCTTCTCGGGAATTATCAAACTCATCTTCCAGAAAGTTGCCAATCCTCAAGTTGGTGACTACTCGGACCATGAGCTGCACACACTCATTCGCGAAATAAACGTGATTTATACCCACTTTCATGAGAAACACGGCGACCAGCCGGTTCGGGCCGCAATGAATGCATTCATTATGGAGATCAACCGCCGGTATGGTATTATTAAGAGCGAGGACATGCTGAAATACTGGGCTCTGGTCCGCCGTTCCCGCCGCAACAATTCAATCAGCAGTTCTAATGACACTAACTTTGCAATTCTCCCTGGTGAGGATGACATTGAGGTTAACCGACGCGCACCCAGTGATCGGTATACTCTTCTTGGAACTCCTGCAGCGGTTGTTGCAGGAGTTCTTCCTCGGGAATTTACTAACCGCCCCCTACTTGATGATGATGTTACTGACCTCGCAGCTCGTCGAATGCTCCTTCGCGAGTTTCGAAACAAACTCGAAAAAGAATTTGGCAAGGTCCCCCCAAATCTATTTGGCAAGGTTTCGTACTCTCCACTGATTAAGCAGGCCACGGCAGAAATTCACCGAGCTACTGGTAGTGAAACAAAGCTCAATCTTGCGAAAAATCTTATCCATGGCATGCGCTCTGTTAATTTGGATGCCAACAAGGCTTTCATGTTTCACGAGACTGTTGTTGTTGGCCTTAATGTACTTAATGGGCTTCACGCATTTATAACCAACTTGCAACGACAGATCTTAAAACTTGACATTGTGACGATCAAGGAACTAATCATGGATACGTGCTATGCGGTGGCAATTCGGGGCGCCGCACTTCCGGCGAACTTTGGCCATGCGACACTTACAGGGGCCAACTACACGAATTTTGCTGGGATGGGCTTCGGGTTTGAAAATTATGTTCTTGAAGGAGAAGCTAATGCTGCCGGAGGCTTGCCGTACTTTTCATATAGTGGTCTGGATCCCGATGTAACATCCCAACATATATACGAATTTTGGCGTCTAGAGGGTACTTATATCGGTGCTGACGTCACCAGGCAACTGCCTGTTAATATGAAACCTTCTCAAGTTACTGATGCTGATCTGGAGACAATGTCTGCCGAACGAAAACGAACCGTTCGTGCATTACGCTACTTTGCTCGTTTGGTTCTTTCCGACCAAAGTATGATGCGCGACTTTATCGAAATGTTATTTAGCATTTCCGGTAGCAGTGGGGGTCTCATTGAAGTCCGATTCCCACAGGGGGCGAGTATACCAATCAGCATCAACTTCTCAAAGTTTCGTGAAGTCGCAGGATCATTAATGGCGGATGTCAAGCATTATCTTGACAAACTCCGCCCTTTTATTGGAAAAAATACCATTAAAACCCTTGAAGATCCAAATGTCGAGGGTTCAATCTACTGGCTAGAGAAAGAATTATTTGACAAACATATTCGAGGCGAGTCTGAACAACCAGTTGACCAGCTAGCAACTCTTGATGGAATTTCCCGACAAATTGGCGATCTCTTTGTGGCATTTACTGGTGACACGGGTGTTCCAATCGCACCAAGTGCAATTGCGAACTTGGCTAATCATACTGGTAACGCTGCATTTCGAGAGCAGTTGCTCCTGGCGCCGGCGCCCGGTAATGCTGAAAGCCGAAAAATAGCATATGGCCGCACATTGTGCGAGTTAATATTCTATGATGCCCCAGCATCGACAATTCCCACTGCAGGCGGCTTGGCGGTCCAATACGATCTTGGGTCGTTGATTACCGAGCTGCGAGTTCCGCCAGCGCTACCTGCCCTTCCTGTGTTGGTCGCCCCCCCCGGCCCCGGGCCCATAGGGCCCATAGAACGTTATAATATTTACAACTCAACCCAAGGGATGACACGACATCGTAGCCTGCTATTTGCATTCAACCAACTTCTTGCTGAGTACCTCAGCAAGTTTACCGACCCAGCTGGCCAGAAAATCTACTTTAATCTCATCAATGCGTATGCAAATGGCGTTGCGGCCAGATCGGTATCTGCACCAGCCGGTAACAGTTGTCCAGACATTATGCAAAATGGGTATGCCTTTGGCAATCGTGGTGACCCCAGCCCTGGAGCAATTCTCTTGCAGTCCCTTGCATATGTTCTTCGACGTTTATTAAAAGATATCAACCAAACGTCCCAAGTAAACGAACATCTTGTAACAACCATGGTTGACGTGCCGCTGTACATGAAAGAGAGCTATCGTGCAAATTTACCAGGATTTATTAGATATTTTGATTTGATTGTCCAGAAAAGCGATTTCTTAAAACAGCTAATGCAAAAAACCACAATTCTATGTGACCGGCCAAATCAGCTGAACATTATGCCAACACTAGCCCGTGGCGACGTCATGTCAATGACTGTAGCGGGGGCCCCCGCCCCTATCAGTCTTACTGGAGCCAATGCCCCGGGGTTTATTGAGAATTCACTCTTGAATACAGCCATCAAACCTCTAGATGATGTTTTGGCTGGTGACAGACTACTTCGGGGGGTGTTGAGCAAAGATATGAAGCTCCGACTTGCCGAACTTCTTGACGCAATTTCTACTCACGCATACACATTATCCTCGAGCGCTACCGAGGTGCTCAAAGAGCTGGCTGATCAACCAGTGTACCTCCAAACCCAGGAAAACTCCATCGAAACGTACAAAATTCGGTATGGAAAATTGCCCTTGATGCCTCTTTCAATTACGCTGCACTTTCTCAATGATCTTGAGAAAGTACCCGCTAATCCGGCCGCGGCGGCGGCGACCATGCCCAATGACACAACACTATACCCATCACACTCGCTTGGAGAGCCGCAATTTAAAATGCAGTATGGGGTGCGTGGCCTGCTAATTCGCCAACTGCCGGTTGAGTTTAGCACAATGCCCGGCGTCAAGGCAGCGCTTGATGAATATAACAGCACTAGTACAAAACGTGAACAGCTTGACCCCGCACGTTACTTGGTCTTTGTCAAGAGTGTTGTCGCAGCAGTTCGGTTCTTTATTGAGACTCGCAACTACAAGTCAATGCTTTCAACAAATGTTGATGATAATTATCTAGCTGGGAACTCCATTATAAGTGCAATTCACGTTCACCCAAATCCTAACGCAAATGCCTCATATGCAATTGCGACAAAACAAATTCGGGAACTTTTGATGATAGTTGAGAGCTCAAATCAGGAAGATGAACTGAACAAGATTACCAGCTCGGTGGGGCCGCCGGTTAATGCAAACAATGACCGCCAACTTGAGCGCATCCTCAATCTTGTGGATATGAACGTCATCCCAATCAATGTCCATGCCCTCATGCGTGACACCCCCCTTGCCAACTTGTACAATTATGAGTATACATTTGAGCAGATGGTGGCCAGTTTCTATGGCGAACAAATAAACAAATACACAGACACCGGATCAACTAGTGTCATCACTGATGCTACAACAAAAACAACCACGGAAATGTTTCTTCGTTTGCTTATCGATCCATATATGCCAACACTCCCAGCAGCGGCGTTGATCGGAGAGTCATTTAAAACCAAAAATAGGTTGTATGGTAGCGACGTCCATAGCACATACAACGAAGGTTTCGTATTTCGTATATTTCGTGGTGATAATGGCCTTGGACTGGGTCGCCCGAAATTCTTGTCTGACCAAATCTTTAACAAAATTTTATTTGGTAGCACATACCAAGAAAGGCAAGATTATGATGAAGCGGGCCCAGGGGTTGGTTCTGGGTTCAATCGTGGTCGTGATACTGACCGTCGTGCCGATATTGTTGGATTACTAACACGTGCACTTGAGTTGTATACTCGACTCAAGGAAAAGCTGGATGTTTTCATAGTAAACGTCGTGGTGGCGGCGGGGGTGGCGGGGGGGATGCCTCCGGCAAATATTATCACGGCGGTTATCGCAGGTGGATCCACCGACGTTAATCCGTCTAATCAGGCATTGTTAGCTTGGTTGGGGCCGGGGGGGGGGGTGGCGGGGGGTATAGATACCTTGGACAGGATTGTGACGCCGGTACTGAAAGAAATCGCAAAACTCTATGAACAGGCAGCAAGTGGCCCAGCAGCAACCGGAGTGGCTGCACATCAAAATCTTATCGATTATCTCAGAAGGACGATACGGAGGAGGAATCCAAATGTGAACACCGCGGCCACCATTGATGCCAACTATACACTTGGAGACATGATTGTCGAATTTGAACAGTTGGTTACGACTCGTGTGCGCGATGCCCTGCAAGTGTTTTATAAGCATGACACGCAATCTCCCAACGCCCAACCGCTGGTTACAACTTTTCTTGGAGATCCTGCTCCTAATGCTTCTAGTAATATTGAAGTAATTCTTAAAGGTGGGCAGCTGGTACAGGCGGGGGGGGCAAGTCCTTGGCCATCTGCGGCTGAAATAGTACGATTAATAAAGGCCAGTGATACGGCAGCATCGGCAAACGATGTGAGGACTGGGCCAACCCATGGAAGTCTTTCATTCTTATCGGCGGCAAATCCAGACAAAACCGCTCCCCCTCAAGATATTATTACCGAAGTCTCCGTTGGGGATTCTGTGGTAAAGGCACAATTAGAAATGGTTGGCCGTTTGCGATTTGACACTCGCCTTGTGCGCAACCTCTTCTTCATTTCAAACGTGCAACGTTTTATTCGTGCAAAACTCGCTCGCGAGCTCACTCAGAGCCGCAGCGTCATTGTCAGTTCACACAGTGTTGTTGCGCCAAGTGTGACAGAATATGGTGCCGACCCTTTCGGGGCCAACGAGGTCTATGGTTCAGTCTTGCGAAATGGCATGGATCGTTATAACGACAAGGACCAGAACGACTACTAATCAGCGACTATGGTAAAAAGATGCCCACCCCAAACAACTGCAAAATTGTTTGGGTCTCATTTTGGACACCGGGTGTGTGCCGTGATATAATACTTACTCACGCTGCTGCAAGCGAGTGATGTTTACAGAAAAAAAAGTGCGAGCCTCACGAGTCGTGGCGCCCGGGGCCCAGCGCATAATCTTAACGGGGATAATGGCAGTTTCTGATGATTTTAACCGCCTGCGGCTGCTACTTCTTAATGAACAACCCGACGGCACCACCGACGGCTCATGGGGGCGGTTGCGGCACGCTGTGTCATGCTTATCAGGGCAGACGCATACAACATTTCACCACCCTTATGAGGCAAACCAGCACACCCATTCCGCAGATCCCGCAGAAGAAATCTGTGGGACCGTGTGGATTGTACTACCGACCCACCGGCGGACCCACTGGTTAAAAGTTGCCGAGAGCCTCCGGGGGCGTTGGGTAACTGTCGAGGCAACAGTGCGCCCTTACATGGTTCCGGGCCATGAGGCCCGGGGCGCCTCTCTCGACCTTGCAATGCTCACGCCAATGTCAAGCCCTCTAACCAAGGCCCACAAGATTTGAACTAAACTTTGTTTATTTATAGCCGGCGCCAAATCATGGACGCCTATGATGACAGGCTCGTCCCCGGGGCATTTGGCCAGCACAACACCGGTGCCACCTGCTACTTCAATAGTTTCTGGCAGATGCTCATAGGGTGCCCGGCTTTTACTAGGGGGGTCCTTCAGAACGCCGACTACCTCCGAGGGTCGGCAACCGGCGCCGCTGTTGTCAACTTTGTTACAGCGTACGCCAGCAGTGAGGCCGCGTGCGGCCGGCCGGCCGACGGCGTCGAGTTTGGATCAACACTGGTGCTCCATGCCTTAGCCAAGGACCTTGCCACGCGACGCCCCCATGTCTGTTTCGGTGGCGGCCAAGAAAGCGCCAGCGAAGCGCTCATCCATCTCTTAGACATGATGGAACCGCAATTCACGACCGACCATGTGACAGACGGATCGGCCATCAAGTCAACCGCGAGCCCGATAACGAGACTATTTCTCCACCGGTTCCGCTGTGATGTCCACTGCCGCAAGTGCGGAAACTTGGTGTCCAACACGACCGACTACGCCGTCAACTTTAACCTATTCCATTTCGACCAGCTGCGTGTCCAACCAGCAAACGCCGCCGACTTTTCAAAGGCAGTACGCCTCCAGGCCTCGATGACCGAAGACTACCGCTGTCCGGCGTGCCCCTGCACAACCTGCGGGGCGACACCCGTCGAAGGTAAATGCCCGACATGCAGGGCGCCCGCGGCGAAAACGACGGCTTTCCGAATATACAACTTGACGATGGTCCCCGAGATTGTCCTCTGCATGTTCAACCTTTATGACGGGTTTGGTGGCGCGCACCGCGCGCGCTACTTCCCCGAGCGCCTTGAATTTCCAGCATGCGGAGGCGGTTTGCTCGTGTTCCGCATTGTCGGCCAGGTCGAACACAGTGGCGCGCTTTCGGGGGGGCACTACTGGGCGCGCGGCCTTCGTGCCGACGGCCGCGTCTACCTTCTCAATGACACGGGCGTCTCGCCGGCGTCATTCGCCCCCACCGCTAACACTTACATCGTGGCCTACCACTATGTGGGTTGCGAAGGCAAGGACGAAAGTGAGTCTCCGGGGTAGGCTGCGCAAAAAAGGGCACCGCCCGACTTTTTTTGTCAAGAGACGGTCTTGCGTTCCCCACTTAGCCCTTGAAGTTGAACTTAGAGTTCGACGAGAAGGTGCCGGTGTCGCGCTCGGTGAGCTGGAGGGGGTTGTGTTGAACAACGGCCTGCGGGCGGCGCAGGCCAGTGAAGTGCGTGCTGGCCTCCATGGCCTCGTCCATGTTATCGACCATCATCGCCGTGCCGGACCAGGGCTTCATCTCTTCGACCCAGCGCCGATGGTTATCCCGGGTGCGCGGGTCGACTACGAGGTCGGTAATGAAACCTGAGTAGTCGATACCGGGCTGGGTGGAGTGGTATCGCATGGTGTCGGTTTGGGTGTCCTGGGCGAGCTCGGGGTTAAACCCTTCTGAGTGGCCCATGCCAGTGTCGCTGAACCACTGCTCGCGCTCGGCCTCGGCTATCTGCTCGGGCCGCAGGTGGGCGCCCGATCGGTGGTAGCGGTCGAGGCCGTGAGGCTGTTGCCACAGCGGCGCCTGGTTGTACCCATCGTTGCGTTGGCCGCGAACCGCGTCGAGCTGTTTGTTGAGAATCGTGTAGGGATTGTGGGGCCCAGGGGTGTACTGTTGGTGGACCGCGCCGGCAGTGAAGCCGTCACATTTGCCGCCCCGCCCCTTCATCATCAATGGGCCGTTGCCCTGAAATGCGACAACAATGATGAGCACAACAAGGAGGGCGACCAAGAGGGCGTCGTTAGACATTATGCCTGTCGTTGGTGCTGATGTCACAAGGAGTAGCGCACGTATACTAGGCATGAACCTTCGCCGGAAACGAAAACTCACGATCTTGCTGTGCGGGGGCAGGCCCATGCCGGGCGTGGTGCGCCCGGGCTCCTCTTAAAAATAGGGCCGCAGTGCCGGTCTCAAAGGGGGGCGGCAATGTCACCACTCGTGCGTAATTTTGCAGCGGCGGCGGTGATAGTCTTTTCGCGCTCGAGGCGCGTCGGCGCGGCGGCCACGCCTAGGCGGCGGTCTTTGAGGCGGCGAAGATACTCGGCGTAAGAAATTGCGCGGCGGCGGGTCAGCTGGATGCCAACCGCCGAGAACCAGATGCGACGGAATTCAAGCAGGCCGGCGCTGTCATCTTCAGAGACGCCAAGGACAATGTCGGGGGGCCCGCTGATCGCGACAGCGTTGCTGCCGGCTTCGGGATCCCCAATCTCAGGATGGGTGGAGTGCTCCGCCAGCCGCTGGCAGAGGACGAGGTGGGAGAGGCCGGCCTCGTAGCGAGCAGCAACATCAGAGACGATGGGGGCGATTGCCGCGAGCGCGGATCGTGCTTCGGCCTCGCAGCGGTCAAGGACGCTGGCCTGGGTCCGGGCGGCGTGGCGCACGGGCCCGGCGGAAGAGCGCTGGCGGGCGGTCGCGCGAAAGAGGTTGCCGGCGAGGCCGGCAGCCGGCTGCCCCACCGGGTCGACATCAGACCCGTTGGCGGAAATCCCCAGAGCGTTGCCGACCGCCTCACACCAGTCGGCGCCATCGGCAGCGATGAGAGAGTCAGCGTAGGCGCCTGCTCTGGCCCACAGGGTCTCAACAACCTTTGAGACGCTGTCCTGCAGGACCGCGCTTTCGTCGTCGCCGTCGCCATCGTCCCCCCCTTCGCCGCTGAAGGTCTCAAAGTCGAGCCAGTCGCCGTGGAGGACTTCGGCGGCGCCGGGGCCGACACACGCAACAAGGGCCCTGCGGGAGGCGGCGGCTGCCTGCCCGAAGGCCCGGCGGTATGCATGGCCGCGTTTTTTGAGCATGTCGGCGTCGAGGTTGCTCAGCCCCTTGACAAAATTCTCGAGCGTTTTCTTTGAGGCTTTCTGTGACAGCTCGTCGATTTTCTTCTCGTCCAGGTGCTCGCCGGGAGCCGGTTGGAAGACGGCGTCGCCATTGATGAAACGGGCGCAGAGCCCAACAACGTAGCTGACCATGTAGAACGCGACATCGACCTCGAGCGACAACTTGCGCGCGGCCCTCGCAAACTCCATACGGTCGCCCTTTTTCAGCGCAGACTTGCGCCCGTGGAGGTCGAAGGCGGCGCCGGTCTTGGTGATGACGTAGCTGAAGCGCTCGCCGGGCTCTGGCAGCTCATAGAGGTAGGGGACTGGCGGGCCGCCGGCCGCGGTGATGCGTTTATTTTCGGCGACCTCGATGGCAAAGCGCACGCGCATGCGGGCAATGAATCGTTGGACAGGCTTGTTGTCCTTGTGAGGCTTCCAGGCGTCGGTCTTTACAAAGTGGTCGAAGTCCCACTGCCTGGCATTCAGCACGGCGTCGCGCAGGGTGTCCTCAACAATCTGGCGCATCGTGCGCTTGTTGTCAAGCGCCATGCAGGCCCACATAATGCGGTAGCCGATGTCGCGGGCGAGGCCGGGCTGGCCCTGCTTGACGACGTCAATGCCGCGGATGAAAAGCTCTTTGGGGCTAAAGTTCACCTCGTTGACGTGGGGGATGCCGAAGTACTTCTTCTTGCCGGCAAAGAAGGCCGGCCAAACCACCTCTTCGTAGGCCATTTTCAGGAAAGAGGTGCCATTGTCGGCACGCAAATAGGCGTTTACCTCGTCGCGGATTTGGTTGAGGGCCCGCATTGTGATGCGCACCATTGCCGACATCCAGTCTTCGCGGCTGATGCGGCCGGCGGCGTAGTCAGCGTCGCAGTCTTCGAAGCACTGGTTGGGCGCCGAGAGGTATATGCTGTCGGTGTCGCCGTACTTGATGCAGAACCCCTTGCCGCGGATGAAGTCGGCAACAAGCTTGATGTTGTACTGGCCCGCCGAGGTAACGCCGCCGGCAAGCGGGAGTAGGAAGAAGGGCGAGAGAGCGTTGCCGGCCTCGCCGTAGAAAGTGTTCATGTAAATCTTCAGCGCCCCCTGCTTCGAGTTGGCGCAGGTCCAGTCGAAGCAGGCGCGGGTATACTCGGCCTTGGCGGCGGCGGCAATCGCCTCGTCGCCGGCAGAGGGCCCTGCTAGCGCCAAAACTTGGTCGATGCCTGCGACCTGCTTGGCGGTGTTGCGATTGAGACGCTGCAAGTCGGCCATTTCTTCGTCGAGGGTGCTGCCGGGCGAGATATGGGGGGGGGGCGCTCCTGGCGCGAGGCCGGCGGCCGTGCGGTTGCGCTCGGCGAGGGCCTCTTCGCGCACGAGGCGGAGGGCGGCGGCGACCTCGACGTCTTCCCGCCGAGCGCGGGCAAAGACCAGCTCGAGGAGCTCCTTAACGGCGCCGTGGGCGGCAAGGAGCTCTTTCATCTCGGCGCGCCTGGCGAAGAGGTTGATGAGAACGGTCGGGTAGAGGCCAATCTCCTCGGGCCGCCCCTCATGGAGGACCGACCAGCCGCGCACCGTGCGGCCGTTGAAGGGGAACTCAATCAGGTGGAGCTTGCGACCCTGCGCCTGCCAGTGGGCCGCCTGCTCGGCCGTGTGCAGGATCTTATCGGGCGAGAGGTTGTAGGCTTTCATGAGCGACGGATATAGCGAGTTAAAGTCGAGGCCAGCAACGGGCCGGTCCCCGGCAAGCGCGTCCTTGGCGGCGGCAAGCGCGTCCTTGGCGGCGGCGAGCGCGCCTTCCGCGCCCCCGCCGGCAAGCTCACGCTCGGCGGCGAGCGCGCGCGCAGCGGCGGCGTCAAAAGCAGCAATCCGTTCGGGGTCAGGGACCAGCCCCTTTTTGGGCGGAAAGACATAGGCCCCAGGGTACTTGCCAGTTTCCGCCCGTTCAAGAGGTATCATGCTGATAAGAATGTTGCGCTGCACGGCGTATGCGCCCAGCAGGTTGCAGACCTTCATGCCGCCGGCGTAGTAGTGGCTGTCGAAGAGCGCCACGAAGGCGAGCGAGCTCACCTCGCGGTAGTCATTCAGGATGTTGCGGCGCACGAGCAGCTGCTGGCAGCGCAGCGCATCGACGACACAGTAGTGGCAGACCTGGCGCATGTGCTCAGCGCAATCCTTATCAAGTTTGCCTTCGGTTTTGAGGGCGGTTTCGTAGTAGCGCCACATCCGTTTGACAGGCATGTCGGCCTTGCCGGCGAGCCCGCTGACCTCGAGGTAGAACTTGAGCGATCCGGCCTTCGGCGTCTCGCTTTTAGGGTAGAGCTTTCTGTAGCAGACCCGCACGTCAATCGGGATGCAGCCGGGCACCTTGAGGTAGCTGCTGAAGAAGTCTTCCTCGCCGCTAATCTTAATCCTCTTATTGTGGTTGTAGTTCCAGCGCAGGACGGCCTCGTCTGACACCTCGCGGCGTGGCGCGGCCGTCATCTGATTGAACATCCAGCCCAAGATTTTGAGCCGGCGGGCCTTCTCGACAACAAAAGGCCAGTCATAGTTGCTGTCGTTGAACCCCACCTGAATGTCGGGCGCCAGCGCGCGCCAGCAGAGGGCAAAAGCCTTCAGGACATTGGCGGGCGTGCTGCAGATGACGGTTGTCCAGCTGGGGTCGGCCGCGGCCTCGACGTCGACGATGCAGATTTGTTTCAGTGGCGTGGGGTCATCTTTCCAGTGGGCCGTTATGCAGATCATGAAACAGTTGTCGTCGTCGTGCTCGGCGACAGGGACGTCGCCCGTGCCGCGGGCGCTGTGGGTCTCAATGTCCCAGGTGAAGATGAGACTGCGGTCATTTTTGAAGAGGGGCGTTTTTGATTTCATCTGCGCCGCCGTATCACGCTTCTCTTTTGTCCCCATCGTGTCTGTGAGCGGCCGAAACCCCGCAACGGGGACGCGGAAGATGTGGGAGCAAAGGGGTGACTTGTTGGTCGGCCCCGCTGCGTGATCGTAGCCGCTGAGCACCGCCCAGTCGCTGAGCGGGAGGCTGTGCTCGCGGGCAGCTTTGCGGTAGTAACAGGTCCGGTCGTCGGAGGCCGTCACCATGCCGATGGCACGGACAGCGGCGATTGCTTTTTTGCGCAGCTGGAGATTAGGCGCGTGAATGCGCTTGTAGGGTGCCGGCTCCGTGTTGTAGCCATGAAGCGGGAATGCCGTGACGGACTCGATCGTGACGCCGGTTACGCCGGCCTCTGACAGCACATGGCGGAGGTGGGTATCAAGACTCGCAGGCCGGTCCCGGTATGCGTCGGGGACGGCGATGTCGAAGAACACCGGAATATCAGTAATCTTGACAAATGTTTTTGACCCGTCCATCAGCACGCCGTACACATCCAGCGTGTACACCAGGAGGCCGTTCATGAACTCGTACGAGTCTTCGACGTCGATGGGCATGAAGAACACTGGCTTGTTGGCATCCAAGTGCCTCTGGATGGCCGCCGACGTCCCGGTGGTGTCGCACTCGGCGACAATCTCGTCGCGCGTCGGAACGCCTTCGATCCAGTCGGTGCCTTTGTAACGGATGACGACACCCCCTTGCCCCGCCGGCCCGAGAGCGCCGTCCAGCTCAAAGCTGTCGTCATCCGCTTTGCCGAGGTCAAAGGGCTCGGATTCGCCGGGTTCAAAGGGATCCTCGTCGGCCTCGAAGATATTTGCGCCTCCGCGGTCGTCGAGGTCGGCCACGTCGTTGTCGGCCATTGAATTGCCTATTTAAACTACCATCCCCGTTCAATTCTCAGAGAAAAAACGGATTGCACCGGGCCCTAACCACTATAAAGTAGCGGTGTTTTTGTCAAACCGCGGGTTGTAGTCAATATTTACACCGCAGTACTGGCGGGGGGCCTGGGCATAGTTGGGGCTCGTGTAGACCCCGGCGTCTTCGGCGCCTTCGAGAATAAAACGGAAGGCCGACCAGAAGCGCGGCGGGTGGTCAATATCATCGACTGCGATGTGGGCCATCTCGTGGAGCGTGACAAAGGTCAGCGTGTCGAGGTCGTGGATGCCGTGGGCGCCACCCACCGCGGCGTCGCGCTCGCGCAAACAAATTGCAACAATGGCGCCTTTGTCGATGGTGTAACTTGTGTCACCGCTAGGGTCTTCTGGTGAGTTTTCGGCGAGGTTGTCGGGGTTGTAACGCTCGAGCATACGCTGCACCGCCGCTCGGCGCTCTGGGTAGCGGTCTCCGTCGGCGCCGCGGAGGTAGCGGCCGCGGAGGTAACGCATGAGGTCGATTACGCGGCCGTTAAGCATGGCAAGTGCGTCGGCGGCCCGCTGCGGGCCCGCGTGACTGCCATGAACCCGGTAGCGCATCCCGTCGACGCGCGAGACAACCTCGCTCGTCTGGTCAATTGTGAAGTGGTCGGGGCCGAGGACAACTCGGCGGCCGACAAAGTAGAAGACGATGGACACAAGAATAATTACGGTGGCGACCAGGAGGCGGCGGCCCCAAACCATTGCGAGGTTGCCGCGGGCCTCTCTGTCGGAACCCGCACCTATTTTCGTAAGGGTGTATAGTATGCCGCGAAAGACTCCTACACCGGGCGCACTGCGCAGGGCCAAAAAACTCTCTGGCCCAGAGGACCTCAGGGGCCTCCTCCAATATTCGCACCCGTTGAGCTGGTACCGGCCGGGGCGGCGGGTTGTTGTGTCGGACCGAATGCAGGGGCGGTACGCATACACACTTTCGGAGCGTCCGGGCCGCAACTTTGCGCCGGGTTTTCGCCCTCAGCTGCGGCCAGCCCAAATGTTGCTGATGGGGGTCTTTGAGGGAAAGTACTTGAACGACTGCATCTTTGAATTCCCGCGCGAGTGGTACGCAGCGGCGTTGCGGGCAGGCAAGCTGAGTCCTGGCCGGCCGGACCCGACATTGAACGCTTTTCGCGTAAAGTCTCGCCTCTCCCTCCGCATGTGGCGGCGCAATGGCTGGGTGCCCGCCGCGCCGGGCGACCGCGACATCCGCGGCTGGTTTCAGTGGTACTGCCGCTACTGGATTGGCCGGCGCGATGAGAGTGTTGACAGCATTCAGATCGCGCGGTGGCGCGCGTTTACCCGCCACCGGGCCCAGATTCTTGCGAGTTACAAGCGGCTCGGGCGCCGCCGGCCGCGGACCGCAGCGCAGAAACGGCAACACCGGCCGCGGCAACGGCAGGCACTGCTCCAGTGGGCGTACCGCCCTTACGTGTAATGCGAAAATAGTGTTTTTGCCGCTATCCATAGCCATGGCCGTAGTTTCGACTAAAACCGACCCGGCCCTGTGGGCTCGGATAAAATTAAAATGGATTCGGTCGAAAAAGGGCGGCGTTGCCGGGAAGTGGAACGCCCGTAAGGCAATGTTGGCCGTCCAGGAGTACAAAAGGCGTGGTGGCGGGTATGTGGGCCCCCTTTCCCGCAATAATTCGCTTAAAAAGTGGGCTCGCGAGGACTGGGGGTATATTGATGGCGACCCAACGGGTCGATATCTCCCGGCGTCTGTTCGATCGGTGCTTACCCCCGCTGAGAAACGGCGTGAAAAATCGCTGAAGCGGGGGCGCACAGGAGAGTGGGTCCCCTATACTGCAAGCGTCAACGCCAAAATGCGTCGTGCCGGCATTTATGGTAAGAAGTCTGCGAAGTCTGCAAAGCCCGCAAAGCCTGCGAAGCCTGCGAAGCCCGCAAAGCCTGCGAAGCCCGCGAAGCCTGCGAATCCCGCAAAGCCCGTGAAGCCCGCAAAGTCCGCAAAGTCCGCAAAGTCCGCAAAGCCTGCAAAGTCCGCAAAGTCCGCAAAGCCTGCAAAGTCCGCAAAGTCCGCAAAGCCCGCAAAGTCCGCAAAGTCCGCAAAGCCCGCGAAGCCAATGAAGCTGAAAGCAGGGGCTAAAAGATAATCAATGCTTTTGCGGGCTTAGATAAGCACCGCTTACCGGTTACAAGGCAAATGACGACTAACCCTTATGCGGAAATTCCCCTATACATTGCCCAGGTTGATCCTTTAACGGGGCGGCACGTGCGCGCATTTTATTTTCTCGGAGCGGCTCCAAAGGCCGTCCTCAACGCAGCAAAGCGGGCGCGCCCAAGCCGCGCCGACCCACGCCGGCCAGAGTGGACGGCAGCCGACGCTGCAACGCTGCGTGGGTTTTATGGCGTGCACTGGCAAAACCTCCTTACACCTGAAGACCCGCCACTCCCCGAATCGTTTAGTTTTGCTCAAAACATTCCTGCTGACCGCCGCCTGGCGGCGTTCAAGTTCTTCGGCGGCGCCAAGGAAGACCTAGAATTTGGCAACCTCGATAACATTGATATCATCAGAGATGAGTCGACGTCCACCATTGTTGAAGATCCTGGCCGCCCCAACTGGAGCAGCAGCGGCGTGGTTGTTCACACGGCGGGCCCGCCAGTCTATACCGACCTTGCAGTCTACGCCGAGGATACAATCTACGACCTGCGCCTAAAGCTCTGTGTCGCGTCGGGGGTCTCCCTCTACCGGCAGCACTTCTTCTACTACATCAATGCGGAGGGGCCCATAGTCCCCTACCGCTTCACGCTCGATGGAGCGCCGGTCCTCGCCGACTGGCGAGCGCTCGCCACGGCTGACCCCATCCAATCAACAACAGTAATTGCCGGCGTCACTGTGGATCCACAGTACGAAGAGCGCCGGGGGGGTATCCAAGTTGAGGCTCTCGACACTTTTACGTTGCTGAGCCCGGTGGCCGGTGTGCAAGTTACGCAGGCCTACTTTGTCGACCTCTTTGCGGTGCTGCCGCCGATGGGGTCTCCCGAACGCCGCAACGACAGCCTGGCCACCGTCCTCCGCGACCGGTACCAGTTTGATCTTCTTTACTACGGCGGCCTCTTGCGTTACTGGCCGCAACTAAGCCCCGACGCATGCAGCGTTGCGCTGTCAAATCCGGCGCAGTTCGCCATATCCTACCCCATGCTTGCCCCTAACCTCGCTGCGCTGCGGGCGCGATTTGAGAACGAGCGCGCCATCGCAGACCGCGCGCTCAGCTGGCGGCAATCGGCCGCCAAGGGCGTACGGCAGATGACAGCGGTGACGACGGCAACCGTGCGTGTCGAGCCCGCCGCGGCAAAGATGCGTGTCGCCGTGCGCAATGTGTTTGACTGGATCCCGACGGGGCTGGCCGTGGCGGCAGCCCGCGCGCGGTTTGATATCGACGCGGGCTCCCTTTCAGACGCCGGGGTCGCCATCGCGGGCCCTGAAGCACGGCAGGGGGGGCTCATCCCCGCCGACGCAACAAAACGGCATGCAAGCAGCTTTGGCCCGCGGGCGGCCCCCGCGATTAACGCATTCATAAACCGACCCGCCCGCCGCAACTCGGTGACCTACGCCCTCGCGCGCGAAGGCCCTTCGGACGAAGACTTTGCCCAGACAAGCCGACAGATTCCTTATGTGTATCTGACTGTCTTCGCGGACGGGCGCACCGAGGCAACGGCCGACTGGCGTGAGGACGACCGCACCAGCTTTGATGCCGTCACCAAAGAGATTGCCGCCGTCGTGGGTCCAATAATCGACGCCATCAACTTGATGGGCGCTGCGGCTTTCCCAATTGGCGGGACCCTCGCCCCGCCGGGGCGGCCCGCCGCGGCGAATTCGAGTGAATTCGCCCCATCGCTGACGACGCTGGGAGTAATCACGGTGTCGGCGTTCTGGCCCCACGCGTTGACGGCGGCGGCCTTTCGCGAGGTAAAAAATCGTTTCCGGGTTTACGAAAAGGCCGGCATCGTCGGGATCCGTGGCCTCCAGCAGGCCGGCGCCTACACCTTCACATTTCGCAAGGGGGTCGTCGCCTACGACCCCCGTCTTGCCGACCGCGCCGAGGCCGGCGCGTATGCAGCGCGCCCAGGCGAAGCCCCACCCCAACAGAACCAGTACGCATGGCTAACAGATAGTGGCGTCGCGGCCCGCTGGGCTGCGGCCTTTCAAGGCCGAATGGTGCGGATTTACCACCGCGTAACCGACCTCCGCGTCGAGGTCCTTGGGGCCGACAGCCTTGCCGAGTTCAGGGTGATTCACCGGTACATATTCTCTTTCCTTGACGGCCTCCTCACGGGGCCCGACAAAATCCGCATTGGCGAAGCGCCGCGCCTTCAAGGCAATCCTAAGACGAAGGGTTCGTCGCGCCGCCTGCGCCGCCTCCAAGAGCACGACCCGAACCTCTTCGACCTGAAGAAATACGACCAGGACGCAACGGTCTACAGCGTGCTGTGCCAGTCGGGCCGCCAGCCGCGCATCTATAGAGAGCCTGAGCTGCGCACGCTCAAGGCAGACCAGCGGGCGGCACTCGTGCGCTACTGGAATTTTACCGAAAACGAGCCCGCATTCTATGGGTGCCCCAACCCAAAGTACCCTCACCTTAGCTTTCGCGCGGGAAAACACCCCCTCGGATACTGCCTGCCCTGCTGCAAAAAGACGCGGGCCGCCGCCGGATCGCGGGCCGCACTTGTTAACAAGGACTGCCTCGCACAGCGCACCCATACGGTGGCGCCTGAGGACAAAGAGGAGTTAGCAATGTCGCGCCACGTCCTCACCTACGGCAAGGCAGTTCCCGTCGGGCGCATCTCGGACCTGCCCCGCGAGGTGTGCGAGGGCCTGTTTCTTGACGCTCTGCCAGCCCCTTACCGTCTTCAACTGGTTGGTGTCGAACAGTCGGCGCCCGCCGTCCCCGACGCAGGGTTTGCCTACGCACTGGCATTCGCCATCGGGATTGGCGATGACAGTATTGATGAGGTCCTTGGCGAGCTCGCGGCGCTTGCCGCCACGATGGGGGACACCTACTATGCTCTCGGCGGGGGGGGCGGTGCGGCATTTGCAAGCGGGCAAGACCTCGCCACAGCAATCCTCAACGCATTTGTCCGCCGCGACGCGGACCTGTCACCGCTCGGGCCCGGCGGTATTGCCGCCGACTCTTGGCACAGCATCCTTGCCGATTTGGCGCGCCATGCGTATGGCGTCGAGGTTGTTATTCTTGCTGACCCTGATGGGGCCGGAGTGGTGTCTGTCGAGGCAGCGCCAGATGCCGTGGCAGCAATTACATCCGTGAATTGCCAGAACGCCAGCGCACCCCTCCGGATTGCCCTTCTTTCTGTGGGGCCGGCCGGCACTTACCCGGTTGCCGCGTTGAACCCCAAGCTATTCATGAAGGTCGCGCCGGCCAGCCGCTGGATGGTGGCCCGCCGAAGCTTTGAGTTTTGTAACGGCCGCGACAGCGGCGATGGCGCTGACGGCGATGCTGACGGCGATGCTGAGGCTGTCATCGACCGTGTGGCCGATATTATCCGCGGGGTGATCGAGACCAACGATTCTTGTGGCAGTCATACGGAACAGGGCGCCGCTGCGCTTGACTTGGGGCTTATTACGCGCTGGGGATCTTCCACGGCGCCGGAACCAGCGTTTACCGTCGAGGCCCGGTTGGCCAACTTTCACAATATGTGCTATGGTGTCATCCTTCACCCCCGTGAGATCTTCAGGGGCGCGTCTGCAAATGCGAGCCGGGTGTACATCCCAATCCGCTTGTCGGCCTACCCTGTTGACGGAATGCCCGTGGTGTTCGGCCCGCGGCCGGCCGCGGTGCTGCCAGCAGCAACTCTCACCGCGGCGGTGGCCGACCTCAACCGATATATTGTTGCGGCCCGTGAACCATACGCCCCGGTTGTCTGCGCGGCGACAATTGTTAATGCCTCTGGGCAGACGGTCGGGTTTGTCACTCCCGGCAGTTCGCCGCTGCATTTCTTTCACGACCCTGAGCCGGGCCCCCGGGGCCCAGACTTTATTCGGTTCCCCTATGACAGCCGCGAGGTTGATCTCGCAATCGCAGATTCATTGCGAAGGGGGTATGAAAAAGACACAGAGGTTGATTTGCGGGCGGCCGAAGCCAATGTGCAGAATCAGCTTTACCGTCTGTTCCTTGCCGAGTTCTCAGCGGTTCTGCGCGCCGAGCGCAATGAGCCGTTGCGCGGGCAACTCATGGCCGCACTCAAGTCGACCCGTTATGAGTCGGCCAAGTCTGTGGCGGCTCTCCGGCATCGGCTAGTTGAAATCTTGCACAATTACCCCGACGACCTCCAGGTCGTCCGCCAAGCGGTCGCCAGGGCATATGCCCTTGCGCCACAGAATCCTGGCGAATCGGTGCGCATGGCCGTCGCGGCCACGAGCTTCACTTTCGACCGGCAGTCAATGGGTCGCCTGCGTGAGGGGTCCCACGGCGATGCCGTGCGCAACTTGCGGGCCCTCATGGCGCCACGGGTCACGGATGCAACAACAGCCGGCGTCAACATGGAGGGCCGCGCGATTGCGAACATGTATGTCTCCTGCGCCGAGGAGTCGGCGGTGAATGTTGGAGACCCCTCGGGCATGTGTTTTAAGCGCCGTCTGGTTGTTCCGGCCGACCGGCTCGAGGACTTCTATGACATCCTCGCCGCTGATGTGCGCAACCCGGGAAAGATGGAACTTCTGGCCGCAATTTCGGCCGGCGTGCTTGACTCGCTCGACTTCATCCGCCGCCCGGGCGAGCATCTAGACATCTCACTTGGCGGGCGCTAGCGCGGGTTAGCGCTTCAAAAGCAATGCCAAGCTTTCCGCCCGCGCCGTATAAGCTGCAACCCCGCGCCACCTCACTAGAAAATGAACCCCGTGCGCAGCAACGACTCGGTCCCGCTCGAGGCATTCAGCGATGAAAGCTTTAACGCCGAGCACGGCGAGCACGGCGGTCATAAAGAGCCCCGCCTCCGGGTTGCAAACCTCAAGCTGATCGTGGCGCTTTTCGTCATATTTATTGTTGTCATCAGCGATGTATTCACAAATAGCATTATTGCCGGGTTCGGAGAAAAGGCAGTCCGCGGCCGGACGCCGACCTCTTGGGGGGTGGTCCTGCAGGGAATTTTCCTCATCATCTTCTACATCATCGCGGTCTACCTTACCGAGCACCACATATTATAATGTCGGTCGCCGGGTTTTGGCAAAAAAGATTTGGTGGCCATTATTGCCAGCCGTCGTTAAAATCCCACTCATCAAGGCCGGCAACAATGTCGCGGACAGCGGTGCCAAAGAATTCTTCGGGAACCGGCGGTTCCGCCACGCTGTCAAAGACGTCTGCAAGAATAACGTCGATTTCGGCGTCGGTCAGCTGGACGGGGGCAGGTACCGGCGCCACGGGGGGCGCGGCCTGGCGGCGCTCGAGGTCGCGCCGGGGCTGGAGGCAGACAAACATTGCCCAGTTGGCCGTGAAGAGCTGGACAAAGAAATCATAAATGTTTTGTGCCGATTCGGATGAATCGGCGCCAAGAATGTTAATTTTTCCTTCTTGAAAGATGTTGATGCGCGGGGCGCGGTTGGCCCCCCGAAAACGAAATGAGACCTTGACATCATCGGTTGGCGGCTTCGTTTCGCGCACGGGGTACGGCGGCAGGATGATGGTCGGCCAGCCGGCAAACCGCGCGGCCTGCGCATCTGTCAGGGGGGCGCCCTCAACGGCTTTTGTCAGCTCGAGAATGTGCATGTATGTCGCCACCGCGCGCAAGTTGAAGAGAAGGCGGGGGCTGGACCGGATAAGGCACATCTTGTAGTTCATCATTTTGCCCAGTTGGCTGATGACCGTGATTTTGCGCCCTTCGTCCCCGACTTCGAGTTCGTTGAGGTAATCGACAAGTGTTTTAATAACTGCATAGCCGTCGCTGAGGTCGGGGCAGATTACGCCGGGGACCTGCACCTCGCCCGTCGTCGAGAAGCACTTGGTCTTGTAGGTCTTGTTGGCGCTCACTCCCGGGTGCTCGATTGCGAATGTTGGCTCGACGGCGCTGTTAAAACACGTCCCGTCCCCCTGCACCTTACGGGGGCGCCCCCGCGCAGGTACGCGCCGTTCAGGCAGCGGCTTTGGGGTCTTGAGCAAGTCCTCGTACCCCGCCTGGCACGCATGGCCAGAATTGCTGTTGACCGCTATCAGCGGGCCGTGAGGGTTGGCGCACATGATCTCTGTGAGCCGGCCAAACCCGATGTGGAGGTTATCAAGCTTTGCCACAAAGGTGCAGACAAAGAGTACTGCTGGCGTTAGAGGCCGCGCCGGCGCCGTGAGAAGGTCGGCGTCTTCCAGCCACACTTGCTCGGGGACAAAGGCTCCTTCTTTGACGTCAGGACTGGCCATCCTGCAGGGCGTTCTACCCCAGTGCGCCCTTCAGATATCGAGAGAATCAAGAAGCGACGAATTCAGAGAGTAATTGGGCCATTTCGCTAATATACTGCCTATATTTGTTCTCTAAAAGGCTTTTGGGCGACACCCCCCGAGTGGGGCGATTTGAACAGGCATCTGTCTCTCGCACAGAGGTGCCGGTTACCCGGGGCCGCCAGCACCACCAGATCCGTGCAGTTTCATGGAACGCCCTTATCGCCCCCCCAATGTCCTCCGGCTCTTTGGGATTTCTCTGAAAAAAGACTATGTTCCCGTCGAAGACCTTGCCGATGAACGGCTTAATACCGAAGCGGATGACTGCGGGCCCGGCCTGGAAGGGGCCGCCCCTGAGTCCATCTACCCTGATGACAAAATCCCTTACAAGTTTACCGGCCTTGAGGACTGGCCCTACAGCACAAACCTTCACTGCTGGCAGTGCAGCCGAACCCACGCCGACCGCCCCAAGTTCCTGCCCACGTACCTGCGGGAGGCTGAGAACGAATGCGGCATCGAGATCGGGGTTTGCGGGACTTTCTGCTCCTTTGCTTGCGTTGCGCTTTGGATCACCATCCACTTTACCGGAAAAGAAGAGCTGCGCTGGCGTGCCCAGGACAACCTCTGTCTTGTCTACCGCATCTTTACCGGCCACTTCATTGACCGCATCCGCCCCGCCCCCCATATAACAGAACTCCGGCGCTACGGCGGCGATCTTGATGATGATGCGTTCTCAAAAAAGATGCGCGACATTGACCCCCTTGCGGGGGTGCGCGACCATACGCCCGGCAGCATCGTGCCCGAGCGCAACCGCGTGGCAGCAATCCCTGAAAACGTTCGCATCAAGAGCGTTCTCACAACTTTGCGCAGCAAGGGCGGCAATGCCAAGCATCGGCTGGCGCAGGGCGATTCTCTTGCTGTTGGGCCGAAAAGCATTTGGGGAATCTGCGGAGCCTTTCATGAGGCCGAGCTGCCGCCAGCGGCCGATCTTACTTTGCCGCCAGCGGCCGATCTTACTTTGCCGCCAGCGGCCGATCTTACTTTGCCGCCAGCGGCCGATCTTACTTTGCCGCCAGCGGCCCCGGCAGACCCATGCCGACTGGACAACCTCTACAACTGCGAAGAAGAACTTGAAGCACTGCTTACTAGCTTTGACGGCGTTGCTGGCGCCCCCCCTTTGCCGACCGGCCTGGACATATGCGGCGGGCCATCTTCGACCGCGCTCTCGAACGACGATATAGACGCACTCTTCACTGAGCTGGGGGCGATCTGAACGGGCTAGAAACAAAGAGCCGCCATTTTTTCGTCGGGCCCGTGGACAAGGTATCCTATCACCTGCATGAAGCTGTCAGCGATGTGGCCGCGCAGCGTTGCGGGCACTGTCGGGGGAATGGTTGAACCAAAAAGCGCCTCCAGTCGTGCAAAGTTGTAGCTTGCGTGCGCCTTATTTGCGCTGTATGACGTCTTGTACCGCTCAGCAAAGTAGCAGTAGCGCCCCTCTTCGCACGTAGCAATCTTATTCTTCAGCGTTGGCCCCACGATGATGACGTCTTCCTCGGAAAAGAGGGCGATGAGTGCCGCGGCGACGGCGCGAGCTTTTGCGTTTGGCCCCATTTGGAACTCAACTACGACCCGCAGGCGTTCTCCCGGTGGCACAATTGCGGCGACTGCGGGACGGACGCGGCTGGCGACGTAGCGAGCAACAGCTCGCAGGCGCTCAACTGTCGGGATGTCATCGTCGGCCCGGCCCGGAAATAGGTCTGCCGTTGATCCGTCAATGATGCGCACAAAATTGCGCGTCTCGGCGTCGATTGCGGCCACGACGGGCTCGACTGATTTTATGAGGGCTTCGGCCGCGCCCGGGTCGTCGCAGGCAAGGGCCTTGGCGCGGCGGGTGATCTCAAGAACCGCGTGGATGCGGTCGACGATGCGCCCCTTTCTTGAGACAAATCCTTCTAGATCAATACAGCTCAGGCTGAATGCAAAAGTCTTTGTCGCGCAGTCAAAACCAAGGTGCCACCGCGGGCGCGACAGCTCCGGCCGTTTTTGGGTGTCCTCGGCGGCCGGGGGCATTGGTTGTCTCTCAAAACTGACCTGTTTAACTCAGCGGCGTGGGCACCCTCCGCGTATTGAAAGGGGGGGCGAGGGTCTATAAGCCGTGTGGCACAGATCGCTGCACACTGCAATGAGCAATCCCGCCAGGAATGGTCTTCCAGCAAAGAAACAGAACGCGGGCCACCGCGGCGGCCGCCTTGTGGCGCCGCGGCTCGATGCGGCCAATCTTGCCGGCGTCACGACGCTCATGAACCCCCAGCACGTAAAAATGGGGGTGAATCTTGAAGAGGCCGAGAAATTGGTCATGGGTAAGAACACGGCCGGCGGGAAAAAGACTGATGGCGACCCTGTCCGCATCTATACCTCCGAGCTTAACCAGCTCGCCGAAGAGCTCGGCATCGACCTCCTCGACGATGGCGACGTTAGGCTGCGCAGCGACAAGTCTGCAACCCCCCAAGGCCGCGCGCTGGCGCCCATCGCAGCCCGCCCCGCTGCGTCCGATCGCCCTCAGTTGCGCACCGGGCCCTCCCGATTCACGGGCCAAAGTGGCGCCCGTGTCACTGACCTCATCGATACTCTCGACCTTGATGCCGACGAGGATGGTGACGAGGACGGCGACGAGGACGGCGACGAAGATGACGACGAGGACGGCGACGAGGACGGCGACGAGGACGGCGACGAGGACGATGAAGAGTGCGACTGCGATGACGACTGCCCCGACGACTGCGACTGCGCCTGTCACGAGGAGTGCGACTGCGACGACAACTGCCCCGACGACTGCGACTGCGCCTGCCACGAGGAGTCTGAAGAAGGCGGGGGGTCCGAACACGAAGACGATGAAAAAGTTGACCGTATTATTTCGCGGCTCGAGGACGACCTTGGCATCAAAACCGATGGCCGGCGCGAAAATCGACGTAACCGTATCCGTGGCGGGACCAGGGTCCCGAATCCTGGTCACCGCAGTGGCGGCGAGCGCATCACCAACGAGCAGGAGCGCCGGCGGCACATTAACAGCGTCGTCTCCGACATCCGAGGCGAGACACGGACAACTTTCGGCGTTGAGCGTGAGCGCGTCCAGGACATCAAAGCCTCAAAACTCGAGCAGATCGGCCAGCTCCGCATGACGCTCGAGGAAGAAGGGATAGACTGCAGCAGCGTTAGCAACCCGACGACTGAGAGCCCGATGGAAGAAATTGACTCGGTCCTCAACATCTTGCGGCTCAAGAACGATCGCAACCGCTACAGCAGTCTTGCCGAAGAGGTTATTCTTGGGTTTGCCGAAGGGATAGAGACCGTCTTTGATGGCAGCCGTTCCGTCCCGCTTGTTGGCTGGCGCCCCGACTACACGGGTTATCACAATACTGTCAACGTAAAGCTCCACCGCATGCGCTTTGAGACCTCGCAAGTCGTCGGCAATATTATTGAAAAATATAACGTTGGGCCCACGGCCCGCATCGTCATGGAGCTCCTCCCGAGCTTCTTCCTCTACCCTCGCCAGCAGAATAAGCAGAGAGGCACCCCCGGCCTTTCGAGTGATCCCCACGTTTCTGATGCCCGCAGTGCCATGGGGTCGATTCGCGCCTCGGACGAGAGACAGTCGCTCGATGACGTTCGACGGCTATAATCTTATAATGTCATAGTTTTTGGCAATTTCTCGCTGAATACTGCGAGAAATTGTGTTTGTCGCCGCCCTCAATAGAGAGGCCCGACAACTGAAGGCACATATGGACTGGGCATCCGACGACTATTCACGGGTCTACGCCGACACTTACTTGACGCCGGCGCCCGATACTGGCACTGGGATTTACCTTCTTGATGATGCCGGGCACGACACCGACACCGACTCACACGACCATGGTCGCCGTTGTGGCAGCCGTTGTGGCCCTGGCCCAAAGGGGGCGCCGGCTCGCCCGCGACGAGAAAAGTACTACACAGGTGGGAATATCATTAGCAACCGAGGCGACCCCCGTGCGGTCTTTAATGTGGCCTGGGACGAGCGCCCCCACTCCGGCGCCGACTACACTCGCCTGTTCCCACCCCCTACAGCTCACCACGGGCCGCCCGCCTTCCCACTAAATACCCAGCCCCCGGGGGCGAATATCTTGGGGGGGCTCAATCGGACCAAGGAGTACTTTGGCGGGGCAGATTCTTGTGGGGGGCGCGCGCCGTGTCGATGTGGCCCCCACGCGGCCGAGCTCAACCTTCAGTACCTAAAAGTGTTTCTCCTCATTGTCATTGTCGTCCTTCTCGCGATGACTCTCATGGCCGCGGCCCGGCTGGCGCGCAGTCTTGAAAAAACTGCCAAAAGTTCAAAAAAACTGTGGCAGGCTGATTTGGGTATGACAACAAATTGATGCCAGCCCGGAGTGAGTGCCTAATTTTTGGCCTAGTACCGGGCATTGCCGCTGTTGAGCAGGGCCACTTCCGCCGGGGATATTCCCGAGCCGGTGGCCCGTGTTTCAGTGGCCAGCATAGTCCCCATCCCTCCTCGCGGGTTCATGATGCCGTCGTCGGCAACTGTCATCGGGGGGGCTGGATTGGCGCGGCCCTGGCGCACTGCCAGCGCTGACCGCGGCGCCGGCGCCGATCCCCGCTGAACAAAGTCTTCGAGTACGTCGCGCTGAATACGCTTTGCTCGAATCAAAGAATTCATCGCCTCGACCTCCTCGATGTCAAGGTCTGTCATCCAGGCGATGTAGACCGTCGTGAAGTCGGGCTCGAGGAGAATCCGCGTTTCAAACCCCCGTCGGTCGAGACTGCGCAGGATTGTGCTGTACACAATTCGCTGAGCGTCTTTCTTGTCAAGGCCTGGCAGCGCCAAAACGATTGGGAGGTCGTGGGTTACTACGTTTCGGCCCCATGTCCGGTCGGCCTTAAGGAGCTTGTCGTCAATGATTTGGATATGTTCTCGCACTACGGCGTCGAGGTCCTTGCCCCGCGCCCCGGACTTACTGAGTTGATTTGCAGTTACTGACATTGCCTGTCTCGCGGGCACAACAATCTTATGGACCCCCGCTCGGGTGTCCAAATACGGAATACCATGGTGTTGCTGAACTGGGCGCAGGCAGGTGGTTAAAAAATAGTAAATCCAAAATACTGTGTTTTTTACATAGTAAAAACTGAATGGTTTATTGGTTGTGTACCAGCTGCGGCAGACCACCACTATGGCAGGTGCGGGTTTAGTGTTTGCGCCGCTGACTGAGTTTGTCCTGGCGCAGTATTGTTGCAACAAGCCGCCCTCGGTGATCCAGCGCAACTACGCAGCTTCAGTTGACCATGAATACCGACGAGGGAATTTTAACAATGCCCCAGGAGGGCCTATATTCTGGTTTCTTGTACCTTTGGGTGCGCCGGAGGATGAGGTGCAGCGCCGCCACGATGTGACACTCAAAAAGGTGGAGAAGGGGGAAGCACCCAAACACGTGTTCTTTAACAGACCCCCTGCTGACAGTGGTTCGTGGGTGGTGCCAGAGTCCCCCGTTGCCAACGACGACGAGACAACTACTGATTAAAAAAAAGTCGTTATCTGCACCGGTGCAGACCACGCTTTTTTGTATTCGGCACCTTGTTAAACACAGTATAAGAAACCAGGTGGCTACAAAAACGGACACTTGGCGTAGGACCCACCAACACTATCTTGTCTTAAAATAAGAGATTACACACTAAGTCAACACTTGACCCAAAAATGGGCACCGAACAAATAACGGTCCATGTTGATGGGGGTAAATATGTGGTCCCTTTTGGTCGGATTTCTGAGGCTCATGTGATTGCAGCAGACCTTGCCAGCGGTCTGCCTTTTGTTGGACATGCACCCACACGATTGGAAATTCCTTTGTGGCAGCCCCCACTGGACAGTGCCACAGCTCAAACGTATGCCACTTTCAATATCAAAAACTCGCTGCTTCACTTTAATCGCAAGCCTTATGCGGTACCCGATGAGTATCGTGAGATTGCCCTCATGTACTTAGAAGGTATCGGATGCCTGGTCGGCCCTGATGGCACCGAAATAGCATCACCTATGGTCAAGTGGCCCATCACGAGGATAAATCTTCAGAGATTTTATCAGGATCCTCCAAAAAGCATACAACAACTCATTGCCCTATGTAGTATACCTTTTAAGTATAATACGTGTTACAATTGTTGGGTCCATGACAGCGGCATAGAACTGCCCACCCTCACAGGGCCCACCGGCTGCGCCACAGGACCCACAGGACCCACCGGATGCGCCACAGGGCCCACCGGCTGCGCCACAGGGCCCACCGGATGCGTAGCAGCACTGCCCCCCCCCAGTTGGCCTGCCGGCTGCGCCACAGGACCCACGTGCGTTATACATTGCCCACTGGCTGCGCAGTGCATGGCCCACCGGCTGCGCATGGCCCACAACATAAAAATTACTACCACAAGCCGGACGCCCACGGCATTTTAAGCCGAAAATCGTGCTGATCGGGCAACATGCCCAATATTTTCACCCCCCTTTTAAGATCTACGCCCTGTATATCCCGCAACTTTCCGTGGGTGGTATTCATCTCTAGTTTCAATGTCCGCTGGTGCAGTATTTAAGCTCATTGCCAACGATGGCAAGGCCGATCGCATGATCATGGCCACCAAACTTCTCAATCAACGTATCAAGGACGTCATGTGCGCACGCAAGCGTGCCGGCAAGGCCGACATCACCCCGACTCTGGTCGATCTCGAGCGCACGCACATTTTGTACGTGAACGCTCACTTTAAGCCGTTTGCGGCAATCGGTTATGAGTACAACAAGGTCCGCCCCCAGTCGGGCACGCCTTCGCTCGGGGCTGGTGTGACTTTCAGCATCCCCCAATTTGGCGACTTCTTCCACGACATGGTCTGCCGCACCCGCCTCAGCCAGTTTGCTTCCAAAATTGGCACGACGCCGAAACAAAGTGGGGCTGCTGGCACTGGATCGACCAATGTATTCCCGTTCAACGGAGTCTCCGACGGGGTGAATTACTTCTACAACATTGTTGATTCGAATGGAGTTGTGCTTGTCAAAGGTTTGAGCTCATCCGCCAGTCCGGGGTCTATTGCCGCCAATGTGGTTTCATACCGAAATTACGTCCGGTACTGTGAGTATCCCGGCAATCGGCTATTTCGACTGGTGAAGTTTGATGTGAACGGCAACCCGCTTGACCAGTATGATGAAATGATTCCGACTATGCTTGAAAAGTTTTGCACACCGCCGAACAAACGCACCGGCCACGACCGACTTGTCGGACAGGAGGTCCCACTCACTGGTTACAGCGGCATTTGCAATTCTGTTGTTGTCGATGCCGACAAAGACAGCACGCCGAAGGGGATTACTAAAGTTTCCCAGAAGCAGAGCAATCAAAGCCTCGGGTTGTTTGCCCCAAACCCAGTGGCAGCCACTGTCGGCGCTTATACCATCCCGGCAGGAAAAACCTTGGCTGTATCATCGGCTGGGTTCACAAGCCTTAATGAAGACAGCAACAGCCATAAGCAGTATGATGTGTCGCGCAAGGTCCAGCAGATTGTTAATGGCCCCCAGACCCCCAAGCCGGCCCAGCCCCCTCTTGAAATTTGGAACAAGCTGCGGTTCTGGTTCAATGATGACGTGCGGCTATCGATTGCAAGCGTGTCAATCCCCTTTGGCCAGCGGTTTATTAGCATTGACATCAACCAGCAGTCTCTGCTGACCTATGAGTTCCCAAGCATTTACCTAGAGACAATCGCCGACACCTCCACCCTCGCCGTGGCGGCTACCGGCACCTCGGGCTCGACCGGCTTCGTTCCCGCCATCGAGTTTGCCGCCGGGGTGCGAACATACTCTTACAAGCCCATCTTCCAAAAATGCCAGATCGAAGATGTCACAATCGATCTCATGGAGCTCTACATCAACAACATCTTTGTGAACCCTGAGGTCCACGACATCTACATCAAACGCATCGGGTTCTCTCTTATCCGCGTGTATCGCCAGCACACCCAGCGCTGCTCCCAGGAGGGTGCGGAAGAAAAGCTGCTTTCGCAGCTCAAGTGGCCTATTGAGTATATGTTTATTGGAATTCGGCCTGTGTGGAACATTAAAGATGCGACCCCCGGCACTAGCGGTTTAGTGACTGCTGGAAACCAGAACCAGTGGCGCGATTGGCACAGACTGACCCGCATGGTTGACGCCAGCTGCGACAGCGTCATCACAAGCTACACACCAAATGGGTTACAGATGTCATCGTCCGGAAGCCAAGTCGCCCCGGTGATGCCTGACCAGTATTTCCTGCCAGTGCCTACTGTCGACACCATGTCGCTGACCTCTCACGGAATTGTTATCTTTGACGGATTCTGCGACACTTTCTTCAACCAGTACTTGCCATTCCACTACGGCGGCCCCGCCCTCGTGACACCCGATGACCCCGGCGCCCTCTTTATTAACATGGCCCTCTTCCCGCGCAGCTACCAACCGAGCGGCCACCTCAACATCTCGCGCGCCCGCGAGACATACCTGAAGTTTACCACGAGCTACGTGTCAAACAAGACGCCTGCCGATTTGCTCGCCGTGGCTGTGGCCATCAACTTCTTGTTGATTACCGACGGCTCCGCCGTGCTGCGCTACAGCACTTAAGCAGCCACCAACCACCCCATGGGTGCCGTAGACCACCATTTTTTGTCCCAAAAAGAAGTGCCTGGCCGCGCGCCAGTTAAAACCCTCCCATGAAGTCTTCCATGGACTGGTGGACAGCATTCCGGGCACGGAACCCGCTAGCCCTAGGGGGGGGGCACTTCCCTGAAGGGTCTTTAAGTACAGCAGAGAAGTGCCCTTTCGCCGCCGCCGCCTGCGTGTCATAGCAGCGGAAACTCGGTGGGGTTTTGCCATCCTTGCTGACTAAATATGACTGAAGCCCTTCGTCACATGCACAGCAGACTTTGACACTGGGGGTGCTTGTGCCAAACATATCGCCGCGAAGGGGCGTCGTGCAGGCGGTGGGGCCAGGACCGGGGGGGCCAGGACCGGGGGGGGCAGTGCCGGGACCAACACCCCCACAAGCGGTAACAGGGGCCTCTTGTTTGATGACTTTGTTCCCGTTTACCCCCGCCGCAGCGGAATCGGCATAGCAGAAGTATTTGCCATCTGTGCCGCCTTTTGGGACAATTAGGTAAGGGAGGAGCCCAGCGCCACAGTTGCTGCAGCAGCCAGTGGCATACATGTCTTGGCCGGCGGCTGTTGCGGCAACTGATGCGCCACAAGCGGGCGCGCCTGTACCGGGATTGTGGGTTCCGCCAGTTGAGTCCCGCCACGGTGTCGGCTCGGGCGCGACGGCGCCCGGGTACACGTCATTGCGCACGAAAACCTTAATATAATTAATTGACCAATAGGCCTTTGAGAGGTCGGCATTTTTAATATACGCATTACACGCGTCTTTTCCGCTGCCCCCCGCGCCCCTATAATTAACTCCCGCCCACTGCCCACATAGAGTCGTGTTGAGGACCATCTGCATGTTTGCAAACTGTCCGGGGCAGGGATTAAATGTAGTGCGGTTAGTCGCCGGCCACTTGCTGGGGTCGGGGTTATTTGCGACGAGGTCGGCAGGCTCCTGGCCGGCTGGAAAGAACCAGATTGTGATGGCACCCTCGGGCGTCAGCTCACACGCGTACACGCCGCCGCCGGCATTGTTAAAACCCCAGCCAAAGCTTGCAGGCGAACCAAGCGTGACGCCGGCCCCCGCATAAGGACAGATTGATTTTCCATCACACCCACAGGTGTAGTCTTTTTTAATACCGTGTGCTGTAGGGTCCCCCCCTTCAGAAATGCCAGGCACGCCGACCTGCCGGCACGGCTGTACCCCTGGTTTGTCACTCGTGTGGAGGGTCGAGGCGTTGTGGCTCGAATCCGGGTCAACCGAGTTCACGCCTTCGATGATATCGATTTCCCCGTTACAGGCCCACTTTGAGCCGCTGGGCTCATGGGATGTCAACCAGAATGAGGGCCAGACGCCGTTGCCCTCGGGGATGTGGTTGGCGCTGATAACAAATAGGCCGCTGTTGTACATTTTCTTGGACACGAGCCGGACCATATTGCGGCGGCCGCCGGCGCCGGATTCGCCGGCAGATATCTTGGTTTTGCCGGCCTCCACCGTCACCAGGTTATCCCAGTCGGCGTAGTTGACATAGCCGCCTGTGGGGTCAGAGTCCTTAACATAGAACCGCATCGAGTCTGGATTACTATTGTCGGGCTTAACTTTTCCACCAGAAAGGTCAGTGTCAAGGGTGTAAGTAACCCCCTTCTTTTTAGGATCATTTGGGTGCCACTTATGGAAAGCAAGAACAATGATCACAATGATCAGCATGACAACTACAATACCACCGCAAATCTTCCAGCGGCGACCACTAGCGCGCAATGATGTTTTAGCCGTAAGTGGGGAGGGGTCCTTAGCTTGCGGCGCGAAGTTGCCAGCTTGCGGCGCGAAGTTGCCAGCTTGCGGCGCGAAGTTGCCAGCTTGCGGCGCGAAGTTGCCAGCTTGCATGGTTGGCTGGCTGGCTACCGGGTATACTGTATCTGGCCACGGGTATATCGTAGCTGGCGAAAAAAGATGCCAAGTTATGTTCTTGCTACACTGCTTTTTTGTGAGGGTGCGGCGCGGGGCCCGCGCGCCCAAAAATAATGGAGTTCAGACGCGTGTTGACGCAGAAAGCTTCATGGAAAAGAATCCCCGCTAAGATTAAAATAATAAAAACAAGGGCGTATGACAGAAGATCTTTTCGGCCTAAAACAGACCGCGTCACTAGAAAAGCCGCACCGCCTGTCGCAAGAATATCAACAATAGCAAAATTGCTCACACGGTGTCTGTGCGGGCCTTCTCTTGGCTTGCCAAAAACATCCGAATGCCGGCACAGTCCAGACATTTCAGGTCCGCGTATACAGTCCCGGAAGAACTTTCATTAAGCCTTGTTGATAAATTCAACAGAGGGCTGTTCTAGCTGAAACAGATCAATGTAGGTCCGGGACAGAGTTTCAAGGCGGTGCCAATCACCGGCCTCAATGTGTGGTTCAAACGTGCACCACCACGCTTGTAACCCCCCGAAGGAGTCGAGAATTTCTTGAGCGCGTCCGAGGTTTAGACCCCACTGCGTGCTGCGAAAGTCAAGGCCTTTGTTGGCCAGGTGGGCAAACCTCACCAACTGTTGGAGACAGTGTTTAACATGATCTCCCGCCGAACCCTTATCGCAGGAATGGATGTCTTCCGGTTTGGACAATATGGTCCGGATGTTTGTAAGGTCTTCTTCTGTAAAAGCGGTCTCTTCTTGTGTAAAAGCCGTTTCTTCCTGACCGTCACCATTGTTGATAAATTCAACAGAGGGCTGTTCTAGCTGAAACAGATCAATGTAGGTCCGGGACAGAGTTTCAAGGCGGTGCCAATCACCGGCCTCAATGTGTGGTTCAAACGCGCGCCACCACGCTTTTAACCCCCCGAATGCGTCGAGAATTTCTTGAGCGCGTCCGAGGTTTCGACCCCACTGCGTGCCGCGAAAGCCAAGGCCTTTGTTGGCCAGGTGGGCAAACCTCACCAACTGTTGGAGACAGTGTTGAGCATGATCTTTCGCCGAACCCTTATCGCAGGAATGGATGTCTTCCGGTTTGGACAATATGGTCCGGATGTTTGTAAGGTCTTCTTCTGTAAAAGCGGTCACTTCTTGTGTAAAAGCCGTTTCTTCCTGACCGTCACCATTGGTGCACTCAAGCTTGCCACCGGCAGACATTGTTGTCGATTCTAACGTCAGGCGGCATTCAAATGTGGGGGCGGTCAGTTTGGCAAAAAACAGTCCGGACACATATACCTCAGTGGGTCAACCAGTTTGGCAAAAAAAAACAATATTTTTATATCACTTGCGCCTGACATCTGCCAGTGTCACCCCTTTGCGAATGACCTCTCCAGATGGGGGTAGCACCTCAAATACAAATATGCGTCCCTCAATTTCTATGCCGAGCTCGCGGAGCAGAGGCCCAGGATTGTAGAAGCTGTGCTCGGTGTCGTTGAACACCGTCGGCGTACCACGCACCAGCGACAAGTTATGAACTCGGAGGCTCTCGGCGAATGGGACAAGGTAACCGACCGGAATTGTGACCACAGCAAACCTGTTTTCAAACCAAGTATCGTCCATGAGCACCGCGTAAAGCTTATCAGCGTCATCTCCAAGATTTTTTTGGAAGGCAGTCAGTGCTATGTGAAGACTGGGATGCTCAGAGGGCAGCGGTATGACTAAAGCAAATGCTCTAAATTTTGCATGCCCGGGCGCAGTCGTGGACATTGTTGTCGGTTTTAACATCAGGCGGCATTCATTTTTGTAACTACAAAAAACCCAACCAATATTATAAGGGACTATACTTTAACGCTTTTGTGCGGTCCGTCGGCACGTAGGAAATCTCGGCCAAGTCAATGCAAATCTGTTCCCAGTCGGCGTCATCGGCCTCCACAGTCTCTTTGCTCTGAATGTAAATGTAGTAAAGAACGCGCCGGTTCTCGAGGTCATTTTCTGCGAGAAGTTGGTCGAGGATCTTGTAAATGTAGTAAGGGTAGTAGTTGCGGTTCACGCGCCCCGGGCGGCGAACCCGCTCGCCAATCTCAATTGCTTTTGTGAAGAGGTTTTCGACGCGGACGGCTATTGCGTCGGAAAGCTGCGGCGGGCCAACCCCGGTAAGCTTTTTCAACACCAGGGGGACATTCTTGTTAAGGTCGGTCCGCCCCGCCTCTCGCAACATCGCACGGACATCATTAACGGTCAGCATGCGCAGGACCTTGCGGTCGCGGACAACAACCGCCCGCAACGCAAAGAGCAGCCCCTCTCCGTACAGGTTGTCGGGGTCTGACTTGTCACCAATTTCCTCTTCGGGCTCGCGCGCAAGGATGTGGGCCCACCAGAACTGGAAATGCCGATTTGGGTTAAAAGTTCCCGACTTTGCTTTTTGACCCTCCTGGCTGTAGAACTGGGAGTCGTCGAACACCGTGCCCACGAGCTCGCGTATCGTGCCGCACTCAGCGTCATAGCAGTGCAGTTCTGAACGGCCGGCGTCGACAGCCATGTCGCTGCCGCAGGCGGGGCAGCGCTCATAATCAACAAACTGGGCCGACCCGGCGGCGGGGCCAGGGCCTTCATTGCGCCCCTCGCCGTTCCGCGGATATATGTCGAGCAGGCGCTGAAGGTCGGCGCACACAGCCGCCGACGGGCGAGTGGCTGCCCCTGTCCGAACTCCGCGCCCGCGGCTGGCCGTGCCGGTGCTGGCCGGGAGCCCCCGGCGGCGGGCGGTGCGGCCCGCGGAGTCGCCGAAACCCTCCCGCAGTATGACGCCAGCACTGCGAAGGGCCCCCTCGCCCCGCTCGACAAGACGGTCGACGACGCCAGAGAAGTCTTCTGCGGCAAGAATACGAGCAAATTCGGAGTTTGCGCTGAGCCGACCCGATTCACCCGAAGACGCATCTATATACAGATGGCCCGTCAAGAGGGCAAACCGCGCCTCAAGTGCGGAGAGTTCCGCCGTGAGGTCAGATGCGACACTCACTTCGACGCCCACGAGGGGCGCCTTATCAAATAGGGCCCGCGCCGCTTCAAACTTTGCATGTAGTTGGCGGGAAGCTGTTTCCATACTGGCCAGCACGGATATATTCGTGCGTTTCACGCAAGAGACTTGTCTAATACCGTTGCCCGCCTGAACCTCCAACAGCGCACCACCAACACCATAAGGCTCAAACCATCCGGCCTGCCGCGTCAATTGGACCCAGAAAGTACAAATCATTGCCCTCCGCCTTGGCGTAAATGGACTTCACGCAATCGTGCAAAGATGCTAATGCGCCCCCCGCAGACAATGAGCCCACCCCCCCCAGTGACTTTGAAAACCTTGTCAACGACATCCTTGAGAATCCCGAGCGGCTGCTTGGGGCGGACCTGTCGAGCGACCAGGTCCTCGAGATCCAAAAAAGGCTGAACCCTTACGCGGGGATTGCAGGCCCACCCGCCAGCGCCGACCGAAAACGTGTCGCCGCTGTCAGCTACACTAACCTGCGCGAGGATTACCTCCGCCGCTTCACCGCAACCAGTCTTGTGGGATTCCTATTTCAGGTATTACAGGAGTGGGTCGTCCCCGTCGAGCAGCGCCGCTGGACCCCCCCAAAAGCCGCAGCAAATAAGGACGACCCGAACTACCGGCCCTTTGCAATCACCGCGCTCGTTGAGCGGCTCGAGGCCACCTTGGCTGTCGCAAAGGAGGCACAGGCAGCCGCCGAAGCTTCGGCGGCGGCGGCGGCGGCCGCCAATGCGATGGATGTCGTCCTCCCAGCCGATTCTGACGCCAAAATGCGCGATGGCGTCGAGCTAAAGTACGCTGAGTCTGAGACCTTGGCTGCCAAGGCGGCCGGCCTCCTTTACGCTGCAACCCACGCGACCCACCGCGCCGGGGTTGAAGCCGGCGTGCGTCTTCGATCGACGGCCGAGGCCGGCATGAAGCACCCCGAGGTCAAGGAGATCCTTTCCCGCCACCCCCTGCCGCCCCCCCCAGGGCAGGTCGAGATGCCGGCGGCCAACGCCAAAGGGCTGATTGAGTCATTCCTCCGCAGCTGGTTTGAGTTTGACCCCAGCGTCCATGTCCGCAGCGGCCATGACGCCAAGACAATCACCGCCGCCGTCGAGCAAGTCCTTGTCGGCGACCGCACTGTCGCCGTCGACACAAAGGACCCCGGCCACTTGACCCTTGAGGCCGTCCGCGCCGCGGCGCCCAAGCCAGCGGCCGAGCACAAGGAGGCCTACAACACAATAGTATCGTCTAAGCAGTCTTATGCCGCCGTCGCGGCCCTACTGCGGGACGAAGACCTCGTTGAAGCGGCGCTCACCGCCCTCGACGCCGGAGACGCCTTCCGGCAATATCTCTTCCCCGTGCCGGTGGACAGCGCCGCGCGCCCCGCGGCCGACATCGTTCCGCCCCAGGATACCTTTCACCGCTGGGCGTACTACACCGAGGTCAACTACGAAGAGATCCGCACGATTACGGAGGCCCTGTACCCGGAGCGCCCCGACCTCGACTGGGCGATTGCCCTCTGGGACACTTTCGAAGGGACCGAAAAGGAGGTTGATAATGCCTTTGAGAAGCACTGCCAGCGGTACCAAGACGAGGTCCCCAGTGCAATCAAGTCCCTCGAGTTCGGTAGCTGGTCTTTGCTCGCCGACTTCAAAGAGAACCGGAAGAAGATCCAGTTTTACAACAAAAACACCGAAGTCCTCAAGCGAATCCTTGACCGCCACGCCGACGACAAGCGCATCGGCGCCGAGCTGATGCGCAACCGCGTCCGCCAGAGCAAGGCGCAAAACATTGCCACGGAGGGGCCTGACGCCCCCGGACTCTCACAGTACCGGCGCAACGTGTCCGAGAGGGGGCAAGACCTTTCAGGAAAGGGCGTTGAAAGGGTCATCACCCCCGAAGAGATGCGCCGGCTCGAGAAGGCTAAAGGCAGCATTAAGGCCGCCAAAGAGCTTGAGCTGCTTGAGCAGTACGAAAAAGTTATCGAGGACCTCGGGGAGATGGAAAAGCTGCGCCCCCTCACTTCCAATGAGGCCCGGGACCTCACCCTGGCCCGAGAAAACATTGAAAAGGCCCGCGAAATGGTGTCCGTGCCGGATGATGCAATTCAGGTCGACATATTTACGAGCAACCCCACCACTGGTGAGTTTGGCAAGTCGCACTTCTACACGAAGGCTGTTGCCCCCAACCAATTGCCGAACTCTCAAGACGACCCCCAAAGCAGCAATCACCCCGCGGCCGCCCGGTTGAACAATTTGGCCCCCTACGCGGTTGACCACATCCTTAATGACGCGGCGCAGAGCGCCGGTGCTGCGTCCAGCAAGTAGACGTCGGTCCGCCAGGACCAGCGTGGTAAAAAAGCGCCGACAGTTGCTCATCTTTTTGTCAACTTTCGTCGTCCAGGCCGAGGTCGGCCATCAACATTGTAAAGTCTTCATCGGAGATTAGCGGGCCGGGCGCCGCGGCGGTCTGAATCAGCAGCTCAATTTTGCCGCCACGAGACTCGGCAGTGGCGCCAACAGAGTACTTAACGTTGAGCTCCAATATATTACACGCTGGCAGTTTTGCACACGCGAGCGGTCTGGCCGCCAAAGAATTTGAAATAGCGGCGGCCACGCCACTATTGGCAATTGCTTCAAACAGTTCTGCCGTACTGTACCTGGCGGCCGAGTACCCGCTGAAAGCGCCTTCGTATGGCGGGTCGGCGTATATGAACGATTGCGCGGGCGCGCAGGCTGCGGCCCTGATGGCCTCAAGGTAGTCCTGCGCGACGAACACCACCCTGGCCGTGAGCCGCGCCACGGCCATAATAGATTTCTCAACCTCGTGGGTGATCTTGAATGCGACGGCGCCGCAGGGCTGGCCGATGGGCACGTTGAACCCCCCGCTCGAGTTCTCCCGGTACATCCCATTGAAGCTTTTATGCATTAGGACATAGAACACGGCAGCGCGGCGGGCCCTGGCCGCCCCCGTCGACCCGCCGTTGTATTCGTTGCGCAATTCCCGGTATGCATCGGCCCCGCCACTGTATTTGAAATTACGGAGCTCGGCGATGAGTTCCTCGGGCGACTCCTGGACCACCGTGTGGAATTCAATCAGCCGGCGGTTCGTGTCGGAGGCCACGACTTTTACCCCCTCCAGCAGCCCGGCAGACAGTAGGTGCAGCAAAAACCCCCCAGCGCCCACGAAGGGCTCATAGTAAGTGCTTGCGCCGGTTATTGCCGGCGCCAAACAGGAAGCAATGCGTGGCGCCAGCTTTTGTTTGCCGCCGACCCATTTAATCAGGGGGGTTGCGGCCATCGGCGTATCGTATCTCGTAGAAGGGGGTCCAATTCGGGAGCAGCGGTCCAGGAGGTCGCTGCCCCGCACGTACGAGACGCCGAGCGCGTGTATGTTTTTCAACATCTGCACCGATTTTGGCGACGCGACCCACGGCTCTTGGTACAGGCGTAGCTTCTCGGCCTCCCGCTCGGCGCCGGCCAGCGTGATGACCATGACGCTGCCGATGTCGCACAGCGGCGCGTACTTAAAGGGAACGCCGCCTATTTTTTCGCCGGCGGTGCCGGTGGTGTTCCAAGTCTGCGTTTTCACTTCCACGAAAACGCGGGGGCTGGCGCCCATAATTTCGTAGTCGGGCTGGTACACGCCCTCGAGGGTCTCAACCTTGGGGGGCTTGGTAACCGTCCAGCCGAGGGTGCGCAGCATCTCCCCGGCGATAGCTTCCCCGACGGCGCCCGTCCACATTTTGCGGTTTTCGGCGGGCTTGTCCCCCCGGAGGGTCTCGGCGAGCTGCAGCCCCCAAGTATTTTCCTGTACCCTGAGCGCCGCGTTTGGTTTCTTGTCTGCGTGCCGCCTGCCGGCCCACCCAGCCGGGTGGCAAGTGGGCGTGGAGACCCACGGGTCCACCCCCAGAATCCAGGCCTGGACCGTGGCGTTGCCCAGCAAGCGGCTCATTGCGTATAATCCCTGGCGCCACGGTTCAATTATTTGGGCCGGCGTGTAACTAGAAGAGGGCCGCCGCCCTTATATACTCGCCGATGGCAGACCTTGACGAAGAGGGGGTGCTGACTACCGAGTCGGGCAAAAAAGTGCCGAGTCTTGTAATCGGGGCGTCGATGTTCATCGACCGCACGGTTGCGATTTATGGCCCCAGCAAAACAGGGAAAACCGTTATCACCAAGCACATCATGAAGGCGGTCAACGGCCACATCGAGCAAATTATTGTAATCGCGCCGAGCGAGTCTTCGAACCGGTCGTATGAAGGGTTTGTCGATCCCCCCTTCATCCACTACCGCCTCTACCTCGCCGACCCGGCAAACCCAAAAAAAGATGACGGGGCAAAGGGCGCCCTCCGCTTTCTCGAGGCCGTCTGGAAACGCCAGGAGATGATGGCGGCAATCTACACGCGCGCCAACAACGCCGAAATCCTTGCCCAGCTTTACGGCCGGCTTTCAAAGGCGACGCGCACCGAGGGCCTCCGCTACATCGAGTTCATCAATGCAAAACGGGGCCGCGTGGTTGAGCGCGTGCGCAAGCAGTACGCCACCGAGGCGGGCCGCTGCGAAGAAAAAGTAAAAGAGGTGAACGAAAAGTTCAAGAAGATGCTCGTCTTGCTGTACAAAAAGTACATCGCCCCTCTGTACGAGGAGCTGTGGGGCCGCGACGACCTCACCGAGGACGAACGCTACAGCCTCTATTACTTAAACTTCAACCCGCGGCTGCTCCTCATCTTCGACGACTGCGCCGCCCAGCTGAAGCCTTTCTTCAACAAGGACATCTTCCGCCTGCTCTTCTATCAGAACCGGCACAGCTTTATCACCGTTGTTCTCTGCTGCCAGGACGACACCGACCTCCCGACAAACCTCCGCAAGAACGCCTTTCTGTCGTTCTTCACCGAGCCGATTGTCTGCATGTCGAATTTTGAGCGCGCCTCCAACAAGTTCCCGAAACCGACAAAGACGCTTATCAACGAAATCATTGGCGACGTGTTCAAGGGCCACCGCAAGCTTGCCTATATTCGCGAGGACGACCACCGCCAGCACTTTTACCACGTCCAGTTTCCTTACCCTAAGCCCTTTCGGTTTGGGAGCTCGGCCTCCCACGAGCTATGCGACAGTGTCCAGAGCGCCGGGGTCTCGATGGACAAGGAAAATCCTTTCTACGACCGTTTCAAAATCTAGGGCGCTGCTTTCTGTATTTGAATGGAGGCTGGGGGGGGTATCTGGTTGTTGCCTCGATGAGGGTTATAATTGCGCCGGCCAATTTCGCTCCCGCCAACACAGTGACCGCCAATACGGTAACCGCCGAGCTCGCCAACATGGCCATCGCGCCCGCCGCCACGCCCGCCGAAATGGAGGAAACTCGCAATAAGATTCGCCAAGCACTCGCTGAGGACATTGCTTGCCGCCGAATCGGCGTCCTGGATGGCCTCTACAGCATTGACTTTCTCGCGCCATTTGTCCGACTGGGTCAAGGAGTTGGAATTATTCGCCGCAATCCGCCGGTTGTGTTCGCCAACCGCGCCACCAGCAACATGGAGTTTGCTAAACGCCTCTACACCGCCGCGCCCTTCCTCATGGATTTTGACCTGAGAAAGTACGGGATTGTCCTGGCCGGCGGCGCCGCCAGCAGCATCTTGATGCTTTCTGACAGAGAGCGTAGAAATGCGGACAGCCCGTACCAGGACTATGACATGTTTCTTGTCGGGCAGGTGTCTGAGGCTGCGGCGCTTGCCGCCATTACTGCGCTCGCGGACCACCTTCACGCCTACTGGGGGGCTCTGGATATGTACCGCACCCAGGGGTGCATAACCTTTCACTGCAAAAGCGAAAACATAACCGTCCAAGTAATCTTGCGACTCTACGCAACTCTGGGTGAAGTCCTCCATGGGTTTGACATGGGGTCGAGCTCGGTGGCGTGGGATGGCTGGGACGTCATTCTGACAGGCCTCGGCAAGCTTGCCGCCGAGAACGGCGTCAACATACTCAACCTGGCCGCGCGCCGCGCGAGCCTTGAGTCGCGCATTGCTCGCTACTTTACCCGCGGGTTTGACATTGTTCTGCCCGACCTCAACAACAAACTCCCCGCGCTCCGTGGGCGCCTTCCTTACCTGTTTGCCGCTGGCCTCAAGGCCAACGGCGGCGACGGCTGCGATTTCACGGCCCGTGCAATATTTCCGACCCGGCCGGGATGGGAGAACAATGGCCGCGCCCGTGTTGGGGAGCGCGCAGCCTATGCAGAAGACGACGCCCCGGCCGAGACATCAGACTACGCGCTCGGGAAAGTCTGCTACGGCAGTATTCGCGCAATCTACTCGCGCAACCTCCGCGCCATCGCCCGTGATGTACCCTGTGAGGCGGCCCTCTGCGCCTACGCTGAGTACGTCCCCGGCCTCGATTTCAGAACGGTCGAACTAGACCTTGATGCGCGCGCCGGGCCCGACCTTGAAACCCCCCTGCTCCCTGAGCTAGTCCGCTGGGCATTCAACCACAGGACTGGCGCCAAGCTTAACGTGCTCAAAAGCCTTTTGGGCGTCGAACTCACGGAAGTCCTTGTCCGTGAAGCCCTCGCCACTGGTTTCCCTCCGGCGGCGAATACAATTGCGCAGGCCTGCGGGTCCCGTATCCGAGACCTGAAAACCCGCCCCCACAAGATCCCCTTTGCATTCATGAAGGTTGAAGACAAAACAGCCCTCACCGGCCCCTTCCCCCGCATGGTTATGAGCCCCGCCGACTGGTATGGATCAGCCTATCACCACGCCAAATAGACATGCCCGGCTTATTTTTGCGCGCCGCACGCCCAACGATTAGACGAAGGAGGCCTCGCGTATACCAGCACGGTGGGCCAAACATTGTTTGAAGTTTCGCCCAAGCCGCTGACACTTAAATGTCGGCCAACACCCAGTTCTCCAGCCACGACCCGCGGGTTATATCCGTCTTTGAGATCGTCAGTGCGTATTTCTGCGACACAATATTCAACCACGTCTACCACAGCGCCAAAACAAATATTACAGGCGGGTCGTCGCTCACCGACGAATACGTGCGCCGCACCCAGGCGTACGTCATCGGGGTGAAGAACGATGGCCGCTGCTACAGTGATATCGTTCAGGGCGTCCATGCGTACTTCACGAGCACGACGCGGTTCACGACGCTCAGCTTTGCCGAGTTTGTTGACCGCATCGTTGGCGTGTGCGTTCCCGAGGAGTACTTCCGCCAGTTCTCTCCCCAAGACAAAGACGAGCTCCTCAGCAGTGTCCTGTGCGACCTCGTCTCAAACCTTGCGGCGTTTGCGACGCGGGCCGACGTGCTCCGCCGCATCATTGACGGCCACAGCACGACTCCCGAGGTGACAATCCGCATGCTCCAAGATGCCGCCGTGAACTCGCTCATCACAAAGCGAGCCACCCTCCACAACAAATTTCTGCGGAAAATGGGCCAGGCCCGGGACACGGTTTCAATGGATGTCATTGATGACATGAAGAAGGCTCTGCGCCGACTTGTCAAGGAGAAGGGCGAGGCCACCGCGCGGGCCGATGACGCCGAAGAGGCGCTGGGCGATTTCAAACAGCAGCTTCGTGGGTCCAAGCTGCGCGAGGCAAAGCTGCTCAAGCTCATCGATCTGCTTCGGCGCGGCCGCGACGAGGGCGCGGCGGCTGTCGGCCTTGGCCTCCGCATGCCCCGCCGCGACACCCTCGCCGAGGCCGATGACCCTCTTGATGTCCGGCCGAGCCGCCCCCCACGCCGTGAGCGCATCGCCGAGCACCACGAGGACGACTCTGACGAGGATTCCGAGGAGGACTCCGAGGAGGACTCCGAAGAGGACAACCGGGCGCGGCAGCCCGCCCGGCGGGGCAAAAAACCGGCAACCAAGCCCACAAAGCCGCCTCTTGACGCAAGTTTCTTTAAGAGGCCGGCCGCGTTTCCCAACAGCACAGGGACTGTGCTTGCTGCCAAGCTTCGGCCCGCAGTGGTTCCGGGCGCGATTCCGAGTACGAACCCAGGCGCGAACCCGGGCGAAAGCTCAAGCGCGAACCCGGGCGCGAGCTCAAGCGCGGGCCCCGCCACCCGGCCAGCAATGCTGGCAAGCCTCCTTGATGACGTCGTTGACGTGACTGAAGAAACAGACGAAAATGAGATGAATAGTATCTTGTACGGTGACTAGCGGGTTCTTGCGCCGCAACTCGCCCGCTCTTTTGGCGCCACTAATAGCATCCGCTGCTGCACGTATAAATGTCAGGATTCAACCTTGGCAGCGCCATCAACAGCGCCGCTGACTGGGTGTGCGGCGCACCCATCATACGCAGTATTGTCAGCAACCCAGTATACACAGCCCTCCTAATTACTGCCTTAGCCGCCATCGTTGTGATGGCTATCTACCATTACCAGATCAAGCGTGCCGGCACCAAGCGCGCTGTCCGGGCCCTGCTATACGTATTTCTCATCGTCACGGCGGTGGTCTTTGTCCATCACTACGCCGTGATGCGCATGGCACGGGAAACGTCCCAGCAGAGCGGCGTCCGCGACCTCTTCTCGAGCATCCAAGAGAGTCGCGGTATCGGGGCGGCTGGCACCGTGCCGGTCTACCCGATGGGCTACGAGGGGCAGCGCGGCACCGTCGGCGGATCAGCGGCCGACGGTGGATCGGCGGCCGGCGGCGGATCAGCGGCCGAATGCGGCTGCCCCGACGCCGCCAGAACCGGAGGCCACCGGCCTGACAACGTCGCAGAAGATTATGGACCACTCGTCATTGAAGATGTTTCCCTCCCCACCGCCGCGGGCCCCTTCCATTAAACACCGCCAACTACTATTTACGCCACACGACAAAATGGTGCGCACTCGCCCAGCAGTATTATTGGCAGCCCTGACGGTCCTCGTGCTGGTCCTCATGTTGACCCTAGTTGTTACGAGGTTTGTTGTCAGGCGCGGTTTCAACAAGGTGGTGGGGCAGGCGGCAATCTACGCCATGGCGGCGAGGTGTGCCGGGGCGACGGGAAAGCCGCTCGTCGTTGTCGGTGCCCCCCACGCAAAGCGCACTCTCAATGCTTACTTTGGGTGCGGCTACGGGTGCGGGGACCTCTGTGTCGACATCAACGGCGCGCCGGGCTGTCCGGCGGAGGCCGAAATGCCAATCCAAGAGTGGTTGGCGCAGCAGCCCGACGACTCCGCTGTAATTTTTGAAAGCGAGGTGCTGCTGTTTGTCCCCGAGGCCGAGCTAGAGCTGACCATCGCTGAGCTTGAACGGGTGAGCGGGGGCGACCTGTTCGCGAGCCACAGCAACGTCATAAATCTACCAAGGTATGTTGCGACAGGGAAAAAACAGCCTGTCAGCCGTTTCAATCACCTTCGCATGAAGTTTTTCAAGCCCCGCCCGCTGCACGTGTTCACAGAATTCCCCCCCTTCGGCAAGTACGAGTGGAGACCGGTGTAACGACTGCGCGCGCTCTATCTAGCAGATTTTTCAGCGGCCTTTATACCGAGGCCCGGCACCCTCGCACAATGAGCTACTCTGAAACCCGGCACCGCAAGGGCATGGCCTTCGGCGGCATGCCCCACGACGCCCTCCTGCTCAAGCTCGAAGAGACCGACCCCGACCTCGTCGGCGAGGTCCGCGGCTTTGATGAATTTTACGACATCGAAGACAACTACAACAACTACGTGCGCGGCGAGATCATCGACCGGGCGCCTGACGCCCCCTTCCTCGAGAGCGACCAGACCCGCCGCGACCCCGCCCTCTCGCGCAGCATGATCAACCTGCGGTACAACGGCACCCGCGGCTCAAACCCTGAGCTGCCCCGCCACCCAGAGCTCTTTTACGGTTTCACGGGCAACGACCCCCGCGGCGCGGTCAACGACCCCCGCTTTGACCAGGTCCGTGGCCACATGGTCGCCCGCGCAGCCGGACTCACCACCCGCATGGGCAACAACGACGACTACCAAATTGCCGAGCGGCCCTGGACCGGCCAGTCGATCAGCTACGCCATGAAGGACATTCACCGCCGCCAAAAAGCTAACACCCGCGTATTTACAACCCAGAAAGAGGGGCGCCCCTGGGGTAACAATACTACGTTTGATGCGGCTGCCGCCGGCAAACTCCGCACCGCCGCGATGGGCGCCGGCAATGAGTCGCTCGCCTACCAGTCCAGTGGGTTCACCGGCCCGGCGCCCGAACGGTTCGCCGCCGGAGACCACGGGCCTGCTGACGAATCCTGGACCGACGGGGTCCGAGGCGTTGACTCTGGCCACTTTAGCGGTGCCGAGGTCGCCCCCTGGCGCCATACGACTGGGGATGCCGACCTCGGGGTGCAGCAGTATGGCCAGAAGCGCGGTGCCGGCCGCAGCGCCATTGCGCCGGGCGCCCAGGGTGGCGGCCGCCTAAATACGAGCAGCAGCGACCAAGACTGGTTTGAGTCCACACGCGCCCGCAGCACGAACCGCCAGGTCCTTGCTGCGACGATGGCCAGCGCCGCCCGGCACCGCCGCGCCGTCAAGAGTGGTGCCCACGACCAAGACCCCGGCCAGAGCTATGAGGCGGCTGGCGCCCCCGGCGGGGGGCTTGCCCCGGCCCATGACGTGGCGCGCCTGTACCGCCACTCCGTCGAAGACCAGTCGCGCCGGCCCGAGACCGAAGTTCAAGATGGTGATGGCGGCGCGCTTGGCGCCGGCGCCGGCCTCACGCCGGCGGCCCACCCCGAGCGCGCAATCCGCGCCAGTGACGCCCAGGTGAGCGCCAACGGGCATCTCACGAACGTCGGCGCAATTGTCGCCGGTCTTCGCGAGGGCACCGCCGCAGGGCGGCGCCGCATTGCTGGCGCCGTTGTCGCCGACGGCGCCCGCCACCTCGCCTCGAGCGAAGTTGAGGCCGCCGCCCGTCGCGGCGCCGCCCCCAGCACCGACTATGGCCGCATTACGCATTCATCCGAAATGCCGATCACCCGGTCGGCTGCCGCCGAGGGGCTCGTCGTCCACGCCTACAGCAGCGCCCCCCCGGCGCGCCCCGAGCGCCGTGCCGCCATCGCCCAAAACGCTTACGACAGCGCAACCTGGCGGGCCTCTCACGAGGCCCTTCCCCTTGGCAGCGGCAAGGCCCCCGAGTGGCGGTCCCAGACCCAGGGTCAAGTTGTGCTCGGCGACACCCCCGACCGTATATTTGGGCTCGACGCGGAGGTTTCTGGCTACCAAGGTGCGGCCCCGATGGGGCCAAAAAGCCTTCGTGCCGGCGGCTGGTCCGATTCCGCCAATCTGACCGACCTTGTCGGCGGTTTTAGTGACGGCATAGACACGAGCGCGTGATGCCGTCACGCGACCGCAGACTCGCGAATTGCCCGACGGACGCCCGGGTGATAGTAGTTTGCGAGGTTTGCGGCGTCCTGGAGGACTCTCGCGACCCCCGTTAGGGGGCGCAAGATGTCGACAAAGAGAATCACCCGGTCCTCGGCGGTGTCGTTCCGGACCCAGTGGTCAAAGACGTCGTCAAATAGGACGCCCTGGCCTTCCGCCCAGTGGTACTTTTCGCCTCCGACGCTGATGAAGCAGCGGCTCCGGTCCTCGGGCACCTTCAGCGCAAGGTGGTAGCGGATGACCCCCTTTGCCGGGTCGTTATGGGGCGGAATGTAGGTCCCCGGCGCGATGATTGAGAAGAGCGCCGACTGCATTCCTGGCACCCGGCGCAGCAGCGCCACTGTTGTTGGGCAGCGTGCTGCGTTCCGCGGCACATCCTGGCCAAACATTATCAGGTTGAACGTCTGCCAGTTCGGGGTCCCAATCTTGTCAAAAATTTCTGTGTCTTTCCCGTAGATGAGCGTGCTTGCGAGTTTCACCAGGGGGTTTTGCCGCCGGGAGGCGGCCCCGCTCCCCTTGTACAAGAAGATATTGTCGTAGGCGTCTCGCATCTGGGGGATGCGGTCGCGGTCTTTTAAGATTGCGAGCATCTCGACCCGGATGGCCGGAAATGCATCTTCTAGGTCGCCGAGCTCCGGAATTACCGCGCGGGCTGCCGGCGTCTTGTCGGTGCCAGCATAAAACCGGCGAAACTCGCACTGCCGCTTAATTGTGGCGTTCAGCACGTCCAAGAAGCATCGGTGGCCCGTTACAGCCGCAACGGCGAGAACCATGAGCACTGACAGCAGGGCCACGATTAGACCACACTGTACCATTTTTTTCACGCGCATTGTAGATGCCACCACGCTCACCGCAAAACTGCTGCCTTGTATGTACTAACCGCAGAGAACTCCAACATAGTTGACTGTTTTGGAGAGTCGCAAAGCCCTCTATAGTGCGACTGATGTCGGTGATTCTGCGGTACCGTGCCTTTAAGAAGGACCTCCGCGGGTTTGCAGAAATAGATTTTAATGAGTTTCGGGCGCGCATCCTCCCTCTGCGCGCATCACTCATGTGGGACCTTGACATGGCCAAATACGCGGCAGACCTCCTGAAATCTGGCGCCGGCTGTGCCCTTCAACGGCTGTGCGGCTTGAAGCACCCCGCCGCAATTAAAGTCCTTGGTGCGGCCAAGCTGAAAGCCGACCCGATGTCGAGGGCCGAACTTGATGACCATATGCGGGCCCTAACAAAAAGCTGCCTTTTGGACGGCTGGTTGCCCGAACAGTTTATCAGGTTTGCGTTATACCTCGACGGCAGCACGGATTTGAAAAAAATGGCTGAGCTTGAGCGCGAATCTCACAATAACCAAGTTGAGGAGTTAAAAGCCGCCGGCTTGCGCCCGGCGCCGGAGGCCGGCGTGGATGATCCGACAACTAATGATGCGCCTAAAAAAGACCACTTTGCCGAAATGTACCGCGCGGCGAGCCCGGCATTTAAGCGTGCCGTCAAAGAACACCTCGTGGTTGCCGCCGAAATGGCACGGGCCTGAGCCGGTCACCTTTGGTTTTTAACATGACGGATTTGTCCGCCTTTTTATACATTCTGTTCCCCAGGAATGGGGGGCATTGTCAGCAGCACGGCCGACATCCTCGCAATCCTTGGCGGCGTAACCACACTAATGCTCGGCATATTTGGCGCTGTCCGACTCAGCCGGTGCCAGACAGTAAAATGCTGCTGGGGGTGCATCGACCTGATCAACAAGCCTTTGGCAACTGGCGCCGCTGGCGCGACCGGCGCCGCTGGCGCCGCTGGCGCACCAAATGGAGGGCCGGTGTTACCGGTGTTGCCGGTGTTGCCGGTGTCACAGACATTACAGTCTAACGGTAGCGAATCCGACCTCTCACTAGCAGTTGTTTAAAAACGCCAATGTGTTTGATTTTGTGCGCCGCCGGGCCCGGCTGAAGCCTAGACATCTGTGATTCTTGCCTCGAGCGTCCCCACGAGAATTTCAACTCGCGAAACAAACATGCGGTCATCTTTGTAAGTCTCAGACAGCCCAATTATGCCCGACTTTGCGGCCAAAAGCGCGGCAATAATCATTTGCCCAATCTTGCGATTGAAGGGGTCTTCACGGCCGGCGTAGGCCGATGCCAGATCGAAAGCCTCGCCAAGAGTTTGCCGAATGAACTCCAGCGAGGCGGCGCGGGACTCGCCGCGCGCAAGAATGGTGCGATATATCCGACCCATTAACGAGTCAGTCTGGACGCTAAGAGAGGCGACATCGATCTTCTCCCCCGGTTTAATGGTCGAGATAAATTTTAGTTTGCTGATGATGTCTTGCACCGAGCGCTGCCCGCCATCAATAACAAAGTTTTTCATAGAAGGTTCGGCGGCCATTTCGCTGAGCTCAACACAATCTTGTGCAGATCCTAATATACAGGGGGGCGTATAAGGCGGCTGGACGAAATCTTGCCCTGGGTTCGCCACACACGCCGACCAAGGTAGCCAAGACAGTAAAGATCGCAAGGGCGGTGGGTGCGAGGACTCCCAAAAAGCCTCCAAAGACCCCAAAAGCTCGCCGGCCGGCACTTTCTCCGGTTCGGGTGTTGTTGCCAAAGGCAAGTCGATTCTCGACTTCACGGGGGACGAGTCTCGACTAAATACCTTGCGGGTTCGTGCCGATTCAGAAATGCGCATTAAATATGTATGTAACCGAGGATTTATTAGTAAACCAGAATGCTGCAGCAAGGTGGGTGCGACTTTAAACACTGCCAAAAAACCTAATAGAGACCGGGCCTTGGCACTATACAGTAGGAATGGTGCGATCCCATGCTGTCTACCTCGCAATTATTGCAATGCTTATTATTGTTGTTGTCTGTGTTTCGGCAAAGGCGGTGCGCGCGCACAAATTGATGACCGACGTAGAGACCCGTTTCGGCCTCAATGAACTTATCCGGTCGTCGTACCCCCGCAAGGGTGGCATGCCCCTTCGCCGGTGCTCAGCGGCCGACCTGCTGCGCCCACGGACTTATAATCAGTACCGGCAGGAGGTCGACGCCTTAATCGAGCAGGCGCAGGCGCTGGAAGAGTTCGGTGCGCCGACACAACTGTCAGAAGCGTGTGGCAAATCCCTCATTGGGGGGAAACGGATTCGAGCAATCATTCTCCTCGAGGTCGCACGCGCGACCTCAATCCAGCGGCTAAGAGACCACCGTAGTGCCGCGCGCGGTGACGCGCCAACTCCGGTGGATGCTGGCGAAGTTGCGCTCTTCATCGAGTACATCCACTCTGCCTCGCTCGTCATTGACGACCTGCCGGAGTTCGACAACGACTTGCTGCGGCGGGGGCACCCTTCACTTCATGCCGAGATGGGGCCGGCCGTTGCACAGATGGCTGCATTATCACTAATTGCCGGCGCATTCCAGAACATATGCCGCCAAATTGACTGGATCCGTGACAACTGCCCCGAGATAAACAACGTCGACCGGATAGGTACACGGATATGCAACGATGTTAGCCGGGCGCTCGGCGCGGTGGGGGCGGCGAGCGGACAGTATATGGACATCTCCTCGGCCGAGACACTCCTGCAGGAGTTCGGGCCCGACGCGGTTGCCGAACTCATGTACCGCAAGACAGCAACCTTCTTTGAAATCGCAATGGTGGCGGGCTGGCTAACGGCTGGTGGCAACCCTGACCAGACAACGGTAATGCGCGACATTGGTCGCCACATCGGCACGGCTTTCCAAATTGCCGATGACATTGGCGACATGGCGCATGACGCCGAACGCGCGTCGCAGGGAAAAAATGGCTGGAATTTTGCAAACGAGTATGGTGAGAACGTTGCGCAGCGGGAGGTTGAGCGGAACTTAAACGGGGCGCGCCTCCTGTTGACGCGGGTGAGATGCTGGACACCCCTCTGGGTAGAAATCTATGACCAGGTACACCAAAAGATGGTTGACCGGCCGGCGTTATCCTCCACGGCCCAGCCGGCGCCGCCCAAGGCCGATCTGCCGCCCGAGGCCGATCTGCCGTCCAAGGCCGCTGTCTGAAAGGTCATCACCACTTTTGTAGTCTGGGCCTATTGTTTATGTGATGACAGCCTGGATGAGGCGCCAGTCGGCGTTCGAGCATTGCAGTATTATACGCAGACCCGTATTGTTTAAAAACCTACTGACACCAACCTGTTTCGCATTTCTGATTAGAAGGGCATCCCTGATTGGAATCACACACTGTATGGCAATAGTTATCAGCAGCACACTGCTGACCGGCGTCACAATCAGTACTAGCCGTGCATGCTTTGCTGCATTGTTTGTTGATGCACAGCTGACCAGTCTTAATGCAGTCAGAGTTGCCGGCGCAAGGAAACCCAGGCAAAGCTGCTGTACACTGGCCGCCAACACAGATTTGGCCGCCGTCACAGTCGGCGTCGACCTTACACCCCGCCGTGCTGCCCGTGTGTTGCTTGTAAACAGTGTAACCAATGGCTAAAATAAACACGAGTGTGAGGGCCATCACTACCGGTGGTGGCGGCATTTTTGCGACCACGTATATATGGGGCATGCAAAAAACAGATAGCGCAAGGCTTTAGGCCGTACTTCTTTTTGGCAGACCCGACCTTGGGTCAGGACCCTACAGGAACATATGTTGTCCATTTATTGTCTGACCAAACGACGCCAGGGAGCTTAAACATTTGACATCCATTCCTATTCTCATTAAACGAGAAATAAGCGCATGATGGGTCGCTTTTGCATTTCTGCTGGCACTGATCAAGAGGTGCGATAACACCAGTCCCAAGTTCATTGTGGTTCGAGTAGCCCCAAGAGTTGTTGATTTTCCACCATTTTCCGTCGGCGGTCATAGTGCAGTTAGCTGCAAGGTCGACGGGTGGGACTTGCTGGGTATAGTCGATCTGAGGCATTTTCTCGGCGGTACATGTGCCGCCGCCGGGTGGCGGCGGCGCACAAGTGCCGTTAACACAGGACCTGCCGCCACAATCAGTAGGGCTCTTACAAGAAGAGCCTGTGCACTGGCCGCCAACACAGGTTTGGCCGCCGGAACAGTCGGCATCGACTGCGCACCCCGCCGTGCTGCCCGTGTGGTGCTTGTAAACAGTGTAACCAATGGCTAAAATAAACACGAGTATGAGGGCCATCACTACCGGTGGTGGCATTTTTGCGATCACGTGTATATATATGGGGCATGCAAAAAATAGATAGCGCAGGGCTTTAAGCCGTACTTTTTTTTGGCAGACCCGACCTTGGGTCAGGACCCTACAGGAACATATGTTAACCATTGACCATTGTCTGACCAAACGACGCCAGGGAGCTTAAACATGTGACATTCATTATTATTCTCATGAAACGAGATATAAGCGCATGATGGGGTGCTTTTGCATTTCTGCTGGCACTGATCAAGAGATTCGACGAAAAATCCTGCTGGCTCAAGTTGATTGGTTTTCGACCAGCCCCAAGAGTTGTTGATTTTCCACCATTTTCCGTCGGCGGTCATAGTGCAGTTAGCTGCAAGGTCGACGAGTGGGAATTCCGAGTTCCACGCAAAGTCGATCTGAGGCATTTTTTCGGCGGTACATGTGCCGCCGCCGGGTGGCGGCGGCACACAAGCGCCGGCAACACAGGACCTGCCGCCACAATCATCAGGGCTCTTACAAGAAGAAGGGGCTGTGCACTGGCCGCCAACACAGGTTTGGCCGCTGGAACAGTCGGCATCGACTGCGCACCCCGCCGTGCTGCCCGTGTGTTGCTTGTAAACAGTGTAACCAATGGCTAAAATAAACACGAGTGTGAGGGCCATCACTATCGGGGGCATTTTGAGACCACGTGTATATGGGGCATGCAAAATGCGTCACATATATTTATGGTGCGGAGGGGTCTAGGACAAGTTTGTAATCCGAATAATTCGGGTCGTCAAAAATCTTGCACGCCCCATCTGTTGCATCGTAACGACTAAAGTTTGATGACGTCCCCGAGAAATCCCAACACACGGGCGTGTCATGAAATTTCAAAGCCTTTGTAGGGTCAGTTGTGGGCTTAAACGTGCTTGGGCAGCTGCTGCCCGTTGCTTTTACACCATAAAGTTCGGTTGGCAGAAAGATAGGAGAATCTTGATTTCCGGCGCCAGAGGTTTCTGTAATTTGATAGACATCGCCCACCCCATAATCGTTACTACCTTTTACAAGAGAAGACTTCCCAAGGTACCACACACCATCTCCGCCAGCACCTACGGGGGCTATTATTCCGGGCTTGGCGCCAACAAGCCAAGAACCGTCATTCAGCGAGGGGTCCCATGCAGCCCACTGGTAGCTGCAGGCCTCCGCTGTTTTTTGCCGTTGCATGTAAACCACGACGGCAATAATAACAAACAGAAGAAAGACAGCAAGCGCCACCAACTTCTTATTTTTACAACTCTGGCCGTCTTTGCGCACGATGATCTTCGGATACAAGACTGGACCGGTGCCCGGCACGACCACGCCCTTCTCCTTCTTGTAGTACAGCGGGTTCAGCTTCTTCAGATCGGCGAGGGTGATCTGGTCGTCGCCACCAAACTTGCCGAGCTGATTTGGGCGCGGGGGTGTTGCGACAGTTCCGGAAAGAGGCATGCAACTAGTATATGTTAACGTTCATAAAAATATACTTAGTTGGCATGGTGTTTGTCTAGTTGTGTAGCACTCTAAAGGGCGGCGCGTACGCCCATGCAACCAGTGAGAGCCCGCGGCGGTGTGTCGGATTCGCAAGATAGGCTGGCAGGGTTCTGGCAATGAAGTTTTCGCGTCGCTGGCTCCAAGTTTGGGTCGCATGTCCCGGTACAGGCTCGACCGCCATGCGCGTCGGTGTCCGCAGCCGTCGATACGCGGTCACAAAGCCATCGGGCCCGCGCGCGACCTCAGATACGCCAGCCGCCTCAATGGCCGGCAACTTTTCCTCAAGTTCCTCAATTGTCATCCACTCAAAGGGCATGGTGCGCAGCCAGTCTATCCGTATACCACAACATCATCCGCCTTCAGAATGTGTGTCGGCGATAGCCAGCCGGCCGCGCGCATCCAAATTGACAGCCCGGGTCGTGCCCATGCGGCCCTTATGAGCGCCGCGCGCGGTTGAAGAAAACCGCGGCCCCTTATAGGAGCCCCATCGGCCCAATGTCAAAGGCGCCGACCCTTCTCGTGGCGGGAAGCCTCCGCCTGGGGGCGGAAGGGACTCCGTCGGACGAGATCCCGATAAACTACATAACTAGCTGGCTTCGGCAACGGATGCCTGAGTTTGGCAGCCATGCGGCCACACTGGCCAACCGCATCCTCGTCGTCCGCGCGGAGACAGGGAGCGGGAAGTCGACGACGCTCCCCGTTGCAATATTCCGCATCCTCCGCAACGAACAGACGCAGACAAACCTGAGCTACAGCGGGCCCGGCGTCATCTGCACACAGCCGCGAGTTCTTACGGCAATCACGCTGGCGAACGACGTCTCGTCGCGGCCGTGGAACCCTGACATGATTCTCGGCGAAACAGTGGGCTACCAGACCGGGCCTGTGAGTAACAAACCCCCGGCCGGCCTCTTGTACGCAACGGCCGGCGTCCTTGCGGCCCAGTTGCGAAACCAAGAGGATCCCGAGATAATGGGGCGGTACCGGTTCATTCTCATCGATGAGGCGCACGAGCGTGCGATAGACAGCGACATGACGCTGATGTTGCTGCGAAACTTCTACCAGCGGAACACCGGCAACAAGCAACTCCCCTTCCTTCTGCTGACGAGCGCCACCTTTGCCACGCGGCGCTACGCCGAATATTTTGGCGTCGGAGTCGAGAACATCGTCGAGGTAATCGGCCGCGCCTACCCAATAGAGACCCACTGGCCGGCGCAGGGGACAAACGACTACCCCACCGAGGCGGCCGCCGTTGCAGTGAAGATCCATGAAGACCACTCCGACGACCGCCCCGAGCGGGCCGACATCCTCATATTCATGCCGGGGGGGGGCGAGACGACCGCCGTCGCCGAGGCCCTCAACAAGGCTGTGGCCAACTATGGCAAGGGTGGGGGGCACCCCCCGTTTCTTGTCCTGATAATAAACCGCGAGGTCATCAACTCGCAGATGGGCGACTACCCTCTCGTGTTCGAAAAGCCCGAGCAGCTGCCCCTGGTCAATGGGGTCCGCCCCGCTCGGCGGATCATAGTCTCGACGGTCGTCGCCGAGACGGGCCTCACAATCGACACGCTGCGCTACGTGATTGACTGCGGCTGGAGCCGGACAAAGGAGGTCTACCAGCCCTGGGGGGCCTCGGGGCTTCTCACACGGCCCGCGCCTCGGAGCCGCATCGAGCAGCGCAAGGGGCGCGCGGGCCGCCTGTTTCCCGGAGACTTCTACCCGCTTTACACAAAAAACGTCTACGAGGCGCTTGAGGGCCAACAGCTGCCCGAAATCATTTCCTCGGGAGTTGAAGAAATCTACCTCGCCGTCATTCGTGAGCAGCAGCGGCAAAAGCTGCGCACCGGCAAGCCGCCCGAGTTCCGGGTCGAGGACATGACACTCCTCGACCCGCCGCCGCCAGAAGCGTTCCTTGCAGCAAACGCAACGGCCGTTGCGCTCGGGTTTGTTTCGGCGCGGGCCCCCCTGCCGAGAAAATCCTGGCCCCCCACCGAACTGGTGAAAACAGTCCTGGCGGAGCCGGTTGAGGAGCCCCTGGCCCTTGCCCGGGGGTATGGCCTGACATCGATCGGCCACATCGCCGCGATGTTCACGCGGACGCCAATGGAGGGCGTGCGCGTGCTCCTTGCAGGGTATATATGGGGCGCCGCCGCGTCCGACCTCATCACGGCCGTTGCGATGTTTGGGACGCCGCTTACCGACCTTTTGGTGGGCCACGGGCGCCCAAAAAAAGGGGCCCCTCCTGGTGCGCTGCCGCCGGGGGCCGAGGCCCTCCGCGCCGCGCTGCCGCCGTTCCTCGTCCTGCGGACGGGCGGGAGCGTGACGGGAGTGCTGCCCCCGGCAGAGAGCGAAGCCTTTTACTTCCGATCTCGGATACTCCTTGCGGACGACTTTGCGGAGGCCATTCTTATATTTGACGCATTTGCTCGCCGGATTGATGCCTCGCAGGGCGACATCGCCGCGGTCGCCGGCTGGTGCGCCGAAGTCGACCTCGATTTTGAGGCGATGCTGGACGCCGCGCGCAGGCGTGAAAGCATAATCGAAGAAATGATGGTCGCCGGCCTCAACCCGTTCCGCGCGGCGGACAAGCAGCTGACCGCACTCCCGGCCAATAGATTCACCGAGGGGGTCTGCGCCCTAAAAAAGTGCCTCTACGCCGGCCTCGGCGCCCGCCTCCTTCGGTGGGACGCCGACCATCCTGAAGGGGCGACCTACGTCTCAATGCAGGGGCTTCGCGTGCAGACGCCCGACCTCTTCACGGACGCAATGGCCTCGCGGCTGAAGGCGCTCCATGTCACACGGGGGCCCACCGATGCGCTGCGCCCACACTGGATCCTGACCGACCAAATTCGGCTAATGCCGGCGCCCAAGCGGGCAGAGGACGTGGGCTACCCCTTACTCTACGTCGCCACCACAAATCTAGTTTCTGTCCTCGACGGGTACGTCGACCCTGACCCCGAGTTTGGTGCCGCAAGGACATTTGCACCAACTAACTGACGGGCCAAAATATATGCCACTGAACAAATAGGCCGGGCGCCTGCCACGGATGGTGGAGACAGCAGGCCAGCACCCCCTTCCCGTGCCGGTAATTCCCACGCGAGGCGGCACATTCGACCGCTTTCTGCGACTCCACTCTTTCGAGCTCTTAATATTTGTCATCCTGTTTGTCCTTCTCGCCCTCTGCCTCGCCGCAGTCCCCCTAATTTCAGAGAGCTCCCAGGAAAAGGCGGCGCGGGACATCCTCTAAAAGCGCCGGTGTTTGCGCGCCTGAATATAAGGCCGCCCGATGGTAATAACGACAAAGTACGGCCCGGCCGAGAACAGTGTCATGGACGTGGGCACTGCCGCTGGACAAATTGAAGTTTATACGCACGTCGTGCGCGCGGCGCTTGAGGCCCGCAATGGTATTCTCCATGCCCCTGTGCTCCTTCTCAGTGATGAACAACTGAGTGGCCTCTTTGCGCCGCGGCAGATGGCGGTGCTCGTCAAGCGCCCACTCGCGCGGCCTGGGGCCCACGCCTGACGGCGCGCTTTTGTTTTTGCACCAACCGCGGGCCTACTCGAACACATCATCAAGGGTGAAGGGGTCCGCGGGCCCGGCCCGCGGGTCTCCGAGAGACCCTGTCTCCAGCAGGGCCATAATTTCTGCGTCCTGTAGCAGCATTTCACTGCCGCGGGCGGCCTTGGGCGCGCGGCGCTCAGCGCCGATAACGGCTGCATCATCGTGAATGAAATAATAGTCGCTGTCGTCGTTGAGCGCGTCGTTGGCAGGGTGCGTGGGCGCGGGCGCGGGCGCGTGCGCGGGCGACGGCGGCAGGGCGCGGGACTCCCACCAGCGCCGCCCATCACGGCGGCCGGAGGCGGTGCTGCGGGTGTCGGCAGCAAGGGCAACGTCGTGCTGCCACTCGTCGGGAGACCGCACGCCGCGGCGCTCGGCATCAACAAGCAACTCTTCGCCGGGGCGAAGGGTCATCTCGTCAACGGTGAGTACACGGCAGCCGCGGAGGACGAGCGTGCGGTTAGCAGCAGGGCGGAGGTGTTTGCCGACGGCAGAAGACTCAATCTCTTTGATGATCTCTCCGGCGACGTGGCGCTTGCGCTCAATGTTCGCCGAGTACCACTCGGTGTAGTACCCGCCAAGGATGCCAAGGGGGTACTCGGCGGCGCAGTCGGGCGACAGGACGATCGACTGGCTGACCCAGCGGTGGAGCGCGTCCTGCCCGATGCGGAAGAGCTCTGACTCCTTTTCAATCGTGGGCGATTGGACGTTCTTGAGCTCGCCACCGTGCTCAACCTGGAGGCGCTCGTAGTAATGGACAAGGATGCTGAGGAAGGCGGACTGGAACTGGGGGTCGGTCGGGTACTGGCGGACAAACCGCTGGTCCTCTTTTTTCTCGAAAGGGCTATTCAGGTCGGGGTTTTTGCGGAACTTCGCTTTCGACGTGTAGTGGCGAAGGCGGCGCCAGGTGCCGTGGTCGGTGGTGTTAACGATGAAGCTGTACTGCGAGGCGGCAACAACATTGGCCTTCATCGTGAAGGTTTCTTGCTTGCAGTTGAGGTCGCGCCCCGAGACCTCGCCAGCGTTAATCATCTCTTTCATGCGGGCAACGTTGAGCGTCTGCGCCTTGTTCGACTCTTCGCTGTAAGCGTAGTTGAGGTACTTGAACTTCATCATTGCGCTGTTGGGGCGGTCGGCGTCCTCGCGCTCGCTGCACATCAGCTGGATGTTAAACTTGTCCGCGTAAGGGCCGAGAGCTTTTGCGACCCAGCGAAGGAAGGAGGTCTTGCCGTTCTGGCCGCCGCCCTCCCACAGAAGCATGAGGCCCTCCTTTGGGTCGCCGCTGAGCCCCTGCGCCGCGTGGTAGAGGATCCAGTCGCGGGCGTCAGGCTCAACGATGATATCGGCAATCGCGTCAAGGACGAGCTGCTGCCAGGGGTCGGGCCGGCTGGGGTTGAACTGGACGTAGGCGACCGGCGAGAAACGGCTGATGGGGTATTCGTGGAAGTGGTCGATGAGGGTGCACTGGGGGCCAAGCTTTAAGACGCCGTTGAGGGTGCCGAAGAGGAAGGGGATGCGGTCGAGCTGCTCGACGAAGCCGCGGCGGCGGAAGAGGTAGTTCGCCTGCCGGATGACCCCGTTCTTGAAGGTGTCGTTATAAAGATTGAGCTTTGACCCGGCGAAGGTCTTGCCGAGGCCTTTGTAGTACTTCCCCTGGTCCTCGTCGGCAGCGCCGACGCGCTTTTCCTCGATGTGCTCGCCGATCTGGTCGAGCACGCGGGCGAGCTTCTCGCTCATGTAGATGTGGACGTCGTCGGGCTCGACCTCCTTGCGCCACTTCCACACCTCGCCGGGCTTCTGCGCCTGGCCCGGGAGGACAAACTCAAACCAGCAGTAGGTCTGGGTGCCGCGGGTGCCGACGTCAATGTCGACGCAGAACTTTGCGCCGAGCATCGCTTCAAGGATCTTCGCAAACATGTAGTGCTGCAGCTTGCCCCCGTAGTCGTAGACGTAGCCGGTGAGCATCGTGAAGTAGGATCGCTCCATGACCTCGGCGTAGCGGGCCGAGTCGTAAGTGCGGGCCCAGTAGGATATCGAGCGGAGGGTGAGGGGTCGGTCGCCGCCGCCGCGGCGGGCGACGGCATCGTCCCACAGTGTGTCGAGCGCGGCGAGGCCGCCGTCGGTCCACTTACCGGGGCACTTGTGGCTGAACCAGACGGCAAGCGGCTTGTACTGCTCGCTGGTGTTCGCCAGCGCGAAGATGACATCGCGCCATTTCCCGCGGTCGGTATAGTACTCGGGGCCCAGCAAGTCGAGCAGCGCGTGGAGGTGGCGCGCCTCGGCGTTGTGCAGCGTGAGGGTCGAGAGCGTGTGCTCGGCGAGGAGGAGCTCCTCGACGGGAACGACCCCCCCCGCTGAGCGGTCACCCCAGTCCTGGGCCTTAGCGAGGGACTCGGGCCGGGCCTCGAACTCAAGCATCCGCACCAGCGGTGCGCGGCCGTCCTCACCGCTATAGTCCGCCTCGATGCAGAGGCTGAGCTCGGCGACAAGGTTGTACCCTGAAAGTTCCGCGGGGCCGAGCTTCTTGATGACCGGCGGTGGCGTCCAGCCGGCGCCACAGCCGAGGTCAATCGTGACCTCGAGCGCGGCGCCGAGGACGTAAGGGGTACCGCCGCGCTTGCAACTGCCGAAGAAAAGGACGGGCACGCTTGCGCTGTTCTGGTCGAGGCACTCCGCCGGGTCACCGACAACGCCGAGTTCCTGGAGCGTTGCGGCAACGCCCGGGTCTGCCCGGAACTGTCGCATAAACCACTTCTTGTACGCGCGCCCCATTTTTATGCCGGGCACGAGGACGTGGAATCCATACTTGTAGACGGGGGCGCCGCCATTGTCTGCGCGCCCGGCCTCATTGACAATGGGCACCGCCTCGCGTTTAATTATAAAGAATATATGGATCCGAAACTCCAGAGGTTTTTTACCGCCCGTGGGTGGCAGTTGGCTGGCAAAGTCAATGTCGCCCTGGAGGGCCGCGACAAGCCCCCCGGCAATACGGTAGTAATGGCGATCGGTGAGCACGGGGCGGCGGTCGGTGAGGACTATGTCATAATCAATCATGAAGCCGCTGCGGGGCAGCGCGGCGCTCCCCTGGCGCTCAGAGATGTGCGCCGTCGACCCTTCAAGGCGGCAGGCCTCGAGGTGGTGAAAGAGCTGGCAAATGTGCTCGGGCCCGAGGGCGTAGGTTACGCGCTCGCCCTGGTCAATGATGTTGGTGCGGTCGTCGCCCTTCTGCGTAGTGAAGGCGTGGATGCCCTCACGGATAAAGTTGTTGAGCCCCCGGGCCCCCCCGCAGCGTTTTCGCTGCGAAGCCTCGTCAATGGACGCCCACGCCAGGGCGTCGGTTTCGGCCGGGGACGGGCCCAGCGTGTGGAAGTTGCGCGGGGCGGCGTCCATCTCTGCTGGGCCGTTGCGGCATGTAGAGATGCCGCCATCGCCGGGCCCCGCGCCAGCCACGCTCCGAGCGTCTTGAAGGACAGGGCAAGTTGGGTCCAAAACCGCCGTCTGTTTTCGCTCCATCGCCCGGGACGGGCTGTATAGGAATGTTCGAGAAACCTCCAACTTGTTTTAATTTACGTAAAAGTGCTAAAAAGGGCGACCACGCCCATCTTCGTGCGTCGCCGCGCCAATCTTTGTACGCCGGCCACAACATCACATTTTTTTTATTGCTGAGGCGTCTTTGAGCAGGCGCGCCGGGCTGAGGCCCCCAATGGGGGTCGGGCCAGTTATGGGGCCCGCGCGCTGCCCATCGACGGCCAGGGCAGCAGTGTTGTAAGCGATGGTGCGAGAACCGCGGCCAAAGCCTTCGCCAAGCCGAATCTCCGTGACTTCAACCGACCGGCCGGTCTCGAACAGGAGGGTGTGGCTCGGGCACGCCGCAAGCCCGAACCGGGCAAGGCAGGCGCGCCATTCGCCGTCGTCAGGAGTTTTGTGCCAGCGGTAGAACCAGGCAACAACGCGGCGTGATCGCTCGTCGGCGGCGCCGACCACGAAAGTCTGCGGGCCGCGCGGGGGGGTGCCGTGGGCCGAAATCGGCAGCCGGCTACGGCCGAGAGGGTCCCAGCGGACCGTAAATGTCGCGCTCAGCGCGCGGCCGATGTCGACATAGAAAGCCAGCACCCAACCCAATGCATCGAGGGCGGCAAGCCGGACACACCAGAAGAACGTCGTAAATATATTGTGCCAACACTGCCTAATGAACCCCCTCATCCCGGCACCGAGGTACCTGAGGTACCTTATGCGGGCGGGCCAACGGTTTGGGTTCGGTGCCTAAATTCAACAGGGCGCCCAGTATTTGAACCCCCTTTGTCCTGTAAATATACAGCTGCCGCTATGAGCGACGACGAGGGGGGGGACTATGGGGACTATGAGGACCTTGGAGTGGGCGAAGAAGACCCCGTGGACGACGAAGGGCTTGCTGATGTTGCCGATCCCGAAATCGAGGTTGACGCCGTGGATGACGAAGAAGCAGAAATCGGACTCGAAGAAGACGCGGCGGGGACCGACGAAGACGAAGAGGATGATGAAGCGGGCGACGAGGACGCCGACCCAATCGAGCCGGTCCCGCAGAAGGCGCGCCCCGAACGCCAAAAAGTCGACCCAATCCTACGAATAAGCAACAAGCATCGTTTCATCCATGTCGTCCCGCCGGAAGACCGCGTGACAGACCACCGGCTCCAGAAGCCTGAAGCCGCGTATATCATCGGGATGCGCGCCCAGCAGATTGCATTATACGCGACGCGTTACACGGAGGGGGCTTCGCTCCATGACCCGGTCATGCTCGCGTACAAAGAACTTTTGGATCGCCGCTGCCCGTTTATCTTGCGACGGCCCGTTGGCACGGGGCCGAACGGCGAGCTCCTCATCGAGGAGTGGACCGTGCGGGAGATGACTCTCCCGCCGCTTACGGCGCCGGTGCCCCTTGGAGGGGGGCCCACCGCGCCAGGGCCGCAGGCAGCCGCCCCCAAGCGCTAAAACGTCCATCACGGCTAAATAGAGGGCCCATTTTTCTCTCATACGGTGCGTTGGCCCCAGACAATGGAGGCCGCGGTGTGCGCCCCCGGCACGCGCAAGACAAAGAAGCCGCGCCCCCCCAGCACGCGCGCCCATTTTGTACCACCGCCGCCCCCCGATTTGTTTGCGTGGGTCGGGGGACGGTGGCGTATGCAGCTCGCCACTCTGGTTGGAACCCTAGCGACCCCCCCCCAGCTGCGCGCAATCCTCGCCGCCGGCGACATTAAAGAATTGGGCGCCGACGTCTCTCTCGAGACAATACCCGATGACCTCCTCGTGACCGCGGCAATGTCGGGCGCGACAACCAGCATGGCCCTTCTCGACATTCTTGACGGCCCCTGCTTTGCCCATGCCTCCTGCCTCTGCTGTTACACAGCTCACTCGGCCGCGCGGGCACGCGAGGCCGCCGGGGTACTGCAAGTGTTTCGCCGGTACTTTGACCCCGACAGCTACGTGCAGTCAAGGGCATACGCCCGTGTCGTGGCGGCGATGTCGCGCGACCTGCGGCCAGAGGAGGCCGCCGAGGTGAAAGACCACGTTGCCCGGCTCAACACCACACCGGACACGATCCGCGAAATCAACGGGGGCGGGCTCTGTGTTGTGCTCCCCCCGTGCCAGCCGGGCGTCCTGTGGGTCTACTCGACCCCCGAGGGGCGCCGACTCCTGCGCCACCTTGCACGAAAGGGGGGCAGCCCCGTGAAGGTTACGGTCGCGTCGTCCGACCCCAGGATGGCCCCGCGGTTTCGCTTCCGAATGTACGCAGCCTCCCTCGTCCCCGGGGCGGGCCGCGTCGGCACCTCGGCGCTGCTCGACATGGCGCTTGCCTGGGTCCGCGGCCGACGTTAAAAAGGCGTCGTTTGTTTACGTGGGTCAATATTTTTACGTAATTGTCCTGCGCGGGCTGGTCCGCTCACAACGACAGGGCCAAAAAAGAGCCGCGCCAACCGGTGCGTGCTAACGTGGGAGGGGGTGGCTGTCGTCGAGACCCGCCCGCTGGTAGCACGCCTTAAAGCAGAAATGGTGGTACTCGTCGAGCTGGCGCGTGAAACGTTCAACGGTGTTTTTGCGGATACGGTCTTGGCAGAACTCTTGGAGCCCCATCGGTTTCGGGATGAGCTCGTGGTCCTTGCAGCGCCGCAGGACGACAAAGGTCGCCCCGGCAACTTTGCTGCGAAGAATCGAGCTTGTGCCGATGTTGTTGGCAATCGCCGTCTGGACGACGTCGAACACGGCTTCGTGGAGGCCGGCGTAGGCGTCGCCCTCGAGGCCGAGGTGGGCAAAGAGGGTTATGATTTCGGGGCGGCAAGGGTCAACGTTGATGTCGACGCCCATCTTCCCGTCGGCGACGAGGGCCCGGACAAAGTTTGCGCCGCGGGCAATGCCCTTGTTTGGGAGCTGCATGAAGGCGGCAATCTCTGGCTTGCTGGGCGAGAAGCCAATCTCGAGGCACGCGTGGTAGAAACAGGCCGCCATGATATTTTTTTTGTTCTGGGACCTTTTCACGCACTGGCGTTGGACCTCGTTGTAGAAGTGGGAGGCGAGCTTGCAGGCGTCGAGGGGGAGCGCGCGCCCGCCGGCCTCAATAAAGAGGGCCCGGTAGGCGCAGTACTCTTCGTAGATCTGTTTCTTTTGATTCGCCGCCGTGTTGCCCATGCCGCTGCGGTGCAGGTCGGGCTGGAGCTGGTTGCTGTTCGGGCCGACGATTCGCAGCTGCACCGTGTTCGGGGCCGTGCGCGGCGCATCATCGTCTTCGGGTTCGGCAGAATCGCCTTCAAAGACAAGCCCGCAGTTCTCGCACACATATTCGAGGCCGTTTGTGGCTCGGTACATTTGCGATCCGCACTGGGCGCAGTCGTTGCATGCATAAGCCTCATCGCCCGCATACGCCTCATCGCCCCCCTCCTCGGGCCCACTGGATTGCTGCTGAACGCCCAGCGGGGCAAACACCACATTGCAGGCGAGCCCGCTCGCCGCAAGCGCGGCGGCGACGCCGCCGGACCATGCCAGGGATCCAAAGGGGTCGTCGGGGCTGCCCGTGGGCCATGCCATGACCCCAAAGGGGTCCGCCAGGAGCCCAAAGGGGTCATCGAGGCCGGCGGGGGGGGCACTGAGGCAGTGCTGCTGCACGAGTGCGCCCACCGCAGCAAACTTCTCTGTGCCCCTGCGGGCGGGCCGTTTGGCCGGTACTGGGCTCGGTCCGAAATCGGCCATGCGGGCAATTTGGATAGAGATTGGTACAATAAGCAGGTGGCGTGCTTTTAACCCCCAGTAGTGCCCGATATCTCGATATCGTTTATTCTCTAATTAGAGGTCTCAATTATAATAAATGCCCGTATACGTGAATGTCCGCGACAAACGGTGGAAGTCGGTTGCGTGCCGCCCGGGGCGCACATCCGACCGTTGCCCTGGCGGGGGGGGCTGTCGCCCTTGGCAGCTGGGTTGCCGCACGGTCAAAAGAGTTTGAGGTTGTCGCCCAGCGGCGTGACGCCGACGGGCCGATGGTTGACCGCGCGCTTGAAATCGTGCGGAATTTTATAGCGACCCGCAACCTCATCATATTTGGTGGACTCGCCATTGACTACGCCCTCCGCCTTAAAGGGAGCCGTATCTACCCCGACGACCAGCGGCCCGACTTTGACTTCATTTCGACACGGAGCGTCGATGATGCCTATGACCTTGCCGACCTTCTCCAGGCCGCCGGGTTTGAGGGCGTAGGCGCAATTCGCGGAATCCACGTCCAGACAATGAAGGTCCGCACTGATTTCGTCTGGGTCGCTGACATCGGCTATGCGCCGCCCGACGTTTTCGCTAATATTCCCACCTTTGACTACCAAGGGCTGCGCGTGATTCACCCTGATTACCAGCGGATGGACATCCACCTCGCGTTCTGCTTCCCCTTTAACGGCCCGCCGAGGGAGGACGTCTTCCACCGCTGGCGCAAAGACCTCAACCGGTTCAACCTCTTCGAAGAGCACTACCCAATTGCGGCCGACCCGGCCAACGACCGGGGCCCTGCTCCGGTTATTAAGGGGCGACTGGCCGTTCCAGTTGTCGGCCGGGGGGGCGATCTAAAAGTGGCCCTCCACGGGTTTGCGGCGTACGCCGTGGTTCGTTCGGCGCTTGATGAGCTCGCGGCCTCGCTCGGCCGCCCTCTGCCCGAAGTTGCTGCGCCCCGTCTTGCGGTGACCTTTCCGGACAACTACACGGTCACCATTGAGTCGCCCGCTGGTGACACGGTTGTCTTTGCGTCTCCATGGCCGACGGAGGTGCTCACCGGCGCCGACCGGTTCAGTCCTTACATGGACATATATCCTGAGTCGTACCGCGCCGGGAGCATTGTTGTCCTGTCAACAAAAGGCCGGCAGCTTGCTGCGTCTCTTGTTCGCATCGAACAGCCCGCTGAACAGCCCGCTGAACAGCGTCAAGCATTTGTCGTGACGCCTCAGTACTTAATGCTGTGGTTCCTCTTTGAGGCCCAGCGCGCTGATGACGCCTCACGGCATACCTTTCGAGCTTTCTACGCACATACGCTTGAAATCATTCACGCCGCGGAGAGTGTCTATGCCGATCTGCTCGAGACCGCCGACTCCCCGGCGGGCCGCACGGCAGTAATGGACAGCTTTGCGGCAAGCCCCTTCGCGCCAATGTTAACAACTATTGGCGCGTTTAACCATGATGCCGCATACACGATTAAGATGGCACGTATTGCACAAAAACTGCGGGACACGCCGCCCGCCGTGCTCAATCTTGACGCCAATATTGCTGACCTCCTTGTGGGCCTCCCCGCCGACTATTACCCTGCGACGTCAAAACAGCGCCCTCCAACTTTCGTGTACGAAAATAGCCCCCTCTTCCGCCGGTCCGGGCAGAAAAGTGGATCGGCCCTATAGGACTTGCTCGACTTGCTCGACTTGCTGCCCTTTCCAACCACTGTGTTTTACAAAAGTAGGTATATATTATCAAAGGCCATGCTGGATGATGAAAGGATGCTCCCAAATAGTTGGCAGTCTGGCGAAAAGCCAGTCGTGTCTGTAATTCGGACACCGATAAACCGGCGACTGTTAACGGATTATTCAAACCCGACATTCATTACAGGCGGCGGGGACCAAGCGTCATCGTGGGTTGTCACGATTGCTCTCCTTATTGCACTTACAACCCTGATAATTTTCTTGGTTCTCCGCGGTGGCCGCCACAGCTGTCGAGGCCGGCACGGCCACAAGAAAGACAATTTCTGTTGCTAACAAGATGCGCCAGGCCTGCTCAGTTGCTGCTCCCTGGCTGCAGCCCGCACCCGCTGCTCCAGTTTGCCCAGCAGATTTCGTCAGCATATATGCGCTGGTACTCTTCGTAAGGGACAAACGCTTTGCCAAGGCGATAGTTGACCGTGTTGTGGAAATTCCACACCCATCCTTCGAGGGCGTGGGCCGACGCGAGGTTGGGGGGGTTCTGGAGGACGAACCGAGTCGAATGCTCACGGCACTCCCTGCAGGGAAGGTGGGTTACAAAATCCCAAATGCGGCGAAGAGCGGTGCGAGCATCCACCGGCGTTGGGCTCAATGGGTAGTTAATGGCGGTCACATGGAGCCAGTTCCACCCCCTTGGACCCCACTCTTTTTTTGGGAGGTTGGGCCATGCCCAACCCTCCTGCTCAATGTTCATCAACACTTCAGCTTATATATGTCATGAAAAGATTTGAGGCCCCCTCCGGGGTGGCGCGCCCGGCTTGCCGGGGAAAAAAGATGCGAACAAGATAAGGCTGCGCGGCCACATCGCAGGAAAATGACAACGGTTACTACCAAATGTGACATTATTCGTGACCTGGCAACCGCCACCGGATGTAGTGGGTTATGCACGGGGGGTACCGGTACCAGTACCAGCTCTGCATGCTCCAGCAATGAGCAACTAAAAGCAGCCTGCGATGTTGCGCCGTTAGCAAATATGCGGATGGCGCTCTTTGCTGACCAGTACTCCCCGGCCAACCTGTTTGAAACTGCCGACAATAAAAGTGATCGAATTGCAAGAATGAAGAATTTTGCGACAGGCATTCGCGACATAGAATCAAAACTCATCAAGGCGTACCCTAATGCCGCCCCCAAAGCGACAGAAATTAGCTGGCCTGACGTCGAGCGCTGCCTCTGGAATAAGTCGGGCGCCCCGGGGGGGGGTAACAAAAACACCTATTTCCGGCGCAATGATTTAAATCTGATGGGGCTCAAGCCCACCCACCCAATTGGGCATAAATTTGCGGAAAATTCAATCTGGAAGACTACTCAGCGACCAAGCCCGCTACCAACCACCATCGATTACTTTATGAACCCTGACTTATTTGTAATTATCATGTTTGCTTTCCTCGTCGTCATTCTTGCCGGACTCCTTTGGTTGGCTCAAAAAAGCGCAAAGAATGCGCCACGAATTTCCCGGGAGAAACGTGATGCAGAACTGCAGAAGCTCGAAAAAACTGACCCCTACAAAGACTCAGCTTTCGCGTCTTACGACCCCACGGCAAAATGCCGGTCCTGGATTGAGTCAATGGAACAGCAGGGCTACTCGATGGAGAACTACAGACAGCAGTGCGGCCTGCCGCCGGCAGAGCCTGCCCAATAGTGTGAGGTTTATTTTGGCAACCCAGCATCGGTGCTGCCCACAACGGTGCTGCCCACAACGGTGCTGCCCACAACGGTGCTGCCCACAACGGTGCTGCCGCCTACAACGGTGCCACCCACAGCATCGCTGCCGCCCTCAAAAGAACATTTACACCTATAGATAACCATTTCAGCGTCGCCGACACGAATTTGGACCATGTAGTCGAGGCCGCAGGCGGGGCAGAGACGTCCGACAAGCTGGTTAACCCTGTCATAGGGGGCTTTTGCAATCAGGCAGCTGTACATTTCGGCCGTCTCGCCGGCGCCGAGTACTCCGCCACCGACGCGGGCGTCACTGGCGTCGCCCTTTTCTTCTGTGCCGCAGGGGCACCGGAAATTGACCGATCCCGAGGATGGGTCACGAATCATGACCAGGCCACATATTGGACAGAAGCGCATCACGCCGGTCTTGTATGACAAGGGGCCGCCCCTATTCAATTTACTAGGTTTGAATTTGGCTGAATTGTGCATGATACAACGGCCATGTCGGCAATTACAATTACATTTGGGGACTGCGCCGAAAACAATGTTGGTATGCAGAAGATTGGCAAACCGGCAAGACCTGGATTGGGATTTTCTTATGAAGACCTCGCCGCCGCCGCGGCGCGCTTTGAGGCCGCAGGCTGCCACTGCGAGCTTGTTGACCTTATATTGGCTGGCGGCGTCGGGGGTGAAGGCCCCGATCCGGGGTATGTCCTTGTGGTGCGGGCGGGCATCAAAGCCCTCCTGGGCGACCCGGGCGCCGCAGATGCAATGCGTGACGAGCAGCGGGCGTTTCCTGCGGACACAAAAGCGCTTTTCCGTGGCGTGGTGAAGAACAAGCTTGCCCGTCACAACCTCTGCTTTGCAGACGAGGGTCAGGAACCCGACTATGCGGCAGGGCGCGGCCGGGTTGTGGCGTTTAGCGACGCCCCCTACACCGCCGCTGCGCGCAAGGCTCTCTGCAGCTTCTTTGGGGCAAAAGCCGAAGGCCTTTTTGCCGAGGGGAACTACTACTACCGGCCCGCCGCGTGTGGCATCGGATTCCATGGTGATGGCGAGCGCCGCAAAGTCATCGCGCTTCGCCTCGGCGTGGCGGCCCCCCTCCACTATCAGTGGTTTCTCCGCAGCCAGCCGGTGGGTTTCCGGGTCATATTTAACCTAAACCATGGCGACCTTTACGCGATGTCGGAGAAGGCCGTTGGCCACGACTGGAAGCGCTCATCAATCTTGACCCTCCGCCACGCCGCCGGCTCGCAAAAATACCTGACAGTTGTAGGGCACCCCATGCGGACTGCGCCCGCGGAACCGCCCGCGGAACCGCCCGCGGAACCGCCCGCGGAACCGCCCGCGGAACCGCCCGCGGAACCGCCCGCGGAACCGCCCATAATTAATGATGCGGACCTCAGCGACCTGCTTGCCGAGGTCCTCGGCGACGAACCTAATGAGTGACGCAAAAAATGCGGCCACGGGCCGTTCTACTCGTCAATCCACGAGCTCGCAGTCGAGATGGGCTTACCGTCAAGTTTTTCCTGCTGGGCGCGGATCTGCTCGGCGATGACCTCGACGCGGGCGCCAGGGCGGAGGGCCTCCAAGAACGGCTCCACGCCGCGCTCAAACAGGTCGGTCAACTTGTGCTCGCCGAGGTGGCGCTCAATTTCATCGAGACGCGCCCAGGGCGGATATTTTGCGTAGTCGGACCCGCTGTAGCGAAGCTCGTTGTTGTAATTGTAGGCATCGACGAGCTGGGCCGTGCGGACGCGGGCTGGCTCGCGGACGGCCCAGCGGGGAAAGAGCCACTCGCCAAAGATCCGCTCTAAGATGGTCGCGCCGGGAAAGTCTGGCGACTTCATCTCTTGCCGTGCGCCGGCTGACTCGGCAAGGACATGGAGGCCTGTTATCAGCAGCTCGCGGCCGGCATCTTCGAGTCGAAGGGCAAGCTCCCCGGCGGTCCGGGTTATTTTGAAAGGGCGGATCTCGTCATCGTGGGGGGCGGACTCTTCGGCCAGCATAGCCCCGATGCTTGCGCCAATCGCAATGAAGTCAACCGCGCAGAGGACCGGGAATACAGCCTCAAAGTTTGCAAGAACAGCGGATTTTATTGTGTTCTGGTGGCCCGCAACGTACTCGGGCGCATATCGGTGGAGCGTTCGCATCACTCGGTTGACCTGGTCGCGGTAGAAGTTTGTCGCGTACTGCGGTGAACGGCCCTCCTCGAGGCGAGAACGAAAGGCCGGCCCGAGGATGCAGCGGCTGTAATCAATAATGCAGGCGCTGTCGCCCGCGGCGGGAAATATGTAGGTATCAGCTTCGCCGCGGGGACCCGCGACGTACGCAACAACCGGGTCTTCGTAGAATGACGGCTCGTCGGGGAACTCGCCCACACCCCACGGATAAAAGGTCATGTTATTGCCATGAAGGTCCGTGTGGGCCACGCCAGCCTTGGTGTGGAGGCAGTGGGCGGCGTAGGCGAGCTCAAAGAGGTGGCGCGCCGCGGTGTCGGGGTTGGCAAAAGAGTTGATAGCGGAGTTTCTCTGCACCGGCGCGTGTCGCACATAGCCTGCGTGCGAGCGCATTGCCCAGCCAACATGTTCCATTGTGTGCATGAGGGCGATGGGCGACATGAGTAAGAAACTCTGCGCATACTCAATGGTCTCGTATACGTGCGCATCGAGCTCCTCGGTGTAGTAGTTCTGCTTAGCAGTGCTGATTTGGCGGCGGGCCTCGCGGAGAGAGTGTGCTGCGCTTGCTAAGGCATGCCCACGAGCATACCTCTCTCCCATTGCTGCGTTTTCAAAGAGAGCCGAGTCGGCACCTTCGATGTAGGTCCACTGGTTATAGATTGCGAAACTAGGGGAAATATAATTGATGACAAGGTCACTGACTAGACGGGCGACGGCGAGCTCGCGCCAGGTGGCAAGATTGTAATCGAGGGCCTGCATCGCCTCGCGAGTGTGCATAGGGACAATCTTCTGGCCACACTGAACGCTATTGTTACCAATGATCCGATCGCCATTCATAAAAACCCTGAGCGCAAACACAACATGGAGCTTTGACAATAAGGGATGCATCTTTGAAATTTTTGCCATAAGCTGTGTGTACGCAGTAGTTGTGTGGATCATTAGCATATTATGCTGGGACTCCCAGAGATCTAGCGCAAGTGCGACTGTAAATGCCAGGACCGGGAGACGCATGTCGCATGCCAGAGTGATAAGTTGCTCAGCAGTCTCTTCAGGATAAGCAATCGACTTCAGCTCAAGAGAGCTACCGACCATTGCAAGGACGACCTCTTCATAAGGGGCGAGCTCGGCCGCAAACAGCTCATAGCTAGAAAGGAACACTGGCCCGCAGATGAATCGCTTGCGATATTCGCCGTCCCGTGAGTCAAATGTAGGCGAGACACAGATATACTCTGGTCCGTCAGCCTCCCGACCCCGGCGCCAATAGGCGTAACCAAAGTGGGCGCTTGTGCCACCGACAGTCGCGGCCATCGCCAGACAAGAATACCCATCGGGCCCAAGCGGATGCTTGAGCTTCAGCGTGAGAAAATTTGCCATGCGCTGTCGGCCCGTAAATGGGACAGGCGTTCTTTTTACTTCGCTCAGCACCGGAAAGTCCTCAATGAATTTTTTAAACTTTACACTCCCCTCATTTTTGGTGAGACCAACGTTTGTGACATACTGTGCACCAAACCACTCAGAAATATCGGCCCTTTTGTGGCTTGAGGATGACTCAGACATCTCAAGCTGTATAAGAATTGCGCAAACTGTTTCAGTTTTGCACCAGGAACGGCCCCATGCAAAGATCGTCAAAAATGAATAAGTATGTGATTGGATATATACTAAAAGACCACAACCTTGTGGTCATCACAGTACACAAAAATTTGCCTTATTAGTGGGAATGATCCTGATGACGATGTAGGTATTATATTGACTGGGCATTAACCGTGCCGCGTAAGCGGCGCCAGTTGGCTCAGGAGGGGGTTCTAACTTTAGGAACGGGATCACAGCGGGCCCATGCCGCATAGCGAGCAGTGTTGTCCGGGAAAAGGGGAAGTGACAAAGACATTGCGTCAAGATCAACCAACCCATATGCCCGGCAATACAGGGTTGTCGTCAAGGCCGCGTGGTATGCGCGACACCAGGCGACCGGCCGCCACTGGCGCGCCGGCGAGCACTTCCAAATGGTTGCTCTCATGCACATGTCATGAAATACTTTTGGTGTGTGTCTCAAAAAAGGTTTTAGCAGTGTCTCAGCGGGTTTTAGCAGTGTCTCAGCGGGTTTTAGCAGTGTCTCAGCGGGTTTTAGCAGTAAAATGGTACTAAGTGTGCCATTGTTTTTTTGTAGGCGGTATTGAAGATAGCAACGTTTTTTGTATCTCAATTTCTGGAGCGATGGCGCATGTGGACAAGAACCCTTTTGAGCTTGGGGGGCGCAATGAGGGGCCTGACCGGGTACAGGGTGGGCGCACCTGGTCGGCCGAGGAACAAGCCGAAAAACTCAACGGGTACCTTGAGGTCCCGCCCGATTGCTGGGACCAGATCCGGTATGGCACCCACGTGCGGTACTTTTCAAAGGCAGAAGGGTTCCGGCCTGGGGGCTTTGTCATGCGGAACCCGTTCGACACAAAACCAAATGGAGGCACTACCGAAAAACGGTTTATGAAGCTGCAGAATGGTTTTAACGACAAGGTGCGCGGTTACCAGCAGTGGGTTGTGGCCTATGAGGATGTTGCAAAGTTCTACATTAAGCCTGATGCGGCGGTGCTGGTGATGATGCAATCGCTTGAAGGTGCCGTGAAAGGCCTCAACGACAATATCCGGAAACTTGCCGAACACTTCAAAAAACTTGAAAGCCGTATTACGGCGCTTGAGGGCCGTATTACGACAACCGACCCCCGGCGGTAGTGGGCTTAAGTGTCGACCCAAATCCAGCCGTGGCGGCCGTGGTGATATTGCCACTCCCCTTTAGTGGGATGTCGGACAACGTAGGTATTGTGATTGGTGTCGTGGTCTTTGGTCATGCCCTGCCCCCCATAGAAAGTATGGCGGCGCATTTCTGATACTGACTTGGGCCACAGGTGTGGTCGCTCGAGCCGCGAGTTGTTGAGGCTCATGTGGAAGAGCCCGTCATTAAACTGGTCGTCAAATCCCTGATTTTCGCTCATGTCTGAGTGTTTAGCCCGCGACCTATACAGCTTGCGGAAACAAAGATGATGCAACAAAGCGGGCAACACAGCCGAGCATCAAACGCCAGAGCACCCCTGTGACGCCATGTAGTATATGTAAGGCGCCTGCTGGCTAATGTCTGGCGGCGCTCTTTTTGTGGGGCAGGCTGACCCACTTGCGGGGGCTTGGGCATCGTTGACCGCTTGGGCCGTTGCCTCGCAAACAGTGTAGGGCTCGCCGGTCGCAGGGTTTGTTGGCAACGCCCCGCTGTCAAGGTAGCTTTGCTGACGGCGAGTGAGCCACGCCGTGCACTCAAAGGTTGGTGCAATTTTTCCGGCGGAGTCGATTATCCCATTAAGGAGACGGCTGAGGAGCGAGACGCTCACAATGATAACGATAATAATAACAGTTATTGTTGATATGGCAAGGATTGAAACGTCTTTAACGGCCTTTGACGTCTCATTTTGGGGGATGGCTGCCTGTGGTTGTTGGGGGGTGGCTGCCTGTGGTTGTTGGGGGGTGGTTGCCCGCGGTTGTTGGGAGGTGGTTGCCCGCGGTTGTTGGGGGCTAGGCGACTGCATGGCTATGTGTGCGCGCAAACCGTCTGGCCTTCGTGCGGCCAAGTACTGGCCTATGGAGCCGCTACTCGCCCACTCTAATACCCCAAAAATACTTCAAGTGGTTTAGGACGACAACGGGTAAGAATCGCGCCCAATGGCGGCCTCAGATAGTGTCATGCGGTCGCCAGGGTCAAGCATCGCCGGGACGAGCGTGTCGCCAAGGCGGACGTAACCGGCCGCCTGAGGGCCATAGTAGAAAATGCGCCGCAGGAGGTCCCTGGCGCGCGCGTCGGGGATTGCGCGGGGGACGGCCACGCGCCAGCCGGCGACTCGGTGGTACTCGTATTCATAGAGGTCAATCGTGGGGGAGGCATAACGGGCAAAACCGATGGGGGTGTAGTGGCCCGGGATGCTGTGCAAGCGGGACTCATCTTCACGGGAGGGGGCGAGGCCGACATCAGAAACACGGCGGAGGGCCCCGCCCCATGCGGTGTCTCGGTGACCACCAGGGGTCATGGGCTCCATGCGTGCACGCCCTGCCCCTTTTGCCGAGGCGTAATGCATTGTGCGGGTGTCACGGTCAAGGCCAATTTCAGGCTCTTCGTCGGGGTCGCGCCACATCTGTGTTGACCCACGGCGACAGTATATAGCTGCGGGTATTTTTGGTGCAGGGGCAGCGGGCAAAAAAAACGCTATCTGTTGTTGCGGGCGTGGTCAAACAACTACCCGCCAACGTCATTGGGGTGTCCAAGGGCTTGACTGATGGGCGGCCGAGGCGCGGCCGAGGCGCGCAGCGCGCGCATGAAGAAGAATGCGTACTCGGGGTTGACAACGTAGTCTTTTATGATGCTTTTGGTGTCCTTGTGGAACGCGGTGAGTTTTTCGAACCGGCAAATGTGGTCGAGCAGCGCGCGAGCGACTTGGCCCGTCGGGGACTTGAGCGAGGGTTCACGGCTGGCCGGCGACATGGCGCGTTGGCGAATTGCGTGAATCACGAGGTGAAGAATATTGTTGACGAACTCTTCGTATACCTGGAAACGGGGGGTCCAGTCAGGACAGAACATTAGGAAGTCGTTGCGCTCGGTGGCCGTGAGGAATGCACGCATCGCGTTGTACTCGAGGCGGTCAGTGGCGACGAGACTGTCGCGGACTGATCGGGGGGCGCCCTCGTAGATAATTTTGCGAATCCGTTTAAGCAGGGGCGTATCAATGAGGATGTTGGAGTGTTCCTTTGTAACCCCCCGCGCCGAGGCGCGGGCGCGCAAGATGTACCCGTAGTTTAGCTCGGCCGGAAGCTGTGGGTGGGCTGCGGCCACGAACTGTGCGGCGTAGGTTGCGGCTTGAGAGATCGCCGTACTGCCATTATTGCGAAGAATTTCCAGGGTAAGGGGCTTGCCCAGGAAGTTGTCGGCGTAGACGTACTGGTCCGGAATCACCGGCAGGCCATGGCCGTTGCCACTGAATACAACCTGCGGGATTGTTCCAGAGAGGTCAGTGCTCTGAATTTGCCACATTCGTTCTGGGTCGGACTTCATCGGATGGAAATTGTGATGGCGAAAGCCGATGGTGTAACACCGGCTGTGGTCAAGATTTGTGAAGTTGAGGCGAGTTGTGCCGTCGGCACGAGTTTCTAGAGACATTCCGGTTTGGGCCCCAAAGTCGGGGTACAAGCGCTGGGTGATGTCGTAGAAGATGGCGGCATAGGTAAGCTGGCCAAACCAGCGGAGCGAGGAAACGTCGTATCCATTGCTCGAAGCGAGGGCCCACGACGGGCCTTCAGTGGGATGGTCCCAGCAGTAAAGCGTGACAACGGTGCCGTCATCGACGCGGATGATGTCGTAACAATCTTCAGCGAGAAAGGTGTCAATTGCCTTTGATGTTGGCTGGTTGTTAAACGCGTTGGGTGGGACGGCAAGGGCGCGCCAGGTGCGCGCGTCGATGACGAGGCCATTACACTCGTAGTAAAGAGGGATGCGGAGTCCACGAGTGCCGCCGCGCTTGTCGCCGCTCAACACGAGGCGACCGACTGTCGCATTGTGGACCGTTGCGCTGCGGGAGACGCTCAGGCTGCTGTCGGGCGCAAATGGCTGACCAATCGCAAGTCGGTGAGTCCCATCACGATTACGGACGAAGGTTACAGGTACTGGCTTTGCATTCTTTTTTGATTTGCGAAGTGTACGCTCGGGCTCACTTGGCGGCACGCTTGGGGGCTCACTTGGCGGCACGCTTGGGGGCTCACTTGGCGGCACGGGATCGATCAGCGGCACGCTTGAGGGCTCACTCGGCGGCACGGGCTCGCTCAGCGGCACGGGCTCGCTCGGTGGCACGGGCTCGCTCGGCGGCCCTGAGTGAGGGTCGTGCTGGTCATGGCGCACGCGAATTCCACAACGCTCAACAACTTTGGTGATGTATTCGATAATTTCGCATTGTTCAACCCCTGCGGCACACATCTGCTGCGCCTCGAGGAGGAGCACTTCACGTGTCAGGGGGGCGACATGCGCGGGGTCTTCATTGGCCCGGTAAGCTGGACGGGGGCCAGCCGCAGAAATATATGCGCCATCTTGTGGAGGACGCAATTTTGCGGTTTGACTGCGTGATGTCATCGCGCAAACAAAGACGGACAACCCACAATGGATTGGATATTAGTGCCACCTTCAATTCTCTAGTTACTCGACCTGCCACGAGATGAGGACTTGCCGGGCGGCTCCACCCGGCCATCCTGATGAGGTGGCCGACGCAGTGCAATAAGCCTCTGAACGAATCCGGCTTCTCTTTGCGGACCTCTTATAGCGCGGACCTTAACCCAACGCACCATGGTATTTCTGGACGGCCAAGATAAGTGGCCTTTGAACCCAAACAAGATATATCCAGATTGGCTAGGCGGGGTGGACAGTGCTCTGCCAATTAACATGCCGAGTCCGCGTGCTCCCCTCAGGGCTCAGCGCGACGCAGGGCCCAAAAAGATACGCGTAGTAGAGGTTCGCCGCAACCTGGTCGACCCAACCACCGCAAGTCAAGAACTGCTGGAGACCCTCCTTGCTGCCGCGCGGGAGGTCCCTCAGCTCGCCGGCTCGACAGCCGCACTAAATGAATTCCTGAGCATAGCACGCACTCTCCAAGGCCCTCTTGCGCCGTTCCTTACCGACCCCCCCACCCTAGACGCTGTTGAGGCCGACGCAACTCTTAACGCAATCCTTATCCGCAAGTTAGTAACAAACCCGGCAGTGCGCCCGATTATTACCGCCCGCGGGGCCGATGCATCTGCCGAGCATGCGATGCGGGCAACAGGGGTGGGCGTTCATGCCCGCGCCGCTGCCCGCGTGCGGGCAGTCGACAGCGCCGGCAACGACATTGCAATTGCGGCCGAGGAGGCCTTTATTGTTAATGGCTTTGCCGTTGACCCTCACGCGGCCGGCAGTCTTGTCACTGGCGCTTTGGGCAGTGGGGGATATCCGGGGATCGACGCTTATGCGGAAAGTGGGTCCTTCTCAACGGCGGGTTTTGCCGCACGGGGCCCCGTACGCCCTCCCGAGCACGTATCTGCCGACCAAGCAGGCGCCCTGCAAGAAGGGCGCCTCCACCGAGGCTTTGAGGTCTCAATCTTGCCGGCCGAGGCCCACGGCACGGTGATGGCCTACATTGATCAGTCACGGGCCGCCGTAAATTTCTATTTCAGCGGGGCTGCAACGGCCACTGTGCTGGCACGCATTGCCGCGGCAATCCACGGCTTGACCGGTGCCCCACCCGAGCTCCTCGCGGTCTTCGGCCCAAAGTCGGACGTCCTTGCAGCCAACAGCGGGGTCGTCGTTAGTGTTGGGACCGGCGCCGCGCCGGTCGCCGGGCAGGGGTGGCGTGACCCTGATGCAACCGCCCGTCTCCGCTACCTCTTGAGGCGCCTCGCAAAATCGGAACCGGTTGCCGCCGATGACCCAGCAACGTGGGTCTACGACCTGAGCCCTCTCAATGAGCTCTTTCGCGTCGGCGCTCTCGGAATCTACCTGTACGCATTGACCGAGGGGCGTGAGTCGGTGGAGCTCGACGCCTTCCTCGAGCGCGCCGCGACACGCCATCTGAAAGCACTTCAGCTGGACGTGATCTCCCAACGGGCTATCGCCGCGAGCGCGCGCGCGCGACTCTACGTAATAATTATAGTGGACAAATTCGGCACAGCCCGCGGGCATGCCATCCTCAACGCGCTCCGCACAGCCGTCGGGTCGCGCACCACGGGCGCGCCGGGCGGCAGCCTCGCTCTCGCCACGGATAGCGTCCAGGTTGACGACCCTGAGGCCGTCCTCGCCCTTCTCTCAAAACAAGAGCGGGCTGTTGTCGAGACTGAGTACGAAAACCGTCGCAAAGAGTGGGAGGCCTCAGTCGGAAACAAGTGCCCCCACGTCCGCATTGCGCGGCAGTTGCGGATGGCGACAAGTGCCGAGGCGGCGCTGAAGGCGCTGCGCAATCTTGAGAAATACTTTGCGCCGGCCGCTGGTAGCAAGAACAATCGGGCGGCCGACGCGCCCCGCTGGATAATGTGCCGCAGCTGCAATTTCCGCGCCCTCTGCCCCCACGTCCGCGACCGCATTGAGCTGGAAGCGCGCCGCGCCCCCTACAGCGAGCTGCGTACCCGCCTCTTGAAGTATGCTGTGCGCGTGCGTGGCGCGGGTGACGCCGACTCGTACAGCTACTACTGCCACATTTGCAGCGAGCAGCTCGCCGAGGTCATTGAAGAAGACCGCACGGCCGAGTACCTTGGCCGCTTCGGCGACCTCGACGCGGGCCTGCGCACAAAGATCTGGGCCATCGCTCTTGGCGCTGCACGGAATGTGCGATTCCCGGTACCGGTTGATGAGCGCCAGTTTGCGGGCGTTGTCGCCCTGGTCGTCTACCCCCTTCTCATGGCGGCCGAGGCAACTATTGAAAACAAGGGCCGCCGCCGCAAAGCCGCCGGCCGTGACCCCCCGGCCACCGGTGCCGACGACGACCCGGGGCAAAAAGAGGTCGACCCTCGCACCCAGTTGTACATCATCGTCTTCGTTTACGCCTACATCCTCGACGTGATCCAGACGTCGCAAGGGGCGCAGTCGCAGGAGGTTGGGTTTGCCGGCGTCAAGAATGGCGCAAAAGCGAGCGCCTATGCCGAGCAGATGCTCCGGCTGATTGCCGCGGAGCACCGCGGCCTCATTGCACAGATTGAGGACATCTCGGCGGAGTACCTCAAGGCCCGGTTCACCGAAGCCTACCGGCTTGTCCGGGGGGAGGCGGGCGCTAGCCTCCAGGTCGCAAACCCCGAGGAGGAGCTTGCTTTCCAGACGACGACGGTCGACCCCGTCTACCGCTACGCCGCCACGGTTGCCCGCGTCGCCGGGGACCTGCCTATCGCGCGCCCGGCAGGCCCTGCTGCGGCGCGGCGTGAATTTGAGACCCTTCTTGGGATTAGCCTCACCAATATCATTAAGCTCGCGCGCGAGAGCGCGCGCAATCCTTCGCTCATGCCCCTTTACCTCCGCCGCACCGGCGTTGAGGTGCCACCCGGCGGCGCGCTCGAGTTTCTTGTAAAAGACGCGCGGGTAAACCTCTATGCGACCCTTTATGTGCCCGACGCCAAAGTTGCCGGGCCCGGGGCGATCAAGGCATTCTCAGACATTGCCTCCCCGGCGTCGGTCACTGGGGGCAAGGGCCCGGCGAAGCGGCGCGCCCGGCGCGCCCGGCAGGGCGGACCCGCCGACACGCCCCCGCGGGGCCAGGCGGCCCAGCCCGACGACCCGCTGACGCTTGCCGGGCGTGGCGCGTTCTTCGAGGGGTACCGTCTCTTTGCCGAGTACACAAAGGGTCTTGTCAACCAGGGGGCGCTTGATGCTTACCTCAAAAGGCTTGCGGACCACCGCCGTTGCGAGGAAGGGATTCGCATCGCCCGCGCCCTTGTTTCCACCAAGCCTTACTACGACTTTGGCATCGTTCGCAGCCAACAGTTTAAGGCGGTCCAGGTCCCGATCACGGCCATCTATGACGAGGACGGGCGCCGCCACGACTGGGGGCGGGACGTGACTTACTACTACGGCGGTCACGCGGACGATGCCGGCCTGCTCGAGATCAAGGGTGGCCCGGCGGGCGTCAAAGTCGCCCGCGACGTTGGGACGCTCACGACCTCGATGGTCCTTGTTGATCTTGCCTGCCCGGTCTGCGGCGTGCGGGCCTCAGCCGTCAGAGAACTTGACCCCGCTAAAGTCGAGCGGTCGGTCCGCGCGGCGTCCGAAATTGACTCATTCTTCATGTTCTACGAGTCCCGCTGTCCTGCTGACGCGGGGGGGCTCCACGATTGGGGGGGTAAAAATCAGGCATGCGGTAAATGCGGGCTCGCCGCTGCCATTCTGAAAGAAATTGCTTCTGGGCAGCCAAATAGGAGCGCAAGCGCCCGCGCGTACTACGATAAATACTCAGACCAGTTTGCGGCCAAGCGCCGCACAGCGCGGCCGCCCGCGCCGGCCCCAGCTTGCGCTGACAGTGCGGCCGACGCGGCCAGCTTTGCCGACGACCAGAAGGCGGCCGCTTGGCTTCCTGATTATACTCTTGTTGTCCGCGCCGCTGGGCTTGCCGGCGTGACCCCCGCAACCATCGAGGCAATTGGCAGTACAGAGGGGCGCGAGTACGCTGACATTGTCGAGGGTCGTGGCATCCCCGGGGCGCCCTCGGCCCCCTCCGACCCGCGAATCTTTACCACCGATGCCGAGGTGCGCCTCTTTCTTTCCGACTACAACATCCTTCGTAATGCCGGCCGCTTTGCTAAGCTGCCGCCCGCCGTCGCCGATCCTCTCGCCGCGGCAGAGGTGCCGCGGCACGAATACAACACCCTTATTCGGGCCCTGCCTGACGTTAGCGGGGGCTACCACGCCTTGTTTGCCGCCATTGCGCGGACCCGCTCGCCTGCTGACGTTTACACTTTTGCAATTCAGAGCCTTTGCCGGATGGTGCTCGAAGTTGCCTCAGTGGGGCACGATGATGGCGCCCCTAAATGGGCCGGCCGCCTGGGTGTTGAGTTTGCAAAAAAAGAGCTTGGGACAATTTTGCGCAGCCAGAAGCTCTTCTCGAAGCCGGGGTCTTTCAACTGGGCAGTGTTTGAGACCGGCGACGACCCTTCGGATCTTGCAGAACAGGTCGGCGACGTTGGCGAGGATATTATCGAGGAACTGCTGGCAGCCGAGGGCGAAGAAGCTGCTGATGGCCCGTTCTCTGGGGAGAACATGGATTATGATGTCTCGGAGAATGAACCAAATAATGAGCCCAATAACTGAGCCGGTATTTGCCATTTCAGTCCCACTGCTCCCCCTCATCCGAGCCGATGCTGGACCCATAAATGTTCGTGGTCGGGGTGGCGTCCTCTACGCCCTCCCCCTCATCCTCATCGTAGCTGGACCCATAAATGTTCGTGCGGGATCCGTACCTGCCAAAGGTTAGGGCCTTATGTTTCGCGCCCAATCGTTCGGCGCGTTTCTTGGCGGCCTTGTTTTTTGATCCGCTGCTGGCGCGGATCTCGATTGCGATGACGGGCGCTAAAGCTGGCGTACCTGGTGGGAGGTACATTCCGAATCGTGCAGCCGCATCTGCCGCCGACTTTCCCGGGTACACCTTCCCAACGCCTTCGCCCTTTAAAAGGGCTTCTATGCCTTTGTATTTTTCAACACGCACAACCTCGGCGTCGTACTTGTACCTCCCGCCGGGGTACTCGCTGTCATCACCCTTCGGGCGGGATCGGATGACAACGAGGGGGTCGCCTGCCACGAGGTGGTTGAAGGGCGGGCGGTCGAGCCGGGCCTCAATTGTTTTTTTGCCTTCGAGCAGGGACGTGTACTCAGGATCGCTCACCTTGAGCCGGAAGGGCCCGCCGCCAAGAATTTCGGCCCGAACGGCCGCCTGGGATTTTTGCTTGTTGTAATGTAGTGACGCCAGAATGCTGCCGCCTATGATGAGCAGCACCACAAGCACCACTAATAAAATTACAAGGTAACTGGAGACGTGCTTCATGTTATTAGCAGGGGGTTTGCGGGCGTTGCATATGTAAGAATGTAAAAAAATACAGGCGCCGGTGCCTGACGGGTTTATGTAAACCCCGCGGCGGACAGAATGTCTTCGAGGTCTGAGTCTAAGATTGCCGGTACCCCTTTTGGGAGTTCTGGCAGTTTATTCTGACCGGCCCCACATTCCTTATATTGTAAGGTGCGCTGGATGCGCTCGGCGCGGGTCTTGCCGAGCGCAACCGTTCGAGTTTTTTGGGGGAGCCTCACCGCAGCAAGAAATACAACAGGACTTTCACAGACTTGCGAAAGCCCACCCCTGTCTTCCAAAATCTTTGTGGCAACGGCGGGGGTAATGTTTTGCATCCCGGATAGGATTTTTACGGCGTGCTCGACCGACCCCGCTCGCACTGCGAGGAGGCTGGCGATAGCGTCCTTGTTGATGGGCCGACCTGTTGAAGTTTTTAGCCCTCGAATCTGTTCGGGTGCAATTTTTTGTGTTGCAAGATCAGCGATTGCAAATGTTCGAGTGAGGATTTTGCCAAGCACAATCGAAACCCCCCGGAGGCGTGCCCATGCATTGACAGCAGTTTCATCATCAGTCTGCGCAACCCGCACCATTAAGACATCAGGCACGGCAAGCGCGTCGCCCGCGTTGCCCGCGTCGCCCGCGTTGCCCGCGTCGCCCGCGTCGCCCGCGTTGCCCGCGTCGCCCGCGTCGCTCGCGTCGCTCGCGTCGCTCGCGTCGCTTGCGTTGCTTGCGTCGCTTGATTTGCCCGCTTTGCCCGCTTTGTTGCCCGCGTCACCCGCGTCGCTTGCTTTGCTCGCTTTGCCCGCGTCGCTTGTTTCACCCGCGACGCCCGGACGCCCAGCCGCCGAACAAACAGTATAGGGGTCCTCAGTTTCAAAAACACGCAAGAAATCAGCAAGGCGTTTTGCCGTGTGCCTCTCATTTTCGGTCTGGACAATGAATATTCCGTCACGCACCATCATCTTTGTGACTGCAGCGAGAATGTTGCTAAAAGGGATGCGCCCGAAATGGCGGTTAGGGCTCGGGAACGCCGGCCCCTCAACGAAATAATAAAGTTGACACCCCGTCGCTGCACGCAATGCACGCATTTTTTTGATGTTTTCGTATCGCCCATCTTTAAAAGACGCCGCAAAGTCCTCGTGCGTCTTGCGCTCGACAGCTGCTAGCACAACAGCCCCCAAGCCGTTGACCCTCTGCTGGCAGATTAGATAGTCTGCGGTCGTCACCTGTTTAATAAGGTACGCATGGTCCTGGAACTCTGTCTCAATGAACGGAATTACCGCGCGTTCCCTGGCGTCGGCAATTAAGTATGTTTTTCCCACTTTTGCACTTCTACCCATTTTTAGCCCGTATCGGGACATCTGCCGGCGTCCAAATGATAATGTCTGGGCGCGGCAATACGCCGGGTGTGGCATTTAGCCACACCACTGATGAGCCTTGCAACACTTCCGCGAAAAATGCGCGCCTGTCATATCGTACACGCACCGGGACCCCCCACAAAACATGGCGTCAAAGTCGAAGAAGGATAAGGCCCTAACTAAGGCCCAAATGGCGTCCGAAATTGCCTCAAAGGCGGGCCTGTCAAAATCCCAGGTCAACAATGTGCTCAGCGCGTTGTCAGAGGTCGTTGAAGAAGAGCTGAGAGCCGGCCGCCCTGTCACTGTGCCAGGCCTCGTGAAGATCACCCTGACCAACAAGGCCGCCACGCCTGCGCGTCCAGGCAGAAACCCTTTTACCGGCGAGACCATTACAATCAAGGCGAAGCCTGCCCGCAAGGTTGTGAAAGTTCGGGCGCTCAAGTCGCTCAAAGACATGGCATAGACGCCCGCCGCCACACGCTGCTGGCCGCAACAGGCCATGACAGTTTTGCATCAAAAAATGCAGCTTTTTTTGCGGCATGTCGCCCGACTACCGGCGGAATGCCCCGATAAGGCTGGTGGCCCCCATGAACTCGGCAGCCCCTTTTGACTTAAATGCCAATACGGCCATGCCAACCGACACCACGCCAATGGCGGCGCCGCCCCCAATTAACATCCAGCCTACTGCCCGGGGCGAGGATTCCTGGACAATGTCGGTTGGGGCGTTGGGGTCGTAGCGCAACACGATTGTCATTCCAGCGGACAGAGGGTAGGGCGCCATCACGTTGATGGGCGCCAAGGAAGAGTATGCTTTGCCGTCAGCGGTGAAAGAGACTTGGATGCTGCAAGAATAGGTGACGGCAATCTGCCCTTGGCTGGTTGAAACTTCTTGCTTTGCGCAGTCCACAACAGAAGTGATAATCATCGTGGCAGATGCCGTGTGCTTGTCATACAGCTTCGTGGAACCAATAATTATCATGACAACCATGATAATTACGCCAATCACGGCGCCAAACCCAGTGTATATTCGCCCTCCAACCGCCAGGCCATTTGCTGCTATTTTTCCAAAAGACGGCTCCGACGAGGGTGGATCCCGAAGGTAGATTACTTGAGGGGTTACATACGGGGTTTTAACCATCAACTCGGACCCTTCCATTGTGCGTCGCGCTATTTATTGGCAAAGATAAAAACAGCTGCCTTTTGGCCGCGCGGACAAAAAGAAGGCATCCGACACTCGCGCCTCATGTCCACGGCGGCGTGCGAGTGCGTGACGCATCTCCTTGCCTGGCGGGACCCACCACTGCGGGGCCCGGAAACACCCCACAGTGAAACGCCGGGGCTAGGAGGGACAGGATACTGCGCGGATTTAGGGTTGGTCCTGTACTTCGTGTTGTGTGTTGGGGTTATACCTTCGGGCGAGAGACGGCCAAGACCAAGAATGCCTTGGGTGGCGCCCGGTGCCTTTGGTCATGGGCGGTCCCAGAGTCTACTCCATGAACCAGCGCAAGCGCCAGTCCAGCCCGCAACATTCAACTAACACAGGAATCTCCAATAGGCCAAAGTGGGGGCCGAAATCACACACTGTATGCTTCTATGGCAGCTGCGCTCGTTGCATGGTCTTTTGCCATGAAAGCGTATATCTTTTTGTTGTCGTAGAGCGTCAGCGTCCCATCGAGGATTGAGAGGGCCATTATCATCGCCACCGGCATGGGCGGCTCATTGCCCTCCTCCACGTCATCATACTCAACCTCAAAATGACGGGATGCGCAAGCGTCTTTTTTTGTTCGGAACATTGAGCGCACCGCCGCCCACTTCCGCGGGCGCTCGTTGATTTCGATTGCCTGGTTTGAGATGAACCCGCCGTCCTCATCGGTTATTATGAGGTAACCCTGCCGGCATCCGTTTTCGCGGGGGGCGATGAATAGCTGGAAGTCACGCAGCCGGGCCCTTTTTAGAAACACCGGGTCGCCGACCCAGAGGCCGGCTAAGTAGTGCTCGTGGCGACGAACACCCGCCGCCCCGATGGAAGCCATGGCGATAATCAAGACGAGGATGGTGATAGCTATGTAAAGCGTGCGTCCGGCAGGGTGTGCTGGCTTCGGCATGCGTACTTATTATACCCGGGCAGTTCTCTATTAATGCGCTCGAAAGGCCTACACATGTGACAGAACTCGCCCGCACAAAAAACTGGTCCACACTTACGGGGTTACAGGTTCATCATAGTCAAGTTCTTCCGCGGCCAGGAGCGAGGCCAGGACAGCCAGGGGCGCAGCCGGGGGCGCAGCCGGGGGCGCAGTTTTAGGGTCGGCCTTGTCCCCCTGCACAACGATTTGTTTTTTTGCCTTTGCCTGGGCAACGGCGGTATCCCAGAGACCGTTTTGGACCCGCACAAAGCTCAACACATTCCGCACAACGAGGGCATCATCTTCAGAGAGACCGGCCTCCATTGAGGCGAGGATGCTGTAGAAGGTTGCACGGTTAATCGTGAGGTGCTCATGCTCATAGGCGCGCACCGCCGCGTGCCAGGCAATGACTTTGATAAAATCGAGAAAGAGTTGTGGGACCTCCGCGGCGCCGAGGTCGTTGAGCGACCTTATCGAAGTTAACGCCTCAATGTTTTTGCGAAATGCGAGAGGGTAGAGAAGTTCACGGCAAAGGGGGTCGGCGCGCATAATGTGGCGGGCGCGCGTCGTTTTGAGCATCAGTTTGATAATGTCTGCTTCCTGCCAGGGGGCTTCGGCGAGATTGCTCAGCGGGTCGGCCGCGGGGAGCTTGCCGACCCTTTCAACAAGTTCGGCGGTCCTGACAAAGAGGGCGGTGAGCGCAATTTTAACGTCAACCGTGACAGTGACGGGCTGTGTCACCGGCTTGTTGGGCTCAGCAGCGGTGAGGTTGCTGAATGTCTGCCAGCGCTTGTCGGGCGCACGCGCGCCAAGGTTGTCCAGCATCGGCGCTTCACCGCGGTCCCTGGCCCTGTCTTGAAATACGGCAATTGCGGCAAGCGCAAATGTCGTGATGGCCTTGCCGCAACAGCTGCCAATCTTATTGCGAAGAGTGTCGTTCATTGTCGCAAGCGTGCGGGCGTTGGGGATGCACCTGCGGGGGTCTGCTTCGGTGCCGCAAGCTTTTGGGGCGTCGGCCATCGCCAGGCTCTGATACCCACTCGGCCAGGTGTTCATTTTTTGGCGTCCCTTTGGGGCCGGCCGCGCCAGAATTTCCCATGCAATAATACCTCAGTTTTATTGTCGTCGGCCCGGTAGGGCCGTTTGCCCAACACTGGGGCTGGATCCTCTTCAGAGGTGCGCCGCAGCCGAATTGAAGTTAGAACATTACTATTATACACCGTTTGCTCTATAGGCCGAAACCACTATGAGCAACGACACCCCCCCGGCGTCTGCACGACTCGCAGCAGCGGCAAGCTCCGAGGAAAACCGCCATCCATTAAAAGTTTACCCCCCCATCGGCGAAGTTGAGAATAGTGGGCTCCAGCCCCGCGACATGCTGAGCTTCATCATGGCAGCAATCGACCAAGACAAAATTGTTGGCCACAACATCAACGGCTACAACGAGCTCATCGAAAGCGGGCTCAACCGAATCATGACGCAACTGTTCGACATCGATCGAATGCTGCGCAACGAGCGCACGCAGACCGAGGCCGACCGCAACCGCAAGTCATTCCAGGTCCGCTTCCAGTTCCACGATGTGAAGGTTGGCCGCCCAACCTGCACGACCTACCTGACGGGCCAGTTCACCGACCTGTACCCGGGCCGCGCGCGGCTGACGGGCCTCCCGTACAGCGGGCCAGTGACGCTCGGCGCGACGGCGACGGTGCGGGCGTACTACGAGGATGGCCGGATCGAGGACCGAACGGCAGAAATTCCGCCCTTCCAGATCGGAGGGTTCCCAACAATGGTCGGCGGCATCAACTGCCACACGGCCAACTGCCCCCGGTCGGGCCTAAAAGAGATGGGCGAGGATCCGACCGACCCCGGGGGCTACTTCATCGCGAAGGGGAACGAGTACGTCATTGACCTGCTCGAGAACATCTGCTACAACCGCGCTCACTACCACCGGCGCATGAAGTCGAACGAGCACGTGCGGGCCGAGTTCCTTTCACAGCCCGGCGGGGCCTTTGAGAACAGCTCGCAAATCCGGGTCCGCTACATGACGAACGGCCAAATAACGATCGAAATAAACAGCACGAAGTTTGAGAAGGTGCGCCTGCCGTTCTACCTAATCTACCGCCTCTTTGGCATGACCGACGACCGCACGATCGTCGAAACCATTGTGTTTGACGCCGACGACAAGGGGCCGATCACGGCTCACATGATCGACATCCTCGAGCGGGCCTTCCACCTCGCCGATGCGGCGTTCGTGCCGCTCATTTCTGAGCTAAACCGCGAAAAACTCACCCAGATGACGGCCGAGCGCGTGGCGAAGTACCTGATGAATCCGACGGCCTATCTCAACAACGAAAGCGCAATCCAGTTCCTGAATGAGGACTTGCTCGGTAGCCCATCGAGGCCGGGCGGCCTCGACAAGGTCCTCCTCCCCCACATGGGCCAGACGGCAGAGTCGCGCATCCGCAAGTTGCGTTTCCTGGGCCTCACCATCCACAAGATGCTCCTCGTCCACCTTAGCGTCCTCCCCCCGACCGACCGCGACAGCTACCGCAACAAGCGCGTCCACGGCGCCGGCGTGTCGCTGGCGAAGGCGTTCAAGACACAGGTGAACAACAGCATCGTCATCCCAATCTTCCGCGCCATCAAGCGCGAGCTGAAAAACAACCCCTGGGAGTCGATCACCGACAAGACCCTCACCGATACTTTTCGCAACGCCCTGATGACGAGCGACCTCAACCGCGCGATGGAGCAAGCCATCACGTCAGGCAACAAGACGATTGTCGTGCGCCGCCGCGCGGCGACGAACCGGGTGTCGTCGCAGGCCCTCGAGCGCAAGAACTGTCTCAACACCTACAGCGCCCTGCGCACGGTTGTCACCCAGAATGCCGGCAACCCCTCAAAAGGGACCGAGCGCGCCGACATGATGCGCCGTGTCCACTCCACCTACACGGGGTTCATCTGCGTGGCGCAGAGCGCCGACACGGGCGAGAACGTCGGCATGCGCAAGCAGCTGGCAATCACGGCCAGCGTCTGCACCGCGGGCGAGGCGCTCCCCCTCAAGCTGCGCCTCCTCACCGACGAGGCTGTCACGGCTCTCGATTTCGTCGCGAGCCGCGACCTGTTGCGCCGCAGGCTTGCCCGCGTCCTTGTCAACGGCGAGTGGATAGGCGTCTGCGAGGATTCCCTCGCGCTTGTGGCGCGCTACCGCGGCCTGCGCCGCGAAGGGCGCATCGTCGACCCCTACACGACAATTTACTGGGACCCCGTCACCGATGAGGTCGAGTTCTGGCTCGACGTCGGCCGCCTCCGCCGCCCGCTGCTCATCGTCGACAACAATATTGCGGCGTACGACGCCGCCCTGCGCGCGCGCCACGCCTGGGCAAACGCCCACAACGGCGACATGGAAGGCGCGCCCGCCCGCGTCGAGTTCATCCAAAATGTCCGGTTCACGCCCGAGCACGCCCGCGCCATCATTGAGGGGCGGCTCACCCTTGCCGACCTCATTCGCACCGGCATCGCCGAGTACGTCACGCCCGAGGAGCAAGAAAACTGTCTTCTCGCCGAGTCGATCAGCATCCTGCGACGCGACCGCCACGAAGTCACGATGCAGTACAGCCACTGCGACATCGAGCAGACTATCTTCGGCCTCGCCGCGCACGTGGCGCCGTTCGGCAACCACACCCAGCCCGCCCGGGTCACCTACGAGACTAACCAGGCCCGCCAGACGGGGGGGTGGTACGTGCTGAACTTCCCCTTCCGCACCGACAAGAACCGGTTCTTCCAGTTCTACAATGAAACCCCCATTGTCAGCACGATTACCAACAAGCTCATCCCCGCCAGCGGCAGCAACGTCATCATTGCCTACGCGAGCTACGGTGGCGACAACCAGGAAGACAGCGCAATTGTCTGCCAGGCCGCCGCCGACCGCGGCCTCTTTGCCGGCGCCTTCTTCCGTTTCGAGGTCGCCGAGCTCGAAAAGGGCGAGTCCTTCTGCAACCCCGACGCCCTCACGACGAAGAATCTCAAGCCCAACGCCTGCTACGAAAAGCTCATCGACGGCTTCATCCGCATCGGCAGCATTGTTCGGTATGGTGACGTGCTGATTGGTCGCGTTGCCAAGCTCACCCGCGGCCGTGCCGGCGGCGACGACCGGTACCAGTTTACTGACCGCAGCGTGGTCTACCGCCTCCACGAGCCTGCCGTTGTCGAAGGCGTCCTGCGCCCGCGCGGCGCCAATGATGAGCTCTTCGGACTTGTCAAGCTGCGGTATGAGCGCCCCCTCCGCACCGGCGACAAGATGTCCTCCCGTTCCGGCAACAAGTCGATCGTGGCCCGCATGCTCCAACAGAGCGACATGCCCTTTACCGAAACAGGCCTCACGCCCGACATGATAATTAATACCCACTCCTTCCCCAGCCGCATGATGATCGGCCAGCTGATCGAGACGAGCCTGGCCAAGGTGTGCGCGCGCAAAGGTGTCATTGTCGACGGCACGTCTTTCCTCCCGGTCGACCACCTTGAGATTGCCCGCGAGCTGAAGGATCTGGGGTTCCGCTACAACGGCTGCGAGCGAATGTACAATGGCATGACTGGCAACTACTTCGACACCGCGATCTTCATCGGGCCCACCGCCGAGCAGCGCCTCCAGAAGTTTGTGCTTGACGATGAGCAGTCTGTCGCGGGCAGCGGGCCGACCGATGCCACGACGGGCCAGCCCCTCGGCGGCAAGCATGTTCAAGGGGGGCTCCGCCTCGGCGAGATGGAAAACTGGGGCCTCGAGTCCCACGGCAGCATGCTCAACCTCTTCGAGAAGACGTCGACCGATTCCGACGGCCGTAAGATGCACATCTGCCGCGGCTGTGGCGCCCTTGCTGTCTACAACGAATACCACAGCGTCTACCAGTGCCGCACTTGCGGCGAGCTTGCCGACATTGCGACCGTCGACGGGTCGAAATCCGCCATCCTTCTCCACGAGGAGCTCGCCGCCGCGAATATCCATGTCCGCCTCGGCCTCCGCCCTCGCGAGTTTGAAGCTCACGCCGCCGACAGGATCCACCCGGACGCTGAGGACCCGGACGCCCAATAAGCCGCCGAAAAATAAAACAACCCACTCATTTTTTATCTGCCGTTATTCCGTGCGCCTCTTGGATGGCGGTTTGCAGGCCTATCATGTTGGATATCCAGGAACACCCCTCGGGTATTGGTGGGTGGGTGTTATATCCAATAAAATCTTTCGCTACAAACGCGTGGTCGTCCCGGTCGTTGTTTACAGTTACTAAGTTGTCGGCCCAGAGCGAATACCACGGGGTCTGGTACTTGTAATTTTTCCACATGTTTTTAACGACGTTCTCCCAGCCCCAATGGTTTTCCTCCGTGGCCGGCCGGAGGAATCGTCCGAGCTGGAAGGCCCGTGACGATGCCCGCCGGAGCGCCGTTTCGCACGACACTGCAACGTAGAGCAGCGTGCTGACATAATCATAATATTGTGATTCATACAGCAGCGTTTGGTTGTGAGTGTGAACGATTATATTGTAACGTTTTTCTAGCAGGAGGAACACGACCATATTTGCAGGCCATTGGACCCTGTCAATGCAGTCAGCCCAGCCGTACGCCGCCCCCACACCGGTTAAACGACCATTGAAATTCGAAAGGTTGCGAAATTTATCCCCCTCCGAGAGGTAGTCAAGAATTTCATCCGTGTCCAGCTCGACGTAGTTGCCGGCTTTTTCTTTGATACAGGCCGCCACGAATTTTCGCGCAAGTGTTGACTTGCCCGCCCCGGGCGGGCCGATGGTCAACACAAGGTGTGGTTGCTCTGAATCCGGCATGGGTTTTTTGCCGGCAGTGAGTTTCTTAAAGATAACGTCCCTGGCCTTTATTGCTTCTTCATCGATCTCCATTGGTGGGCACATTGGGGTGTCTACCCAGCCCCCCGGCGGAGTATTAGGGGCCGCACCGCCCGTGCGTGGTGAATTCAAAAACATTGCCCAGGGTATATATACCCGAAAAAAGTGCGCTTGTTACAATACGGTCACTAGTCTCGGGGGCTGCCTTTTTCCTCAAAGCTTGTCGGCCGCTGGACCGTTTTTGTTGCGACTCGCCGGGTAGTATGGCGGGTAGAAACGCGCCCCAGCCTGGAATTGGGCCGCGCGCTTAAGGGCGAGCTCTGAGTCCTCGAGCCGACCGATGTACGACTTCATTGGCATCAATCGGTGACTGGCTTCGTCTGAGTCACGCGCCGCGCCTGCAAGAATTGACTCGTAGTAGGCCGCCGCCACATTGTAACTGGCTAACTTGCTGCTGAGTATGGCGATTGCAGTCCCAGATTTAATGGCGCCCATCCGCATCAAGACCTGAATCGACCATATGTCGACGAGGCAGTGGCGCATCAAGACAAAGGGGGTTCCTATTTTGAGCGCCGCGGGCGGCTTGCTGGTCGCAGAGTCTTTTGCGCGGCGGCGGCGGCCGCGCGCTGTCGGCTCAATCAACACGTATGGCACTATGTCGAACGCGGCTGAATTGTAGACATCGAGAATCGGGCTGCGGCGCCTGCCGACAATGATGTAAACGGTCATCCGCCGCAGGCGGTGGTCCGTCGGAACCTTTGGGTCTTCAATCCGAAACGTGGCCTCGATGCCGACCGTCTTTGCAAGCGCTATGACCTCCTCCGCGTCGCCTTCGAGCCGGCCTGCTGTTATTACTTGGAGCCGCTCTTCGCCGGAAACGCTCTTGCCAGTTAACAGGGCAATCCCCGCCGAGCCGATGACCACGCGGCCGGGCCCTGTGGCGTACTTGTCTCGAAAAAGTGTGTAAACCCGTGAAGTTGCGGCATTGTGAGCCCCCCCCATTCGTGCAACGGCCGTTGTAAACTTTGTTTGAATTTCCTGGATGAAGAGCCTCCGGAGACTTGCCTCAGTCCCCAAAAGACTTTCCCAGCTTGCCGCCTTCGCTGGGTTGCAAAGTGCTGCGTACACCCCCATGAGTTGAATTTCTGGCCCAGTGCATAGTAAACGGAGCGGGGCGCCGTCGCCGTCTTTTGCAAACTGTGCTGGGCGCTCGCTCGGGATTATTACATCTGCCATGCGAACGCCCCGATGGACCGGGAGGGACGTTACTATAAACAGGTCACGGCCATCAACTACAACTGTTAGCAGGTAGTTTGCAATCTTTGTCAGCACCGTCGTGTAGTGGCCAAGGCCCTCTGGGTCGAGCAAGTACATTGTGTCCCCGAGCCCGAGCGCGTGCCTGGGCGCTTGTCCACTAAATAGGTCAAGCTGGAACGAGTCGAGGCCGAGGGCGGGCGGAGCCATCGGGTCTTCAGGGCGCCCTAGCAACAGCCGTGTCGCGGCTGCGCCACAAACTATCAGTCCGTGTTTTGCAGCAAACTGCTCTCCCGCCTCAATGAACTTTATGTAACGCATTCGGTCTTTAAAGGCTGTGGCTTCTGCACGCTCTTCTGCGTCTTTCACGACATCAAGCTGCAAGTACATGGTCTCTATCGACTGTATGCAAAAAAGGTCTAATTATCAATGGCAAAGACATAGCACACGCAATTCGGTTTAGTGCCCTAATATGCTGTCAATGTACTCGTCCATGTCGCCATCCGTTTTGGATTTGATGGCCGCCACGGGTTCGGCTACCGCGGCCGCGGACTTGGCCACGGGTTCGGCTACCGCGGGTGCGGCCACGGGTTCGGCCACCGCGGCCGCGGACTTGGCCACGGGTTCGGCTACCGCGGCCACGGGTTCGGCTACTGCGGCCACGGGTGCGGCCACGGGTTCGGCTACTGCGGCCGCGGGTGCGGCCGGCATCCGCAGAGGAGGCAACTTGCCCTCGGCCCGCAAACGCGCATCCGTGACGTTGCGGACAGATGCACTCTCGGGGCACCCTGCAATCATGGCTTCAAACTGCTGATAAATGTCCAAGAACTTGCGCTGATTCTGCAGGCGCGACTTGTTCGCGTACGCGCTTTTTACGGCATTGTCCGTCGAAAGGATGCGAATCCCGCTGTCCAGCCCATCGTGACAAATTAGCCCATTGACTACCTGAATCGCGAACCCTGTCATGCCAAGAGAGGGGCGCCAACCATGGGTTCCATTTTTCCCCGGGCTGTCTTCCGCGTGAAATTCGCCAATGCTGATGCAGATGGGGCCGCCTGGGCTGAACACGCCATTATCTGTGCAGAATTCAAGCCGCGGGGGTTTTTTCGGAAAGTCATCGGACGCCGTGAGCGTAAATATGTACTCTCCGTTGAGAAAGGGGGGGGCAAGCCCCACGATGAGGAACCACCACCGCCGGACATCTTGTTCGTCAACGATGCACAAGAGGTGGGGGTCGGACTCTTTCATAAAGAGCCTGTATTGCCCCATCAAGACCTTGGTGAGGTGGGGGTCACAAATGGTTTTCGCCCCTTTCCTGCCGGGAGGCTTAAAGTCGGCCATGGCTGCGGGCGACCAGAATGCTTACATTAATGGGGTTTCAAATAATGCGTAAGGCCTAGTTGGCGGGCCACCAAACTGAACACGCCCACCCATATATATGTCACCAGATGTCCGATTTGTTAGAAGCCTCGGGGGCGGCTGAACCCGCCAGCTCCAGCGGCCCCGAAATGTTCAATGGGCTCCAACTCTGCGGCCTGGACAACGAAACCCGAGACTGGATCACCGCGGCGGATCCTGCCGATGTTGCTCTCGCGATCAGCCTTGGCGCTCGTTGCCTCCGGGCAGTTCCTGAGCTCAGTCGGCAGCCCCGGGCGGACGCTTGGAGCAGCGTTAAGCGGGGGGCCCAAGGCGAGGCTGAAATTTATGAGATGCTCCATCGCACTTACGGGTCGCGCGTGCGCGACGTCTCACGCCGCGCCCATAGTGGGGACCTTGTCTGTGATTCTCGTGCCGGGCCCATCCTCGTCGAGGTCAAACACTACACAAACACGGTGCCGGGCGCCGAAATTGACAAGTTTCTGCGCGACCTGCGTGAGCGCGACGCCGCCGCTGGGGTGATCCTTTCGCTGACGAGCCCTCTTGTCGGCCAGCGGGCCTCCCTCTCCGTCGCACTCGAGGCCCGCGTTTCGACAGGAACACTGGTCCCCGTTGTTTACGCGGCCGCCGGCCGCGACGGTGCCCGGCTCCACCCTGACATCGCGCTCGCCGCGGTTGAAATTGCCATCTGCCTTGCCGAGGTCTACCCGCGCGGAATCCGTGGGCTCCACGGCCGCGACACGGCCCTGGCCCACGCCGTTGCCGCCGATCAACTTGCCGACGGGGCCGCCAGCGTCCGGACCGAACTGGTGCAGCTTGCCGCGAGCGTTGCGGGCAGCATTGCCGGTCTGGGGGAGCGCGTCATCCTTCTTGGGCGCGAGACACGAGAACTTGCGTGCGGGCTCCGCGCCGAGGCTGAGGAGGTCCGCGAGACCGGGGGCGACGCCGTGACCTGCAAGGCGCTTGCGGACGACCTCCGCGCGCGGTACACCGTCCACGCCTCGCACGCATTTATTGCCCGCATAATTCTTGCCGCCGAGGCCTCCGCCAATATTACCGCCGGATCGCTTGGTGAAAAAAATCGCTGGCGTCTTCTCAAAGACAGGGCTGTCCACATCCACAGCGGGTGCGGGTTCGCCTTCTTAAAAGGCACGACCGAAGTGCGAGTCCCCGCCGCCAGGCTATCCGCCGAAAGGATTGCCGGGCTCATCACGACCCACGCCAAAAAAGTCAAATTTGTTAATGGCGAAGTATCGCTCGAACTCGATGACGTAACCCTGGCCGATGCCGTCGCTGTTGTCGGTGAGGCCTAAAGGCCGTGACCGCCGACCAGAGACTCGATTTCGGCGTATGCATCTTCAAAGTACTGGCCACGGCGCACCAGGCCATCAACAGTATTCTCGTACTGGCGGCGTGCAAGAGTAAGTTCGCGCTCGAACTCTTCAAGCCCCTTGACGGCCTGGGTAAGGTCGTTGCCGACCGACACCACCTGCTGCCCGAGGTAGTTAATTTTTTTGGCCACATGCGTTGGCAGGGGGCCGCCATCTGTGGCCGGGTAGCCGTGCGGCTGACCGCCGTCAGCGATTTTTTGTGCGTTCGTTGCATGGAGCAGCACGTTATCACAAGCGACCTGGATTGCCATCTGTTGGTTTTTTAGAGAGACCATCAGGTTTGACAGTGCCCGGCGCACGGCGGCATTGCCGGTCTGCAGCACTGAGCTGCTCGGGAGTGCAGCCAGGGCAAGCTCGTGGCTGGCCAGCTGCTTTCGAGCCCGGTCCATGTGGGCCTGCAGCCCGGGGTCTTCAAGGTCGGCGAGCTGTTTTGCGTCGTTTAGGTCAACTTGGTGCTGCTGCTTGAGCTCGTCGTAGCAGCAACGCGCCGAGTTGGCTTTGCGCGCCCGTTGGATGATGTCAAGGTTGTCCTCACCAAGGGATGGGGGGCCAGCGCTGTCAAAGCAACGCACTTGGCCTATCTGTGAGTTTGCCAGCGGGTTGATGGTGGCGCCACGGGCGCCCCCGGCGCTGATGCTGCGGAGAGCGCCGAGGAGTGACTCATCGTCATCGTCACCATTGTCATGGAAGCTGGTATACCCCTCCATTGAATTCTATATTCGATTAAGGCGACCTCTCCAATAGAGTTTACTAATTTTGAACCCCTGATTCTTCACCATACCGATGGATCGCCCGCCGCGCTTCACATTCTACTACGAAGTCCAACAGTCTGACTACTACACCCTCAGCTGTGGGCGTCTTTGTCTGGATATTTTAGACCGGTGGCGCCGTCAGCAGGAGGACAACGTCGTCGAGGATGATGAAAACGGAGACGACGCCGTCATTCTCGATGTTGGCAACGGCGACGTTGGCGACGACGATGACGACGAAGATGCTGTTATTGCAAATCTCGACAACTTCGAACTGTGGGGGGCGGTTGCCCGACTCCAGTGGGCAATGGTCTCTGACCAAATTATTACTGCCCGGGCATTGGCCCTCCGCCTGTCCGATTTGACCGAAGGGGAGCGCAACCATATCCGTCTGTCTATCCGCCAGCTTATCGCGGCGCTCACCGCCGTTTACCCCGTACTGGCACGCGCCGGGCGCCCAACCCTCGTCCAGCTAATCGCGCTCGGCCGTGACATGGCGACCTCCATCGGTGAGTCCCCAGACCTCTTTGAATATGTGAAAAAAGAACTCCAGGCGGTCAACCTTGCCGCTGCGTTGCGCGTGTAAGCCCAGCGCCCTACTTTTTGTTAACGGGGGGGCGGTGTAGCGGGCGGCGGCCGTTGTCGGTACGGTGAGTGACACCGCGGGCCCCCATACTCGCAGCGGTGGCCGCAATCAGGGCGGCATTAAAAGCTTCATTTTGCTCATCTTCTTCGACCATGTCGGCCCAGCACTCCTTCATGGCGTTAACTTCTTTTGGGGCCGCCTCGCCATTCGTTTCCACAACAGGCACGGCCTCGGGCGCTTTGCCGCAAACGAGCACAGCACGGTAAGAAAGCTGCCCGGGCGTGCTTGCTGCTGCGGGGGCCGCCGTGGGCGGTTCACAGCTGAGGTCGGCATCAACAGCTGGCTGGTCAATTGCAGCAAGCACCTGCAGGCAATCCTGCATGTTCATGACAGGGGTTTGGGCCGCAGGGGGCTGCCCATGGCCAACATAATTGCGGCGGCCCTGGTGGTTGTTGTGGCGGCCCTGGTGGTTGTTGTGGCGGCGCGGGGGATCCACGTAATCATTTGGGAGGTTCCGGACGTCGCTGACTGGGGCGATGCGGTAGTTGTTGTCCTCGGCCACCCAAATTTTGTGGGTGGCCACAATTCCGAGCGCCATTGCCGCGGCATGGCCGTCAACCAAGAGCAGAAGACTGCGGCGGGCACTGAACAAGAACGTAATGAGGTCGTTCCGTTTCATGTTCGCCATGAACCGGATGAAGAAAGTTAAGCGGCGGTCCTCTTCCGTGACCGGGGCCGTCTGGTTAAGAAGCTTTTCAATTGCTTTGAGGTCTCCGCCACCGCGCTTGAGCTGGTCGACCTGGCTCATGAGGCGGGTGTAAATGTTGTCCAAGCATCTGACGGCGTCGTGCGTATCTTTCATCATCTGTTCAGTGGTTTGGGCGCCGGCCATGGGTGCGGGGTATGCCAATACGGGGGGGTATTCATTTCCCACCATCCCTCCAAAAGTCCACACTGGCACACTGGCCATGCATGAAAAAGTGGCCGCAAAAATAACCGTGGGGTGTGTGCCAGCGCGGTCAGGGCGGGCTGCCAGCGGCGTGACACTTACGGCAAACGGTGCGGTAGCTTTCTTGCGCACCGATTTCGACCAGAGCGGTGCTGTGCCCAATACGTTGAGAGAAGGCCGATTCGCGGCCACGGCAAACCATGCAAACCCCACGCCGCTTTTCGACAAACTCGCACAGTGGAACAAGGCGGCAGACCTCCCCAAAGGGGCGGCGAGCAAAGTCGCCGTCTAGGGCCGCAACAATGACGCGGCGACCCTCGACGGCCCACCGTTCGCAGCATTCGACAAGGTCGGGGTAGAACTGCCCTTCGTCGACGCCGACGACAAACTCGGACACGTCAACATTGGACAGGGTGTCGGTAGTGACAATGCGGATGGGCGCGGCCACTTCGGACCCGGAAGTCGACCCTTGCTGGGCGTTGGCGTGGGTGACAACCGTCGCGCCCCTTTCATATCGACAGTCTCCGCTATGCTTGATGATGACCGCGGGCTGGCCGGCGAATGCGGCGCGGCGGACAAGGTCAAGCAACTCGGTGGTTTTAGATGCAAACATTGGCCCAATGATTAACTTAATTGTTCCTTCGTTGGTTGGCGACTCGCCCCCTACATCTAAAACGCCCATTTCAAGACAGGATATTAAGACAAAATGTAGTTCAAACATGCAGATGCCATGCCTCATGTCTAAAAAGAGGGCCGGGCTGCATCACAGCCCCGGCTTTTTGTTTTTGTTAGTTCAATCACCTTCTGGTCTTGGTGGTGCGGTATCCGATGGCACGCACCAGAGCGCTCTTATTCTTCCTCTTGCCGCCCGCCGACAATGGAATGCGCAGCCTCTTTGCCTCCTTCTGGAGCGCGATAAGGGTTGGGCCGCCCATTGACTTCTTGCCGCCGCGCTTGCGAACCACGCGGCGCTTTCTCTTGGGAGCCGCCGCTGCCGTCGGCTTCTTGCGGACGACGCGGCGCTTTCGCTTGGCACCACCATAAACATCGGCGGTACCGCCGCGCTTGCGAACCACGCGGCGCTTTCTCTTGGGCGCCGCCGCTGCCGTCGGCTTCTTGCGGACGACGCGGCGCTTTCGCTTGGCACCACCATAAACATCGGCGTCGCCGCCGCCGCGTTTGCGAACCACGCGGCGCTTTCTCTTGGGCGCCGCCATTGTTGTTGTCTTCTTGCAGACAACGCGGCGCTTCTTCTTCGCGCCACCGAGGACGTCGCCGCCGCGCTTGCGGACGGGACGCTTTCTCTTGGGCGCCGCCGGGCGCTTTTTGGCGCCCGTGGCTCGCTTCTTCCTTTTTGCACCACCCATGGTGGTGTATCCGTCACTGAGCATGATGTGTGGTCTGCTGAGAGGGGGTATAAAAGCACCGCAAAAAATAACGACAAAAATACCCGCGAACTATGTTGCCCTGCTGGTGTGTTGCCTACACATTCTCGTCGTCTTCTTCATCGCCTTCTTCTTCCAGCTCGAGCTGAGGCGCGGCGGCGACTCGGTCGCTTTCTTCATTCAGCGCCTTGTTGATGGTCTTGATCTCAAGCTTTTCTTCAGGAGTGAGGATGCTCCAGACGGCAGCGGCGACGACCTTATAGTATGCCTCCTCATCATATTCCTTACCGAGGGCGTCGGCACTCTTTTTGGCAAGCTCGTCTAAGTCCTTGGCCTTTACGACCCGAGCAAGGAACTTGTCGCTGCCGTAGGCTTGACGCATGTTTAGAAGGTTCTTGGTCATGCAGTCTTTCAAGAAGAGCATAGCGTTGGTGTGCTTCTTCTTGACCGCGGGGTTTTTTGCGTCACTGGCTTTGGCCCCTTTTTTGGCCGCAGAGTTGACGACAGGGCGTTTAGAGGTCGCGCTCCCGCCTACGACATTATTAGCTGTATCTAACAGCTCCATGCGGGCGAGGATCGCGTTGCAAGTCACTTGCATCCTGATGTTAGATTCCTCGAGAGCCATGATGTTTGGCTGCAACCTGTCGTAGACGCCTGCGGCGATGGCCGATACGAGCGCAGTTTGTTTGTCTGCCGATGCTGCCATGGTGTCTGGTGGACGGTAGGCGACACGTATCGGAGTACCCCCGAAGTATTCAAGTGATCGGAGTCGGGTTTCAATTTTGGTGGCACAGGGCACCGAGGTGCGGTATTTATCAAATAGTGCGTACCAACCCCATTTTAAGCAAAAATAGGGCACTCGGCCTGACTACCGTTGGTCCTTGACGACGCCGCGGAGTGCAGCGTCAAAAGCTGCCGCCCCTTCTTCATAGCGCCGCCGCGCGGCGCCCCCAAGTTGTGCGCGCCCTTCGGCGTTGAGCGCGAAGGCGTTTTTGACGGCATGCATGAGCAACCCTTCATCGACGGGGGCAACTTTTAGGGCGGCGATGGCGGGGGGGTAGTACTTGATCTGGAAGGGGTTGAGCGTACCCACTGTGACTGCGCGATTTCGGTCGGTGGGGACCAAGAAGCCGCAGCTGCCATCAACGAGCTCGTTCATTGGGGGGGCGTCTGTTGTGATAACAACGGCGCCGGCGGCGCGAGCGTTGTTCACTATGTGGCCCCACCCCTCAACCAGGCTGGGGCAGAGGTGGAAGGCCGCCGCATTTGCCAAGTCGGCGATGTTTTCGGCCGGGAGGGCGTGGCGCGCGAGGAACACATTGCCCTTGCGCTCAAGCCCAGTAATGCCACGGTACTCGGCTTCGCGCTCAGCGCCCAAAGTGTCCCAGTATGTCAGGGCCGCGTTCACATGGCTCGCCGGCGCGTCGGCTTGCCGGCAGGTGACAAAGAGAACAGCGTCAAGGTCAACGCCACCGTGGCTGAACCAGCCGCGCAGCACTTCGAGCGTCCCTTTGAGCCAGCTTTGGCCAGCGAGGTGAACAACAAGGCGACCATCTTTGACGATTGTTTCGTCGCGGATGTCAGGCGACGTAAATCCAGTGAGGACCCCCTTAATGCCAAGGTCGGCCAAGACGTTGACCGCGTGTCGGGTCTTGCACAGGGCAACGGCACGGCCGGAGGCCAAAGCCTCAACGTCCCAGTCAAACAGAAACTCTTGGTTCACAAAGATGTAGTTGCGCACAGCGGCCCCCCCAAGGAAGTGCTCGAGATGGAACTGAACATTAACGAGATCCCTAGCCGCGCCATCCGCGGCAAGAACAACACCCGCCGCGGGAAAGACGTTTTTTATCACCGCTGCATCAATTGCCAGGCCGCTCTTCATTTGTTTTGCGAGGATTCGTACTGTGGTGGGCGGCGCGCCGCCCTGTCTTCGGGCTGTCTTATTCCTATATGCTTCAGGATTTCCGATGGACAGCTGCTGGTCGTCGCGGATGCGACGCACGGGGTTTTTGCCCAACCATTGGTCTTGGACGCGGCGTGCGTCCCGGCCGAGCGCGCGGGCAAGCTGGTCAAGGCGGCCACGCCACTTCTGGTATAAGTCGACGGCTTCGTTGAGAAAAGCGACTTGCTGGCGCTCATGGAGCTGGCGCGCCACGCGCAAGAGCGCGGCATCGACGTCGGTGGTCAACGTCGGGTCGAGGAGGGGGCTCCAGTCACAGGGGGTTGTGCCGGGCGCAGCGCGGTAGGCGGCGAGGCGGTCAATCAGGGCATCGGCCAAAGCCGGGCTAATGCCCCGGAACCCTTTACCAACCAGGTACACCTCAGAGTTTACGGGCCGGCTTGTGAGGGGCTTTACAACGTACATCTCATCAAAGAGAGCGGCTAGGAGGGCAATCATGCTGCGGCTGAAGGGGGTGACAAAGGTGTACTGTTTCGTCACAAGGTTGCCGCCGACTGCGAGTGTAAGAAGCCCGCAGAGGACCTGGCCATAGTTGAGGAGCGCCGTAAGCTTTTCCTGGTTGTTGAAGTCGGCGCTAACATCAATGCCGGCATCGCTTGTGTAGAGCGTCGCGCCGCTTGTGAGGGACGGCGCGTCGTTTTCATTAAACCGCTTGTGGACAGCGTCGGCAAGGGCGGCGACGACCTCGGGGTCTGTGAGGTCGCCGGTGACAGGCGGCTCGCCTTCCGGCATTGCATTCGGCCGTGGGCCCATCAGCCAGTTATCGCGGTTGCCGGCATAGATACCGTATTGGTCGCCAATGATTGTGGCGTCACCAAGTTCGGCGGCGGCCTCGGGGCTGTAGCTGCTGCCGACCCAATCGAAGACCGTCTCGGGGCACATCGTTTTCACGTAATGGTTGATAGTGATAATGAATGCGCCGGGAAACTCTGCGTTGCAGAATGCGCGGATGTGACTGAGGGGGCCTGTCTCACACGCCACAAGCCGCATCTGGACCAGAAGCTCAAACATTTTAAGCGATGCGTTGGTTGAGATGAGCAGGCCATAGTCAGCGCGCAAAGTGCGCTTGAGCCCCGCATAAAGGTCAAGGGCGCGCATGAGCGGTTCAAAGTCTTTTTCCGGAATATTTTCCAGCCGCAGTTTTGTGTTGGCGACGGCGCGGCCAATCTCAACGAAGGCGCAGTTCTCATCAGACGCACTTGCGCGGACCATTGGAGGGGGCTGCAGGTCGGCGGCCGGCACGCGCAAGGGTGGGATCAAGTGCTTAAGGAAGTCGCGCTGTGTGAGCTTGGAATCCATCTCTGCGCGCCCCGGCCGCCCACGGCGCCCCCCTACAGGGGGGCGTCTTTGGTTTTGTTGGGCCCACATTGCCGATTTACGCGTGGAGACTTATTCGTTCGCAGGTATAACACACAGCAGAGGTGTTCAAAAGCGGTAAAACAGATATGAGGGTTCGTACATTCTCTATCCTGTTCATTATCATGGCAATTTACTATATTATGGCCGTTGCTGCCGAGGTGTTCATTGATGACTTTGTCAAGCCGCAGTCGCTCTTCACCTACCTGTTGTTCAGCACACTTATCACGGGCGTCGCGGCGCTTATGATCAATATTGACGTTCCTGACTAGATCGCCGGCTGGCTCGCCGGCTGGGCAGCCTGCATTTTGGACGCGCACGGCAGGGGTGATACACCGGCAACACAACAATGGTTGGCCAAGACAATGGGCCCCCCGCCGAAAGCCTTACAGACATCACACCTCAGGGCGAGTGTAGCTTTGCCGGACATTCAGGCGCCGACGGCGCCATGGACAACGCGATTAATGCAGCAATCAGCTCAGTGTCGGCCCCCGGACAAGAGCCTCCCTCGAATGAAATAATCGCCGAGGCGCGCACGCGCGCCACTGACATACTTCAGAATTTATCCGGCGGCGAACGAGAAGGTCTGAATGACTTGCAAAATTTGACACTGTCAATGGGCCTCCCCGCGGCACGCGCGACATTCCAGTTCATGATTGCCGCCGCCAACCTCCGAGGTGCAGCAAAAAAAGATGCGCTTTGCGCGGTTGCCGAGTTCTCGGCGGTAACTGAGGTTGGGTGTATAAAAGTCGACTTCTTTAATCAGACGTCGGGCAAGCATGACATTGCCTACCTGGTCCTCGACAAATGTCCACGAGATCACAACCTTGGGGTGCAGCTCGATAACCTGAAGGTCCATGTCTCGGACGACAAGTGGCCAGAGGTCATCCGCAGCATTTCTATGCTAATCCACATTGGGCGGGTAGTTTATGGCCAGGTCGCTCGCAATAACCTTGACTTGATTCGTCGAATTCATGGCTACACCCCCGATGACCCCTGCACAAAATACCTCGATCTGCTGGTTGACCGCGAAAACACAACACTATTTCTTGAGCCCAGCTGGCCTAGCAGGATTGGCATCTTCATTCGACTCAATGCCGATGTCCAGGCCGAGCTTTTAAAATAGACCAATTGGCCGGCGGGAGTGCCCAAAAAGTAACAATTATTATGTCAAGCGGCGCGGCGGGCGGCACGGCGGGCGGCGCGGCGGACAGCACGACGGGCGGCCCGGCGGGAGTTCTTTGACTGCGAATTGGTAGCAGTGTCCACACCCAAATTATTTGCATTTTTTACGTTGGAGGGCGGGGTCTCTGTGTGAAATGTGGTTGCAAATACAGGCACCATTTTATAAGTTACACCACGCTTAATGACCATCCTGAATCGTTTTTTCTCAAGTTTGTCCGACCCATCAATGCCCTCGCTTGAAGTCTCATCTTCATACGAGTCCTCGCGGGTTTTGTAACATTCTTTTGTGCGAGGCCTGCTTTTGCCCCCGTCTTTTTTTCCCTTTTTGTCTCCGTCTCCGTCTTCGTCTCCGTCTTCGTCTTCGTCTTCGTCTTCGTCTTCGTCTTCGTCTCCGTCTCCGTCTTCGTTTTCGTTTTTGTTTTTGTTTTCGTTTTCGTCTTCGTCTTCGTCTTCGTCGTCTTCGTCTTCGTCGTCTTCGTCTTCGTCGTCTTCGTCTTCGTCGTCTTCTTCTTCTTCTTCATCTTCTTCGTCTTCTTCTTCGTCTTCGTAATCATCGTCATCATCGTCTTCGGCATCTTCGTCGTCTTCGTAATCATCATCGTCGTCATCGTCTTCGTCTTCATCGTCGTCATCATCGTCTTCGTCATCGTCGTCATCATCGTCTTCATCATCGTCATGGCACTCGCAGCCACAGTCCCCATCACAGTCGTCATCGCAGTCACACTCATCCATGTGGCACTCACAGTCGCAATCGTCATCACACTCGTCGTCGCAGTCACACTCATCGCACTCATACTCTTCATCGACGGGGTTTGCGCCGTCACGGGTGTAGTGTTTGAACAGCTTTGCAAGCTCGCGTTCAATCACAAAGTTGACAAACCACTCGCCTTGTTCCTCCTCAAGGATACGGATTGATCGGCTATAATACTTGACTTTGCGCCGATGCCGAGACCACATAAAGGTAAGGAGGCAGACTAGGTTGACAGCCACGAGGGCTAGGTTGGTATATCCCAAGAGGGTGAGTGCGTCCGCACTGGGTTGAGGCACCATCATGTCTTGGACATATAGTTGACACGAGTGGGCTTTAACTCTAGTGGCGACTATGCCTTGTGTACCCAAAAAAGGGGTACGTGTCTCACACTTATTTACTTAGGCCGCTTGCCCTCGGACTTAACCATCATAAGGAATGCGCCACCGCCAAGCAGAAATCCAAGCATCATTAGCATAATCCCGGGGGTCTTGGATTTGGACACCGAGAAGACGATGATTCCAATAATAATGAACAATATCGCAAATGCCACAAATGGGATCATTAAAAACGTCCCCGTGTGCGGCGCGAGCTGCTTTCCAATTTCCATGGGAATTCCTATTTCAGGGTTGGCCGCCATCATGAGCCCTTCTGCTGCTTGTGCCATTTTGTGCTTGTGTACTTGCGAGGTCCACGCGCGAGGCCCACTCAGTATGTTAGGCCTTTCAGAGTTTGTCAGTGTATAATCTCCGCCCTCTTTTTCTCAAAACTTGCTGCTGCAGGGCGAAAATTCAACGGCATGTCTATATATACAAGTGCCCGTATTCCAGTTGCCGATCGTTATGCAGCAAATTATACTGAAAATAAAGGATATACCGGTTTTAAGGGATATCATACCCCCAAACACACTCCAGTGTTTTTTTTATTTGAATGTAGCGATGATATCGCATACGGCTGCTAGGCCGCCCAACCAGGGAAAAGGGGATGCCAGAAGTGTTTCAGTTTCTTGTCCAGAAAGACCGCGGCACCAACGCCCAGTCGGTCCAGGACAAGTACAAAATACACCAACTTGTGGGCCGCCCAGTAATCCGTGATGAGGCGACCAACACATACAATGTGTTTGAGTCTCGTGAGGAGTTCTTGACTTGGCACAACGCGGTGCCAGAGAAAAAACGTTTCTTTCATGAAGTCATCTTTGGAAAATTTGCTCAACGCATAAAGTTTGACATTGACGCGCCGGCCCACAAACTCGATGCCCTGCCCGACAACACGCTTAAAGCCGCCCTCCAGACGGGAGGCAATATGCATGCCGAAGAGGATCTCGACGGCTACCTCGACGAGTTGATCGCAAACAGCGACGATGAAGACCCACTTGAAACTCTCTTGCAGGGCACGACGGATGTTCCGACCAGGCACCCCCCCGCCGTTGATGCGGCAGAACTCGCCCGCAAAACCAAAATCCACGCCGTTGTCAGCCTGCTGATTGACGCAATCCTTGATGAGCTCTACGTTGCCTACTATGGTATCGAGGACCTTCTCCCGACCCGGGGCGACCTCGTCGTGACCGACAGCAGCGGCCCAACAACAAACGGGACGAAATACAGCTTTCACATCCTTGTCCTCCCGTACTATGTGGCGGACTATCAAGAGGCGAGAGCGTTTACGGCGCGGGTCCTTGAGCGAATCCCGCCCCCAGTACGAGCGTTTGTTGACTCCGAGGTCAACAAACAAACACAGAATTTTCGACTTGCGGGGTCCGCCAAGCTCGGCACAGACCGCTACAAGCATGCCACCAGCGAGGCCGCACAGGTCTTTGGCACAGCGGCAAACGTTCCGCTCCAGGACCTCTTTGTGACCGCGCCGAGCGGCGGACGGGTCCTCCCTCGCGTCTATACCGCCGAAGAGGGCCCAGCCCCCAAACAGGCGCGCAAGACGCTCGGCCCACACGATGTTGTCGTGCGCACTGTGCTTGATCTTGCTGCACGGGAGAATGTGACCGTTGGCCACAGCTTCAGCGAAGTGCGCGGCATGCTGCTTTGCTTTGTGCGCGACGACCCCTCGCACTGCCGCATCTGCGGCGAGACCCACCACAAAGACAACAGTCTGATGGTGAGCGTTGACCCCGTTGAGGGGGGGCATGATGGCGCTTGGCCGGGAACGGGCCTGGTCGCCTGTCAAGTGGTGGAGCACTGCCGCCAGGCGCGCGGCAAAGGGCGCCTGATCGGCGAAGTAACCTTTCACGCTGAAGAATTGCGCGGCGCTAATCCTGCACGGGGCAGAGCCGTGGCGGCCCCGCTGCCGGACGCGCAAGACAAAATTACTGCGCGAGTGGCTGCCATCCACGAGGGTCGGGTGAATCCCCATGACGCGCTCGCAAGTGCGTTTGAGCTTCTGCCCTCGGCACAGAAGACGGTGTACTCCGAAGGCTCAATGCGTCCGTATGAGCTCACAGAGACACTCGCGATCTCCGCGCAGATGAAACTTGGAAAAACTAAGGCGCTGCTGGACTACCTCGCCGAGCACTTCCCTGTAGACGGGTTCGAGACGAAGGTGATCCGTTTCGTGACGTTCCGCCAAACATTCAGTAACAGCATCTCCAAAGCATTTACCGACTTCACGCTCTACAGTGACGTTACGGGCGACCTCGATCCGGTGCACCACCCACGCCTGATAATCCAAGTGGAGTCGCTTCACCGCCTTACTTTCGGCACAGGAGTGCGCCCCGAGCCAATCGACCTTCTCATCCTTGATGAGGCGGAGTCCATCTTGGGCCAATTCAACAGCGGGCTCCACAAGCACTTCAACGCGGCTTTCGCCATGTTCCAGTGGATGATGCAGACGGCACGCCACGTTGTCTGCATGGACGCAAACCTCGGGGACCGCACGTACCACACGCTTGAGCGACTGCGCCCTGCGCATCCACCCCACTTCCACTGGAACCAATTTGCCCGGGCGGCCGACGACGTATACTTCTTTACTGCTGACCAGGGGGGGTGGCTCAGCCGGCTCTACACGGCAATCCGATCGGGGCTGCGGGTTGTCATTCCGACAAACAGCCTGACAGAAGCGCGCGCCTATGAAGAGGCAATTGGTCGCGAGTTTCCGGAGAAGCGCGTGATGCTTTACAGCAGTGAGACCCCGCCATCCGAAAAAGCGCGGCACTTCGGCGATGTCCACACCTACTGGGCCCACCTCGACGTCCTAATATTTACGCCGACCTGTTCCGCGGGCGTCTCGTTTGAGCTCGATCACTTTGACACGCTATTTGGGTACTTCTGCGATGAGTCTTGCGATGTCGAGACGTGCCGCCAGATGCTCGGCCGTGTTCGCAATCTCCGTACGCGCGAGCACTACATCTGCATCCGCGCAACAGGGGCGGCATTGCCGACGACGACCGAAAACATTGGACGGCGCATCCACGACAAACGGGCCGGCCTCTATCGGAGCGTCGAGGACGCGGCCATCCATTTCGAGTACGGCGACAATGGCGAAATCCAATTCTACAAGTCACACTACTACCACCTTTGGGTCGAGACGGTGCGCGTCAATAACCTCTCACGCAACAACTTCACGCACCGGTTCATTGACCAGGTCGCAGACACTGGGGCACGCGTTGAGTCTCTTGCCATAGATAATCCCGAGGCTGGCGCTGCTCTTCTCCTATCCCACCGTGAAACCCGCAGTGATTTAAAACACGCGCGCTGCGAAGCTATTGCTGTGGCGGCCGTCCTAACCCCCGATGAAGCTGCCCAAGTCCGCGATGCACTCCAGGGGCAGCAGGACGTTGACCCCGGGCTGCGCCTTGCCTATGAAAAGCACCAGCTTTGTGAGGCCTACAGTTGGCACGGCCGCCCGGTCGACGCCGACTTCGTTGAGAACTACATTGGGTTCGGCGCCCGTCAAGTCTATCGCAACCTGTGCCGCATTACCGAGGGGGGCACCATTCTTGACTCGCTGCAACTGATGCGTCGGCAGGAGGCCGACCACTACAACTACGTCATGGAGACCCGGGTAGATGGTTTTGGATATATCAACGAGAGTCGCGACCTCCTCCGAGACAAGGTGACCTACGTCTTCCAGGCGCACTTCATTGCGATATGGTTTCTACGGCTATGCGGGTTTGCCTGCATCACCGATAAGGGGCGCGTCCATGAAGAGCTGCTTGCAGCACGCCTCCGCAGCGCAATTCCTACGATTAAGCGTGCCATAGATGGCATTGTCTTCGAGTTTGAGGTCCCACGTCCAAACCTTGACCGCCTTGGCCGCGAAACCGATCGCGTTCGTTTCCTTGCAAGCATGCTTCGCACCATTAATGCCGTCCTTCGCAAAATGTACGGCCTTCAGGTCCAGCGCGTGGCCAAGCGCAATGGCGGTGGCGCATACTTCCTCAACCACAACGCCAATGGCAAGCTATTTATCTTCGCCCGAGAAGCCGAGCCTGACGACACCCCCGGAGGGGCCCGGCCCCATATCCCTTCAAACTTGAAAGCGCCACCGGCCGATGCGCACGAACGTATCAATTTGTTTCTTGAAGATACTTATTACGGAGCCGGCGGCGACAACGAGGACGGAGCCGGCGGCGACAACGAGGACGGAGACGGCGGCGATAACGAGGACGGAGACGGCGGCGGCAACAATGAGGGCGGCGGCGACAACGAGGGCGGCGACAATGAGGACGGAGACGACAAAGAAGACGGCGACATGAAGGTTCCTCCCAATACAGTCCCATCTGTTAATACAAGTCTCGATGACTTCTTGGCCTGCGCCTTCGAAGAGTTCACTGCTCGCACCAATAATGTGGCGGACTGCTAGACTGGGTGCCAACTTTTTTATCAACCACCTCTTAGAAAAAGATACCTTCAAGGTATCTGCTAAAAAATGACAACTCTTGAATCCTCATCCGATTCTGATGATCTTGCGTCCGCAGATGGTTCTGACGACCTGGCATCTAGTTCTGCGACCGTAGGTGGTTCTGCGACTAGTTCTGACGACCTGGCATCTAATTCTGCGACCGTAGGTGGTTCTGCGACTAGTTCTGCGACGACACAGGATGCATCTAATGGACCGACAGTTCTACCTGAGCCGACAGAAAGGCCGGAGAGTTATTATGTCCTGTCTGATGGCCATGGTTTCGTGGGTGCTTTCTACAGCGCAGCTGCCGCCGAGGAAAAAGTTGCTGAGTACAATCTTATTCCGTTCCTAGTTCAACGGTTCGGGGTGGCCCCCGGGCCGGTAGGGACTATTTGGGTCGTTCTTTACCGCGACATTGATGCGGTCGCGTTTGTGTCTAACAGCCGCGCTGAGGCGGAGCGGGTTCAAACAGTGTACAACCAAATTGGCCTTACGTACACAGATTCCATTGACTACTGGGAGCACCCTGCAAACATGGTCTCTGATGCTGTAAATGAACGGCTGAAATCTTTTAGCCGTGCACATACAATGTATGCCGGGGAACTATCACCTGAAGAGCTGATGGCCCGTCAGATTAAAGATTACAACAAGATCTGCGAGCTGATGCAACCCAGGAAGGATGGGCCCATAGCTCGAATGTTAAAAGAAAATGAAAAGATTACAATCATTGACTGTGTCGTCCCTGTCAATGTTGGTGGTGCCATGCTGCCCGCCGATGAGGCGCCCGCCGATGAGGCGCCCGCCAATTAATTAGTAAAATGTGACGTCGTCGTATATGAGTATGTCGCCGGGCAGCTTATTTTTTGGTTGTAGAAGCGGGGCGCGCGCCACTTTAACAGCGGCTGGTGGTGCTGCCGCGAGGGCGAGTCCCCGGATGTCCATGACGACGCGGTGGATTTCGGGCGCCTTATGCAGTAGCAACTTTGCGCATTCAGAGTAACTTAAGAGTGAGGCCTCTCCGGCAATCTTTTGCGCCGCCGGGGTAGCGAGTGTGCCGAGGAGGCGCCCCCACAGATCGCCCCCAATTTTATCCCAGGGCGGCCCGTAGTCGGTAAAAGGAGTGGAGCTGTAGATGCCCCAAATTTGCGCCCCAGTAACATATATAGGGGTTTTCTTGTCCGCGCCTTTGGCGCGCGACAGTATATCACCTCGCCGTTGACAAACGGCCAACATTAAAAGTGCGCTCGGCTAGGATGACGTACGTCGCTGTTATAGTTGTATTTATTGTCCTAATTGTGTTTATCTTTGGCGGCCTATGGGGTCCGATTTACCTGCGCCGCGAGAAGCCGGATAGGCGTAAAGTTGCCACTCGTGAATCCTATGGCCCCCCACCCGGAGTCTACCGGGCGGTTGACCACAACGAGCTGCCCGACGACCGCGGCTGGCCCGGTCTCGACCGGGTTTACGAGGCTTCGACGGCCAGCGCGATATTGCATATGATTGAGCGGTCTGCATAACTGCACGCACCAAAAAAAAGCAGTGTTATTACTGATTAGAGCACACAACTAGTGCAAACCACCTCGCTAGGCACGGCGACCGTCTCGGCGGGTGCAGCGACCGTTTCGGTAACTACGATAGAGGTTTTTTGCGACCCGGTGGCGGGGGCCGTGTGGCAATAGTACATACCGGTCTTGAGCCCAGCCTTCCAGCCCTCGACAAGAAATCGAATGATCTTCGGCAGGTTGGGCTCATCGAGGAAGAGGTTCATCGACATGGATTGACAGATGAAGGGTGCCATTGATTTTGCCATGCGAATTGTTAGGCTTGGGTGGTTTTCGCGCGCGGTGCGGTAGAGGCGGCGCACTTCACTAGGCACGCGGGCGATGCCTTGAATGCTGCCGTCCGCGGCGAGAATCTCGCGGCGCATCTGTTCGTCCCAAATGCCGAGCGCCGTAAGCTGGCGCATTAAATGGCGATTAACCATCATAAACTCGCCGGCGAGGGTCCGGCGAGGGTAAATGTTATTTGTGATGGGCTCAACGCTCTCGTTCTGTCCGACAATGCTGCCGGTCGTCGCCGTCGGCATGTAGGCCGTCAAGTAGGCGTTGCGGACCCCGCGGCGCGCCCTGTCGCGAATATTTTCCCAGTCGTGCCGCGTGAGGAAACCACCTGTTGCTACCTCGACCTCGGCCTCCCAGCCCGGGGCAAGGTCGCCAGCGCTCACCCAGAGGTCGGGCTGGAGCATCCCCTTGGATATAGGGCTGCCGACAAAGGTTTCGTAGGAGCCTTCAGCCCTGGCAAGGCGACACGACTCGCGCAGCGCCCCATAGTACACAGAGGCGGCCACTCCCCGAGCCACCACTTGCGCCTCGGGCGACCCGTAGGCGATGCCCAGGCGGGCAAGAACATCGGCGAGGCCCATAACCCCAATCCCAATCGGGCGGTGGCGGCGGTTGCTGCGGCGGCACTCTTCGCTCGGGTAGTAGTTGAGGTCAATCACGCGGTTGAGCGCACGGGCCTCGAGCCCGGCGGCGTCGGCTATGCCCGCAAAGTCTAGCGTTTCGACGCCGCATGCGGGGTCCGCCGAATTCTTAACAACAAAGCTCTCAAGGCAGATGGCGGCGAGGTTGCAGACGCCGACTTCGCCGCCGTCGTCATTGCCAGGATGGAAGCGCGCAAAGTCACTCGCATCGGACTCGCTCCAGCTCGGGATAGTAATCTCGGCGCAGAGGTTCGATGAGCAGATTGGACCCACGTTGCTCATGTTTGACTTGCGGTTGATGTGGTCCTTGTAGAGTACGTAGGGGGTGCCGACCTGGGCCCAGGTCTTGAACGCTTCGTCAATAATTTCCCCGGCTTTCACGGTGCGGCGCGCGCGCCCCTCGGCGACGTAACGCTCGTAAAGGCGACGGTACTCGTCGCCGTAGACAAGGTGGAGTCCGGGGGCAGTGTCGGGGCTGAATAGGTGCCAGTCGCCGGCCGTGGGGTTGTTTTCGCCGCCTCTGGCGACATGCGCCGCGTTATCGATCTGAGCGATAAGCGTCTCCATGAAGAGGTCGGACACCCAGATTGCGTACTTGAGGTCGGGCGCGTTTTGCGATCGGAGCGCTTCTTCGCCCTTGATCCGCGCTATCTTGAGGAATGTGAAGATGTCGTCGTGGTCAACGCTGAGGTATATCGCAAAGGCGCCGGGGCGGTTGCCGCCTTGGTCAACGTAGACCTGGACATCATTGAGGATCTTCATATAATTTTTGATGCCAGTGCTGCGGCCACCAGTCCCGCGAATGGGCGCGCCTTCGGCGCGCACGTTGTGGAGCCAGAGGGAAACTCCGCCGGCCCGTTTGCTAATCATCGCGGTGGTCTTAATCGTATCAAAGAGCTCGGGCAGGTTGTCGCCCGTTGCGACCTGAAAGCAGCTACTCATTTGGTCGAACACGTTGCCGGCGTTGATCATCGTTGGTGTCGCGTTCGAAACGAGCTGGAGGCTGAGAGCGTTATACAACTGGAAAGCCAGTGCAAGGCGTTCGGCGAAGACAGCCTCTTCCGCCTTGTGGCCTTGCCGGTCAGGCTGGCAGACAAATATGCCGAGCGCGACCCGCATGTAGAGGTGCTGGGGGCGCTCCATCAGCTGGTCGTTGAGGAGCGAGGGCTGCTCGCTGCGGCACGTCGGGCGAAGGAGGTAGCTACGCGCAATGGTCTGGTAGCCGAAGAACCGGAAACGGAAGTCGCGGGACAAGTCGATGGCACCATTGATAGCGTCGGCGGCGCGGTGAACAATCGCAATGAACTCGTCAGAGTAGCGGATCGAGGCGCGGTCAGGGGCGGCGGCGACAATCGCATCGACCATTTCCGGCAACGTCGCGGGCGTACGCTTGTGGAGGGAGCTCACACAGATGCGGGCGGCAAGCCACTCGTTGTCGCTGTGGTAAGAGCTGCGGTCAATGCATATCGCTGCGGTCTCGGCGTCGATTTCGCGAGTCGTCATCCCGTTGCAGAACCGGCGCACGACCTCAGTCGTAATTGCGGGGCTGTCAATCGCAAGGAGCTTGGGACCATAGGCGGGGCAGCTGCGCAGGTCCTCGTTGCGGGCGGTAATCATGTCAAAGAGGACAGGGATTTTTTCGCCCCGCCGGTTGATGACATATGTCGTCAAGTCAACTGCCGCCGCGGGGCGGCGATCCTGTGCCGACTCTTCGATGGCGCGGACGAACGCCTGGCCCAGAGCCATCAGGTCCTGGAGCTCGGAGAACTTAGTCTCGTCAGTCATTGGTGGCGCAGGGTCGTATAATCGTCGCCGCGGCCGTTCAATTACGGGGCCGGGCGCCGCGGCGCAAGTCCGCCACCAGACATTGTATTTGCCGACAAATACGCGTGCCTCTGTAATTGAATGTGTTGCATATATACACCATAACAGTTTGGCCGTATGCAGGGTGATTATAAAGGCCCCCTTGCGGGCGAGCCCGTCCACGCAGAAATCCAAAAGCCGCAATCTGCGTTTGTCTGGGCCCCCGGTGAAGACAGCCGCATCGCCCTCTTCCCGATCCAAAACCCCCGCATCTGGGAATTTCGTAAAAAGATGGAAGCGCTCCACTGGGTGCCGCAGGAAGTCGACCTGAGCCGCGACAAACAGGACTGGAAAAAGATGTCCAGCGACCAAAAGCAGTTTGTCAAGATGCAGCTTGCATTCTTTGCGACGATTGACATCCTCGTCCTCAAAAACCTGAACTTGAACTTCGGCGAAGATATCGACTGCATAGAAGCGCGCATGGTCATTGCCGCCCAGCAAGACCAAGAGTGCGCCCACGCCGAGAGCTACAGCCTACAGATTGAGTGCTTGATGGACGGCGAAGAGCGTGATGCCGTCCTCAACGCGGCGCGCACGATGCCTATAATTGCACGCATGCACGAATGGGTGCTGCGCTGGTTTGACCACCGCTTTGACATCGGCGAGCGCCTCATCGCATTTGCCGCCGTCGAGGGCGTCCTCTTCAGTGCCAGCTTCAGCGCCCTCCAGTGGCTGCGCGAGCTCAACATCCTGCCGGGGGTTACCGACTTCAACAGTTTTATCGCCCGCGATGAAGGGATCCACACCCTCTTCACCTGCCGCCTCGTGCGGGAGAACCTCCGGGTGAAGCCCCCACAAAAGCATGCCGAGGCAATCTTCAGCAGCGTTATTGAAGTGCTCGACAGCTTTGTCTCCGAGTCGCTGCCCGTCCGGTTGCTCGGCATGAACACCGATCTGATGATGGAGTATACCCGTTTTCAGGCGGACTGTGTCCTCATTGAAATGGGATACGCCCCCATGTACCGTGGCAAGAACCCTTTCAAGTTCATGGACAAGTTGTCCATGAATAAGGAGGTAAAAACGAACTTCTTTGAGCACCGGGGTTCGGCGTACCAGAATGCAAGCAAGTCCGGCCAGTCGACACTGGCGCTTGACGAGACGCCCATCGACGAAGACTGGCCGGACTCGCGCGCACCAGAATATGAGCCAGTCCGGCCGGAAGACACAGACACTTGGCCAGTCCGGCCGGAAGACACAGACACTTGGCCAGTCGAGACGGCACTGACACTTGGCCAGTCGACACTGACACTTGACGAGACGCCCATCGACGGAGACTAGGCGGCCGGCCAAACCCAGTGCCATTTTTTAATAAATAAGTGGCGGCGCTAGTCAAACCCTAGTGCGATGTGTGTAAGTTCTGGTGAGAATGCTGCATTGTTTTGGCCACGGCGGCGTTCTGTTTTTAGGTCTTCGCGGTGGGCCACGATGTCGTTGATGTGCTCTGTGATCAGGTCGTAGTCGATGGGCATTTCGAGGTTCCATAAGTACGAAAATCGCAGCGAGTCGCCCACCATCTCGGGGGAGGGGTACACAATCATCAGGAGTCGGTGGCGAGGATAGAAGTTGAGGTACTCGGCAAGCGAGTACGCCGACCAGCTGCGCACAGCCTCGTGGGCGGCAACAATGTCGTGACTGTAGTTGAGCAGAGCCAGCTTCCAGTCCTTTGCGGCGTTGATGGCCTTGTAGGACGACCAGTCGAGCCCGTGGACGAACACGCCATATCGGGAAATAACGGCGCAGGCGGCAAACCGCGACGTCGCACCGAAGTAAATTGCAGTTGAGAGGTCGTGCGAGCTCGGGAGGGGGCTTCCTCGCGGGTCGGCGGGGTGCGTGTGGAAGAGGAAGAGGCCGGGGCGGGACGCATACTTCATGACGAGTTCGCCCGGCACGCCGGCGAACGATGTTTCTGAGCCCGTTTCGCCGGCGATGAGCGGCGACGCCTCGCTCGCGATGATCCGAAGGGTTCGCCCATCGGCGGCGAGGTTGGCAATCCCGATGTACTCGCGGTTCTCTTTTAGCTTCGGCGCCATGTCGGCCAGAACTGGCCCCCAGTCGAGGTTAGGGTTGGAGAGCACCGCCGCTCGCTGTTCGAAGTAGGCGGCGGTGGCGCCCTCGTCTGCTTGAAGGGCCTCCCACGTTGTGTACTTGTCCCATCGCTTTTTTTGCGCTGCGGGCTTTTTTGCGGCGCCCCCGTGGCTCGCGCGCGCGAGCGGCTCGTAGCCGTCGCGGTCCAGCGGGTGCGGCCCGATGATGTGCCCAGGGCTCAGCGACCGCGCGTACTTATGGATTGCTAAACCCACCTCGTGGTGGTCGTGCGGCGCGTCTCGGGGGTGCGCCTCGGAAGGCCCGCCGCCGGCCACCCTGTGGCGTCCCTCGTGGTGGTCGTGCGGCGTTTCTCGGGGGTGCGCCTCGGAAGGCCCGCCGCCGGCTACCCTGTGGCGCCCCTCGGGCGCGAAGGTTTGGCCGAGCTTGCTGGCTGCCAACGCCACAAGGATGGTGGCAAGCAACACGATCAGAATAAATAGAACCAGGGCGGGGCTGGGTTTCATTGGATCGCCGGCCGCCGGCGCTGCTGCGGTATGGGCGCCGGCAAAAATTTGCCAGAATACTGTCTTTAGTGGGCCGGCGCGTGGTTGTGGGGCGGTTCCCACAGGCGGACAATGGGTGATAAGCTCTGGGCGCCCGGCGCCCTTTGGGCGCGCATGTTATCCTGCACGGCGCCGCGGCTCACGGTACACTTGTAGACAAATTTCCGCGTGTGGTCGACAACCGCGACAACAAATATTACAAAAATAGTGATTACGAGCGCGTAGATGATCGTGTGGCGCGCTGCTGCCTTTTCGTTTTGTGGCGGGTAAAAGCTTTTGAGCGACTGACTGACGGCGTTGTTCCAGGCAAGGGCCACCGTGAACCCTAGCGCGGTTGTTGTGAGCGTGGTGTAGTTGAGTGCCATCTGGCCGTCTGCCTATATCTGACTGCGGAAAAAAAGGACCTGGAATGCCTCAGATAGAAAGCGCCCTGGCGTTGTCACTACTGGGCGGCGCGCTCATGAACCTTTGATTCACGTGGACAACGAGAGTGTCGACTCCATACACATAGTAAACGCCGGCAGCCGAGTCGCAAACGCTATCCTCCAGGGGCATCTTGCGCAGCCGAGCCTGAATTGTGAAGCGGTCGGTCGTTGCGTTGAGCTGGACCCACTTTTCGTCCGGCAGCTCGGTGTAGCCGGGGGATTCGGCCTCGACCGTTGGCCGGCAAGGGTTGCGGCCGGTCGGGCCGTGCTCGGCTGCGGCTGTTGCCGACCGGACCGTTGGGATTGCCGAGCCGCCATCGCCATAACAGAAGCGGAGCACGAGGTCGCCCATGAAGTAGAAAGTGAGATGGCCCTTGGCAGGAACACACCGTGGCGCAGGGTAACTAATCCGGTAGAAGGTGCCTCCATTCCTTACACCGGCATGGGCCGTGTTTGGGACTTCAAAGGTGCCCCACGGGTCAACAGCGGTGCCATTCTTTTTAATTTCTCGGATTTCGGCGGCAAACAAGGGGCAGGTGGCGACCGGCCCGGACATCTAGGCGCGTATACAGCTTTACCAGCACCTTCAACTGCGGCATAAAATCTTATTGTGAATGTTTTGTTGGCAATGCGAACCACATGACACCGTTTCCAGTTATACTGAAGGCCTGCGGGTTGGCGCCCAACGCCTCCGGCAATGTGTTTGTCACAATGGTCGTCAGGCCCGACGACCCGTGAGTTGGTTTGAAAGGGACCCCCCCGCCCTGAAGCAGTTTGGCAACAATAATACCATTCTCCGGGAGGGTCTTGAAACTTTTAAGAATTGCGGTTGTGCCAATCATGGCAGCATTCGGGACTTCTGAGCTAAAAGTGTATGTAAGTTCTTTGGACCCGGGGCTGTACGAAATTCCTATCAGAGTGGAAAGCTTGATGTAATGCTGGCGCATCTCTTGCGCCCATAATATCATCGTCGCGACGATTGCGATAAGTGTTACGGCAATCAGCTGGTTTTTTGTTGATCCTTTCATGCTTTCGGTTTCACTAGCCACAAGCAGTGTTGCGGGGTATGGTCGGCGCACAAAAAGACACGAGCATTTGCCGCGGCCAGCGCTCGCGGCCAGCGCTCACGGCCAGCGCTCAGTACTTAAGGGTGATGCGGGCGTAGTCTTTGGGGGAGGTTGCATATGTGGCTGACCCTGTGTAGGCGCCCGTTGCAGTTGTCAGCGTGGTTGCCGTTGCTGAGGCAACGGTAGTCTTGATTGTGCCTAGGGACTTTGTGTGGATGGTAATCTTTTTGCCGGCCCAGGATGTTGGGTCCGACTTGCCCGAGTATGCGTGTGTGAGTAAAACAGTCCCGGTAGACACGGTGAGCCCGGTAAAGGCAATTTTTACGGTATCCTTTGTCATCCAGTAAAAGTAAATGAACAGGCACAGGGCAAGTAGCGCTGCAGCAAATAATAACCGGTTGCGGGTTTGCTTCTTCATTGCTGCGTGGTGGTCAGTCAGGCGCGCACGGTATAACATGCTGTGAAAAAGGAGGGCGGTACTTAATGAAGTCTTGCTAAAAAAAAATACTGGGCACAACATCCATTAGTCTCCAAACCATTGCCTTCCACGATGCAATATAAGCCCTAAAGTGCCTTCAGGAACCACAGGTGGAAGTTTCAGCTCTTGCTGATCTGGTGGAAAGACCAATTTAGTAAGGCGTTGGAATTTATTCTTGCCATCATTGTAAAGGTAGATTGGAGTTTGCTCTGGGTTAATAGGGTTGACGTGTTTGTACATTATTGCTACTTTGGTAGCATCATTGTACACACACAAACTAAATTTTGTTAATTCCACGTATGCAAAGAACACTTCAGTGTCTGCACCTCTGTTGCGTGCGCCAAAATCTATTTTGCGCCCAAGTGAGGTTGCAATAGCGTTGGATTCTTGTGCTAAGACTTGTTTATAACGGATTGCATTGTCTAAAGCATTTTCACCTGCAAGGGCGGTGTAGAAAGATAAACCATATTGATTATCACGGCCATCGAAGTCAAAGTAGGGTCCGAGTGAGTAAACTTCTGTCTTTGTTCTAATCACGACAAATTTTGAACCAGTTATGTTATTATCCACCAAAGAGGTTGCAGGATATACTTCACGGGTAACGTTATTGAAGGGTTCTTTAATGTTATAGAAGCTGTAATGGTTCTGAATGACCTTTCCGCATGAGCTGTCTACAATATCTTCCCATCTTTCTGTCATCAGTTCAAGGGACTGGAAGCAGTTACCCCCATCATCATAAATAACGAGCGTCTTTTCTTCAGGATATAATCCTGTATTTTCAGTATAGCTGCCCTTACGATACATTATAGCACATTTGGACACTGCGTTAAACACACAGAGTTCCCCAACCTGTTGAGCATATGCAATAAAAACTTCGGTATTTGCCGCTTCTGTGTAAAAATTTGGATTGCGTCCAAGGGCTGCGGCAATTGTATTAGCTAGAGGAGCTATTAGGTTTCTAAGATCTGTTGCCTTCTTCATCCTGTCGGGGTGTTGTTGTTTTATAGCTGCAAGATAGAAAGATAAAGTTGGATTATGGGGGTCGCCATAGTTCCTGAGCTTATATCGACGTGATGAAGATGTATCTCGTGAAAATTCAATAATATGTTCATTAGGATCTACAGTCTTAAACTCATAGGCAGTCAACACCATACGTCTTACACCTTTATATGCGCCAACACCAATTATGCCAAAATGCTCTGTTTCAATCTTTAAGTCCCTCACTTTTGTCTCTGGTAGCGCATTACGGTCGGTAGACTTGCCGGGAACTTTTGTATGATAAAACCCAGGACGCAGTAAATTATCTATAAATACAGTAAGGGGATTAGGGTCATACGTATGGGTTGATAATGCCGGATCATCTTGGCTGCGAATCGGTGGTGGCTGTATCGGTAGCTGTGCCGGTGGTCCCTGCGGTGGTGGCTGTGCCCCCGGTGGCTGTGCCGCCAGCTGTGCCGGTAGCTGTGCCGGTGGTGGCTGTGCCCCCGGTGCCGGTGGCTGTGCCGCCAGCTGTGCCGGTGCCTGTGGTGGTGGCGGTGCATGTAGCAGTGCCGCCGCCTGCTGTGCCTGTAGCAGCAGTGCCGCCGCCTGCTGTTCCGCCTGCTGCTGTTCCGCCTGCTGTGCCGCCTGCTGTGCCTGTAGCAGCAGTGCCGCCGCCTGCTGTTCCGCCTGCTGTGCCTGTAGCAGCAGTGCCGCCGCCTGCTGTTCCGCCTGCTGCTGTTCCGCCTGCTGTGCCGCCTGCTGCTGTTCCGCCTGCTGTGCCGCCTGCTGTGCCGCCTGCTGTTCCGCATACTGCTGTTCCGCATACTGCTGAAGTGCCGCCTGCTGCTGATATTGATGCAGTGGCTGCACTCCCTGCGGCGCCTGCGGCGGCGCTCTCGGCGGCGCTCTCGGCGGCGCTTCCTGCTTTTGCAGATGTTGCTGCATAAATTGCTGCCGCACTCGCTGCGATCCCTGCGGCGCCTGCGGCGGCGCTCTCGGCGGCGCTCTCGGCGGCGCTCTCGGCGGCGCTCTCGGCGGCGCTTCCTGATATTGCGTATATTGCTGCGGCGCTTCCTGATATTGCTGCGGCGCTTCCTGATATTGCGTATATTGCTGCGGCGCTTCCTGATATTGCGTATATTGCTGCGGCGCTTCCTGATATTGCGTATATTGCTGCGGCGCTTCCTGATATTGCGTATATTGCTGCGGCGCTTCCTGATATTGCGTATATTGC